ACAATACTAGAAATGTAGTTTATAAAGATATAAGTTGTAATGATTGTGAGTTATCAGATATAACTATAGGACCATGTGAGAATAATAACCAAAGATATACTATCAATATTATAAAAAAACATTCAGGAGGAGGAAAATCCTGTATACAGGTTGCAAATGAAAGGTTTTCATCTCAATATGGTGTTTGGAATATAGGTAATTATGATGGTATAAATAACATATTTTATAAAGATGTGTCTTGTACAGTACCTATAGTAAATTGTGAGTTAGGAGACGAGGTTATATCAGAGTGTATAGATAATGTGAAAACTCATAGAGCAGATATTAAGAATTACGATAGAGTAACAGATAAGAATAGTTGTTTGCAGGTAGCTAATAGTATATATGGTGGAAATTGGATATTAGATCAAGTAAATAAGAGAGTGGTAAAAACCGAAGCTTGTACTACCCCTAAAAAGATATCTAAAATTGAAAGTATAATAAAAAGTAATAAATTTTTATTTTTATTTTTGTTCTTATTAATAATTATAATTTTAACATATTATATTAAAAAAAATTTATATTGTTGTTTTTAAAAATATTTTATAATATTTATAAATTATAAAATATTATGTCAAATATCACAAGAGGTATAGTAGAAGCTTTGCTTAAAGCAAATATAGGAAAGGCTATTAAAAATTCCTTAAATGATATCGATTTAGGTGATGTTTTATCTAGAACATTAAAAAATAATATAAAAAATAGTATAACATCAAGATCATTTAGAGGGTTAAACGACACTGATATAAAACTAAAACTAAAAGATGATATAAAAACATCTTTGAACGATGTAACTGATAATGCTACAGATGATGATATATTTAAAATATATGAGGGATTAGATCCAGATATCAGATATAATCTTCTAAATGAATCAAATAGAACACAAATTCCTGTAAGTGAATTGATACGTGAAAGCTTAGACGATATTAATATTAGAATGAACGATAACGTAGACGAATATGTAAATAATGATAATATATTTTTAGTAAAACAGTCTGATAATGCAGATGAGTTATTAGAAAGAGGTATTATAGATGAAGATATGGCTGCTAAATTAAACGATCCTAACGAAACTAATATTCCAGAACCTAATAAAATGAGTGATAATTGGGCGGATATAGAAATAAAAAATAGAGAAGAAAAGTATCCAGACGATGTTGTTCAAGATAAAGTAGATGAATTTTATGAAGATCTGGATAATCTGGATAGGAATATAACAGGAAAAACAGATAATGAAATTATCGAAATGGCAGGAGAACAGGCACAAGCTTTACAATCTAAATATGGTAAAGCAAAATTTTTAATAGGTGGTGGTGTAGTTATATTAGGTTCACTATTTATAGCATTAGCGTTATTAAATGTACTTAATAAAACAGAAAAAACATATTATATTAGAAGTATACAAAAACAAACTGATGGAAAATTATTATTAACATTAAATTCTTCTATTAAATTATGTAAAAATGGTGCGGTATCATTAAATATTAATAGTGGATTGGTTGATCCAGATATAAATGGACAATATAGTTTAAATGATATAGATTGTATAGATTCCAATAAAATTTTATTAAATCCTAATCAAAGTGTTACAAACATAATTTCAAGATCATACTACGGCGAATTAAAACAAATAACTACATTTTTTGATGAATTAAATTGTCAAAGAGAATCTGCTAAACCTTGTATTACACTTGTTAAGAATTGTGACTTATCTGGTTTAGAAATAGGACCTTGTTTACAAGGACAGCAAAGGGCTACTGTACTTATAAAATCTCCCCCCGACTTAAATGGTATAAGCTGTGTTAATGTTGCAATAAGTAAATATCCTAATTACCAATGGCTTTTAAGCAGTGATAACACTAATGTTTATGCTAATATAAGTTGTGGTTCTAATTGTTTAATTGATTCTATTACATCTGATAATATCTGTAATTCTAATGGCAAAATAAGACATAGAGCTAATATAATCCAATTTCCAAATAATGGTACCAGTTGCGAATCATTACTATCTCAATCTAGATTTACTAATATTAGTCCTAACTGGCAAATCCAAGGAAATGAAGTTTACACTGATATAGACTGTAGTGTTAACTGTGTATTAAGAAATAACTTTATGACTTCTAATGAAGGTTGTGTTAATAACAAAAAGAAATATTACATAGACATAAGCTCTTATCAAGTAGGATCTGGATCTAACTGTATTGACATTGCTAAAAAAGGAAATAATTATAACTGGTCTTTAGATTCTACTAATAAGCGTGTTTATATAAATTTAGATTGTTCTAATTGTAATTTACCTAATAATATTACAATAGGTCAATGTTCTAATGGAAGTATTGAATATTCTTTATCAATAACTACTTCTAATGATGGAAATTCATGTATTTATCAGGCTAATTGCCAGTACCCAGATTACGATTGGTCTATAGACAGTAATAAATTAATGTCTAGAAAAAGTTGCGATGTTGATTGTAGGTTAAGTGACAATTATATCATAGGACAATGTAGTAATGGTAAATATCAATATTCTAGAGATATATTATCTTATCCTGTTAATAATGGTAATAGTTGTGTTGCTGTAGCTAATTTAAATTCACCTTATCAATGGAGTTTAAATACTGCAAATAAGAAAGTTTATACAGAATTAAATTGTGATGATTGTGTATTGTCAAACATATCATCTTCTACTTGCTCTAATAATAAAATAAGACACTCTGTCACAATACAAAGATCTGAAGTAGGTAATGGCAAAGACTGTGCATCTATGGCTTTAGAATCTTTTTCTAAATATGGGATAACTCAAGTTAATCAATTAAATTTTGAAAATAATAATATCTACATTGAAAAAGATTGTATAAATTGTGATTTATCTGGTATAGAAAATCCTACCTGCATTGATGGTAAAATGAAATATATAGCAAAAATAAAAAGATACGATTCTGAAGGTGGAACAGATTGCGCAACTACAGCTAATAGATTATTTAATAACACTTGGACCGTTGATACCATTAATAATGTAGTTTTTAGAGAAGAAAGTGTATGCAAATCTGATGGCGGAGATGGTGGTGGAGATGGTGGTGGAGATGGTGGTGGAGATGGTGGTGGAGATGGTGGTGGAGATGGTGGTGGAGTAAATAAATCATTTATACAAAATATATTAGAAACAATTAAAAATAATAAAAATATATTTTTCATAATATTTTTTATATTATTATTAATTATATTATATTATGTCATTAGCAAAAAACGTAATTGAAGCTTTGGTTAAAGCAAATATAGAAAAGGCTATCAAAAATTCTTTAAACGATATCGATTTAGGTGATGTTTTATCTAGAACATTAAAAAATAATATAAAAAATAGTATAACAGGAAAATCATTTAGAGGGTTAAACGACACTGATATAAAACTAAAACTAAAAGAGGATATAAGAACATCTTTGGACGATGTAAAAAGCAATGAAACTGATTTGGATAATATATATAATAACTTAGATCCAGATGATAAACGTATAATAGAAGATACTTCAATTGATGAACAAACAACAGTTGCTGAAATTTTAAGAAGAGAATTGGATGATATTAATTCTAAAATGGATAATAATGTAGATCAATATATAAATAATAGTAATATATTTTCAATAAAGCAGTCTGATAATATAACAGAATTAGTAGAAAGTAAGTTTATCGATGAAACAATGGCTGCTAAATTAAATGACCCTGAAACAAATATTATACCAGAACCTAATAGAATGGATGATATACCTGATAACAAAATAAATGAAAAAATGAATGAGTTGACAGATGATTTAAATGATCTAGATTCAATATTATCTAGTAAAACAGATGAAGATTTATTTAAATATGGAGAACTAACAGATGAAGTAACAAATAAAAATTTGTTTCAAAAATATGGAAAATTAAAGTTTGTATTAGCTGGAGGCCTAGTAGTTTTTGGTGCTATACTATTTGCTTTAATTATATATATTCTTTACGATAGATTTAATACAAAATATTATATTAGGAAAATTACAAAATATACTAATGGTAAAGTTAAGTTGTCATTATTTACTAATATAAAACTATGCAATAATGGTAAAATAAAATTAAAGTTAGATGATAATGTCACTAATCCTTCTATAAATGGAGATTATAATTTATCTGATATTTTTTGCGTAGATAATAGTAATATTTTAATTACTCCATCAAAAGAAATAGAATCTTATCCTTTAGGTCCAGGAAATTATGGTCATTTAATACAGTCAACTAGTTTTATACAAGAATTAAATTGTCAAAGAGAATCAAGTAAAGCTTGTATAGATACAGATGATTATATAGTAGACACAAATGACGATGAAGGTGGAGATGGTGGCGATGAAGGTGGAGATGGTGGCGATGAAGATGGAGGTGGAGATGGTAATGACGACGGAGATGGTAATGACTATGGAGATGGCGGAAATACGGATAATAGCTTATTAAGTAAAATAATGACTAATATGACCAATTTTATAAAAAATAAATGGGTTATTGTTATTATTATTTTTATTATCTTAATTTTTATTATAAAAAATGCAGTCAATTATAAAAAATAGTATAAAATCAAAATTAACAGATACGATTTCAAAGTCTATTAATTTGAAATCTATTGGTAATGATATACTTGGAGGAAAAACATTTCAATTAGATTTACAAAATAAAATTTTTGGAGATTTACAAGGTGGTTTGTCAAAATTATCTATAAATGATATAAAAACAAAATTAGATGATGTTATTAAATCTAAATATAGTTTAAATCGTGAAAGTATTTTAGATGATATAGAAAATAACCCAACAAAATATTTTACCCCTGATGAATATAGTAATCTTGTTGATGCAAGTATAGTTTCTGGAAAGTCACCAATAGAATTAATAAGCGATAATATGCCTACCCCTGATGAAGTAATACCTAGTAATATGGATACTCTAGCTAGAGATATAAAAGATATTAATTTTCCAGAAATAAAAGATCCTGAACTAAAAACTACTATAGATGATTTAAGAAATGACCCTGAAGTAAAAAATAGAGGTATTGGATCTAAACAAGAAACAGATTTGGAAACATTTTTAGATGAATATAAAAATGATCCTGATATAAAAAGAAGAGCTAGAGATGAAACACCAGAAACTGCAAAACAAGCTGCTAGAGAAATTGTAATAAGAGATGGTAATACTAAAATAAAAATATTTGGTTATGTTTTAACTGGAAGTGTTGTTGCTGGTCTTATTTACCTTATTTGGTTACAAAATAGAGATCAAAATGCAGATATTATAAATATTAAAAAAGTAGATAACGAAAAAATTGAAATAATATATAACAAAAAATTAAAATTTTGTAATGTAGATGAAGTGTATGTAAGTATACCTTCAGATGTTCTAGATCAACCTATAGATGGTGATTTTTCCTATGAGGAAAAATCCGATAGGAGTGTAATAATAAATCCAGGATTTTCTAGTCAAAAATTTCCATCAAAGGAAGGAAGTTATGGAAATATAAATGTAAGCATGTCAGTTTCTGAGGCTATTGGGTGTGTTCCAAGTTGGATAAAAGATAATATTGTAGATCCTCTTGGAGACACGCTTGGTATAGATAAATTTTTCAAAGCTATTTTTGATTTTTTAAAGAAATCTGGATTAATTATAGGTGGCGTTATCTTAGGTATTATAGTTTTATATATTGCATTAAAATTTTTTGTATTTAGGTCATCTGGAGATACACAAATAAAAATAGTTTCTCCAGTATCTAATGCAAGATATTATTATCGTTAAATTTGATTTATATAATTATATATTTTTATATAAATCAATAAAATTACTTATTTTACTTTAACTCACACTTATCTCCATCACAAAACTTAACATCCTCCGCATCTTCAACATTGTACTTCTCAAAGTTCAATTCTTTTATCTTACTTGCCATTGCTTCATATTGTTCTCTTGTAATTTCTTCATAAGGCAACTGAGGATACTTATCCACAGGAGCTTTAGGCAAGAAAGACACACCCTTTAGTTTATACTGGAAATAATTAAGAGCGTGAACAATTTGTGGTCCTTCTGTCTCTGGTTTAAAAGTAACTGTAGCTGAAACCTGATTATCCGCCCAATGCTCTTGCAAAAATGCAGCCATCTCCAACTGCTCCCACATACTTACCTCATTAATAGTTCTCATCTCTCCTACATACACAGGAATTTCAACTACCGATGTGGTATTAGGCTGAATAGCACAAGGTTCTACATTGTATCCTGCTTGTCTCAAAGGTTCAATAAGCTCAGAATGAGCAGAAAGTCTTACTCGTCTAATATAATACTTACTTTCAGGCCAATGCATTCCTGGAGTAACTCCAGCAAGTAAACTTACAGTTCCACTGGGCTTAACGGTTGTCGTCTTGATTGATCTAGGAATAGCAAGCCAGTCAGAATAGATTTGATCGTATTTTTGAATAGTATCATAACCAGAATGACACCATTTCTTAAGTTCATTAATTCCTTTAGAAGCTACAAATTGAGTAACACCAGTAAGAGAACATCCAATACGTCTATTTCTCAACATTACTCTGTTGGTTTCAGGCCAATGAGAATTACCAAGAGTTACTGTCTTGGCATAGAGATAGGCAAATTTCAAAGTTCTATTAAAGTCCTCTTCTGTTTCGTGCTTGCTAGGGAATACTTCTACTAGATTACACATCTCACCTGATTCGAGAGTCTGCTCGCAGCAATTATGAACAATCATACCATTAGCAGAAAACCAATGAGAGTCGTGATTAATGGTGCAATCAAATACTTCTTCTTCTCCTTCATAATTGCAGGAAATAATAGGAGAAAATAATGGCATTGTTGTACTTGTATTTTCTCTAATTACGAGTTCGCCATTAATTTCGTCAGAGATGACACCAGCTCCAAGTAGAGCAATTTGGATAGCGTGGACATTTTCAGTGTCTAGAGTAGCGATCGTATCTTTATTTTTTATAGATGTTTCAATTGTATTATTAATAAGGTTATTAAGAATTAGTAAGATGTTATCTTTTTGCTCGTAAATACTTTTATTTTCATCAATCAAAATTTTCTTGGTAGGAATAATACCACCAAGATCAGTTCCTAGATTAAAATAAGATGAATACAAACTAGAGCTTTTATTAGTAGAACTAAGCATTACTAGTTCTCCTAAACACAAATCCTCCAATTTCTTCCATACATATCTATTTGTATTAAGAGAGTATGTATAAAACTCGTGATTACCAGTTGCTTTAATATAAAGACCGTTTGCCAATTGAAGTTTGTAAACTTTCTTAACTCCAGTTGACCAAAAACCATTCTCGGTCGAATCGTATTCTTGGCCATTAACAACTGCGGTAAACTGTTTGCCAATAAGTTCTCTAACAGGATAAAGACCAGTAGTGGTCATAACTAAAGAATCTCCGGTAATACAAGGATTAGTTCCTTGTGCACGATGATCTTTATGATCTTTAGTACCATTCATTCTACTATAATCTCTTACATTATCAAGCCAAAAATAACCAGGTTCTCCATTCATTCTTGTAAGTTCTGCTACTCTAGAGTAGTCCATACCTAGATTAGCTTTGATTGAGTTATTGCTAGTCCAACCATACATCATACGCTCAGGGTTAACTTCGTAATTTTTCAAATTCAAAAATTCTTCAGAGTCAGGGTTACCAAGGGCAATCTCGGCAGTTCTTCTTACATTTCCTGCAACTACACAAGTGCCAATAAGATTTTGAATATCTGTAATAGTTCTTTCAGTCACAGGATTTCCTTTATTCTTCTCTAGAACTTCTGTAACTTGATCAAGCATTTTCTTAAGAGGATCAGGACCACTAGAATAACCTCCAAAGGTTTTAATAGGTAATCCAGCTTCTCTAATCTTAGAAAAGTCATAAGTAACAGGAGGCAAATGAAGGAAATATGAATCTAACAACTTCTTCATACTTTGAACCCAACCTTCTCTGGTATCTTCAATTACGAATAGTTCAGAATTCTTAGAAGTGTCAGGGCCAGTTACTGTGATTTTACCAGCACCCTCTGTGTCAAAACCTACACCTACACCAAGCATAGAATAATCAAATAGGAACAAGAAAGGCAAAGAAGGGTCTTTATCCATATCCTTTGTAGAAATAAAAGAGCAGTTGTTAAGAGCAGCATAAAGACCTCTTTGTTCGGTCACAGTTGTTCCCATACAAAATAAACCTCTACCAGGAGGAAGAAACTTCATGTTGAACATACGATCAAACATTTCTTGAGCGCTTTGTTGTGCTTGCTCTTCGTTCCAACCGAGGTTATGGTCAAGAATCCATCGTTTTTGCATACCATAACAACCATTCACAACACGTTCGATAGTGTCTACCCAACGTTCCTTCTTTCCAGTTACATGGTCCTTGCGAGAATAAGTGCGTTGATATACGAGTTCTCCAAGACCATTAAACCCAAAAGGAGGGCGAATATTGTTGAAACGAGAAACAAAAGACTTTGACAATTGAAAAGAGGTACGGTTCATTTTATTATACTTATTGGTAATTATAAATATAATTGTATTTTTTTAAATTATTAATTCTTAATTTTAAGAATTAATAATAAATCAATAAAATAATGGAAGATTATAAACTTTCTTTAGAGCAGTGGCAACTTATACTTAAGAATGAAACTAATATTATTGTAAATGCGTCTCATACGAACGAACAAGATGATTTTGTAGATTGGCCTATTGGAATGTCTATATCTTATGTAGATGCAAGAAAAGACATAACAGATTTATCTAGATATCAGTTAGGCGATCATTCAAAGTTGGTATTATGTGCTATTAATGATTATACAGATTCTAGAAGAAGAGGAAATGATAAAGTGAATCGAAAGAGTATATTAAAAACTCTTTCTGAAAATAATATTCATAATACTTTATTAGATTATAAAAGTTACTACTCGACATTACCCCAATATAAATTTGTGATATCTCCGGAAGGTAATGGTGTAGATTGTCATCGTCATTATGAAGCTATAATGGCTGGATGTATTCCTATAGTAGAATATAGCGATTATATATCTGAAAAGTATGGAGATGTGCCTATATTATATACAAAGGATTATTCAGAAATTAATGAATCGTATTTGAATAAAGCTTACGAAACAATGAGAGGTAAGGTATACGATTTTAGTAAACTTTTTTTAACTTATTTTAGTAAAGAGACAATAGATAATATTATCTATTGCAGTAGATATTGGACAATTAAGTTATGTGGAAGTGCTTGGTATGGAAATAATTATGGTTCTTTGAATAAGCATAAAGTAACATCAGATGAAATAAAAACTTTTTCAATGGCTATTCCTACAATGGACAGATATGATGATTATTTGAAAGAGTATTTGCCTAAATATATTGAAAATAAGTATATAAGTGAGATTGTTATATGTGATGAAAATGGAGAAGACTATAAAAAAATCCAAGATAATTTCGGAAAGTGTAAAAAAATAAAACTTTTTAAGAATGAAAAGAGACTTGGTGCATTAAGAAATAAAATAAAGACATTGTCATTGTGCACGGGAGATTATATTGCGTTAATAGATAGTGATAATTTTGTGGATGAGTCTTATTTTGAAGAAATGATTAAGTTTGGAATGAATCAAAATACGTTATTATTTCCTTCAAAGTCATTGCCAAGAGCTGATTTTTCAGAGTTGCAGTGGTTCAATCCTATAAATTATATGAATTGGATGTTTGTAGTTAGAAGTAAAAATATGTTTCCTAAGTTAAACGATGGCAATGGTATATATCCTAAAAGATTTGTAGAATTATTGTGTAAATTAAATATTCAAGTAGAGCCATACGCATCCGATGCATTTTTTCAAGTTCAGATAGCTGCTTCGTTAGGATTTGATATATGTTTTACAGATGCAGAGTATTTACATCCTGTACCTGAAAATTCAGTTTGGTTAGAGACAGAGAGAAAATCTTTAGATTTTATGAGAAATTGGGGAGTAGGATTGTTACATTTGAATTGAAAATGGTTCTAGTGTATAATAAACAGTAGGATAAGTAATATTATTAAATATTAAAGTTATCCCTATAAAACTTCCATTACTGTTAGCACCCGTATTAAAACTTAATGTATTAGTATTTTTAGATAAAGTTAATAATGAGTTTGATGAGCTAATAGTAGGGCTTAAAAAAAATTGTTGCATATTTTGAAATGTATAATCGAATGATAAATTAACGTCCGGTTGAGTTTTTACTCCAATTAACTTATCTTTATCATCGTAACATAGTACGACAATTCTTTTTTTATCAAATTCCTGATTAATAAGTGCACGTTCTTTTTTTAAGTAATAGTAATAATATGAATCTGCACTAGTACAATTTCCAAATGCGGAAAAAGATGGATTTGGTGCATTGCATATTTCATTTCTGTACATAAATTGTTTGTTATAATTTCCAGAAGAAGGAATTAAAGTTTGTACTGCTGTTGAACTTATATCCCATTTATTACCATCTAAAGTCTTTGCAATAATTTCACATGATATACCAGTTTCATTAGAAGGAGTTAATATATCTAATCTATATTGAATATTATTATTATAACAAATTGATTCTGTTATAGAATCTAATTTACAGTTTATTCTAGGATTTTTAGGATTAATAATATACATAATTTGATTTAAACCATTTACAACTGTAAGTTCATTATCTATAAGTTCTAGTTTGTATGGTTTAATTTTATTTGAATCTGGTGCTTTATTAAATGAAGACGTACTCCACACAGTATTATTATTTAATGAATTAACTACTTTTAAGTTGCTATCATCGTCAAAGTTAATAGTATATTTACCACTAATAGGTAAATTTTCACTGTACCAAATTTCATCATAATTTATTGAAAACGAGTTTTTATCTATTGTTTGTTTTAATAATCTCAGTATACCATTTGTATCTACAATAAGATAATATCCATTTTTCAAATTTATTAGATTTCTACAGAAATCACTTGTACATTCTTGATTAAAACTTAAACTCTGAAATTTTGGTGCTGCATTCTTATCATTTATTAATATTGCGTTATTATTATTATCATAAGATAAATATGTGAATGTAGATCCTGTTTTATATGCAATATTATTAGAAGCATCAATTCTAAAATTCTGAATATCATTGCTAGCTGCTTTACAATCAGAAAATATTAATCTATCCCCATCTACAACATTGCTTATAAAAGTTAAACATTTATCTATATTAGAATTATATATTTTAGGTATTGTGCTAAACTGTCTAACTTGTAATGATTGACTATCGTTATTTTCACAATCTTTTATTTTTACAGAATTATCTAAGTTATTTGAAGTATTAAACTCATCTATACAAAATAATTTCTTATTATTTTCTACAATAGTTACCAAGTTATTATCTCTAATTGAAACACCTAAAGGAACATAATAAGACATTTTAGATTTAAAATCAAAATTACTTGGAACCATTAACTTTTCTGTATTTGTAGTGGATGACAATAACCCACTTTTAATTGTTGTAGATTCTTTATCATTTATAAGTTTATTGTATATCAATATAGATAGGGTAACAGTTATTATTAAAAATAATGCAATGATAATTATTTTCATTTTTAAAATGCTAAACATTTTAAAAATTATATATTTATTTATGAACATTGGCTAGTGAATACTATTTTTTTTCCGTTATAATCTACATTGTTTATATCCCAATTTTTATTACTAGAAATTAATCTTGCAACTTCCTCACAATTTAAATAGTTTGAATTATTAACTATTTGCGTGCTATATTTATCCGGTTCGTTATACATTGTATCATAATTCATATCATAATAAAAATCATTAAAAGAAACAGTTAATAAGGAATCATTAATATCTTGACTAAAACTTACTTCAAGAGATAATGACTTATTTTTATAAGATAGTAACACATTCGGGTTCGAAATATTAATAGTTTGAGTAGTAAAGTTATATGCTTCATATGGAGTAGAACTAATCATACTATTTATAATAATATTATTTCCATCTTTCAATTTAAAATATATTTTAACTATTCTCTCACATGAATTATTTAAAGTACTCAATACTACTGGTCCACCTCCACCACCACCTCCATCGCCGCCACCACCGCCACTACCTCCATCGCCGCCACCACCAGTATCAGAACAAGATATAGAAGATAAAGTTAATTTAAATCTACAATATAATTTTAAACTAGTTATATTATCACTATTAGGAACATTAAAATAATTGTTTAAATTAATAGTACCAGTTGATCCAATTAAGCTGTAATTAGTTATTATTTTTTGAGACTGATAAAAACTAGTTATACTAGTTTTTATAGGACTTGATGTAGATGTATATGGTATATTTCCAGATGGATCGTATGGAACACTAGATATTCTACCTATATAAACATTTTTAGAAGGACCTTCATATACTAGTTCATTAGTGTTTGTAAAATTATTTTCCAATACTAATTGTGTTTGACAAGGATATTTTTCTACATTTTCATCAATTTTGCAGTACATAGGAAACAATTCTCCTGATATACCACCAACAGAAGCGTATCTTTTATACTGGTTATTAAATAATTCACTTGAAGCTTTACTGCACCAATGATTAGGATTATTTTTCATGTTATCAGCACATATTAACAAGTCTGAGCTAGTTATTGTGTCATTATTGCAACTTTCTCTAGATGTATATTCTAAACATGAATTATAATAATCAAAACTAACTTCAAGAGTTCTTACATTTATTACTTGAGTGGTAGTATATCTTTTTACAACTAAATTTAAGGTAAGTGTTCTTAAACTGTAATTAGTTGTAGAAAGTTCAGGAACAGTAAAATCTCCCCTCTTATAAGTATTATATCTTTGATAATACTGTCCACCGGGAGCAAGAGATGTAATCCATGTTTTATCATTCCATATTTCAACTTCTTTTATTATGTTGTTATTATGTTTAATATTAATAAATACTTGTACGATATTATTTATAGTATTAGACTGATAAAAATCAATGTCGTAGGATACTTTAAAATTTTTATATAAAGAATATTGAGGTATATTTATGGTATCTAGTAATAATGTTTCGAAATTAGGATAGGATATATCATTATTACTTGTAAATATTTTAGTTTCACTTATTGATGTCGTTAAATTATCACTTAATAATAAACTTGGATCTAGTTGAGGATTAACTTTACATCCAAAACTTTTATTACCATTAGAATCATATTGATTCAAAATTTTTATATAATTGTTATTATTAACTCTTAAACATAGTTTATTATCTTTTACATATTTTTGATAGAATAAGCAATCTTCTTTTTTATCATCAGAACCCGTTCCGCATTCTTTATGATTACCTGGAACATCTATTAACATATCTCTTTCGCAATCTGGTATACTCCCCCATTTATCGCACTCATTTCCATATTTAGAATAACATTCCGAATTACCATCTTCATTGATTCTATATGCATTTGCATTTTTAGTATAAGTATAAGTACGACCATAGTAAGTATAAGTATCTTCTACACCAAAACACTTAAATACAGTTTTAGAATTTGGCTTAGTCCATCTAGGACCTAATGCTGCATTTACGAGTAATCCATTAATACTATTATCTCCTTGCGCTTCACCTTTGTAATTTAAAAAGATTGACGAGACATTATTGATCTTAATTCCAGTTAATAGTACAGGTGAATTAAAAAAGATTAAAATATAAGGACCTAATATTTTTAAACCAGAAATATCTTGTCTATATTTTTCTATTTCAGGAAAAGTTGCACTATAAGTATTTAAATTGTTATCATATAAGTTTATAATATTATAAGAATCGGTTATTTTATCAAACATTTTAAATTCATATCTGTCTTTAACTTCAGTAATCTTATATGATTGTATTATATTATTTTTAAAATTATAAAAATTAACAATCATTCCTTTTATATTATCACGATATAAGCCAGACGGAGCATTAACTAATATAATTTTATCTAATGGTATGGGCATATCAAATAACATAAAAAGTTTAAAAGGTGATTTATCATTTCTAAAATAAGTATTAACATTATTATCATATAATTTTTCTATACTACCATCTGTATTAGTTGTGTTTGCTTGAATAAATAAATTACTGTTGTCATTAACTAAATTTCCAAATTTATCGTAAAATGTTATTCTATTAATTTCTATTTCTGAATCTTCAAGATATAATCCATGTGACTCTAGAAAATATGTTCCTGATATGCCATCAAAAGTAATTTCTATTTTAGAAAATTTAAATGTTTTATTACTCATGTAATTAGGACCATAAAAATCATTAATTAAATTATTAATATTAATAACAAATGTGTTTCCTTGAACTATCTGGTCTCTTGTTAAATAAAAATGTTTAGTAGCCCTAAGACTACTTGATCCATATTGTTCTATTAATTCTCCATATATCTGAACTTTCATTTCATATTTATCTCTAATAAGTTGACCAGTGTGAGTATCAATATATGGGTTAACATTAAATTTTTGGTTAGGTCTAAATTGAATTCTAAATTCTTTATATTCAGTTCTAGTAGAAGAATATATAGTAATCTTAGGTTGTATTCGTCCATTTATAGTTCTAGATTTATAATATTCTTCAGGACCAAAAGAAACCGTATTAGTACGTATAAGCATATTGTCTGCAGATAGAATCTTTATGCCATTTGTTAGTATTTTATAATTATTTATTTTTTTATCATCATTATATTTAGGTAATAAACTGCTAACACGATCTTTATTAAAACTAAATACAGATAATTCATTAATTTGAATCAATACTCTATAATCAAAATAATATTCCATTCTAATAATTATTTTTGTGTATCTTTGAGTATTCCATATTCTATTAAATCTTATAGGATATTTTTTTGAATCAATATTTTTAAATATATCTGTATAGTCTTTTGTAACATTATAATATACATGATCTATATTTCTTGTAAGAGCAAAAGTACCATATTCATTAAGTATATTTCCTCCACTGCTTCCAGGAGTTAGTTTAAAACAAGGCACACAGTAATCATGCAGATAATTATCAATATACGTTTCTTTATCCAATCTATCACCTCCTCCATTACTGACTCGAACACAAGCATCATAAAATTCGTTCCCTCCAAACCCCACTATTTCAGGAGGCCATCTATCAGTAGTAAAATTAAATTTTTTATTTTCACAACAATATTTAAAATCTTCTTTATTTATAGTTATCTCTCCTAGTATTGTATTTGAAACATCAAATACATTCAATAATCTATATGGATTTCCATTTTCAAGCCATAATTTTTCTATTTCAGATCTAGATAACCCAGGACCAGAAAAATCACTTTCAGTTTGGATTGCAGTTATTGTCATCTTTTTTAATTTTTTAAAATTTTTAGGTAGATATAAGAAATTATTAGATAAATCTTGTGGATAAAAAGGACATTGTACTATTTCATTTACTGTTTGACCATTTAAAGTGTAAGTATTTGTTCCAGCTATTATAAGTGTAGTTTCATAATTAGCAACATAATTATCATTTGGAATAAATGGTTCTTCTAATGTTTCAACATCTTTTATAATTTCTATTCTTGAAACTAGGTCAGAATTACTTGGTGTTTGCAAAACTACTGCCTTTCCCTCTTCAATTGATGAAGGTAATATGTTTTCAAATTTTTCGTTAAATACTTGGATTTCAGAAAGTGAAATATTCTGTTGTTTAGGATTTGAAATTAATATCTGATCATAATGACTTAAATAAACTTCAACGCCATAACAATCAATATTACGAATTGCCAAGTTTGCATTTGGATCTATAAATTCTAATATTAATCTATTATCTCTAATAGGTGAAAATCTATAAACCTTAAAATAATAATCTTTTATTTCTCCAGCATATATAGTATCTATAAATGAACTATTAGTATCATTATATCCACTTACACTAAGTATCTTAAATCCTATATCATCTTTCTTCGTTATTTTATAGTAAATTATTAATTGATAAAATGAATAAATTTTATCGAATGGTATATCTAACTTGATAACTTCTTTACTAATTGAAGTATTAGTTTCTTTATAAGGCAATAACTCATTATAAGTTGTTACATTAGCATAATTATTATTAAACATACGTGATAATGGAAGAGGAATTTGGTTTATTAATGGTGTAATTTTAAATCCATTAATATCTACACTTGCAAGTTCTTCATTAATTTTATTTGAAAGTCTAGTATAACCTAAAAATACTAGTTTTCTAATAAAAAGAGGTTCTTCCGAAGTGAATGTAAGTCTAATAAATGTAGTATCCTTACTTTTATCAAATATAATCTCTGTAAAATCAAAATAAGTAAAGTCAAGATTTCTAACAACCGTATTAGAAAATTCTCCAAAATCCTGATCAACAGATGAACATTGATTTCCACTCTTCTCGCAAGATTCAATCTTAACTTTAGTCCAGTCTGGTCCTGAACCATACCCCGTAAATATCCTTAATCTTCTTAAATATATAAATTCACTAAATATAACATTCATTATATAAGTATTATTATTACTCTTTATAAAAGTAATACCTGATGTATAATCTTCATCAGTAATTTTTTTGAATTCGTTATTGCATCTAGAAGTATTATTAATTCTACAAGGATCTGGAACAGCCTTAATAGATGGATTAACTGTTATAGTTTCTATATAGTTATTAATATCAACATAATAATCTATATTACCTAAAAATTCTTGATCTACTGGAGCATTCGCTACTATGTTTCTTTTTCCAGAACTATTTTTCTTATAAAACAATAAAAACAGAATTAGAGCTATAAGAACTATAATTCCTATAACTAAAAGTTTTTTAGACATCTTCTTTTTATATATAAAATATTTTAAAAATGATTTTTTAAAATATTATAACCCTAACTTTTATTAAAAATGAACTCTTCTATCAAATACATCATCTCTCTTGAAGGAAATATCGGAGCAGGTAAATCCTCCTTCTTAAAAATACTCAAACAAAATCTCTCAGACAAAGCCGAATTTATTGATGAACCTGTTGAAGAGTGGCTCCAAATAAAAAACAATAACAACCAAAATCTCCTAGAAGTATTCTATCAAGATAAAAAACGATGGGCGTATACCTTTCAAAATATAGCCTACATCACTAGAATGAAACGTATTATCGACACTATGCAAAATACAACTAAATCTATTATATTTATGGACAGATCACTTGAAGGCGACCTAAATACTTTTACTAAAATGTTAAAAGAAGAAGGAGATATCGATGATCTTGAATGGGCTGCTTATAAGAAATGGAATACAATGTTCACTGACCTCATCGGAAAAAATATTCAAACTAAACATATCTATCTAAGATGCACGCCTGAGATCGCTTACTCTAGAATTAATAAAAGAGCTAGAGACGAAGAACATAACATCCCATTTGAATACATCAAACAACTTCATCTTTATCACGATAACTGGCTACTTAATAACACTAGCTCTTATATCATTGATGTAAATAAGGACTTTGTCTATGACGAAAAAAATAAAGATATAGTTTATCAACTTATCTTAAACACTCTAGGTCACATTTTAAACTAAGTAAGTATGTTTTATTCATCTCTAAAGTAAGTCTCTAATTTTTTATTTATGAACATGGTATATTTTGAATTAGAATATAGCATGATATAATCTTTACTATTTTTCAAATATTCAAATACCTTTGCACTTTCATAAAAACTCTCATTGGCAAACAAATAAGCATCCGCTTTATTTTTTAACATTTCAAATTCTATACTTGTAACTACATCACTATTATTAAAAAATATTAAATCAAAATAACTGGTCTCTTCTAATACTCTTTTTATACCATTTTCTAATATAATGTTAGAAGTTATGTATGATATTTCTGTCTGTTTCATATATTCATATATGTTTTTTCTTTCATCTGTGTTTTCTATGACTGGCAATTGCTCTAAATTTATAGAAAACATATTTAATGGCTTTACACAGTCTATAAATGCATACTTATTACGTACTTGCTCAAACTTAGTTTTACAAGATTCTATATAATATAAAGAACAGTTATTTTGAGGAATATTATAGTTGTCTTGTATTCCTTTAATAATGCAAGTAAGAATATTGTTCTTGTCTCCATTTGAGGTCACTAAAATACTTTTTATTGGTATTAAATTACAATAATTTCTTAAAAAAATATATATTTCTGTATCCATTTCTTTTATATTTTAATAAACTTAATTATTTTAAGTTAAAGATGTATTTTTTTAAAAAAAAATGAGAAGAAGTAGAAGCCTCACCTTTAAAAAAGAACAAGAACAAGAACCTCAACGTCAACAACCCCCTAAACTTAAATCTCCTCCTCCTCAATTGTCTAGACCTCAACAAACTAAAATTAATTACCAATCGCATCCTCAATCCCACGAAGTAGATGATTCGGAAGAAGAAGAAGTCCCCTTGACTAAACTATCTAATCGTACTATAAAACCTCAACCTTCTAAAAAACAACCTTCTAAATATCATGAGCAAGAAGAAGAGGAAGAAGAAGTTGAGGAACATTATGATAGTCACGAAGAAGAGGAAGAGGAAGTAGTGCCTGTTCCTAGTGTCAAAGCTAGACCTTCTACTGCTAAACCAAAACAATCAATTAATTTATCTTCAGAAGTAGAAGAGAAATCATCTAGGCCAAGAGGAAGAAGTCCTGGTAGACCTCCCTCTTCCGCTTCTTCTTCTGTAGTTAAATCTTCTCCCAAGTCAAAACCTCAAGAAATAGAAGAAGAACACGAAGTCGAGGAGGAAGAAGAAAAAGATACAAAGGAAAGCGGTGAAAAGAGAAAAAGACTCATCTTGTCTAAAACCTTATTTCAAAAACTATTGTCTAGATGCGAAATAGAAAGCACTACTAGTGATATTATTTATCATACTGAAGCTGACCTTATCGAATATGTGCAAGATGTTATTAAGGTAATCTCTAATAACGAGGAAGATGACGAAGTAGTTGTTAGAGATTCTAGTCTTAAATTTTTGGGAGATAAGAGCAAAGCTCAAGGGTTGCTTGACCAAAAAACTTTTGACAAGATATTTAATGAAGCTATGAATGGTGTATCAACTAATATTACATTTACATCAGAAGCTTACAAGTCTCTTTGCAAGTATACTGAAGTTCACGTTGTCGATATGCTTACTAAAGTCAAGGCAATTATGAAGCATAGTGGAAGAAAGAGACTCAATACAAGTGATGTAGAGTTGTTGAAGTTTATATTGGAATAATTTTTTTACTAGATTATTTGTAATTAAATAAATACAAATAATCTTTTTATAATTATAAATAAAAAATGGAAGAAATTAATAATGACGAAATTATTGAATTTTTAATTCAAAAATATCCAGTATCTTTTGAAGATAAGATGGAAAAAAAAATGAAAAAGTTTGAAAATAAAATGGAATCTCCAACTTCTGCTTATTATGTAAGATCTATAATGCCTTCTAACAGTAATAATAGTTCCTGGTGCTTTAGTAAATTATTAATGTGGTTTATTATTTTTTTAATTGTTATATTTATGGGTGTTATGATATGTAAAAAATAATCTATACACGTAAACCAACGCAGTAGGAAATCTTCTTAGGGATAGTTAATAAGTCTTTAGTTGCTGCAACTTTAGAAGGTTGCTTCAATATATTTCTAAGAGTTTTTTGCAATTCTTCAAAGTCTATAGCAACTGCACTTTCCTCCTCTTTTTTTTCTTCTTCCTCCTCTTCTTCTTCATCTTGTTGTTCATCTGCCAACTCGATATCTTCTTCTAATTTTTGTTCTTCTTCTACTTCTTTTTCCTCCTCTTCTTCTTCCTCTTCTTCCTCTTCTTCTACTTCTTTTTCCTCCTCCTCTTCTTCTACTTTACTTTGTTTTTTAAAAGCATCGGGAGAAATAGCTTTTAATTTTTCTTCTAAATCAGTCTTTTCTCTAGACAAAGAAAATATATCAATATCTTTCATACTAGAAATAGTGGCTTGTTTTATTTCACCGGTTTTTAATCTAGAGCCTTTAAGTCCTTCAAGAAATGAAGGTTTTTTCTTCTTCTCTTCTTGTTTACGTCTTTCTTCTCTTTGTATTCTTTCTTTTTCCTCTTCTCGTTGCAATCTTTCTTCTTCTTCTTTCATTCTTCTTCTTCTTTCTTTATCTTGTTTTTCCATTTGTGATCTTTCTTGTTGTTCTAGTCTCTCTTCTTCCTCTCTAATTCTTCTTCTTCTTTCTTTATCTTGTTTTTCCATTTGTGATCTTTCTTGTTCCATTCTTCTTCTATTTTCTAATTCTTCTTCTCTTTCTCTTTTGATTCTCTCCTTTTCTTCTTTTTCTTTTCTTTTTCTTTCTTTTTCCTCTTCTCGTTGCAATCTTTCTTCTTCCTCTCTCATTCTTCTTTGTCTTTCTTTCTCTTGTTTTTCCATTTGTAATCTTTCTTGCTCTAGTCTTCTTCTATCTTCTAATTCTGCTTCTTTTTGTAATCTTTCTTCTTCCTCTCTTTCCATTCTTATTCTTTCTTCTTCTTTTTCTCTTCTCTTTCTTTCTTTTTCTCGTTCTTTCTCTAATCTTTCTTGCTCTTTAGCTAGATCTTTTGCAATTTTTTCTTGTTGTTTTTTAAGAGCTTCTCTTTCTTGTTCTAGTGAGCGTTGAATTTCTTTTTGTCTTTCTTCTTCTTCTTGACGCTTTCTTTCTTTTTCTTCTTTCTTTCTTAACTTTAGTTGTTCTTTGAGTTCCTTTTCTTTTCTTTTTTGTATTTTTTCTTCTTCTTCTTTTGATAAAGATTTATACTTAGAATCTAAACCTTTTAGTTTCTGTTTTGTTCCCAAGAAACGTTTTCTAATTCCATCCTTCTCTAAAGTCTTTGCTCTGTATGACTCGTCTACAGGAGAATCTATAGAAATACATTTTTGATTATCTACATCACATACCTCATCATCTGCACAAACGAAAAACTCATCTGTGTTGGAGTATTCATCGTAAGCACCGCATTTTTTAATTTCTTCTTCCTCATCTTCGTCATCAATATCTTCCACATCTCTAGCAAGTTTTCCTATTCTGATAGGAGGAATTTTAATTTTAGGGGGTGCACGTCTTGGAGAGGGAGGAGGAGAAGGTCTTGGAGATAATGTGGGAGCTCTTGGAGAGGGAGGAGGAGAAGGATATTTACGTTCTTCTTTCTCTTCGCTTTTTTGTAAATTTTCTCTAATTATTCTACAGAGTTCTTCTTTGCGATACTGAACTTTTTTAAGAGGCCATCCTTTTGATCTTATATATTCTTTAATTTCTTCAATTTTATATTTTCTACTGTTACATATATCAGGGTCAGCCATTTCTCTGTCGGTTGGAAGCTTAAGTTTAGGATTTCTAGGGGATCTAGGAGCGGTCATTTTTCTAAGATAAGTATGGAGTTCTTCTTTGGTCATATTTTTACCAGTTATTGGAATATTATTTCGTTTCATATATTCCATTATTTCTTGTCTGCTAAGAGATTTGAAATTTTGGTTTGGAGATTCCAGTGACATATTCTCATAGATGACATCATTTATATTTTGTTTCAATGAAGACACATAGGAGTTAAGAAGAGTAAATATCTCTTCTACAAGAACATCAATATCGTCTTCTTTAAGTGCAAAAAAGACTTGCTTAAAATCATTGTAAAGTTCTTCTTTGGAAGCACCTTGATCGTAAATTTTGTATAATGTTCTTACTATGTTATCTTTGTTTATAATTCCTACTTCAGAAGTTCCGAATTGATGTTTGTAGAGGTATTTAATACGTGTTGTCATGTTCTTGTAGTCTGGATTGTTGCTGTAGCATTTGAGTTCTTGAGATACTTGGTCTATTACATCTTGGAGAGGAACTTTTCCGTTGATAAGGATAGTAAAAATGTAATAATATAGATCTTTTATATCTTTGTTACAGTCTGACATTTTTAATATATAAAATATAATATTTTAAAAATAATTAATCATTTTTAAAATAAAATGTTGGATAAAAGAAGTTATTATATTTCTTTGGATACGAATGGTAGATATAAAATTAAGTCAAAAGGCTTGATTAAGACGATAAGAATAATGAAATGCGAAAATGAAGACCTACCTGAATCACTTGTCTTGTTCATAAATGGTAGAGAAATTAATGTAAAATATAACGAGCATGGTCATACTCTTTACATTGATTTTCCTTATATAATTAATCAAATCCTATCAGATGTAGAAAGAGATGAAGACGACCCTACTGATTATCACGTTTTGAGTATGATACTATTAACTGCAAATACAAAATGTATTTCTTATTATTCTCATTTACCCTTGAAGGATATTAACGAATCGGTATTTACACACGAACTAGAGATTGAGATTAAGGCTACCAATAAGGTTTTGCCAAACGAGATAAAGGTAGATGAGGAATATTATTTGCCAACATTTAAATTAAATAAGAAGGAAGAGAAAGAAATAGACTAAGATTTTACAAATATGTTCTTGAGTTTATCTTTTATAGAGCTTTTTCTCCTTTGTTTATGTATGTTATGGTTCATAATTATCTTGTAAAGATGTGTTAGATTTTCAGAATAATTTTTTATACTGGAGTATTTTGCGTGTTTTATTTGCAAGTAAGAAATTAAAGATAAATAACCCATTTCTCCTATAGCTATAGTCTCTATTAAACCATCAGAGGTAGGTTCTTTCTCCCATAAATTTTTATTAAATAATGCATATTTGAACCACAACGTTTTTGTAGAAACACGATTATTTATATTATTTTTTGATCTATTATATGAGTTTATGTTATCATCAAAAGATTTTTTTTCTTCATCAGACAACATATAATAAGTAACAGGTCTATCGAGTTCTTTTTTATTAGTTTGTTCGCTGTTTCTTCTTATAGGAGGAGGAGATTTAAGTTGTTTTGGTTTATCTGTATTAAAATCAGTATAAGATTCTATTTGAGGCAATGATTCTATGTCTTCTTTATATTGAGTGAGGGAGTTTTTTCTTATGTTGAATAAGTGTTCTGCATTATTATCCATTGTTCCTCTTCTTTGAAGACTGGCTTTTACTTTTTCCATTCTGATGAAGTCTAAGTTTACGTTAGATATATGATTATTATTTTGGAATACCAGCAGTTTTGTTTCGTATTGTGTTCGTTCGTATTTGCATTTATCTATTAGAGTAGGAGCAAGCTTACACAATTTATTAAATGTGGGTGTAGGTAGCCAGAAAGAAGAAATAATTAAATAATGCATAGGGTTAAACTCTTTGCAATTAAAAATAAAATCAACTTCTTCATCTTGCTTTAATTTATATTCTAAATGTTCTATAATTTCATCTTGTTTATCTTCATTTTCTTTAAGAACTAGTTTCCATAGAAAGTCTCCGAGTTCATTTAACAGATTTATATATTCTTGTTTAGAGTGTTTGTTACCCATTTTGAATATTATTAAAAGATAATATTCAAAAAATTTATACACATAACTTACCGAAATTATTATACAAATACCTTAGATCATAGTTTGAATACAATTTGTTTACATTTTGAATTTGTGTAAACTTGCACTTTTTAATTTCGTGCTTATCTATAATTTTAGTATGATATTCAAAGTCGTCATTTAATGTAAATTTAAAATAATGAGTATAGGGAGTTGAAAAAAATGGCTCAATTGTTGGCTTAATATGTTGCTCTATGACTATACCTGTTTCTTCGTATAATTCTCTTATGGCAGCATCTAGTAAAGATTCATTATCTTTTAGTTCTCCTTTAGGAAGACCCCACTTATTAGAAACTTTACCTAGAACAGTCAAAATTTTACCTTTATAAAAAACTACTACACCTGCACGCTCCACATTACGGCACTCTTCGTATGTTAACTTTGTCATATTTTCTATGATTTTTAAATAATTAAAATCCAATTCATCTAATTATCGTATATAGATATATTATAATTATTTAAAATCATTTTATAAATTTTGTGAGAAAGAAGAAAGATAGAACTAATAAAGCTATTATTGCAACAAACATATAAGATGAAGATTTTTTCATAATACCTGTTAGCATACAGGGAACAGGACTGAAAGAATAAATAATTATAATTGAAGTAATGATTAAGCTTATTAGTATTTTTTTAGTTAAGCTATGGTTAGAATCTTGAGATTGGCTATTAGCATCAGATTGTACATTTTTTACAATTCCGGATTGGGTAGATGGTGTCTTGTTAAATATAGATTTATACAAGTAGTCTTCTTGTTGTGTTAATTCAGAAGCATCGGTAGGCAATTGAAAGAAAGGCACTGATGTAATTTTAGGAAATATCATGTTTTTAATTGTTTTAAAACTATGTATTTAAACATAAATATTTTATTTTAAAATAAAAATAAAATGTCTAAATCACTCCAAAAATTTCAATCATTCTTATTGAAAAACAACATTGTTATCAGACACGCAGTCTGTGAAAAAGAAAATCTCATCTTCCTAATCGTCTTTTGCGAAAACCTACAAGAATTTATGATTGTCACCATCAACCCCTCCTTAAAAATAACAAAAAAAGATATCGATATTCAAGTAGATATTATTACTGCAGATACTTACGTGCCCATAGATGAACAGGACAGTTTACTTAGTATTAACTATAGTATGAAAGAAATTGATGATAACTTAAAAGACGATTCGCAAATTATTAAAGATGGTCTTTCTATTGCAAATTACAAAGAAATAGTTATGAGTAAAGCCAGCACAGATAATCTTATTTATACTCAATATTTTAATCAAGTAAATAAGTTCAAAGAATGTGTTAAAAATCTAAAGTATAAGTTTGGTATTCTCACTCAAGATTATATCACATTTATAGATAGATCAAATACCACAAAAAGTTATATCCTCAAGAACAAAGAACACCTAATTCCAATTGAGAATACAGTATTTTGTATCAGTGTGTCTCTTGAAAACTTGTTTGAAAATATAGACACTTTAGTAGAAGACTCTATAAAACTCTTTTCTTCCTTTTATGGTATCTTGCACGATGCTCATACAAAACAAACTATCGCTCTAGACTCTCAAGTAAAACTAATCACGGATGTTCCAAAACAGTTAGAATCAAAGAAAAATGAACTCATAAAAATTCAAGGAATTCTAAACCAGCACCTGCAGGCATTATTCAAGTTATACAAGGAAGAAAATAAACTTATATCATTAAAAGAGTTTGAGGAAAGAAAGAAAGTAGTAGAACAAAAAGATATCACCACAAGAGACTTTCAAATAAAAAAAATATCTATCGAAATAGATAAGGTTGTAGAACAAAAAAATAAAACTCAACTTATCGTTTCTCAAATTCGAAAACTATATCACCAACAATTATTGAGTTTCGATTATAACGTATTTAAGGGTCTTCAATTATTCTGCTCTATGACTGAACGTATTAAGAAAGTATTATAACATCATTAATTTTATACACTCGATAACGTGTAATAGTTCGTTATCTAGTATAGAATGTTTATTTACTTTAAAATCTTCTTCTTTCTCATAGTTCTCATCTATAACTTCAAATCCTTTTATATTTATACAGTTGAATCCATTTGCGACTTTAACATCTTTCAAATCATCTATAATAATAGTGTTATGTTGTTCAAAGGTGGTTGGAAAATTTTGCCATAACAATCTCAAGTCTTTTGGAGACTTATAGTATTTTCTAGATAAGTCTGTATGGTAATCATAAAAAAAGAAAGACAGTTCTTGGTCAGGAATGATTTTTCTAATTATGTTATCCAATATAAAAAGTCCATAATCTTTTGATGCAGCTGTAAATATAGCTACATTGAAATTACGAAATACAAATGATAAAAACTCCTCTAGATGAGGTCTTTGATAAATGCGATAGGCATTTTCAAAATCTTCATATTTTAAGTTAGCGTCAAGTATAGCCATATTATCTTTTTTTAGTTTATAATAATCCATTTCGACTGCGCAAATTATAGTATTATCTAAATCTAAAATTACATTAAATTCCTTCTCGTTTTGTTTTTCAAACATTTTTTACTAACTATGTAATAATATTTAAATATTAAAAAATCATATAATAAAAATTTATTTAAATGTCCGATAAATCAAACTATATTCTTCAAATCAAAACCAATGACGGATTTGCCTTAAAAATTCTATCCGAATTCTTCTCAAGCTGTCTGCATCGTTGCATATTTGAAATAAACGAGAAAGGACTATGTCTTAATTCAGTTGACTCAAAAGAACATCGCTTACTTTCCATGACTCTTAAAAAGGAAAAATTTATACTCTTCTACAATTCCAAAAATTTTGCATTTGATATTAATAGCAATCATCTATATAAGATCATCAAAACTATTCGCAAAAAAGATGTAGTCACTTTATTCATTCATAAAGATAAACCAAACAAACTTGGTCTCACCATTTCTCACGCCAATGAAAGTAACGAAAGCACATCTTTCATAGAGATTTCAATAACTTCTCCAAGCAACATCAGCATTCCTGAAAATAATGACAGTTACCGTCTAACTTGCTCAGGTAAAGACTTTCAGAAACTGAAGTCATTATCTTCTATAAGCAACACGCTAAATATAAAAGCTTATCCATTTTATATCGTCTTTTACTGCGATGGAGAAGTCGTATCTAAAAAGATAAAGATAGGAGAGAATGATTCTCCTAACGATAAACTAACTATTGAAGAAAATATCCAAACCTCTTATGTCACTACTCTAAATAAGATTGCCAATATGAGCAACAATGTAATTTTTTATATCAGAAATGATGGTATGATTAATATTGTTTTTGACATTATGTCTATGGGAGAATTCAACATATTCATAAAAACTCATAGAATTATAGAAGAAGAATCTTCTATACAAGAAGAAGAACAAGAGGAATAAAAAATATTTTTTACAATATAAAAATAGTATTGTAAAAAAATAAATAATTTTAATTTGCAGCATCTCTTCCATTGGCCATTTCCATAGCTAATGCTTTAATATCTGTCTTTGATTTATGAGTAGACTTCAACATACCTGATTCATTGTCGTTAGTAAAAGGTATAATTTCTTCATCTGCTCCAATATCCTCTATTACATCTATATCTTTTTGATTATTCTTTGTTGTTGGAATATCATTATTTAGCGAAGACGTTTTCATAGAATCGTGACCACTACCTTTTGCAATCTTAACAGGTTCTCTGTTCATAAGTTCAGATCTAGAACGAGATACAGAATTAGATTTCTTTTCTACTGGTTTATTTTCAGAAAAATTAATCAATTGTCCTATCTCACTCTTCTTATTCATTTTTTCTACTTTTTGAACATTTGCGGTAAGAGGTCTCTGCTGCATCTGTCTAGGAGGAACTTGCTGCTGTCTTTGAGGTGCTGCATTATCCTCAAACTCGTCGTCAGAAACCTCTTCCTTAATATCCAAGGCAGTTTCAGGGACATTTTGAACTAATCTATTTATAGGTGTTTTTGTTTCCTTTGGACCGCTTGAGTTAGTTTGAGAAAATTGTTGGGGAGGCTGCTGTTGTGGAACAGGATTATTTTTTTCAATCAAACTATTAATAAATAAAGTCAACTCGTCATCTATATATTCATAAATATTTCCATCAGGAAACATTACAAAGACGCAAGGTAACTTTTTCTTAGTGAGAAGTTGACTTTTAGTGAGTGCATCTCTTACTTCTTTGTTATCAACACACAAAGTATGGATAAAAGGCAAAGAGGATATTATATTCAAAAGTATATTTATTTGCGGATAATACTTGGAATATATAAATAAAATTAGAGCAGACATTTTATAATATTTGAAAGAAATTTTTTTGTTTTTAACTTAAAATATTTGTGCCTTTATAAAAAAATGGATAGAGACTCTGTATTTTTAAACGCTTATGCAGCGCCTACTATGGAATATGACGACAACTTTAAATGTATTATGAACGAAAAAGTATACACCGAAATCTCAAACCAAATTACTAAAAAACTTCTAACCGTATTTCCAGATAAACCCATCTTAGTTACCAGAAGAGTAATCGTTCAAGCTCTAGAATACGCCATGCTAAACAGATATTCATACAACTTTAATTTTAATGATGTAATCAACACTGTTATCAATAGCATAACTCAACAAATTATAGACGAGAGAACAGCAATAGAACAAAATGACAAACTAGATACTTGGATTATAAAATATGATGGTTCTAAAGGTCTTAGAGCTCATAGCACGATAAGACTTAATAATAAAGGTTTGAGTATTCCTGTAAGTTGGAATGGTAGATATTAATTTAAACTTTAATTATTTTTAATTATTAAAAAATGGAGAACTTTGAAGGAATTTCTTATAGACTTGCTAATAACTGGTTTAATTTTATTCCAGTTGAAAATAGACCTATTAACTATTTAGAAATTGGCACCTTCTATGGTGCAAACTTATTTAGTGTAGCTAGAACTTACGCTCAGCATCCTGATTCTAAACTCTATGCGATAGATCCTTGGGTAGACTACCAAGATTATCCAGAATATAAAGATAAACAACCAGATATATATAACACATTCTTAAGAAATCTAGATAAATGTCCTAGCAAAAACAAAATTAATGTTATGCGTGGATTCTCACACGAACAAATACCAAAACTAAACGATAATTACTTTGATATTATTTACATTGATGGTAACCACGAACCAGAGTATATTCTAGAAGATGCAGTATTATCATTTAGAAAATTAAAGCAAGGAGGATATCTTATTTTTGACGATTACAATTGGGCAGATGAAAATGAGTTTGATAAAGAAAATCACAATACCATGCACGGAATAGACGCCTTCGTTTGTGCTTATAGAAATAAGATTGATACACAAAATCTAATTATTTATAATTCTCAAGTGATCATTAGAAAGAAATAATTTATAAATTGATTTTAAATAATTACAATATATTATAAGATGTAATAAATTATTTAAAATTTATAAAGATGAATTTTATATTTGGAAATTCTTCACAAAAGATTGAAACTAGATATGAGTTTATAAAAAAAACTCTAGGTAATAAAGTATTCACTATAGGTAATAAGGATACATTCTTAGTTAATGCAAACGACCTTGTTAAGCTTAACATCCAACCTTATTGGGGACAACGTGCTAAAGACGAACTACATATAAATACCATTTCAAATGGCATCAAAATAAGTAATATGTTATTTCATCCTATTATTTTAGCCCATATTGTTCCAAAACAAGATTATTACAGTCTTGATGGTCAACATCGTCTAATGGCTTTACTTCGTTTAAGCGCTACTCAAAGAAGTATGATAAATATTCAAGTAGATGTTCTCAATTATGAGATAGAAGATGACAAGTGGATATTGCAACAATACGAGTATATTAATACTTCAAAAGGTATATCAAAGATAGAATTAAATAACGAGCAAAATGTGTCTTTGTTGGTGGACGAATGTTCTAAAAGATTTGGCAATTTAGGAGGAGGATATAAGCTTATAGATGAGTTTAGTATTAAGAATAAGCAAAACTCAAGATTAGTTAAGAGCAAATTAAAAGAAGAACTTTTAAAAAGACAAGATCGGTTAAAAGATGTAGATGTAGTTGAAAAAATTTATGAATATAATACCAAGTGCGACGATAACTATGAGACTTTGTGCAAAGGTTCAGGTATAGGTAAGAAGACTAAGCAAGAATGTATTGATAGAAAGTTCTGGCTTGGTGTGAATTTTCCACAGTGGTTAGATCAGGTTTTTGTATAGATTTTTTATTTTATTATTCCTAATTCTCTTATAATAATAATTAGTACATAACATAAATATATAATTAACCATATAATTATTACAGTGACACTTACTAGTTTATGCATATTTGTTTTGTATAAAGTAGTTCTTTTAAGCTATTTGTTGGTTAACTTCATCTATGATAATGTTAAGAACAGAACTTGGTATAAACATTTCATCATTAGATCTTACAAATTTATCATAAAAATTAACTTCATTTTTTATTATCCTTATATTTTGAATATTTCTATCGTATGTTAATTCATTACTATAAAAGTTTTTGTCTATATCTCTTAATTCTGGTTTATACATTACTTCAGAATCTCTTACAGTTCTTTCTCTTCTGTATGGATACCCACTATCGTCTTCTTTTTTAGGATACATATAGGCGTGATATGCTTCTACAATATGAGCTAAACTAATAGCGTGGGTATGCTCTAGTTTTAAGTAAACATATTTTTGTTCAATTTTATTATTTCCTTCTTCTCTTACTACTTTGAAAGGATAAAATAAAATTACAGATTTAGGTTTCTTTCTAGATTCTCTACATTCCCGTTTATTATTACTAGCATATCTTTCATCGTTGCAGTCAGGATCACATAAGTAATTTAATTCGACTGGGTCATTATTTATTTTCTTAATGTCATTCTCGTACATAAAATATCTGAATACTCTTGCCTTAGGATCGTAAAGTGTAAAACCTTCTAGTTCTTTCATATCTATTTTAACATTTCCTCTGTTAAGTTTTTTAGCTAGTTTTTCAAACTTACTATTTTTTAAAAATATATCGTGTGTAATCATTTCTCCAAAACCTTTTCTAAATATATTTGGTTCACACATACGAGTCAGTAAGTAAAATAACTTATTTTCTGGATCAGCAAAAACAAAAGCTCCTTCTAAAAAACAAGATTCAGTATTTTTTAGCAAGCTATAAAGCTGCAAAATAAATAATTCAGATTTACAAGGTACAGCGCTGATAGAGACAACTTCGTATTCTTTTTCTATTTCTTCTTCCTCTTCTAATATGGACACATTGGGATGTAAAATATCTTCTTGATCGATATTATCTGCGTTATTCACAAGTTCTTTATATTCTTCAAAATCTTCTAATTCTCTTACTTGTTGTTGCTGTTCTTGGTTTAAATTTATGAGATCTCTTCTGGAAAATTTTTCTTCTTTTTGCTGTTTTCTTTCTTCTTGTTTACTTTCGATAGTTGAGCTTTTAGGTTTAAAAGAACTAAACATTCCTAATCTTGTAGATTCCATTATTTGTGCTGCTTTTTTTTGACTAGTTATACTCAAAGAACTTAAGTTATAAGTTACATTTGACAAAGATTCCTTAAAATTTCCAAACATTCAATTTATTTATTTATTAAAAAAAAAAGATATTTAAAAATATCTTTTTTTAATATAAAAATGAAGTCCTTGTTGTATTTGGTTTTTACTATCCTTAGCTTGTCTCCTTTTACAGTAGCTCAAGAAGCTCAGTTGCCTTGCGACAAACTTGCTTTTCAAGTTTTGTGCAATCCAAGCCTTAAGTTGACTGAGCGTTGTTATGATTGTCACAACCTAAAAAATGATAAGTTGAAATGTGTTCCTGCTTTTAAGAAATTGGACATTACTGATTTTATGTCTACTAAAAAGTGGGAGTGCACTGAGCACGAATGGAAAAACCCCTTTGAAAAAGACTCCGAAGAATCTGTAATGTAAACTGATTTAATAAAATATAATAATTAATATAATCAATTATTATATAAGATGTATGAACTTGATATTTCAATCGATAATACTGTCAAAGTTAGATATAAGTATATGATTAAATTATTGTTTTATCAGATATTTTTATTTCTTGTATTAATGACAGTGATGATTTTTATAGATAACTTGATATTAATTAACTTACAATCCAATAACAATTGTGTCCGATTTAATTATGAAAATACAGCTAATCCTTATAGCTCATTTCTCCTTAAAAATAAATTTAGAGTCAACCGAATACTCTCCTCCACCCATTATAGTCAAAGAGATTAAACATACAATTATAAGAAGGCAATACTCGTATCCTTTATTTGTTATAAAGAATCCATTTTTCCAGTGCACCATAAATGTAGCAAACAACATAAATATAATCATAATAAGACTACTTATTCTAGTGAAAAGACCTGCTATTAAAAATATACCGAATATCATTTCTGATATGGCAGATATATAACCTACTATTTCAGGTAATTTAAAAGATGATTTTAAATACTCGTTCCATTTTTTTAGACCAGAACCTCCAAATGATCCGAATACTTTTTGTAAACCGTGGAGAAAAAATATGATTCCAATAGTTACTCGTATGAGAAATAAACTTATATTTGTAGATTTATTTACATCAAATAAGGGTTTATTGTTTATAATCTTTTCCATTTTTAATTTATAGAATAGAAAAGATTTTACATTAATTTTTTTTGTTCTTTTCCAAAAACCTGTTCAATTTTGTTCTTAAATATATCTATAGGATATTTGAGTTTTTCGTAAGTTGTTTCTACAAAGTCTATATGTCCATTCATTTTATTACAAGATTTCTCAACATCTTTCATACGTTCATTATTAGTTTCTAAAAGTTTAATGATGATGTCCATTTTTTCTTCAAGAATGGACATTTTATTTAATATTAAGTCATTTGAAGATTTTTCAAAAGACATTTTTTTATATTAAGTATAAAATAAATTAATAAATTATTAAATGAGTTTCGACTACACTATTGTTGGCGGAGGTCCTTGTGGTCTTACAATTGCGCTATATTTATCCAAGTTGGGTAAGAATTGCTGCATCATTGATAAAAATAAGTCTTTGGGAGGTTGTCACCGTGTAACTAGAGTAGATGGCAAATTTACAGAACACGGCCCTCGTGTATATTCATCTGCTTATGTAAATGTAAAAGAAATATTGAAAGAATTAGATACTAGCTTTTCTGATATTTTTACGAAATATAATTTCAATATTTCTAGTATTCAAGATAGAACAGCAGCAAATTTGTTGTTTAGAGAAAAGGCGCTGATAGGGTTTGAATTTTTCAAGTTGCTTTTAGGTATTAATAAAAATAGTCTTAAACGAACTTCAGTAAAGTCTTTTTTAGATAAGCATAATTTTTCAGAAAAGTCAAAGGACTATTTTGATAGAATATGTAGATTGACCGACGGAGCTGGTTACGATAGATACAATATGTTTGAGTTTATGCAACTTATAAATCAAAATTTTTTTTACAATCTTTATCAACCTAAACATCCTAACGATATGAAACTTTTTGATTTATGGGAAAAAAAGCTCATATCAAACGGTGTTATTATTATGAAAGATACTTCCGTAAATACTTATAGTATTAATAATGGCAAATATGTAGTTAATCTTAGCACTGGTCAAAATATAATTACAGATAATTTATTTTTATGTATTCCTCCTAAGCATTTCTTACAAATAAGTCCTATTAATATAGTTAACAAATTTGGAGAATACAATAAACTCAATATGCAAGAATGGTCTGATTATAATTCTTATATAAATGATATACCTGTAAGTTTCCATTGGAACCAAAGATTATCTTTGCCTAAAGTGTGGGGATTTCCTGCGTCGGACTGGGGGTTAGCTTTTGTAGAAGTATCAGAGTATATGGATGCAAATAATGATAATAAAACATCTACAGTATTTAGCACTTGTATAACAAAGCAAGACACGCCTTCTTCTGTAACAGGAAAAACAATGTATCAAACGGAGGAGCAAGAACTAATACAAGAAGTGTTTAGACAGTTAAAATTATCTTTTCCAGATTTACCAAATTATGATAGAGCTATCATTCATCCCAACGTTAAACGAATAAATAATACTTGGGTTGAAGATGACACGGCTTATGTAGAAACTGATAGATACGAATTCGTTAAACCATCTGTTCCAGATTTAAAAGGACTTTATTACGTAGGAACACATAATGGTAATAGTTATTATAATTTTACGAGTATGGAGAGTGCTGTAACAAACTCTATGAATTTGTTAAACAGTCTTGCAGATTTTAAAAATAATAAAATAAATGTTAAAAAGCCATATGAGTTAATTGAGCATATTAGGTATATGTTTATGCTTATAATGTTGATAGCAGTGTTTACAATTTTGTTGATACAAATTTTCAAGAAAAAGTAAAATGTATATATTAAGAATAGATGGAATAAAAATGAGTAATGCTAAAAAATTTAAGGTAAGTGATGAAGTAAAATTACAAATAGTTAATGATATTGTTGAACCTTCTTATGTAGAAGAAATAAGACATAGTATAACTGCAAGAAAATGTTGGAAAAAGACTGGACAGATATTCGAAACTGTTTCTAAAGTTCTTGTTGCTGTTAGTGGCATATTAAGTTTTTCTTCTGGTTATTTTGGAGATCCTATACTGGGGTTAGTATCTGGAAGTATAACTACTATAAGTTTAGCGATGCTTCAATTTTCTTCGTTTAGTTATAATCAAAATAAGAAGCAAAGTGCGGAACTTAATATGCTTTTGCAAAAAATAAATGTAGATACAATACCTATTATAGAAAGAAACTCTGACTCTAAATTATTTAGTAAACCTGTTGTGTCTCCTACTTCTAAGGATAACAAGCCTTGTGTAAATATTCCTTCTCGCGAGGGGTCTAATAATGTTATAGTTGAAAAAAATGAAATGAGTGAAATAAAGAACCAACTGGATAAACTTTCAAAAGAATTAATTGAAATTACTAATATATTGAAAAAAAATGACTTGATAAATGAAATAGGAACACCACAAGAAGAACTAGAAGAAGGAAAGATATTTAATATTCCAAAAAGAAGGGCAAATTCTCCTGTTAATTATTAAAAAATTTAAGATGTTTTAATAATTATTAAAAGTATGGAAAATAAAAATATCAAAATAGTATTTGCGATAGTGCTTTTTATAGTATTTTTTGAAGCGATCGCTCAAGCCTGTTTAAAAAAAAGTAAACTAGATAACAAACGTAGTTATATATGCATATCTGTTATTGCTTATTTTATAATATGTTTACTGTTAATTTACTCATATGAATATAATACAATGGGTCGGATAAATTTAATATGGTCTTGTTTCTCTATAATTATAATTTTACTAACTGGAACTATATTTTATCACGAAAAAATATACACTTATGATTTAATAGGTATTGGATTAATTATAATTGGAATGTATTTTGTATACTTAAAGTAAATCATCCCAATAACAAAATCTTGTAATTAGTCCAGTATATCTTGTAATTGAATCGCAGCCTCTTTTTATTTTATTTATATCTTTTTCAGTTAGAGGCAACTTTTTTCTTACTTTTTCTATTGTATAGAAATGTTTGTTTAACATTTCGCTTAATATAGTCTTTGGAATATTAGGATATTTGTTTCTAAATTCATATGGTTTTTTTATAGTGTATATACCCCATTGTGTTGCTATTACACTTACATCTTTGTTCCTATGTTTATAAATAGTGTTTATGTCTTCATAGCTAGGATAAGATTTTGATATTATTGCAGGATGACTATGATACTCATAAGAAGTAAAAAATCTAGAATTGTCTTTTATTTTTAAAGATATTATATCGTCTTGTTGTTTAAAATAATTAAAATAACCGCAAAGTTCTTTCTCGTTATTATGAACGTTATTATACATTGTAATAAGTGTGTTTGAATCTAATGAAAATGTATCACATATTTTCTGCTCCATTTTTTATAAATTAAGAGAAATATAAAAAATGAAAATTAAATAATTTCGATAGGAATAATTCTTCGTAATATGTCAAAGTCTTTTATCTTAATTAAATAATCGTGAAACTTATCTCTTTCCGAAGATACAATTTTTAATAGAGAATTATAATTAATTTTATTTAATTGTTCTCTAGTTATTTCAATATCATCAAAGTCAGAAGCTATTGTTAGTATTTGTGAGATCAAATCTTCCTTGTTTCTAAAGTCTTTATTAAAATGACTTATACAAAATTCGGGAAATGTTTTTTTTAATTTGGCTTTAGTAACTATAATATTGTTATTAATTACATTATCATCACTCAATCTACGAATAATCATTTCCATCTGTTTACAAGTTCCTTCTGGAGATTTTCTAATTTCTTCTAGTAAATTGCCGCTAAGTTTAATAGCGAATTGGTCTGGTATAGTTTCTGAGTTACATAACATATTTAAAAACTCTATAAATCTGTTGCATCTTTTTGAGATTTTTGTTCCTGTTTCCATATTGAATATTTGCACTACATCTTTTATTTGATTTTTTAGAGATACAACAGGATATTTAAAAAACTTTTTTCTTGGTTTATTCTCCTGATCAATATAATAAACTGGTCTTAGCATATATTCTAAACTTGAAGATTTCCATAGTTTATCTAAGGTTTCTTGGTTTCCTACAGGTATAGATATGTCTATAAGTTCTCCAAATATATTATCGAAAGGAAGAGAAGTCGTTTCGTAAACACCATTTACAAAGTCTGCTATATCTGCGCTAAGAGATTTGTGGGGATAGTTCAAAGCAAAGCTTAGTTTGAGTCTGTAAAGATAAAAGATTTGAAGATTTGAAATGTTTATAGGAAAATTAGCAGCAGAAACGGTTACCATACAACTATTAAATGTTTGTTCATTACGTTGAAGTTTATGCCGTACGGTATCTATAAAGTTTTCTATTTGTCTTGTTTTTAATAAAAAGTAAGATTTTATATCTTCATCCATCTCTACAGAAGCAGCGTCTCTTAGTTCTTTTATTGTAGTTTGTAATGCATCGATTAATATGCTTAAAAATTTGTATGTATTTAATTTTTCTAGGAAAGCATTTGTAAAACGATTAAATTGCTCTTCTCTATTTAATAAGTTACTTACACTACCAAGTGTGACTTTCATTAATTTGTCGATACGACGTTGGGCGTCCTTTCCTGGAAAGTATTGCTTATCTTTTATCAAGAATGAAAAGTCATAGTCTGTATTAGAAGAAGGAAATAGTTGGTTATTTATGAAACAATTGTCTTTATTTATATTTTCTATAATCTCTTTCGTATCTTGCATGATAAGATTATTTTTATCTTCCTTGCATATTTTTCTTATTAGCTTATTGAGAGCTTTTCCTCCTTTCAAATAAAATCTAAAATGGTTCCATATTTCTTGTCTAGTCAAGTTAAACTTAGATTCTAATTTTGTCAATAAAGTATAAAATATACTCTCTATAAATGGTTCCAAGATCATATTGATATTTACATTTTCAAATTTGAAATTATACATGGCATTAGTAATGTTACTTTGAAAAGCCATCTTATAAGGTAAAAGAGCTTTGTATAATTTATCTTTTCTCTGGTAAAATGACATTTTAGTATAGAAAAAGATTTTATAAAATCTTTATAATAAATCAAAATCTTTATAATTTTCCCACTCTACATACATATTGTGACTATAATTTCCATTATGATAATTATAAATAATAACTTGAACTAATCCTCTACTTGTTTGTATATCTACAACTGCAGAATTTACTTTTTTTTCCCAATTAGATATCAAAGGCACTTGCTTATCTTTTGCTTGTTGTTTATAATCAGGGTGTATGTCTCTTCCAAATTTTATACTCTTAATCTCTACATCTTTCAGCTCCTCTTGTTCTGAATTATTATTTTTAATTTTATAAAAAGGTAATAGTAAAACTACATTATAATCTTCGCAGCAATATAACATTTGTTCAATTAGTAATTTAATTTTTGAGTTATCTTCAAGAGTTATTATATAGCCATAAAATATTTCTGTAAATGTTTTGACCTCTCTATAATCTTTTACTTTCTCAATCGATATTATTTTTTTATTTATTTCTCTGAAACTACAGCTCATTGTTTCTTAACTTCTAGAAAAACATAATCTTAAAATGATTTTAAAACATATTATTATATATGTAAGTATCTTTTTCATATTGTATAAAAATGACTAAAATAATGTTCGTAGATACAGAAACTACTGGTCTCCCAATTACAATCGGGTTTGACAATTATCATCATCCTTCTAATATTGACAAGTATAATACATCTAGAGTAATTGAACTCGGATACTTGATATATGAAAATGACAAGTTAATTAAAGAATATGATTCACTCATACGCCCAGATGACTTTTTAGTATCTAATACTCATATTCACGGTATCACGCAATATGATACAGAAGTTAAAGGAAAGTCAATCATAGAGGTATTCTCAGAAATGTTAAAAGACTTAGAAGGAGTAGATTATATAATAGGTCATAATATTATGTTTGATTTCAACGTGATATTGGCAGAATGTTATAGATATAAATTTGAAAAATTAATTGACAAGATTGAAAGAACACAAACTAAATGCACTCAAAAAATAGGTAAGAAAAAAATGAACTTATATAAGTATCCTAAGCTTATTGAGCTTTATAAATTTTTATTTTCAAATGAATTAAAACAAGATCATCGTGCTTTATCTGATGCAAAAGCCTGCGCTGACTGTTACTTCAAAATGGTATCGTAATATTATAGAATTATACATTATATAATATTACATTTTTAGTTATTCTCAAGCATAACCTTCATATTCTTTTCAATGTTATTAAATTCAGCTGTAGTGTCTTCAGACAAACTGTAAAGATAAATAGAATCTTTTATTTGATTAAAGTATTCTTCGCAAGCTTTCATTTGATTAGGAAGCCATTTTGATATAGGTGTTCCTCCTGTTGCAGTTGGATAAGATGTATTTTCCATAATATATTTTTTCACATAGTTCCAATGACCAAATCTAAAGTTATATACTTCACAAACAATTCCTAAAAGATAAACTAATCCTGTATAATTAAATGTTGATTTAAGATATTCAAATAAATTAGTTTTATGCATCTCCTCAGAAAGATCTTTCAAAAATTCTTGCATACACTTAGGTCTATACTCTCTAAAAGTTATAAGTTGTCTAGTTAGTTCATTGTCAGGATAATGTTTGTCAATGCCTGTAAAAATATCTTGAGTAGGTATGATACTATCTTGAGATCCAGACTCTCCGCAATATGCTCTTTTTTCATCGGATACTCCTTCGTAGATTACACCATCTCCAAAAATATGTTCATTTCCTTTAGCTCCCATAATGAATAATCTAAAATCATTATATTTTTTGAAATTAGAAGCAAGCCACATATCTTTTTTTCTAAAGTTCATATCTCTCATAGTTTCGTAATTTAATCTAAGAGATTCTGTCAAACTGTCGTGATCATTATTAGAAATGTGTTTTAGCGAATCATAAATAGACTGAATTAACTTGTTACTATTTTCGTTAATATAAATATGCATCATAATAAAACCAATTTCATCATCTGTGTTAACGAAGCTTACAGCAGGTTTAATATTTTTCCAGTGAAAAGAACCTTGTTTATTAATTTTAATTGTGTTACCAAAAGAATAAGCATAATAATAATCTAACCACGGAAAAGCTCCTAGTTTTTCAGATACTTTACAATAAGGAACAGCAATATTTCTAGGTAGAATCTCTCTTGCCTTGCCATATTCTCCTTTTGTTTTGAAATGTATATAAGAAGGTTCTATTATATATGCAGATGCCAAAAATGAATAAGACCTATAGAGTGCTTGAATGATAAATATATCTGTTTCCTTATCAACTTCTTCGGAATAGTCTTTCAAGTAACTATGAACTAGACTAGTGAGTGTTTCTTTTTTCATATCATCTTGTTTAATAAGATTATGTAAGTTTTTAACAATATATTGTAGAGTGGAATAAGTTTCTGGCAGATCTGAAAGAGGTTCTCTAATAGTTAAAAAACCGTGTGTTGAATCAACTGAAAAAAAACCGTCTGTGTAACAAGCTTTCATTTTTTATAATTATTTTTTAATATTTAAAGTCTAAGAAATAAAAATACATTTTTTTTATATTATACTCTTTATAATATAAAAATGTCATTTACTAATTATATGGTCGCATCAAATAAACCATCTTATTCAAGCTATTCTACGCTAGGTGTTCAAGCTGCTATGGGCTGCACTGACCCTTGTAGAGAAACTCAATTATACGAACTTAACACTCTCAATGAACTATATAAAATTAACTACTTACCACGTCTTAGAAAAGACTGGCAAGTAGCTCCTAGATACTCCGCATTTCCTTTAGAATGCGATATTACTTACAAGTCAAGTAACCTACATTTAGGATACGATGAAACTTATTATAATTTAGCAAAATCTCCCTTGTCTTGTTTTGCCAAGTCTTGCGATGAAACAAATATCCCAGTTCATATTACAAATAAATTAAAAAATTAAAATATTGTAGTTATATAAAATGAATGATAACACACTTCGCGCATTAAGACAAGATATAGCCAAGTATTATAATAATCCTGTTCTTACTAAAGTCACAGAACAAGGAATTTACAGTATTTATAAGGTAAAAATTAGTTCTTTCTTAATAGCGACTGAACCTAGATATTTAGTAGCAATTGTTATGAACGATCCTACACCTATCTTTAACAGACAAAAGTTATCTAACCTAAACTGGATATCCTTTCAAGCAAGACAACTTGAAAAAGGACAAGAAGACGATGACCTAAATATTGCAGGAGAAACTGAACTAAACTATGAGAATCACGACTCTAGCATTATTTCTGTATATGATACGATTAGAAAGAGTAGTTCACAAGAAGAAAAAGGATATATAGAGTATAGATCATTTACATTTCCTATTAAAGTTCTTGTAGTATGTAATGAAAAAAGATGTTTTAATCCTAAACAAGAAGCTCAGTTAGAGCAAGCATTAAGATATTTTAATACTGTTATAATGGTTCTTCCAAAATAATTCTAATATTTTTTATTCAATACTATAATAATGCCAGAACCAATTTCCATTATAAGCAACTACTCTAGAAGGTCTGTTAATTTCAGTTGTAATTCCTACTGCATCTGGATAGTAATATATTACTTGACCTGAAGAATTAGGTGTTCTAATTCGATAACTAATAGGAATATTATCAAAAACAGAAAAATTATAATTATTAAGAAATATATATGTAAGACCATCATTTCCTACTGCAGATGGTAATGTAAATATTACATAGTTTGTTGGAACTATAAATTGACCATGACTTGTTGTTAAAGTAGTATCAGAACTAAATGCATTTATTCCAGAAAATCTTGAACTTCCACCACCGCCACCTCCTCCACTAACAGCAGACCATAGTAACCCAGAAGGAGTAGATTTTAAATAAAGTTCTCCTCCAGAAATATCTTCATTGCCCGCAGAGTTAGTAGAGTCTAATATAGAAGATGGTTTAATTGAACCATTTACAGTTACTTTATTATTACTAGAATCAACTAGAAGTGTATTACCGATTCTAGTTGCACTTATGTCATTTGTAGATATATCTAACTTATAGGTAGGCATAGATGTTTGAATTCCTACGTTATTTAAAATTGAGTTAACTACAAGAGTTCCTGCATCTACTACCATACCACCTTCATTTCCATATTTTACTCTGTTGTTTAGTAAGTTGATTCGATTTGAAAATTTTTTTACTGAACTCATTGTTATAATTTATAGAAATATATTTTTTTTTATAAAAGGTATAATTAAATAATTTACTTACTAAACTATCATTAAATAAATAATTAGGATAAGAATTGAAATAGTAAGTGTAATACATTTTTAATATTATAAAATATAATATTAAAAATATTATCTATAATTTTAAGCATAAAATCCTTCATCGTGTAACTTCATTTTTATATAGTCTTCAAGATCTCCATATTCGATGTTATAAGGTATTTCAATGAGAGTTATGTTGTTTTTCTCACATAATTCCTTTTTTAATTTATCTCTATAAACTTGATTTGCAAAATCCTCTTGAGATTTATGGAAATAAGGAGAAAAATTATAATGTTGTTGTCCTTGGTATTCAAATGCTAATTTTAGTTTATCATTATAACCATCGAGTTCAAGTTTTTTTCCAGTTCTATCATTTACAATGAAGCTAGGTCTAACTTTTGGAAAGTCTGTTTTAAATATATCTTCAAATATTTCTCTGCATCTTGATTCGTATTTGTATACTTTTTTTGGAGAAGAAGAGCTATCTATCTTATTTATAATAGAGTTTACAGTCCAAGGATGATATTTTTTTATATAGTTATTTATAGAATTATGAAAGATATAAAATAACATCAAAATACCGACAAATATAAGTATCCAATACTTAAGTTCCATTTTATATTTATTATAAATATAAAATGGTTTTTAAATTTATTTTTAAAAAGTGTAAGCTCTTACCTGAAATAATTTAGAATTTAAGTTCTTAATTAGAGTCTTCCAAACCTCTAAGTTTGTTTCTTTTTTTTCATTAATTATGTTAGTTAATATGACTTCATTGGAACTAATTACAACTGGAAGATTAAGATCAAGTGAACTGATGTAGTCTATAACTGAGTTTAAGAGAGACGCTAAAGATTTTATTTTAGGTCCTTCTTGCATCATTAGAGTATGTTTTTTTGTAGGATAAAATACATCTGCTTTTGTTTTGTTGTCTTTGTGAGAAATATATACATAAATGTTCTTGTTCATTTTTAGAATAAGGTTAAAAAAAATAACTGAATAAAATAAAATATCATTTTATATTTATAAATATTTATGTCTTCTTCAAGATTATATTCTTACTCAAATTATAACAATATATTAAAATCAAAACTGAGAGGAGTTATAAACAATATTATAAAAGATGCAAACCCAGATTACTTTGATTACTATGTTTCGCATTATTTACCCATTGTAAGTTCTTATATGAATTTAGATTATAATATCTTATCCTATAGACAACTGATAGAGCAATTCATTAAAATAAAAATTATAAATAATTACACCCAATACAATCAAACTAGAAATGTAACTATTCCTAGTTTCTCTCCATCTCCATTTAAATATGACGAATTATTATTACCTTATGGAATTCACATACTATATGATATTATACCAGAAACTACTTGTGATACGATTAACTATATGCTGGGATCACTAAATATAAATCCAAGAACTCAAGATGTTCAGTTTTCTCTATCAAACAAAGATGAGATATTTGGAGATATGGCGCCAGATTTTTTAAATTGTATGTATGCGAGTATGCTTGAAGAATTTAATAATAATGGTATAAATATGAAACAAAAATACCAGGCAATTTATACGACATTAAGAGATATTAATTTAAATTGTTATTTGAAGAATGATTCCGCTAAGGATATAGTGTTACTATTTTTTAGTGATTTAGAAATAGAAGGAAGAGAATGTATTTCTTGGGCAAAGCCTAATCCAGGATACTTTAAGATGAACTTAAAAAAAGGATCTATTGTAGTTTTCTCAAGAGATGCGTATGTGAATTGGAGTTATAGTATTAAGAATAATACTGGACTAATCATATTAACTTAAAAATGATTTTTATATTAATAAATTATGATATTAACATAAAAAATGAGAGTTCTTGCAATTGGCGATCAACATTTTAAACTCGATAATATTTCTCAAGTAGAAATATTTATTTCTAAATTAAAAGATCATTTAGAGAAAGAACATTACGACCTTATAGTATCGGGAGGAGATTTACTAGATACACACGAGCGATTGCATACACAATGTTTAAATAAAGCTATAGAATACTTGAAATTATTGTCTACTCATTGTAAGACGTATGTTCTAGTAGGAAATCACGATATGATTAATCCATCACAATTTCTGACTACGAATCACTGGTTAAATGTAATAAAAGAATGGGATAAAACAAAATATGACATAGAAGTAGTAGACACTCCCAGAGTTTATGAAGGTGTTTACAAGTTAGTATTTTGCCCATTTGTTCCTGATGGAATGTTTGAAAAAGCGTTAGATACGCTTGATGTGAGTTGGAAAGATGCAACTATGATTTTTGGTCATCAAACGATGGATGGTGTAAAGATGGGAAGTATAGAGGCAGAAGGAGTAGAGAAGTGGAAGGAAGATTACCCTAGTTTGGTATGTTTTCACGTTCACGATATGCAAAAGGTTCAAGAAAATTTATTCTACACAGGGTCTTGTATGCAGCATTCTTTTAGCGAAAATATAAAAAAGAGTTTGATGCAGATAACGATAACGGAAAGAACAGATGAATTAGATGAGGTGGAGAATAATTTGGTATTTTTTAATAAAAATATTTATATAAGGAGATTAAATATAGGTGTTCCAATTAGGAAGATAATTCATTGTACCGTAAAGGATTTGGAAAAAATGACCAGTATTGACGATGTGATACCAAGAGTGTATAGAAATAATATGTTTATTTTAAAGGTAGTTGTATCAGGTAATTATAATGAGTTTAAATTAATGAAAAAATCTGAGCACATTAAAAAATTAATGAGTAAGTATAAGCTCATTTTTAAACAAGATGTCTCCTCTATTATAGAGAAAGATGATATAAAGTTAAATTATAATCGAGAGTATGCTTTTAAGAATATGTTTGAAGATATATTAAAAAAAGAGATAGGAAGTGATCTTTATTCTATGTATGAACAATTATAATTTAATTTAAAATAATATATGCATTTGTATATTGTATGGTTTTAAAACAATATACAAATGATTTTTAGATTATTAGCTTCTATAGTGTGTAAGATAATCTTATTTTGCTCTGGATGGAAAACTTCTGTAACTAAATCAATTAAACACTTGAATAGTATAGATAATGCTATTATAATTTATCCTCATTCTAGTTATTTCGATTATGTATTTTATTCTCTTTATTATTATGCTTATAATTTAACTGATATTTACACTATAATGTCTGAGAGATTTATTCCTTTTCCTAAGCTTTGCCCTAGTTTAGTTCCAGCTCCAGATTATAATGTTCGGCATTATATGGATAAGGGTGTTTCTAGATTAAAAGCAATTTACTATGCTTGGAGAGATAAATTTAGAGGTCAAGAGATCGAACAAAAATACAATAAAACTAATTTTGTGAATTACTTGACTGATCATTTCAAAGATAGAAAGTATAAGATATTGATTTCTCCTACTGGTTCTATTACTTCTCAAAAATGGAAGAGCGGATATTATCATTTATCTAAAAATTTAAATGTTCCTATTGTAGTATGCGGAGTAGACTATGAAAAGAAAGATTTAGTTGTTTCTAATATATTTCAAGCAGACGACTTGCACCCAAGTAGAAATGATTTAAATTCTGTATTTGCACATATTTCAACTTATCACAATACTAAACATATTAATATTTTTAATTATGGGTGTATCGCAAATGTTTTTTTCTATTTATTAAATAACCTATTGCTGTGTAGGGCAAGTTTATTTTATATCGTTTGGAATTTATTTGGATTTTTTGCAACACATAATTATTATATTACAAAAAATGCGATTCCTATTTTTTATAATCTTCATAAAATCTTGATATCTATAGCTGCATTAAATTACGCAGTAAATTATAAAGTAGGATCTTTATTGATATTAATGAGTATTATTTCGTTAGTGGTTGGTTGTTCTTGTATTGGATATATATCTAAATATTATCACAAGTCTACAAAGAGTCATTTAATTTTGGAGTTTATGATTGGTCTTGGAGTATTTAATTTGATGAGATAAGTTATTTACTCTTAAGTTGAGACATTTGCTTATGAAGAAAAGCATTTTCTTCTTCAAGACCCTTAACTCTAGTTTCTAGTGATTGTAATTTAGACAATATATATCTAATACGTCTTGATGTTCTTACTATATCTTCTTCCTCGCTATTATCAACGTCTTCTTTAATCATTTTATCGTGGCTTGAAGTGCATAGAGATTTAATTTTATTTTTTAGGAACTCTATTACTTCTTCGTCAGAGTCACTACTATCTTCGCTATCCTCATCTTCTTCGGCTTCATCTTCCTCTTCCTCATCTTCGGAGTCAGATGGAGATTGTCGTTTGTGTCTTTTCTTTTCTTTTATAGAGGTAGTAGTAGGTTTATCTTCTTCTGTATAATTAGAGTTTACGATGGATTGGATTTTCTCAAAGTCTTTTAGTTTTTCTCTGGATAGAGTCCATTGCTTCTTTTTTTCAGACCAAGAGGCGCCAATGTTTTTCAAGTGACTTCTCCACCTCTTTTGGACTTTTTCAAGTTCTCCGTGAGGTTTCAAAGTATACTTTTTTTGTTTTCCTGTAGGTTCAACGACAATAAGATCGGTGGAACTCATTTTTTATAATTTAATGTTCTTCTTTAAATATTTGATAAAGAAGAACATTATTAAATTAATATAGATTCATTTATATATTCTTTGGGTTTAATATTTTTAAAATAATCTGGTTTGTGTATTTTTAATTCTTCTAATTTTGATTCTATATATTCGATGAGTGTTTCCAAATCGCATACAAATCCTCTATCTTCCTTGTACGTTTCTTTTAAATTTGTTAACCCTTCAGTTGCATAGTATAAGTTAAATATAAGCTGAGAACATAGCATTTTGTCAGGTATTCTTTCCGAGTTCATATGCGCTTGTATTTTTTCGAATGCTCTTTTAATGATTAATGAGAAATAATGAAATGTTTTTTCTCTACTTTCTCCGTATAAAGTCCTATAAAATCCAGAAAATATATTTCTGCTGCAAATACTTAATGAATCGATATTTATTTGTTCTCCTGGTTTTATTTTTCCTATAAATTTTAGGTTTGAAATAATCTCGCTGTTTTCTTCTAGTTTAACATTTTTGGTTTGAGAAACCCCCATTGGTAGAAAAGTTAGTAACTTTATAAACGATAACATCGTTTATATAAATACAAGAAAAATGATTTTTTATATTAAGTTTATATTTTTTATCGATTATTACCAACTAAAAATGAGCAAGACAAAGACTTCTACCTTTATTTTGGAAAATATAAATGTCAATTCTCTTGAAAAAAAACACATCTTAAACGATGATATGCTTATGTCTTCTTTAAGATCATCTCCAAAAACAAAAAAAACAAAGATAAAAGATATATTCAACTCTGTTCAAGACAAAGACTTTTCTTTGAAAGAAAAAAAAGATTATATCAAGGAAACAAAGGAAATATTATTTTATGTATCTATGAATGGCCAAATGTTATCCCAAAGAGATCTTGAAGATAAACCCATCAGATGCTTTAATTGTCATAAAAATTTAAACTGTGTTCCTCTTACAGTTCCAATCAAGTTTCATCCTAGTTTGATAAAAATGTCTTATATAAAACCTACAAAGTTTTTTGAAGATGGAGAAGAGATGAACACAATAAGTTACTCTCAACTTTGCGTATCTAAAAAAGATAGAGAGCATCCTAATTGCGAAAAGAAAGATTTTTTTGAAGGTATTGGAGTAGTATGCTCTTTTGATTGTGCACTTGGACATATCAAATTAAGACTGTGTTATGGAGATATAAGATTCAAGCATTCATATGAACTTTTAAGTAAAATGTATTTTATGATGTTTAAAAAACCGATGCCAAAAATAATAGAAAGAAACCCTTTTGTATATGAACTAACACCAGAATACGGAGGAATATGTGATGTTATACCTGATAATCTAACTCAATGTATAAATACAGATTCTACTTCACTTAATACGAAGGATTCTCCTACTTTCAAAATTTCTTCTTCTATATATCAAAAGTTAAAGAAATAATTAAATAATTAAAAATGTTAAGCAAACAACAATTAATTCATATTGCTACTGATGCTGTACTTATTTCTCTATTATTTTTATATGTAAATAATAAAACAAAAGCAGTTGCAGATGCTATGGATGACTTGAGAGAATATACAGAAGATCAAATAGAAAGTATTAACAATAAATTAGATAACATAATTACTCATATGACTAAACAACAACAGCAACCACAATATGTTCAACAACCTCAATATGTTCAACAACCTCAACAAATTTCAAAACAATCCCAACCAAAACAACAACAAAGACAACCTCAACCTCAACCACAAAGACAACCTCAACCTCAAGTTCAAGTTCAAACACCAAGACAACCTCAACCTCAACCACCAAGACAACCTCAACCTCAAGTTCAGCAACAAGCACAATCTCTTCCAAAGTTTAGAGCAAACGCTCAAGTATCAAAACAGGTAAGAATAGAAGCAATGCCAGACATTGCTCAGATTAATGACTTTGTAAATTCAATTCCTTCTTCTTTCGCTTTTATTTCTGCAACACAAGTTCCACAATATCAACCACAACAATCTACTTCAATTGAAGTAATTGAAGAACAAGATGAAGAAGAACAAAATGTAGAAAATGAAAATGAGTTGAATGAGTTGGACGATAATGATATTGAAGAAATTAATAATGCATTGGCTGAGAATGAACAGAATACTGAAAATGTTAAGAATGAATAATTTAAAAACTTGATTATTATTATGTAATCTTTAATGATAATCAAAATGTTAAAAATGATTAGAATACCTAAAAAGGTTAGACTTTCTAAAGAAAGAGAACATTTAATTTCTACATATTCTCTTGATACTTCTCTAGTAGATGATGTAATAAATAATATAACTAGTGGATATAATTATTTTGAAAATGATATGATTGAAGTCGGAGAGAGACCAGATTTCTTTTATGAAAGTGAAATGTTAAATCAATTTCAAGAGTTTAAAGAAGAGTTAATATACGATGGATTTTATGATTTCTCAGAAATTATCAAATTAAATCATTTTTATAGGTTATTCTCACCTTCTTATAATCCTAATTTTTAATTATAAAATGATATTTATAATTAAAAATATATAAATAATTGATTTTATAGTAAATGGATAAGTGTGATATATTAGTAGAAGAGTTTAAGTTGTGTATTAGAAAGATACAAGATATATCTACTGATTGTAATTATCAACTAACTAGGTGCAATTTTATTTGGAAAGAACTAGTAACTTGTTTTAACGATATTAAAAAAACACAAACTCATAATATTGAAAATGTCTCAGATAAATCAAATAAGTAGTTTAGATGCTTCTGACAATGTAGTTGAAAACAAATCTTATAATATTTTGCTATCTTCAGAAAACAAAATCGTAAAAACTATTTCTAATATAAGTCCTTATTATAATTTATCTAATTATATAAAAATTTTCATAGATGATGTAAAAGATGGCGAGAACAATATAATTATTCCATCTTTCGTTGATGAAGATTCAATGCACATAATAATTAATTTTATAGAGACTTATTCAAAGACTACACAATATAAATTTAATGAAGTTTCGAATGAGTTTAAAATAGAAATAAGCAAACCTATTAAGTCTGAAGAAAAGTTAATCGAACAAGTCGGAAATGAAAATTACAATTATCTTCGGACTATTTTTGCAAGACGTATTTTTAAGAAGATATTAGATGTGGCTATGTGCTTGGATATACCTATTTTGATCGAAATGATTTGTGCAAAGATTGCGGTTGATATTAAGTATCTTACAAGAATAGAAATAAATAATTATTTTAATCACTCATAATTTATGTTTGCAGTTAGGGCAAAAATTATTTTTTTGAAACCATGTAGTTATACCTGCATTTTCTAAGCATTCTTTTTCGTCTGAATGAAATTTATGTGTACAAGGTAATTCATAATAAGGTGAGAGTTTAATTTGCTCGAAACATATAGAGCAATTATCGTTTATTTCTTCTGTTGGTTGTTTTATCATTTCTTTTGAAAATGATAAGGCTGGTGTATTTACTTTATCGTTATTAAAATAAGTTACAGGATCTTGATTAAATTGTTGAACATTATTCATATATTCCTGTAATTCTTTTTTATTAGGATATTTTTTATTTAGTAACTCATATTCATATACTATTTCTAGTTCTCTGCAATTTTTAAACAATCTTCCTATATTGTATAACATATGTTTTTTCATATTTATTATTTTATCTTGAGGATAAGCATACTCGCATAAACAATCTACTACACAAAATGTTTCTTCTAGTTCTTCTCGTGTAGGAAAATTTTTATAATTTTGTTTATAATAATTGCTAATAAATAATATAACTTGAAAATCGACTAGTTCAGTTCCGCATAGGGTTTTAAACCACCATTTAGAAAGTTGAATATCCATCTCATCTAGTTTAGGAGTATTTCTTAATATAAATGGAGAAGGAAAAACAATAGGTAATATGTCAAAAATAGATACTCTTTGATTTCTTGTTGAACTCATTTTGTTCTTATATTTAATGAAAGATAAAATGATTTTTAAATTATTTTATAAATACATTATCGTCTAAAATTAAAAATGAGTTGTATTTATGTTTATAAAAGAGCTAATGATGGCAACAAGTGCACTGATAAAATATGTAAAAAATCAACTAAATACTGCAGCAAACATTATTATATAGAAAAAAATGAAGAAAAGAAAAAACTAAAAAAAAAGAGTATAACCAAAATGCTAAATACTTCTCAAAATATAGTAACTGAAATTGAAACTGATGTTATTGAAGATATGAAAGGATACTTAATTCTAAAAGATACATCTTATATTATAAATGGACTCAAAAGTAAGATAGTAATAGGTAAGTTAGAAAATGATGATTTTTGTAGTTTAAAAGACAAAGATATAGAAATATGTAAAATAAATAATTGGAAATATAAACAATTTATTTAAAAAAACATTTTTTATTTTATATTAGTAAATAAAAAATGTCCAATCCTCATAATTTTGTAATTCTTTCAAATTCAGATTTTGATAATCAAGGTAACTTGAAAAACTATACTAAAGAAAATGTAGTTGTATTATATTACAGAGATGGTTGCCCTGCTTGTGAACGTTTTAAACCTACATATGCTAGTGCAGCTGAAAAATTTAGAAACAATCCTAAAACTTTATTTGGTATTGTAAATACAAGCGATAATAGATCTTTAATGAGTAGAATTGACGGAAACTTTCCTTATGACGTAAACTATGTCCCAACTGTAGTCTGTTATTCAAATGGAAAATATTATTCTACCTATGACTATGATCCTGAAAATCCAGAAGAAGCTAAAACATACAGAACAGAACCAGATGTTATTGAATACGTAAAAGGAATTGGAAAGTCAAAAATAAATTTTAAATAAAAAAATGATTTTGTTATGTTTATATATAATAATATAATCATAACAATGAACGTTTCTCAGTTACTAGACAAGTGCTCCAGATTCAATATTATTGTCGATTCTGAACCTATTTCTCAGTTCAAAAAATCCATAGATAGTCTATTAAGAGATGTTGGTCAAAAGGTACCTGAAGGAACTGAATTAGAAGTTCGTTTCAGATCCAACAAAGATCTCAACTATAATTTTATAGAAGCGTTTGAATTATTGAAACAAATAAAAAACTATAAAACTATAGAATTTACCAAACTTGAATCATTTGAGACATTTAGAAACATATCTTATTTTGAAGATGGATTATTCGACAAGACAACTATGTATAAACAAATATCCCAAGAAAAAGAACGAGGAACTATAATAGACTTTAAAACACAGCCAGTTGGAATCAGAATTGCATTATCTACAGAGAAAGAAATTCCATTTAAAAACTCAGAAGATAAACCAAAGTTTCAAAAGTATCAAACTAGATATATATTTGATTTTGATACTTTTGAAATTCATTTTTCAGAAATACAAATCCCAAAAGGAAATGAAAAAAACCTAAGTCCTTTTGGATTCGTCGAGGAGATGAGAGAAGTTTTATATGACTTGGAAATAGAAATCAAAGAAACTACACGTATGATCGATATCATTAAATTTGGATATATATTATTAACTCAAAATATTTCCGTTGTTAATAAAGAATCTCTTGTAAATACAGTTCTCACCAATCAGCGCACAATTATATCCTCATTTCCTCAAATATATAAAAAAGATAGAGCAAATAGATTCTTTGATAATAAACCCATCTCTCTAGGACACTCCAACATTAATTCAATCGAAAGAGATTATGTTGTAACAAATAAGCTAGACGGCGTACATTATAATATGGTATTCTCAACAGCAGGAATTTATTTAATAAATTCTACAGAGATTATGATGGTTTGTTTACCTCAAATACAAGGATTCGATAAATTAATATCTGATATAGGAAACTTAAATATTCTAGACGGAGAACTTACTTTCGATATTAACCATTTTCAGTTTGTATTTAATGTATTTGATGCCCTAGTATTAAGAAATAGAAATATATCAGGTATTCCTTATACTCAAAGAATGGACAGAAATTCAATGAGAATTGCAGATGCTTTTAATTCGAGTAATCTTAATTCTCTTATAAAAATAGAATTCAAAAAACAATTTTATTCAAACGATATATTCAAAGATATTACGGATTGTCTAGCTTATATTCACCATAAATATGGTGACGAATATGAAGATAAAGATGATGGACTAATTTTTATATCTAATGGTCCTTATTCACAACCAATTTATAAATGGAAATTTCCAAAAAGAATAACGATAGATGGAAAAGTAAAGTTTATGTATTCTGCAAAGTATCTTAACGTATATAAGTTTGAATGTAAGACTGAAAAGGATTATAGTCCACTTGATATCCAGGGTCAAGAATTAAACCTATTTGTTAATCAATATTCTTTTTTTAATCATACTATTAAAGATGGAGATATAGTAGAGGCAGAATATTCTAAACTTTTAAATGCGTTTGTTCCAACTCGAGTTAGAAAAGATAAAACTGAACCAAACTTTATAACAGTTTGTAAGAACACACTTGATCAAATATTAAGACCTTTAAAAGAAAGAATGTTGCTAAAACACTTTATACCTAAAAATGAAAATATTCCTTACTTAGAATCTGATGATAAATATTACTCGTATCTAAGAAATAAATTTGAAAAAATGGACAAGGTAACTTTTGGAAAAACTTTAATAAAAGGCGATGAAGAACCAGTTATAGTAAGAAGTATTAAGAGAGACGAGACTTCACCTTCACCTGAAATAATAAAGTTAATTAATGAGTTCAAAGAAATAAAAGAATATAAGATTGACAAAGAAGAAGAAAAGAAACTCATAGAAAAAAATGAAGCACAAAAACAAAAGAAGTCCATATTAACTCCTATTACTTTTATAAAGTCTTCTTCTCTTCTTACAAAATTAACAGATGATACTATAGAAGAAGAGAAAAAATCGATTGTCCCAACAACTCAGCAACTAAGAGAAAAAATAGAACGAGAAAATACTTTGAAAAGTCTAGCTATTAATAAATTAGAAGGAATTAAACTTAATTTTAACGAAGAGTTGTCAACTGCAAGAGTAGGAACTATTGGTGAAGGTTCTTGCTTTATTCACGCTATATTATTTTCTATTTTTGAAAAGTATATGAAACTATCAAATAAAGATAAATTCGAATATGCTAAATATGTCAGATCTTATATGGCAGATAAATTACTTACCGAGACTTGGGCATCTCTAGGAAATGGAAACATTGCTAGATTTGGAGTGGATGAACTTATGAGAAAAAAACTACTAAAAACAGAACTAGAAGAGTTTGAAAAATATTCTGATAAATTTAAACCTGAGAATGACGAAGATTATTTTGAACAGTATGCTAGTTATATGTATGAAAAATATGATATCATAGAAAGTGTAGTCAAAGAAAGTTATGAAAAGTTTAAGAAAAATATAGGAAGTTATTGTATGTTCGATTCTAGTATGATTGAATATGCTTCTATATTTTTTGAATGCAACTTTTTTATAATCAAAGACATCACTAGAGAACTAGAATCAATATCTTATGATCTTTTCGACCCCTCCAAGAAAACTATATTTATACTTAACATTGACAAGAAATATGATATCGGCAGTCCTCACTATGAATCTATAATAGTAATTGATGAAAACAACAAGATGATTACTACATTTGATCCTGATAGTGAACTAGTATTATCTGCTTTAAGACATTACGAAGAAAAGAGAAAAGTTGCTCCAAGAATTCCTTCTGTGTCTGTAGCAGCAGCTATATTAGAAGAACAAAAATCTTATGACAAGTTACTTGTAGGTAAAGAAATGAATGAAATATTTTCAAAATACTTTATGTATGACAAAAGCAAACAATTAAAAATGAATTTTTTATAAATAATTAAATAAATTTATCTATTATATATTTTAATAAAAATATATAATAAATGAGCTTTGATGATGGTTTTGAACCTTACGAAGGACAACTCGTATTTGAACAAGCAGGCGATTTCGGAGGAGACTATGATCAAGATGAAGATGAATTTGAAGTTCAAGAATACGCAGAAGAAGGAGATAACGAAATAGAAGGAGATGTATTTATGGACAATGATTTTAGAGTTGAATATGACGGATTTGAACAGATGGGAGGAGAAGATTTTGGAAACTCCTTTGCAGACAGAGAAAGAGTAGGAGGACCAATTAGCTCTGTTGCACAAATAAAAAGTCTTATAAGTGTTTTTGGCGGAGCACTCGGAAAAAAAGATGAGAAAATATCATTTGAGAATTTATCAGATGAAGATATATTTAAGCTTTTGTTAAATAATGTTATTTATGCTAATAAATTAAACAACTATTATCCCAATACGAACTTTAATTCATTGATGGAAGAGTTATTCCTGATGTTATATAAAGTTCCTAATTTAAAATATAAGAATCCTGCTGCATTATTTATATCTTATTTATGTGTTGCTAGAAATACTGGAGAAATTATAAAGTCCAAATTAGAACATTGGACACAAGCTACAAAAGTATTAAATATATATTGCACAGATGTGATAAGGTATGGAAAATTATGGAAACAAATTTATAACAAAAATTAAACATTTATTATTTATTAAAATAAATGAATAACTTTGATATCATTTATATCATTAATTTAAAACATAGAGTAGATAGAAAAGAAAGCATCCTAAGTGAACTTAATAAAATAGGTGTAGAAGAAGGAAGAATTAAATTAATAAATGCTATTCATGTTCCTCACTTTGGAGCTCTTGGATGTGCACAGTCTCATAGACTAGCTCTATCTATGTTTATGAAAAATGATAAGGCAAACACCTGCTTAATTCTTGAAGATGACTTTATCTTTACAAGAGATAAAACATATGTAGACAACACTATTAACGAAGTTCTAGAAAAATTAAAAGATTCCTGGGATGTTCTTATGCTTTCGGCAAATATATTGTCTTGTAGTGAAAGAGAAAATGAAAAATATGTAAAGATTTATGATGCTCAAACTACATCAGGATATGCAGTAACTAAAAAGTTTGCTCCAGTATTAATAGACTGCTTTAAAAATAGTGAGGACAATATGAAAAAGTTTTTTAAAGTATATCACGAAAACTTGGTTAAACATAACTTTGCAATTGATATGAACTGGAAAAAATTACAACCAATTTCTAAATGGTATTGTATTTATCCCTGTTTAGGAAAACAAATGGACGGATATAGCGACATTGAGCAAAGAGAAGTAAGATATGGATGTTAAAATTTACAAACCTGCAGTATAGTCCAACCATTAATAGACTTAATAAACTCTATAGTATTAGAGATATCGGAAGTATAAGATCTTATACGTAAATCATCTTTATAAAATAAAATATGTCCTTTTTTTGTAATGAATTTAATTGAGTTTATTACAAAATCCATATCTCCTCTATTGTATACACCTACACTAAGCTCTTTTTTCGAACCTAGAAAATCAGGTTCGCTATATAAAGATACAATATTTTCATCTTTTACATCAATCTTATCAACTTCATTAAAAGACATATCTAGTATCTGATTATAAGAAGTATCTACAGGTATTTCTGCTGGGATTAAAGGATTATTTTGACTATGATTTTTTTTATAATACTTTAATAAGACTGGAACACTGATAAGAAAGACTCCTGACAAAATTATTTCTAACATTTATTATTTAATAAAAATAGATAAATCTTTATATTTAATAATATAAATGTCGACCGAAGACAATTATATTATAATCAATGATTACTTTGATTATAAAGAAACGATACTGAGTTTAGAAGAGAAAAACAAACAACTCGAGCAAAAATTAAAAGATATCGAACACATTATACGCACGCAAATATTACCTAACAAATCTGCATTTTCTAAAGTAGTAGACACTTATAATACAATATGGACAGTATACGAAAGAATGAAAATAGTTACTCTAGTCATTGTATTCTTTTTTGGAAATAAAATATTGAGTGAACCAGAAATACTTATTAAAATTTTTAATACACTTAAATATTTATTTTGATACCTATATATACACCAAATTTTAAAAAATGAGTCTTACCGTCGTATTTGCACCAATGTTTAGTGGAAAAACTACTTATCTATTGAACAAAGCCTCAATTGCGTTTGATTTAGGATTTAAGCCTATTTTTATCACACATACTCTCGAAACTAGAAGTAGTGAAATATTTACTCATTCATCTTTAATTAAGACTGATATTGGAGACAAATTTAAAGTTTTAAAAGTAAAAGAATTTGACAATGTCGATGTCGAGAATTATAGTCATATTTTTGTAGATGAGTTCCAGTTCTTCAATGAGAATGCATTATTTTTTATTAATATTTTTTTGAGCAAGAAAAAGCACGTATACGTAGCTGGTCTAAAATCTGATTTCAATTCATTTAAAATGGGAAATACGCTTGATTTGATACCTATGGCAGATGAAGTTGTATATTTGAAGAGTAGTTGTTTGGAGTGTGCTAGAAACGGAGTTGAAACTCCAGCACCGTTCACAAAGAGAATTGTAAAAAGTAATGAGCTAGTTAAGGTAGGTGGAAAAGAAGAGTATGAACCAACTTGTAGAATGCATCATTTTTGTTAACGTTATTTTTTATAAAATGTTATTGAATTATAAAAAATAGAGATGTTTTTTAAATATTTTTTTTTATCTTTATAATAGTTTAAAAATGGCAAAGTCAAGAAAACCCAGAAGATCTTCCAAGAAACGCTCTAGATCTCGTAAGAGAATGTCTCGCACCAGAGCTGCTTCTCCTTGTAGAAGTTTGAGAAAGAACCAATGTTCTAGAACTCTTAACTGCAACTGGAGAAAGAGCAGAGGCTGCATCAGAAAGAAAGGAATTCTTTCCGGTGGAGATTACGCTGATGTAATGTTGCCTCCTGGTATGAGCTACAAGTATTATTCTTAAAAGAATATTTTATTTATTGTAATATGTAAAGAGTTATTTAAAAATAATAATAATTTTTACACAACTCAATATTAGTTTATATTTATTTAGAACCCATAAGTCTCTTTGGGAAATAACGCATTTGCCACATTTCACTATTACGTTTAGCCATTTGAGAACCCATCAAACTCTCTCTGAAAGTAGTTGTGTCATTCATAAATCTATTTTCAGCCTCGTCGATGGCATCATTGAGACACATACTTCTTTCACGTCTATACATAGGTCTTATTTTACCCATAGGTTCTCTATCTTCGATAAAATCTACTTTAGAACGACCTATAAATACAGGATGTCTGTATGCGTCGACATCTCCATAGTAGTAAGAGATTTGGCCTTTGTCAACATCAAGATAACTTCTGTATGGGTCTCCGTATCCTGTAAATCTTGGGTCAAAAATACTATTATAATCTATAGTTCCAGTAGGGTCGTGAGGACTTACTCTTGCACTCCACTCAGAGCGGACAGGCATTTCAACTAATCTACCAATAGGTCCGGAGTCTCTTACAAGCTGAGGATCATAGGATCCAAATGCAGCAAAACCTCTTTTGTTGGGCATTCTCTCTATATTTCTCTTTACTTCTCTATCATAGTAAACTTTTTCAGCAGATTCGTTCCAGTCAGGTATTTCGGAAATAGCATAGTTTCCATTAATAGGTTGGTGTCTTTGCACAAAATCTGCGAATCCTTTCTTGGGTTGGATATCTTGGTTGAAAAGAGTATCGGTGGGTAAGTTCATATAGTCTCCAACATAAGATGGTGCATTTTCATCTGCGCTCATTAATTTGGCGGCATTAGTGAATCCTTTGTGTGCTCTTCCAACCATAAGTTTTTCGTTAGGAGCACAATTTTCATTAGACAAGAAATTAAAAGTTACATCTTCCAAGATGGTGGAGTTTACGTCGGTTTGATTAACGCCATCATTAGGAGTCCAAACTTCTTTATCATAAGCTTTGGGTATAATGATGGGAGGAATCATACTTCTTTCTTGTATTTGAATAGGAGGAGAAAAGAAGTCAACTCCTACATCTGTTTTATTGTAAGTGGATAGTCTGTTTGCTTCTACAAAAGATAGATTATCTTGAGGGTAACCAACGTCAGCTCTAGGACATCTGTTTTTCATAATTTGTCCGTAAGATTCGAAAGGGTAGTTGGTTTGAGGAAAATTAGAAGTCGAATAATTTTCTCGTTGAGACATTTTGCAATAATATACTATTATAATCATTAAAAGAGATAAAATAATAAAAATCCAATAAAATTTAAATTTTAATGAAAATAAAATAAGTCCTATAATTATAGTAAGTCTACTAAGAGCATTAAGTTGCGCTTCTAACTTCATATTAGATTCAGGAACGAGAATAGGTTTGAATAAATAACAAGGATTAGTTAACCAGAATTCTTCATCGATTATAGTCATTTAGTTTTATAATACTTAAAAGAAAATATTTAAGTAATTTAAAGTATTAATTTTTTTTATAAAAGAACATTTAAAATGTCTAACGTGCGAGAAGATCTCAAAGAACTTTCTAAAATTTATGAGAACATTAAATCTCTCTCTCAAGATATTAAAGATCTAAGAGATAGAAAAAGAATCATTGAAGATAGACTACTAGAGTATTTGCAACAGACTGAAGAAGTTGGTCTTAGGTATGAGTCATTTATTTTCTTTCCAAAGGATAAGAAGATCAGAAAGAAGCTTAAGAAGAAGGAGAGAGAAGAAACTGCAATCAGAGTGCTAGAAGACTTTGGTGTTTCTACTCCAAAGGAAGCCTATGAAAAGCTTATGGATTCTATGAAAGGCGAAGAAGAAACAGTTTCTGTAATCAAGGTAAGTGAGCAAAAAGACGAATAATTTTATATAATTTTAATTATAATTATAATTAAAATTAATTGATGTATAATTCTTTTTTAATTTTATCGTATAAGTTTGGAATGACATTATCAATTTTTTCTTTTAATTCTTCTTTAGTAAATATTCCTATATGACTAACCTCGTTTGAAGAAACTTGAATAATTTTATTATCTAATAGATCGAATGGAAGTTTTGTATGATCGATCAATGCAGGATAAAATATGTAATTATATTTTTTATTATCACTTCCATATTTGAAGCAATGGATAGGTTTATAAATGAATATTTCTTTGATACATTTAGAAAAGGTAGTTTCTTCGTAAAATTCTCGTATAGCTGTGATATAGGATGATTCTTTAGAATTATTTTTTCTACCTTTTGGAAAAAACCATTCTAGTTGACTATTAGATTCTTCTAGTAAATAGTGTTTGTATTTTTGTAAGTTTGTATAGAGATCAGAATTTATATTTTTATTTTCGTGCCATTTTAGCATATCTAATAGATACAATTTTTCTTTTGTGGTCATTTTTTTAATTTCCTGTTCTGGGTTGAGGTTAAGTTTTTCATATTTATTTTTTAAGAATAATACAAAAGAAATGGTTTCCTTTCTTTGAATTAATATAAAATAGGGTTGATTGTCAATTACAAAAAATGGAATAATTCCAAAGGAAGTAAATTTAGGGTATTTTATTTCATTATCAATATTTTTTAAAAAATGACTATATGAATAATTATCTATTTCCATCACTTATTTACTACTTTGACTATTATAAAGAGTCAAATGCTTTAAACTTATAAACATAAATTTTTTGATAATTAAAATTCACTTAAACTATTTTAAAAAGTACATTTATACTTAAAACAATGAGTTCAGAAGAACATACATTATCAAAAGAAGAATCAATATATTTCAAACGATTAAAAGATTTTAAAATAGATAATTTAGTATTATCCTCTGGAGGTATGAGCGGACTTATGTTTTTAGGTTCATTGCATTATCTTTATTCCAACAACATGATGTCAAATATTAAAAACTTTATAGGATGCTCTGCTGGAGCAATTATAAGTTTGTTACTAGTTATAGGATATACTCCTTTTGAGATCAACCAAGAAGTAATTGATGTAGATGGTGAAAAAGAGTTTATGGCAATAGATATTCAAAACTTAATATCTAATATAGGTTTTATTGATAATAACAAAGTTTTAAAAATTTTCAGCAATCTTATAGAAAAAAAATTAGGATTTATTCCAACTATGAAAGAACTGTATGAAATGACCGAAAAAGAACTAACAATTGCATCTTTTAACTATGACACATTCTCAGTTGAATACATCAACTACAAAACACATCCTAACTTACTTTGCAGTGTTGTAGCAACCTCGTCTTGTCTTGTTCCAATATTATTTAGTCCTATTAATATAAATGATCAAAAGTATATTGACGGAGGAGTAGTTGACCCTTTCCCTATGAGTCATTGCAAAAAAAACTACACAGGAAAAACACTAGGAATTGTATTAATAAATCCTCAAGATAAAAAAGACTCTAGTTTAGTAAATTATATAACTTCCTTAATATTTATGACGACAAATATTAAAAAAAATAAACAATATCTTAAATATCTAGAAGATAAAGATGTTTGTATTATAAAATTAGGAAATACTGATAATAATGGAATGAAATTTACTATGGATAAATCTACAAAACTAAAACTCTTTAGTTCTGGTCATAAACAAATAAGAGAAAAAATGTTGTTATGCTCCAATGAAGCGTAATAACGCAAATGCTATTGCCTGGCATATTGTATCACTTAAGTCATCTGCTTTGCTCTTGTTTTGTTTGAAAATATAATCAAATATATTATTATCTTTTCTATCGATCATAGTATTCATAACTTTATTTGTAGTCCATTTCTTACGATAAGCTTTATCTATATTGACCATCTTTTCTTCTTTTAATATTTTTTTAGGACAACACAAAACTCTAGTTTTATGTCTCGATTCAAAACTTACTATTTCCTTATCAAGACCATACTTATGAATAAAATAAGCGTGAACATGATGTTCTACGGTCTGTGCATTAGGATTTGTTTTTAACTGTCTCTCTATTACTACATAATTGACATCGTCAAAATAAGATTTAAGTTCATCTAGTTTTTTTATTATAGAATAATAGATATTATTATCTAGTATGACCTGATTTCTCTTATTTCTTTTTGGTTTATTTTCGTCATCATCGCAAAAATCTATTTTTCTACACATTTCAGTACAAGAGCATTGAGTCATAAATCTTTTTAAGAAATCTGAGTATTGTTCAGTGGGTTCATTATTTGAATTAAATTTAGATATATTTGTTTTGAATGTCTTGTATTCCTTTGCAAAAGTTTGGATTTTAGTATCATCAAAGTTTTCAATAGATAGTGCAAAGTTTCTAACACCAATATCAATTGACAAAACTTTCATTTTGTAAAATTTATTATATTAAATCTTTACATTTAATATAATAAAGTTTTTAATATGGCAGGAATTTTTGGATCCAATACTATATTCAGCACATTCACAAAATATTATCCTGGAGAATGTGAACCTCTCGGAAAAAACTTGGAAGATAAAGTAAGAAAATGTATATTCAATGATACGATATGTCCTAACCCTGAATGCTATTCAAAATGTATTGACTTGCTAAAATATGTTAATCGTTTTGACAATCAACCTCTCACATTCTTTATGTTTGATAACGGAGCATACGATCTAACTTATAAGCAACCAGACACCAATGAACAAAATAAAATAATAAAGTCGCATATGGTTTTGGGGCAAATTTTGCCAGAAACTTTAGATGGCAGAGTTAAGAAGGTTACTAGTTCTGATAGAAAATTTTTCTATATTGACGGTATAAACAACGTGATATTTCAACTTATAGATAATTACCCTGTAGTCTATGCAAATATAATTGGATACACCATGGTGGAAAAAATAATTATATATTTTATTGATATGCCTTTATTTTCTTTAGACCAATTATATATAGACACCAACTCTGTTTAAAAAATGATAACACACACCCAAGAAGAATACATTTATCACGTAAGAGATAGAATCAGACTTATCGCTTTGTACACATCTATCTTGGCAACTGTATTTTCCATATTGTATACTTACTATACAATTAAAAAACAATCTCCACCTTCTTCTTTATTTTATATAAATTCAGGTATATACACTATATCTACAATCTTGATATTAGTAAACGCTCACTTTATAAAGAAACACGCAGAAGAAAAGAAAATCGACTTGAAGAGTATAAAATCTTTAAAGATTTACGACCAGGTATTATTCTACACACTTTTAGGAAATATTATATACACGACTTCTAAAGCTGTTTTGTCTCATACATTTACCATCAAAAAAGTATATAATTTTATAGTAAGTTTAATCTTATTTGGATCGTTATGGTTGAATTATAAATTTTTATATTAAACATTATTTATTTATTGTTATATTAAAAAATATGACAATAAAAGTTAGATTTTTTGGAGACTTTGGAGACATTAACTCTAAAGTTTTTGAATTAATGTACAACAGATCTGATAAAGATATAGAATTTGTAAATGATAACTCTTATACTCATGTCGTTATCATAAATAAAGCTATGCCTAATATCTCACATATCCCTATTGAAAATGTCATAGGTGTAGCAGCTGAACCAAACGAATTCTTAGGACTAAATGATACATTTATCGAATATGCAAAAAACAATATATCTAGATATTTTATAGGATCTAAAAATGATCTACCTGCACCATTCGAAGAACATTATTTATTTCCATCTCATAATTGGGCTAATACGAAATTTTTAAGCTATGAAGAAAAACCTAAACTTATGTCTCTTATGATATCGCAAAAAGCATTTTTGCCAGGACATGTTTACAGATACGCATTAGCAGAGAAAATTATAACACAAGATATTCCAGTGGATATATTAGGGAGAGGGGCTGATATACTTAAACATTATTATCCTGACTCAAAACATATAAAATCAGCGTTTCAATTAGATTCTGAACTTTATAAAGATTATAAATATTCAATTGTTATAGAGAATACAACTAGTAACACATATAGCTCTGAAAAGTTAAACAATGCATATGTTTATAATACTATTCCAATTTATATTGGAGCTAATCAAGTCGAAGAAATGATTGGAAAAAATTGTTGTATAAAATTATCTGGTGATCTAAACCAAGATGTAGAACTTATTAAGAATATAGCACTTAATCCAGATAAATATAAGATAAATCTAGAATCTTTTAGAAAAAATTTATACGAAGGAGACTGTTGCTGGTTTACATTAATGAAAAAATTATGGCTTTCTTAAAATATCTCTCTCCAATTACAAGCACATTGTACAGAAGGAGTTCCTGAAGATGACTTTATACAAATAGACATAATATCACAAACTCCATTAATATCACTTTGTAAATATTTAACAGAAGAAGGAATATCTTGAAAAGATATTCTCGACTGGTTAGTTATATAATTACTATCTACTAGATATCCTCCACTAATTAAAGACGCACTAGTGTCTACTTCTACAAAGTCATTAACGCTTTGAAAATTTTGTCCAGTTAAAGTTCCTCTATATATTACTTTAACATATAAAGTCTGATTACCTGCAGGAAAAAGAACAGTATAGTTTTCAGGAACAACCATTAAATTTTTGTATTGTGATTTAAGACGTATTGATAAAACTGGTTTAAATTCTGTATTGTTTAATTCTTTTAAATTTTCCATAATATAGGATCTCAATAATCCTATTGGTTGATAACCACCTTCTGAAATTAATGTACAGCATATTTGTTTCATAGATACAGACTGAGCTTGATTTTGACTAGATTGAATCTCATATCTTAAAGGAAGATATGCAGATCTAATATAAGGATATGGTAAATTATTCATAACGAACTGATGACAATAAATAAGTTTTCCTTCTATAACGAAACCGACTCTAACTCTACCAACTCCAAGCCACTCTATATCTATAAAGCATAAATTCGTTTGATTTATATTTAATGTAAAACCAGAAGGACCAGAACCATCTAGAGTATCAATATTCCAAGAAGATTGAGAAGCAGATACAGTTGTTCCTTGTGTTGTTGATCTAATGTTCCAGGAAACTCCAGTGCTATTTTGTTCAAAATAAATACCTTGGTTATCTTCGAATAGTCCTACTCGCTTTGTAATTCCGGCAGGACAGTTATTTCCAAAATAAAAACTTGAATAAGAAAGCATAGATTTGCCAGGTTGATATCTAGCAAAGTAGTGTGATTGTCTTTTAACAAATTGACCTGATCTTGATACGTCAAAAGTCATAGTTGATTCATTGAGATTATAGGTAGCAATAGCTCCTCCATTTACAGATATATCAAATATTTGAGTATTACTAGTATCAATCATAGGACCATCGAATAATGTTTCTGGATTAGAAGATCTTAGTCTTCCAAATGCATCTAAGTTAGCGCTATCTGCTAGCATAACTTTTCCCATAACAGAATTGGTATTTTGAAAATATTGTGGGTTGTAAGAAGATATATCAACAGACCCGCCAGATATATCAACACTTCCGATATGATTGTCACCTGCAGGAAGTGGACCTTTTATGTAAGTAAAGAAAACACTGCCTCCATTTCTAATTCTAAAATTTGACATTATATTTATTTTAATATATAATAAATATAATTAAATTAAAAATGTTATCGAAAGAAGATAAACAGAAAATAATGGAATATGAGTTATACATGTCTAGAAAAAAATATGAGTATATTATGAAAGAAACTTGGAAAGACAAACTTAAAAGATGGTGTTGTTGTGGCAAAAGGAGTTATGATTTGTCTTAAAAATAATTTATATGGTAGCATCTAAAGGAGTTATTTGTTTGTAATTTTTTAGATGTTTGCTAGATAGTTTAGAAATTAACTTATTATCTGCAAGTTTATTTAACACGTGTCTTGTACTTTTATTTATAAATGAGTAATGATGTCTTATTTTAAAATTGAAAAAATTATAAGATATAAACATAATGGTAACAACTAACAAAAATATGTGCAAGTTATCTATTTCATTTTTATTGTTATATTGCAAATAGTAATAAAATAATATAACAGTAGCTATACTAATTACACAGCACATACGCCATATAGGAGTATAGTAATTTGAATCTTCTATATATCTAGATAGTTCCTTAAATGGATTGATAGTTAAATTCTTTTTATTTATTCTTGCAGGATTTGAATTATTATGTTCTATGGTTAAGCTGTGTTTGTGCTCTAAATAAAAACATATTAATCCTACGGCTATTAATATATATAGTATTTTCATTTAAGATAGTAATAAGAATTAAAATAAAAATCTTTAAATGAAATAATTAAAATATTTATTCCTACATAATAACAAAATAATAGACATCATTAATGCTATAATATAACCGTGATTACAAACAAAAAAATTAAAAAACTTTGTATCAAAATTTATCCAAGAACACCCATCTAATATCTTGGTATAACTAGATACTGTTTTGCAAGGTTTTCTAGAACAAACATTACACTTACTAGGATACAATAAATCAGATGGTAAAAAATTGATAATACTTTTATTTTTATAATTTTCAAAGGCTCTATTAAGCATAATAGGACCAGTTGTATTCATTACTTTGAAATGCTTTCCTATCCAATACCAGCTTCTATCATAATAAGAAGATATAAGTTCGTTAAATACGTGTTTCCAAAATTTAGATTTAGGTTTACTCGCCATTAGACAGTTAGTAGTATAAGAAGATATATTTGAACTTTTTATTAAATAAACTTCAATATCTTTTCTAACCTTAAATAACCTGTTAAAACTTTTTGTAGGTTGAATATCTAAATCACTATACAATCCCCCATAAGTATATAAAATAAAATATCGGACAGCGTCAGCTCTTTGTATACCATATTCATAAGAGTCATAAACGGGAAGAAAAAATGAATATTTAGTTTCTATTAGTTTTCTGTTATCATTGTCATCCCAGAACCAAACTTGCCAATCTGGATTTTTCTGCTGCCATACTTTAATCGTATCTTTCCAAACATCAGGTATAGTATCCTTTTGTTTATAAGTTAAGTGTATGATTTTAGGAATATTTATTTCAAACATAAGGTAATTTTAAAATATTTATTGTTTTAAAATTACTTTTAAATAATTAATATATTAAGTTTATATTAATAAAAAATAATATAAATGAACTTTAGTTACGGAGCACATAACAAAATATACTGGAAATGTCTTCATATAATGTGCAGTTGCTACGACGCACTTGACTCTTACGATAAAACACCAGATCAAATGAAAGCCATGCTCGGATTTATTAAAATGTTCGCAATACTAATTCCAAATAAACAATGGTCTAGATGGATGACCGACTTTATAGAAATGTGTGATAGTGTAAAAGCTGATGTCCTTAGCAATGACAAACTAAGAGTATACTACAATACAAAATCTCCTATGCGTTTAGAACATTATATAATGACAAATAATTCAAAGGCTTTAGAGTGGTCTTGGCAACTACACGAGTATATTAATTACAAAAGAAGATGTATGGGTGAAAATGTTATGAGCAAGTCTCTCCAAGAACTAAAAGAATATGTAAACATAAAACATATCACAAAAGACGCTTGGGGAAGACCTATGTGGTTCGTACTTCATACATTTTCTTTATACTCTGAACCTCTCACTCCATATTTACAAAAAGTATGGAAAGCTTTTGTATCATCATTGCAATATGTTCTTCCTTGTCCTATCTGCAGAGAGCACGTAAGACAAAATATGATTGCTCTTGATATAGGACAGTTCTTATCTAGTCCTAAAAAGCTATTTGAATGGACTTGGAGATTGCACAACACAGTTAATTTATCAAAGGACTATAAAACAAGAGCAATAACTTTACAAGAAGCAGAAGAAATATACACTAACATGAACGAAGAACAACTGTGTTTAATATTTTTATAAAAAAGAAGCATAATAATTTGTAATCTGTTTAAACATATCTAGTGAAAGATCACTAGCTTTACAAACATACTCTCCTCTTATTTTCCAAACAAACTTGTTATTGTAAAATTGCTCCTCTTCCTGCTTAAAAATTACAAAAGGCAAAGGACACTCCTTCCATAATTTAGCATAATTATTTTTATTATTATACTCATCTGGACTAACATAAATGATAACATTATCCATATTGTCAATCAAACTATCATCATAAATTACTCTCATTTTTAATAAAATTATATTATAATAATTATTATAATATAATTTTAAATTAAGATTCATCATATATTTCATATCTAATTCCTAGATCGTGTGTAAGCCAAACAAGAACCGAAATATTTATATTGTTTGTAGTATCTCTAACTTCTCTAGATAATAATACAAACTCTTTTTTAGATGGATCATAGCCTCTATTATGAAGAGTAGTATTTGGAATTAAAAGTTTATTTGCAGTTTCATTTTTAAGAGATAATACTAGCATATGCTCTCCCATTAAAATAGATTTAAACACACTCAACTTGAGATTATTTGTTTGAACATTGAAACTAATATCTACTGTTTTATTAAAGTCTCTTACTAGCTTCTTGAAGTTCTTATCAGGTGTATTATCAAAATTAACATATCTAATATACAAAAAATACATTGCAATAAATAACGATATTATTGCTATTAAAATATTCAATTCAAAATCCATTTGTTTATATTTTTATAATTATAAAAATATAAACAAAAAATTAAAAAATTATTTTAAGTTCAGGACTAAATAATGACTTTATTTCAGAATTTACTTGTTCTTTAATCTTTCGTAAAGCACAGTGCTTCTTCATAAAATCTTCTATTCCAAACGCTACCTTCATCATCTCGTCAACTGGCTTCACGATCTGATGCTCTAAATAATATATAAAATCAATCCTCAACACATCTCGATTATCTTTAAAATAATTTAATTCTTCTATGATATCTTCTTGTAACTTATCTTTCTTATCAATCTTAACATACAAAAACTCCAATCTCGTATTTACAGGAACTGGAATACCTCTCTTCTCTAACTTTTTTGCCAAAGATGCATGAGGAGGAATACGCTTACCTTTATACTCCGTCTTATTCAAACCTTTTGTAATAACAAAGTCTTTATAACCATACTGCAACTGAAAACACATATTCAAATAGTTTACTATATCATCCACTAATTTTAAAGTTACTGGATGTCTCATAACTTCTTTTAATTCTTTACTCTTCATACCTTGAACCTCTGCAGTATTACTAATTAATGTCTTTATACTATTCTCATACATATCCTTTAACAACTTGCAATTATCTCTTCTTTGAAGCACCACACCCTTTTTAGATATCTTTTTATCCAATACACCATTCACATCGCAAGCTTGAGAAACATACCTCTTCTTTGTCAAAATAAAATAACTAGCATTCATCTTTCCTTCAAATTCCAACTTCATAGGATCTGGAAATATAGTCTTTACTTTTGATACTACATTTTCTGCAAAAGACCATATCTCTTTGTGTGATTTGTTATCTAGTTGAGGAAACTTTACAAAACAAGAGTCAGTATCTCCATATACGACAGTTGCTCCTTCCCAATTATCTTTGATAAAGTTGACTGCTTTTTGAATAGAAGTTCTACCAATATATGTAACTGTCATTGCACCATGTTTCAATGGTAGAAAACCTCTAGATACTCCCATAGCACCATACATACTGTTTGCATTTACTTTGTAAGATAACTGTCTCTTATCTAGAACAATCTTCATAATATCTAGCTCATCCAAACGCTTCTTAATTTTATCTTTGTCTTCAAAATCATCTATAATAGTAAGTTTCTTTTCTTCATCTGATACTTGTTTATCTTCGTAAATCTTTTGAAGAATCTTGTATTCTTGTTGGTATTTTTCCAAGTCTTTACGAACATCTTTTCTAGCTTTAATTAAAATATGTAAAATTGTTGGAATAACACCCTTACTAGAACTATCTGATTTTAAATATCTATACTTGAAATGTGAACATATCTTATTTTCCTCTGCTTTCTTTATAGCACTTTCTTTTTTGTGTATTTTCCTGTTGGGGTCGTGCTCGCAACCGACGTGTTCGGACCAGTTAAAGACATGACAAGCACTATCAGGAATGTCTGTATCTTCATCACTTAAGCATCTTGTATAGTCTATATTATAAGCCATAATAATACTAGGATACAGACTTGCAAAGTCAAAAGGCAAGACATTTGTATAAATACCAGGTATAGGACTCAACACAGTTGCTCCAGTATATTTTCCAGTTTTTACAGTATTCTGAACGTTCATTACAATATTATTATGATAACAATATGAAAATACCTGAGAAAACATCTTAATTTGTTGGCCTTTAGCATACAAATAAAACATAGGAACTTCATTTGTATTTGCCGACTCAGTTATATCATACCACGTATATAAATTTTGAAATAACAAGTATACGACATAGCTATCTTGAACACAGTATTTTCCACACAATGCAAGACTCTTACCATCTCCTTTTAAATAACAATTGAAAATGTCAGTATATTTAAGAGGATCTTTATTTGTTTTTAAGAACTCCTCGCATACCGTTTCAAGTTTATAGTTTGTAAGTCTAAAACTTTTTCTGATATAAGGTAGCATATCGAATACAAGTCTTCCTTCAGCTTGGATGTAATTAATAGTTTGTTTACCATAAGCAGAACTTTCCCATTCTATACCTCCTTTTTTACATACTCTTCCAGTAATACAACTTTGCTTCATAAACTTTTCATAGCAATTATTATGTTCAGCTCTCTTCATAAGATAAGTAAAATCGAAACCATAGATGTTATAACCAGTTACTACATCTGGATCTTTTTCGTGAACAAACTTTGCATACTCTATAAGCATTAGTCTTTCTGATTTACACTTTATAACTGTTATATCTTCAATCTCATCACACTCTTTAAGAGTAAATAAGTATTTCTCAACATCTCCATTTCTAGTTCTTAAAGTGCATCCTATTTGAAATACACAATCTGCAGGAATAGTGGCATCAGGCATGCACACAATTCTAGAAGAGAATGTTTCAATATCGAAAGATAAAATAGAAGGATAATAAACAGGAAGTTTAGATGTCTTATCAGATGATAAAGGAGTAATACGATTAAAGTCTACAATATACTCTTTATCTTTTATAGTTTCTTTTTCAATTTCATCTACTTCAATTGCTTTACTAATATATATCCATCCAACGGGAGATATCTTTTTAGTTCCCATCAACTGCAATGAAGGAACTAAGCTTTTTTCTGCTCCATATATTTTAGTAGTAATTCTACCAAATACACTTGTGACAATACCTTTTCTAGTATAAGCGATAAATTGATTCATCTTACTCACATTAGAAAAGTGCATTTTCAAATAAGGAAATGTCTTGTCTTCATATCTGTCTGTTTCAGAATTAAATTCAAACTTAGAATTATATAAACGTTTCTTCATCTCAAAAGAAGAGAGAATAGGTTTACATACTTTATATTGAGAGCTAATTGCATTATTTAACACATTAAGATTAGTAGAATTCCAAGGTTGTCCTATATCAGGAAGTTCTAAGTAACAGAAAGGAGAGAAGTTTTCAACTTTAATCATCACAGTCTCTTTATTTTTATTAATACCGAACATACGAATAACAGATATATTTTGGCAAGTATCTTCCTCGTCTGACCATTCGTAAACATACACGATATCTTTTTTATTTTGAGACATTTTCAATAATATACGACAGATTATATTATTAAATCTAAAAAATCATTTTTATTTTTTATATTATGGTATTATAGATTACCAATATGATCAATAACGTTGATTTTTATACAGAAGAAGAAGTTACTAACTATGTTCGTGTCCCAGCTTGTCTTAAAAACTATATAAATACATCCGTAGACTGCGACGAAAAATACTTACCAATACATTTTGGAGAGAAATACTCATCTGGAGCGTTGAGATTATCTCATACTAGTATTTTAACATCATCGTTTTATGATGATGCAGAGGTTACTTCCAAGTTAATAAAAAAGGCTTGTCCTTCTTGCAAAATAATAACAGATGTGGGAGCTGGTGCAGGTTGTAACACAGCTAGTTTTTCAAGACATTTTAATAAAGTAAATGCAGTAGAGTATGATAGTATGGAATATCAAAGATTATTAAATAATATAAAAGCATTAAAACTAAAAAATGTAAGCACCTTTGAAGGTGATTACACAAATATATGCGACCAAATTTATCAAGATGTTGTTTTTATTGATCCTAACTGGGGAGGTCCTAAACACGAGTTATTTGATAAGTTAATACTTTGTTTAAGCGACTTGCGTATAGACAATATAGCGTCCTATTTGATAAATAAAAATAAAGCTTTTATGGTTGTGCTAAAGACTCCTGGAAACGTGTGGCTTTCAGGATTAAAATATCCTTATAAGAAGGTAGATATATACAGAAATATGAAACCATTTTATACTTTGTGGTTTATAAGTAATTCAAAGATACCAACATTAGATACAAAAGTAATTTTAGAGAAGATTTCTCTATAAGCCCTAATGGCGCAATTGGATAGCGCGTAAGGCTTCTAACCTTAAGGTTTTGGGTTCAAGTCCCAATTAGGGTGATTTTTTTATAATGATGTCAATGAAACATATTTCCAGCCGGCATTTGTTTTTACATATAATCTATTATCATCCCAGCATATATCACCTGTATTTCCGACTAATGCTGTAGGAGTTAAAGATGATCTGACACGAATTTTATTTGAACTTATATCTAAATTAGTTGTAGGTGATGTGGTATTTATACCAACATAAGAATTTAGACTCAAACTTCCAGTATTATTAAATAAAATGTTATTTGTATTTATAATACTAGTGTTTCCACTATTGTCTGTATTTATTTTAAAATTTATAGTTGAAAATGAAGAGACATTAAACCATGTTCCTACTCCTGTTAACACAGGCGAACTACTAGCTATCCAATTTACACCATCATAAGAGTAAGCAGAATTTATAGTTCCACCACCTATAGCTGACCACATATTCAACACATTTGAATAAGATACTCCAGTACCTCCGTTTGAAAAAAATGTCGTTCCTAACCCAGTCCAATTTATACCATCGTATGAATAAGCAAGTGTGTTAGTTCCTGATCCTACTGCAACCCACATATTTAAAGGTTCTGAATATTCTACAGCTATACCTGATGTAGTAAATATAGTTGCTCCTAATCCTGTCCAATTTATACCATTGTTAGAATATGCAATTGTATTAGTTCCTGATCCTACGGCAACCCATAAATTTTGTCTGGTTGAATAAGTTACATTTCTTGTTGTAGTAAAAATACTAGAACCAAGACCAGTCCAATTAATACCATCATAAGAATAACCTAAAGTATCAGTTCCATTCCCTCCAGTTACCCACGTTCTTTGATTTTTTGAATAATATACAGTATAAGCATAATTCAAGTTAATACCAGTTGTAATTTTAGTCCATGATCTTAAATTATTTGTAGAGTATGCTAACCCATTTCCAGGACTACCTCTTCCTACACCAACCCATACATTATCATTTGGAGAATAACCTATTGCCTCTCCTCTATTAAATGAAATATCATTAGATGGACTTATTGTCCAATTTATACCATCAGTAGAATATGAAAAATAATTAGTTCCACTAGAACCAGCAGCTCCCCACAAATTAACTTCAGGAGAATAAAAAATTCCTTTTACATTAGAACCAAGTGAATTTATAACTCTTGACCAATTTATACCATCATAAGACACCGCATAAGAAGAATAACTCGATGAAGAAGTTACAGCAAGACCAGCTGCAAATTTTATACTTCCTGTTATTAAACTTTCTGGAGTTTTTGATATATTAATATCTCTATTTGATGTTAGATTGTCAGTAACGATGCTACTTGAAGAGTAAATAGTTCCTGAAACATCTAGAGTTTTTGAAGGATTTAATGTGTTTATTCCAATGTAGTTATTAGAAGGATCGACAAAAAAAGTTCCTGCATCTACATTTATACCTCCATCAGTACCATATTTTATTCTACGATTTATTAAATCTATTTTACTATTAGATGTTTTTATAGACATTATATTTTTATAATATCTATAATAATATAATAAATAAAATTTTACAAAAATATTGAAGAGTTGTTTAAAACACTTATATAATTTATTTTCTATATTTTTTTCTTGATTTTCTTAGAGACTTTGAACGAGACTTTCGTGACATAGCTTTTGACTTACGCTTAATGATACTCTCTCTCCTCTTCAAAACAGTTCTCCACTGCTTTTGAGACATTCTTGCAGGTTTCATTGGTGTTCTACTCTTTGCAGGAGATATTCTACGATGCTTTAGATTTTGAATCATCTTTCTAAGATCGGAGATTTGACTTGGAGTATACTTCATTTCTTTTATTTTAGAAGGACTTTTTATAGAATAATCAATTATTCTTACCCAGTTTCTGGAAGCTGTACCATTCCCAACTTGTTTTAGAACTCTTACCGCACCACCATAACTTCTTACAAAAGGCATTTTTTATTATATACAAAACATAATAATAACAATTTACATTTTGTTTTTCATATTCAATCATTTCAAATATTTCTTTGAAGTATTTATTTTGAGTATAATTACTATTTCTCTTATTATATATACTCTTATTTGCATAATAACACATTATATTGAAAAGTAATTTTTTATTATCATATATATTAATATACTTTTCATAATTTATAAGAATTTCAAGTATCTCTTTATACTCTCCGTATATTTTTTTTCTACTTATATTGTAAAGATAATATGGCCTCATAAACTTATTTATTAGTGTATATTTATTGACAAAATCAATTGCATTCATTCCCATATTTTTACGAGGAAGTAAAGGTGCCCCCGAATATCCTTGTAAATAATCGATGTTTCCATGCTCATCTATTTTATATCTTAGTCCAGGACTCAAAGAATAATCTATATCCATTTATTAATTAATAAAAATGATTTATAATTAAAATAAGATTTTTTAAATATATATATTTCAAAATGAATTTATTTGAAACATCATTACTATACTGGGTTATATATTTTATATCTAGTTTTATACTATTATCTAGCCTATTATTTTGGGTCTATTACAACCTAAAAAATAAAAATCATAACTTCAAACTATCTAAAAGACTATATATTACAATAAGTATTTTACTATGTTTTATACATATTTCAATACTGATATTCCTTTCATTTTTAAAAATTGCTAGTATGAGTATATTATGTTCTTTAGTTTGTTTATGCTATAATCTGATTTTAGCTAAATATAAGCCTACATCAAATATAAATAAAATATTTTACGTTTTTTTTATAAGTATCGTTATGTTGGAAATAAGTATAAATTTAATAATGATAGATTTGTTTTGTAGATACAACACAGAAGAAAATATATATTTTATAAAATTTTATCATGCATTTCTATTTAGTTCTCAGTTAGGTCCATTAGTTAGTATATTTAATTCATTTTATTATTTGTTACATATCTATTTCAATAAAGAAAAAACATATTTTATATTATTAACTATGATAACTGTACATAATATAGAAGATACCTGTTCTATTTGTATTGACGATCTGAAAACTAAAAAATGTGTCAAGACTAGTTGTAATCATATTTACCACGAGGATTGTATAAAGGTGAGTTTAGAAGCATCATTAAAATGTCCAATGTGCAGAAATGAGTTTCAATATACTTACTGCTTTTAAAAATGGATTATTAATTATATTATACAATTAATAATCTAGTAAATGAATTCAAAGTTAATTATTTTATTTAATTCAGATATCATATTCTATATAACAGATTTTTTAGATGATAAGTCATCTTTTAGACTATTTAATACAAATAAATACTATCATACTATTATAAATAAATATCCTAGTAGATACACAATTAAAAAGTATGTTGAAGATTATAATCCTAACCTATCATTACTAATAAAATATAAAATTATTAATTACGAATATACTGAAAATATATGTATCCCTAATACGGTTAAAAATATGATATTTGGAAATTTATTTAATAAAGAAGTTACTAATTTGCCGGTTTCTTTAAAATGCATAACATTTGGATATAGTTTTAATAATTGTGTAGATAATTTACCTCATAATTTACAATATTTAAGATTTGGAGATTGTTTCAATAAATCTGTGGATAATTTGCCTAGAACATTAAAAGAAATTTATTTTGGAAAATATTTCGATCATCCAGTAGATCATTTACCATCATCTTTAGAAAAAATAGTTTTTGGAGATTGCTTTAATCAAACTGTAGATCATTTACCTAAGTCTCTCGTAGACGTAGTATTTGGTATTTATTTTGATAAACCTGTAGATCATTTACCAGAGTCTTTGAAAAAAATGACCCTGAAAACAAAGTTCAACAAACCATTAAATAATTTACCTATGTTAAGTCATCTTACATTAAGTAAGAAATATAAACTATCAAAAGAAAATTTACCAATGTCTTTGATATATCTAAACTTTGGAATTTAAAATATTAAATTATTTGAGTAATTTAATTTCCAGCAAGTCGGAATTTTTTAAAAAATATTATCTTAATAATCTTAAAAGATGAATTTTAAGATTATTTTACCTTATAATAGACCTCAAAGCCCTACTATTATATATAGAACTTATGCAGAATTATCTAACTTAGTAAATACTAATTCGTTAGTTCCTGGTCAAAATTATATTATGACTGATTATCAAACTACACATAATATAATTGATGGAAGTTCTAGCACACTAAATACTAATTTATATAATATTCCAATTGAACCTCTATTACTTGTTGCTTCGTCTACAAATGGATTTTATCCAGAAGTATATTCTACTATATATCCTAATGATATTATAAAATATACAATTACTAATACTTACCAAAAAAAACAAGGTAAAAGTTGGCCGAGTAGTATGGGTGCACAAAAAGGAATTATTTACTATAGAGAAGATACTATTAATAATATTATTGCTTACTATGATTGGAGAGAAGTTAGATTCCGAAGATGGAGAATAAATTATACGGATTTATCTAATACACCTTTTTCTATGCAAAATACAGATGGAACAATTGATTATGCTTTATGGAACACAACTGTTAATACGGGTAAAGATCCTAGATTAGCAGTTACAAACGAAACAGGAATAACTTTTAATGCTACTAGTTCATCTGACTTTATTGATTATAAAACATTTTTAACATTAGATCCTAATGCTGTATGGAATGTATCATTAGGACCTTTCGTTTGGAATACAGTATTTATTTCTGGGTATTGTCCCAATGTAATTATAAATAATACAAATCAGTCACAATTTTATCAGAATACTCTTCAAGAAAATAATACAATTATAGGGTCATTTTCCGGTAATTTTACTGGAGCTTTTAGAGGAAATATTTTTTTTGGTAATGAAGTTTATTCAAATGTAATAAATGGAGATTTTGTAGATAATGTAGTAGATGCTGACTTTTTTACTAATCAAGTAATTAACTCTTCTTACAAACTAGGAAGTTCAACCGTAAATGGAATTGTAAAATGTTCATTTTTTAGAAGAAATATAGACGCTTCAGGTAATGCAAATGTTAGATTTAGAGCTTTAATTAGAAGTAAAATATCATATATGAGAAACTGTATATTTTATAACTCAATCACGGGAGGAGATAACAGTGTTAATATGGATACAGATAGTGCACTCATAAATGCAAACATGAGAGGTCCACTAACTCTTAAAAATGGAGTTGTAGTGTCTGGCGTTGGTTCAAGTGCTTCTTCTGAATTGGCATATTACACTTCAAGTTTTTCAGGAGGTTCTGGAACTGCTATTTACACTAACACAGGAACAAATTACTATGGACTGTCAATTGCAGGAAATCCAGGAACAACAACTTACACTCAAGTTACTTTATAATTTATATTAAAAATAATTATATTAAATTAAACTTAAAATGAATTACATTCTAATAATATCCGTCATTGCATTTTGTTTTGATACTCTTATTTGCAACTACTTTAATAGTGAAGGAACAGATTATTTATCTGTTGTATAAGAGTCTTTCATAATTTGCTTATTTGTATCTAGCCATCTCTGATACTTTTTAATACAAGTCTTTTTTGAAATAAAATGTATCAAATCTGTAAGCCAGTTCATAGTATCAGGACCTTCTGATTCCTTCAATGTATTTGCTCTTAGCTGTAGCTCTTTATACTTTTCTATTATAGTATCAGATTTTGTATTATATTTGTGCTCGGTATAATACAATTCCTCAAAATCATTGCCCAACTCTATCCACTTCTTCATAAGCTCAGTGCTACTAGTCATCTTTGTATGAGGTCTAAAAAACGTATTAAGAGACGTTATAATTAAAGCAGCTATACTTAAATTAATTGAAGCCTTTTCGCTTATAATATTACTACTCGCAGTTTGAGCTGTTGTTACTGCAGTTAACAAAGTTATTATTAAGTTTATTGGAGTAGAAATATTTGACCAAAAAGCAGATGCTATATATTTTTTCCAATAATAATACCCTATATCGATATCTAACTTAGACTCTAAAAATATTAAAAAATCTTTATTGCTACTTATATCAACAGTGCAAAACACCATTTCAATTTCTTTATTTTCATTTGAAGAAATATTACCAGACATTATTTTTAATAATAAATAAACTTATTTATTTATTATTAATTAATAATATTTCTAAACCAAGTTCCATTAAGATACTGACATACATTATTTGCATTTCCTCTATACATAACCATAAATTGCGAACAGTTACCACTAGAACAAATAAAATATTTACACTTTGCTAATATCAAAAATGTTGAAAATAAATTTATCATATCATTGTAATTTTCTAATGGTGTGCTTTCATTATGTATTCCTTTGTTAGTAGAAGATGTCCTATTTTCAGTTATGATAATCAAACGATTAGAAAATTTATTTTTAAAATGTTCTAAGCATTGCGTTGAATCAGTAACTAAAATTATTTTTAAGTCATTGTTAAATACCAGTAGTTCCACTACTCTACATTCAAACGTTTCGTAACTTGCTAGTTCTGTTTCCGTATACTTATCAGTACCTCTATAGTATACTGCTATGCAATTATCAGGATTTATATTATATTTATAAGATAAGAAATAATAATTGTTTAGTATCTTGTCGGACGGAGTAAAGTATTTTTTTAAAATGGGAGAGATACCATTGTAATCCAACAATGAGTAATCTATAAATTGATCTTGGTGATGATATTTAATAGGGATATATAGATTAGGTAAATCTATATATTTATAATGTTTGAAAAAATCATAAGTTATGTCTTCATTATTATTTTTTTTATAAAGAGGAAAAGCATATGAGCTATCAACAAAATCTGGAAGTTTATTGTTACGATTTATAAAATTTACAATTTGATGAAATTTAACATTACAGCAAGAAAAAAAACCTGATGTATGTGTACATATTACACTCATTTTTGTGTAAAAATTATTTTTAAATGTTTACTATAATTATTTAAATGTGTTCCATTCAAGATTTAATTAACTACTTACAAATTGATTCTTCTAAAATTCCAGAAGAATATTTGAACGTATATTCTAAAACGAGTATACAATACACTATTAGAGCACTTTTCACTGGCTACGAACCTATACTCAATTTATCTGACTATGAAGACAAGTATGATACCTTATTTAAAGTTTATAGTGAAACGGCAGTATATTTTTTAGAATCCTATGTCTATCAAGGAAAACTTGATGATTCATTTTTTGAAAAATATAAAAAGTATATTGATAAGATATACTATCAAATTTCTAGTTTAAATAACTTGAAACAAACTATGATTTCTACGTTTGTAAGATATGAATATTACCATAAACAGCCGGATATACTATTTAGATTTCTTTGTTTTTTGATAAGCAAGAATATGTGCAATGACTTTGAAAGTGTGTTTACTAAATACTCTTATTCTCTTTCAAAGAAAACAATAAACTCCTTATGTGAATATTCGTTATTATTGGGTAGAATATATGCATTAAGAGTTATATTGGAATATGAAATAGTTAGTAGTAATCCATTTAAGTTAAAACATATGAATTTCTATATTGAAAATAATAATTTTTCAAAGTTATTTCAACAAATTAATTATGAAATTTGTTTTTCGTTGGTCGAAAGTAGAGGATATAAATTTAAAACAAAATATATAAATAACTGGATACATTATTCTAAAAAGAATATGATTGGATTTTTATATCCTACAGTTGAGTTTCTACTTTCAAAATTATTCAAAGAAAAACCGAGTGTGAATGAGCTTATAGACAAGTTTTCACTTTATGTTAAAAGTAAAGACTTGATGAATATTATACTAAATAATTATGATTGCAAAGAACTATTAAGTAGGCTACATACTTCAAGATATTAAGTTCTTTTACCGCCTACAACTCTGTAGTGTCCTTTTATATATACACCATCTTTTCTTATAAAAGATTTTACATACCTGGAATGACGTTTTTTAGTTGGCTTTGACTTTTTTACTTTAGACTTTCTTAATTTTTTCTTTGGAGAGGGCATTTTTATATATTACAAAAGATAATTTTATAATGAAATAACTTGATCAAACATTCCTTTAATAGACTGATGTAAAGTCATCAATACTAATTTCCTGTTGTTCTTATTTGTATCTTGTATGTGTTCTATAATGTCTGCAACTAATTCTTGATTTAGACTTGATAATGCTTCGTCTAATATAATCACACCGCTATCAGATAACTCATTAAACGACAATAAAAATGCAAGATTCAACCTATCAAACTCTCCACCACTTAAATTAGAAATGTCAGTCTCATTACCTTTATAATAAACCACAAAATCAATATGTGGTTTTTCACCCTTTTTTGTATCTTTGAAACAAGTTATATTTACAGTAAGAGGATCATAAAACATAGTTTCTAAATGATAATTAACTCTTTCATTAAGAGTATCTATAAATCTATAAACAAGCTTGCTTTCAGATATCTCTATACTTTTAGAAATTTTGTTATATTTATCTAATGACTCGGTAATAGTAAGTTTACGTTTTTTATTTTCTTCTATTTGTGCATTTAGTTCATTTAATTCATTTGAGTATCTGATAAAGTTTATTTGTGTCTCTAGTTCTTTCATATTCATTGTATTATTTATTCTAACTAAGTCATTCTCTAATTTTTCAATAGTTATAGTTGTATTGTATAGATCTTTATTATATTTTTCTTTTTCTTCATCTGATAATACAATAATAGAATAAATGACTTCTTTTTTATTTTCAAGTTGTGTAGTTATAGATGACTTTTTTTCTTGAAGTTTTTGTAGTTTTATATGGTTATTTCTAGATAAAACTAATTTTTCCTTCAAAACAGTTAATTCGTTATTTATTTCTTCATCTGATAATAATAGATTCTTCATCTGTATATTAGATAACTCCATTTTTATTTCTTTTATTTTATCCATATACGTCTTGATAACAGGATGATTTCTACTCTTAATATCATTTAAGTATCCTTCAAGTTGTTTGAGTCTATTTTTATTAAATGTAATTTTATTTTTCTGCTCTCTTAATGACTCAATTTCAGATTTCAATTTAACTTGTTTTTCTTTCATATCTTGAATAGATATACTAGTATACTCTTCTGGAATATCTTTTAGCTGAGTATCTCTGTCTCTCTTTAAAGATTCTATACTGTCAATTATTTTTTTTAAGGTGGAACTTTTTTGTTTTAAATCTGCAGTGCTTTTTAAGATAGAGGTTATTTCTGATTCTATATCTTCTGTTTTCATATCTTCTAAATCAATATTATACACCTCTAATATATGACTTGAAGAAATATATTTTAAACTTGCTTTACAACAAGGACAGTTAAGCCTCAGTTTTGAAAGTTCTGCATTCTTCTTTCTTTTAGTTAACTCTTCAAGTTTTGTTTCGTTATTTTTAATATTTATATTTAAGTCATCAATATTTATTTTATCCGCATCTATAAACTTGTTTCTATCTTGAATTTTTGCTTCAATTCCATTAATACGTGTCTTACACGATATAGTATTTTGTATAATCTCATATTCAATTTCTAATGCATTTATCTTAGAGTTAATTTCAGATATGTCAATGACATCTATATTAATTTTTGATATTTCTTCTTCTACATTTGAGGTCAATTGTCTAGTAGTTTTTTCAAGTCTAGACTCTTCGTCTTTGAAATCATTCGTCAGAGAAATATGTTTCAAATTATTTTCCAAGTTGGTTATTTTTTCTTTAATAGATGATATATCTTGCATAGGTTCATATTCTTTTATTTCTTTCATACACTCTTCTAAATTATTTTCAAGAGAACTAATGCTTTGTTCTAAAATTTTTTTCTCAGTTGTATTTTCATCATCTCTTCTAAATATAGTTCGCAAAGTTTCTACTTTTTCTTGCAAGTCTTTTAGAGATAATTTTATAGAAGTATGCTCTCTCTCGTGATCTTCTTTAATCTTTTCACAATCTTCAATCTTATCAATATGAGAATATAATTCAGAAGGATAGTACTTGTGTTTTAACTTGATTACATTCTCATAAGTTTCGATTTTACTAGAGATATTGAGTATATCTTCTTCGCTAGATTTAATAATTTTTTTTAGTTTATTTTTTTTAGATTCTACACTAAAATCAGAAAACAAAATACTTTCAATCTGAAGCATTTTTTCTTTAGGTGTTAAAGACAAGAAAGACATCGTACCTTTTTGAAAAATCACACTAGACAAGTTAAAATTACTTCCAAACAACTCATTAATAATAACCTGTGCTTCGTCGTCGTGATATTCCTTATCATTTCTAACTAATACTAAGGAATCTGGAGATTTCTGTCTAATTATCTTGAACTCTTGTCTGTTGTTAGAATCAACTTTAGTTAAATCTACTCTTACTTTCTTGGTTCCATAAGAAGCAAGCTTTTTTCCAAATCCATTAACTGCAAACACAATAGCTTGAACAATTGTAGTTTTACCTTTACCAGATACACCATCTAATAAAACTAGCCCAGTAGATGGTAATTTGATCAAGAATTTCTCAAAGGTTTTGAAATTGTTTAGTTCGAGAGTAAAGTTCATTTTTCAATTACTTATTTTATTTTAAAATGTATTAAAATAAAATATCATTTTATTAAAGTTTTTAATAATACTTACCTTTTTTAATGTAAACTATATTTTTTACTATTATTCTCAAATCTTTTTGCAATATTGTCACAATATAACTTTTTATCTGATAAGCCAGACAAGTAAAGTGAATTTAAATTTCTACATCTTGACAGTGCAACATAAGCCTGTCCTGCTTCAAATATATCCTTACCTACATTTATAATCACATTATTTAGAGTCAATCCTTGACACTTATGAATTGTTAAACCATAAGCCAATATAACTGGATATTGTATTCTAGTAAATACCTCATCGCCGTGCTGTTGATAAAAAAGCATTTTTGGAACATCACACAACACACCGTTATCAAGCTGAATAGACATTATATCATTTTCAATCATAGACGAGCTAGATTTAAATTCTAAAAATGTTCCTTGTGAACCATTTACAATACCTCTATCTTGATCTATATTTTGAACAATCATCACTCTACTAAATGGCTTTATTTTGAGATATTTAGGACTCATAAAATACTTATCAAAGTCTTCTTCGTTACTATCTTCAACTTCAGGATAATCATCTAAGGTAGCTATAGTTAACAATGAAGTATCGTCGCAATAAATAACTTTGTCCTTGGCAACTATAATATCTGCGACACCTTCTAACAAATCTAGTTTTTTATTATTATAATCGTTTACATCTTTCTTCTTGGACATTAGAATAGTAAAATTATCTATATTTGTCTTATCCAACTTCTTATACGCATCGTGTCTTTCTTCTAATTTTTCAAGATCTTCTGCTGTATGTTCTTGGCGTCTTATTCTTAGTAACATCTCTGCGTATGTTGGATCATCGAATCTTTTAGGAACAGTTAATTCAAGAATAACTAAGTTAAGTTCTTTCCATATTATACTTTGAAAAGCATATACATCGTTGACAGGAGGAAGTTGTAAAAAGTCTCCTGTAAATAATACTCTTAATCCTCCAAGAGGCTCTTTGCATTCCCTAATTTCTTTAAACACATAATCCATAACCTCCAAGTAAGTTCCTCCCAACATACTTATCTCATCTATAATCAACAATTCTGCATTTCTTATCTTCTTCTTGTCTTTACTTCTGCGAAGTATTTTTCTAACTATCCTATCTATGGTATCTTGAGTTGTCTTGTTAAAAACAATTCCACTCCAACTATGTATAGTTTGACCTCCAATATTATAAGCAGATATTCCTGTAGTGCTAGTAAGAACACAATTTATATTATTTGTAATACAGTAACTTTTTAGTTCCTTCGCTAAAAAGCTTTTGCCACATCCTCCTATACCTGACAAAAACACATTTCTTTTTTTTTGAAAGAGAATGTTTAACACAATTTCCAAGTTACTAAGTGGCATCTTATAAGATAAATAAATCGATTAGAGTTTACAATATAAAAAATAAATCATTTTTTTTATATTTATAAAAATATAAAAAATGTCATCTAATAAAGATTCTTTTGGAACTAAATTAAAAAACATACTTACTAAAGGAGCAGGTTTATCGCTCTTGTTACTTTTAGCATTTTCTATGTATGCTGTATATCTAAGTTGGTCTTGTAACTCAATTTGTTATCCTGGTATGGGTTCTCTTGAAAAAGTATTTAGAGCTATAGGTGCTGCATTTGGAAATCTAGGATATCTAATTACTTACTTTATATACTGGAGACCTCAGTGCAAATGGGGTCCTTGTGCTACTCAATAAAAAAAATTATTATATTATATTATATTATATTATAAATAATAATATAATATGAACTTTTCTGTTGTAAATAATCGTCTTAAACTTTCTAATAGTTATGATGTGAGCGGAAGTATAAATACTTCTTCTCTTTTAGTAGGAAGTTCAAATGGTATAAATCCTACTTCTACTTTTGATGTAAGTGGAACAGCAAACATTACTGGTAATCTCTCTGTTAATACAAATACTCTTTTTGTAGATGCTTCTAACAATCGTATCGGTATAGGCACAACTACACCTGCTACTACTCTTGATGTAAGTGGAAATATTAATTTGACATCATCAGCAGGAGAATTTATAACTACTCGTATTGCTGGAAGTGGAAGCGGTCCTGCATATACAGTTTTTAGAAGAGCAGAAGGAACAATTGGTAGCCCAAGTGCTTTGACAGGTGGTAATCAAGGATTAGGAATTATAAATTTTAGAGGTTATAACGGCACTGGTTATGTTGGAGGAGCAGATATTTATGCTCGTCTTGATGGAACCGCACCATCTGCGACAAATATGGGAACAAAATTAACTTTTTCAACAACACCAAATAACACTATTAGTTCAGTCGAAAGAATGGTTATAAAAAATGATGGAAAAGTCGGTATAGGCACAACTACACCTACTACTACTCTTGATGTTTCAGGTGGATGTATTTTAAAAACACTTGCTTTGACTGACATACCAAACTCTAATAATAATAATATTTTATTCTATAATAATTCTACTGGTCAGGTTACTTATGATGTATCATCTACTATTGGAACATCTGTTACAGCCTATACAACAGCAGGAAATTATTCGTACACTCCACCAGCAAATAGAAAACAATTAAGAGTTCTGCTCGTTGGTGGAGGTGGCGGTGGTGGTGGTGGTGGTGCAATAAATTTAAATGGACAATATGCAGGAGGAGCAGCAGGAGGTGGGGCGGGAGGAAGAAGTGAAATACTATTAAATGTTAGTGATATAACATTTCCAGTTACCGTAGTTGTTGGTGCAGGAGGACAAGGAGGAGCAGGAGGCGTGTTTGTTTCAGTAGGAGCAAATGGTGTAGCTGGAACGGCAGGTGAACAATCTTCTTTTGGAAATTACATGATTGCTAATGGTGGAAGTGGCGGAACTAGAGGATCCGGTGCAAATCAAGTAGCTGCTGCTGTAACCGGAGGTGCTGGATATCAAATTACTGGAACTTATATAAATGGAACAAATAGTGGTCAAGGAGGTGCACAGTCTGCTGGCCCTACTCAAGGTGTAAACGGAAAATATACTTCAACAGGTGGTGGTGGAGGAGGAGCCACTGGTTTAACAACTGTTGGACAAAATGGTCAGAAAAGTGGAGATATTTTAAATGCAATAAATACTGTTTTAATAACGGGCGCTTCAGGTGGTTCTGCAACATCTACAACAACTGGTGGAAGTGGTTCTAATGGTTCAATTTTAGAAGGAATGTTTGCTTCTTCAGGCGGAGGAGGAGGTGGAGGAGTATTAGACAATTCAGGCGCAATAGGAGGAGCAGGAGGAAGGTCATTTTACGGTGGAGGTGGAGGTGGAGGTGGAGGTGGTAGTTCTGTAGGAGGAGCCGGAGGAGCAGGAGGAGATGGTGTTGTGATTATATATGAATATTAATTTATTTTAATAAAAATTGTGTGTTAAGTTTATATGGCAATATTATACGTCTCAAATTTAGAAATTAACTCCTAAGATCGGAATAACTGAAAGTATAATTTTAATAATATTCTTCCTTTTACTTCAAGCAATATTATATTTTTGCTGTTTATCCAAATGATGCAATCTTTGGAATTAGATATACATAAATCTTTCGTAAATATAAAATTATTATTTACTTTATTTTTATACTGGAGACCTCAGTGCAAATGGGGTCCTTGTGCTACTCAATAAAACACAAAAATTATTATTTATACAAAACATTCTAGGTCCAAATTTTTAATTTAATTTTACCCAATTTGTCGAAGTTCTCCCCCACCAACCAGTACTGGTTATATCACCACTTGGTGGTGTTGCATTATTAACATAAACCATTAAACCTTCTGCTGGCGAAACTATAGCATTTGCTTGTGTTGCTGTCATTCTTGGAGGAAGTAAGCCTTTAGTTGTGCTTTCAAGTTCCAAAATTGCCGATCCTTGAGGGGAAGTTGTGCCTTTACCTATTGTAACTTCTCCTCCATTATATATTACAAGTCTATACTGATTGTTAGCGGAATCAGTTCCTAATCCAAATGCTAGATTAGGTGTTATAGTTGTCCCTGATACATCCCTAACTTGAGAAAGTATAATAGCATTTCTAACGTAACCTGTATTACCAGAATCAGCGCCAACACCATTGTAACTATAAAAATTCAAACTTCCTATTTCATCAGAATTTACAACAATAGAAGGAGATGCTATTGTACCTCTAGCTTTTAAACTTTCATATCTTGGTCCAGTAGAATTAGTTGAGTATCGTTTTGCTGCATATACAACTGCACCGTTTCCAGCTAAACTAACAGATGTTGTTGTAGTATTTGTATTAATGATATCAAGTTTATTATTTGGTGTAGATGTACCTATACCGACATTGCCGTCGCTTGTGATTCTCATTTTTTCTCTTAAATTATTTGTCCCACCAGTAGACAAACCACCATCTCGTGTTAAAAATTGTAAATATCCTTGACGATTACCAGAAGTGTTGTTTTCTTTTCTTGCAAATATTCCTCCAAATGTTCTATAAGGTGTAGATCCGTCGTTTCCTCCCATAACAATTCCTCCTCCATGGTTTACAGAAATATCTGCAAAACTATTGGAAGAAAAAATACCTATTTGTCCTTGACCTCCTTGTAAAATATTTGAAACATCTTGAATTCTATCAGGAGAAATAATCCTTAATGTTGAAACATTTGAACCAGATAAATCACTGCTTATGTCCAAAGCAGGATTAAAATTAATTGACGTTGAATGTTGTATAGATGTTGTTCCTACTACACTCAATTGAAAAGAAGGATTATTCGTTCCAATACCGACACGATTGTTAGATGCATCTACAACTAAAGTTCCAGCATTTACGTTAATGCCACCATCAGTACCATATTTAATACGATCATTTATGAGATTAAATTTAGAATTAATATTTCTAATTGACATTTAATTTTATATATTAAAAAATATAATATTTTTTAATATATAAAATTATATTCAGAAAATAAAATCTTATTAATAATCAAACTTTTTAATATCTATTTAATATTAAAAAGTATAAAAATTAAATTATATATTTTTTTACTTCATATACTTGATAAGAGGATTTTGAGCAACATCAGCACCAGACTCCTTAAGGGCATTCTCATATCTCTCCAAATATTGCTCTGCAAACTCAGGGTGCTTATCTTCAATCTCAGTAAGCACTGCATTAGTCTTCTCATTAACCTTCTTACATTGAGTCATTACCTTTGCTGCTTCATCCTGTCTCATAAGAGCAGTAGCCTTCTTAACTCTCAACTGAATATAATAATCAATATCATCAGGATTTTCAGCATTGGCAGGAGCTTCAGCGAGCTTCTTTTGTCTCTCTTGGATCTCTTCAATCTCTTTCTTCTCTTCTTGACGTTTCTTCTCAATAAACTCCTTAGTAGTCTTATCAAGAACATTTCTAATATCTACCTCTCTTGTCTCGGAAACATATACACTGTTATCCTTCATAATAGGAAAGTCTCTTCCTACCAATACAAAATCAATAGGGCAATAACTATCAAAGTTTCTAACGATATTTTGGGCATGCTCATCTGCTTCTTCTACTGAAGCAAAACTTCCTCTAACCTTTGCTACACCGAAACATCCATCCTTATCAGGACTTGCGCCAGATGAAGGAATAAAACTAATAAGTGCGAAACGTTGTCCAGGAACATCAGGATCAGCACGTTGCTTTCTAGTTCTAGGGAAAGTCAAATCACTAAATCTAGGATGAGTGAGAGCGTCGTGAGCTTGTTTAGTTTCTTCTCTGGAAAGAGGATCTCTAAGAGGATCGGTAGGAATAGATTTAATACACTCGGGTTCTCCTTTTCTTTGGAGATTTTCCTGAGGAGTAGTTACGATAGAAGCGATCAATTGGTCATTGCTAATTTGAGAAGTAATAGGAGTAGACATTTTTATTTATAAAACAACTTTATAAATAAAATTATATTTTTCTTTAAAACAAAAACTTATTTTTTTACCGTATTATTATCGAAGACTTGTCTTAATAAATCCCTGAAATATTTAGGCAAATCTTTAAAAAAATTTCTTGCTGACTTTACACTCTTCATCTTCTCAACTTGCTTCATATTTCTTCTTCCCATCACTCTCATCAACGATCTCATTCTTCTTGTTGCATTTTCCGAATGCTGAATACACAAGAAATTATAAAAGAATGGAACTTGAATTGCATACTCTTCATTACCTACCAAAAGTGCGTGACCTTCTCCGCTAGTAGCTTCATCATCAAATTTAGCGTGATTCAACCAAAACTCCTTAGTAAACATAAGCGACGCTTCAGGCACATCTTCAAACCCTTCCAAAATATAACTTTGATCATTCTTAATATCATAAACAGAAATAGGACGACTAAAGGCAATCTTTTTACCGTAAGTAATAATACAAGATAACTTTGATAAAATAGAATCGTGGTAATATACATCGTCGTCATCCATCATCATAATATAAGGATGAGTAGCTATCTCCACACCGATATTTCTTTTTCTACCTACAGTGCATACCTTATTAAGAGTGATATACTTGATGTCGTGACCTACCTTCATAAGTTGATCTAACATTTGTTGCAGGTTTTGGTCAGGTTTTTCAGAATCATCTACGATGACCCATTCTAATTTTTGCTTAGGGTAAGAAAGAGATAGCCAGTTTTGCATAGCAATTGGAAAAATATGTTTTCTATTTCTTGTTACAGTTACGATACTTACAAAAGGAACAGTATTGGGGTAAGGTTCAAATGGAGCGACTTTGGCTTTTTTGAGTTCCAAGTTCCCTTCTGCATTTCTTACGGTTTCTGCTTCTGTAATAAAGTCCCATTTAACTTGCTTTTTTTTATAGGTTGTAACAGGAGTAGAAATGTTTACAGTGCCTTCGGCAACTCCGAATTTTCTTTCTTCTGACATTTTTAATCTAATATAAAGCCATAAAAAACTTTAAATGAAGATTATTTTATTATTTATTATAATTCTAAAATGGATAAACAAGAAGTTCTTGAAAAAATTATCTATTATTTAACAAAACAAAAGCCAGAAAGCTTTTACGAAATTAAAAAAGGAAAATACTACATCAATATCTCTGAAATTGAAAATGTTTCCAATAGACAAACTAGAACCTCCTTCTCAAATGAAGAAGAAGACTATGAACAAACGATTAAAGATATCTTCAATAACTACAAAAGTAAACAATTAAACTTTCAAGAATTTAAGAACGAATTATCCAGAGTTATGTATAACGAATCTAATAAACTTGATAAAATACTATCCACTCAAAACACCATACCTCTAAAAAGAAAACAAATAGAAGAAAAAATTAAAAATAATATCCTCCTGTTGCAAGATCAACTTAAAATTATTGATATGAGACTAAGTGATATTAATATAGACTTTTACTTTAGTAACTATATGAAATTTGTACACAAGATTCACAACGGCAAGTTTATATCTTTTGAAACTGATTCGTGTCTTGCAACAATTGATAGTTATACTGACTTTATGTGCAGAGAATCAGTTCTTGAAAGTATTGTTAAAGAACACTACCTAAACTCATCTAAAATACTCGAAATAAAATACGAAAAAAAGAAATCAGAATTCTACACAGAAATTAAAAACTTATTTCTAAGTTTCACTAAAGAAGAACTATACATACCAATTGAAAAACTATGGCAAATTAAACTAGACTTAAATATTCTTCATTATATCCCTGTAAAAGAACAAAAACCTATTTCCTTTTATTTCGTAACAGATAAACTAAGAGTTAATTATAAAATGAAAATAGATCCTTATTTATATCACACTATTAATAATTTTCAACAATTATATATTGAAGAGGCATCACAAGAACTTAGACAGTTTTATTATGATGTATTTGGAACAAATGACTATAGAAAGGATTTTCTAGGAGTATTAAAAAATAAGGGCGGATGGCAAACTGCACGCAACTTGTTTATTAATTTGTGTATCGTTAATAATACTTATATTTTTGGAGAACTTTTAAGGAACTGGACAAAGGAAAAGAAATTTTATGAAGATGCCACTTATGATAAAAACTATCCATCTTATGTAAAAAACGATATCATCTCTCAAAAAATTAAATCTGGTATAGAAACACAAAAACAACAAGAGGACTTTGTAATTCAGTGTAATATTTTTGATAGAAAAGATGATCTAGACAGTGAATTTGTAGAAAAAATACCAGAAGTTATAAACATATTGTTTGATAACTATAATACATACAAAACTCAAGAAGAAAAAAAAGAAGAGGATTAAAACCTCATTTTAAGATTTATATTTTTTATAAAGTTGTTGTAATTAACTTTATAAAAAATGTTTTCCATCATTCCGCCTTACCTTGGAGAAATAAAAAAAGAAATAAGAAATATTAACTGGGACAAGTATATCAATTTTATAAACTCTTTTAATAAAAAATATAGAGAATTTGATAAAATATTAATAAAATACAATATCACAGATAAAGGTTATGAAGTATATTTTTTACAATACAATAAAAACTATTTTTTAAGAAGATACGAAATAATAAATGCAAATATAGATCAAATTAAAAAAGAATTTGAATATTTTATCATTATTTAAACGTCCTCTATCTCAGTTCTATTATCATAGAGTATTTTTACAAACTTATCCAATGCTTCATTCATATCATCACCTCTTCCGCTATGTATACAAGATCCACTTTTAAAACATAAAAAAGTATGATACTTATCTGAGTTATGCTTATTAGATTTTGTAAATGTTTGAATCACTTTTTCTGTATTTATAAAAGATTTGTTCATATTTTCATTTGCATCAATAATATACATTGGTAAGTTTTCTTCCCACTTATTAATTTTTGTTTTTATATTAACTCCTGCACCACTAGTAGTTCCGTCAAAAATAGATATATATTCTTGATATTTCGAGTTTATCAAGTGATCTAGTTTTTCCCTATTTATTTTAAATCCAATATTAATATTTTTATTCTTCATCACAGTATACAATATAATAACTATATTATTTGTATTTACAACCATAGAAGATAAAGACGTATTTACTTCATATAAACTAACACCTGACCACTCTTTTACAGTATTCATTGTATTAATTAATGTTTGTATACAAGATACAGTTAAGTCGTCATCTTTACATCCTGTCATTTGAATACGACCTGTATTCGTAATCTTAAGATTAATAAGTTTATCCTTGTATTTATCATTATTAAAATACATAATTGTAGTAATTGAATTTAAAAAATATTTGTCTCGTTTATGTTTCTTTACATTAGAACTACGCACAATTGACGCAGTCTTTATAATTGTTCCTCTCTCTTTATTTCTCCATTTAACGCAAACAATAGACCCAGATGGTATTTCCTCTTGTTTATCATCTATACTAAATACATTCTCAATCTTCTTCTTTCTATTGTTTTTTCTCTCGATTGCAATGTCTCTTATAGGAATATAATTAAAAAAGTTCTCCATATTTACAAAGATATTTGTAAATGATATAATCGTCTTTGTAGAAAAGTTTTCAGTCATTTTAATTTAAATACATATTAAACAATTCATCTCTTTAAATACAAAATTAATATCATTTTTATAAGGTTTTATAAATTAAATCGTCTCTTATAATCTGCTATACTTGCCTTCAAACTAGGTTTATTCCATAACACATACTTTGACAAAGCACCTGGAGTTGTAGGATCCCTCCAATTTTCTCTACTCTTATGTCTGGATTCGTACCGCTTCATTCTTTCTGGATTTTTATGTTGTGTATAATCACTATAGCCTTTTGCCCCAAAGTGTCTAACTATTTCTTTTCCATCTCTGCTAAACACAGCCATTAGTTTCTTATCTTTCTTAGGAGATCTGGTAATCTTTACCAATTTAAGTTTTCCTTTTCTGCTTGTTCTCTTACTTTTATTTCTAGAAGGCATTTTTAATATTATAAAAAGAAAATAGTTAAATACATATATTTTTATTTTATCAATGATGATACGCAAACCATCTACTTTTAAAAAGAATAGATCTGACGCAAATATTCATTCTGTCATTTGCAAAGGTGACGAAGATGAATATAAGTATTTTTTTAAAGAGCAAACACAATCTCCGAATATTTCTTATTTAGAATACGCACTTGCTTACGGAAGAATAAATATTTTAAAAGATATGCTACAAGATGAATTTTACATTAATTTTTTAAAGAAAGAAAACTACAATCCATTCGACTTGTCAAACTGTGATATATATGTTTCAACAGACGTTCACGATAATTCCTGGTGGGGAAATGATGAACACGAAAGAATGGTTAGAAATACTCCAAATGATCACTCTGCTTGCTTCAACCTATTAGAAACAGAATATAATAAATTTATGACTCTAGACAACTTCGAAGAGTGGCATTGTCTTACTTTTTATGATATATATTATAGTTGCAAATATTATCCAGAATTAAAATTTTTAGTTTCTAGAATATTAAAGCAAAAGGATAAAGATATGAGTATTAAGAATGTGATTGAAGTTTTTAAAAATATAATGGACAATAAACCATTGCTTAAAATAATTACAAAATTATTTAGCGCAGATGAAATTATACCTTTGTTAAATTTTTAAAAAAAAACTTTATTATTTATATTTTATTTATAAATAATAAAAAATGTCAAAGTGGGAAATTTTCGTAAATGTTTTAGAAAAGAATGGAAGATTTGGAGTTACTTATCCTAAAGACTTGACCTTATTTGAACTAGACTTGTGGGAAAAATTTAGAAACGACGAACCTATTTCTACATCATCATCAAGTGGTTATGGTTTTAGTCATTCCTCTTATAAATCAAAGAGCAAGAAAAAATCTTCTAAAAGTAGAAGTAGAAGCAGAGGAAGTAAGAAGGGTAAAAGAAGAGTTAGTAGAAATAGTTACAAAAAGAAATCTAAATAAGCTTATTTTCTTTTGTTATAATAATTAGTATGTATACAAGAGAACAATTAGAGAAGTTGGTTCCTAATTCAAAGGAGACTTTGGATGAGTTTTATGAAAAATATAAAGATGCGCAATGGATACAATTTTTATATTTAGATAACGATCACGAAGACTATTATATTGCAATAAGTAACAAAGGAGATATACTCTACACCGTATACTATGTGGGGTTATTTATGCCAGATAAAGCTTCAATAATTTACAGAAGATTCGAATACGAAGATATAGAAATTCTTGAAGACGAACTATTCTTAGCTTTCAACACAAAAGATATTAAATCTATAATTAAAGCAGTCGATAATAAACTCAGACAAAAAATTAACATCAACACAATTTTTAATTAATTTAATAAAAAAGAATTCAGAGGTATTTAAGAAATATTAACAATAAAATTAGACAAAAAGTTAACATAAACAACATTTTTTTAATAATTAATTTAAAAATGTTTACTTTATATATAAAAGAAATGACATTCCAGCTGTTTGTTAAGACGCTCACCGGCAAGACCATAACTCTCGACGTAGAATCTTCAGATACCGTGGAGAGTTTAAAGGCAAAAATCCAAGATCGCGAAGGAATTCCCGTAGACCAACAAAGACTTGAATCGTTTTAATACCTCTAGACCAAAAATAATTTAAATATTATATTTTTAATATATAAAAATGGAATGTACAAAGTGTCATCAAATAAGAGAATTAGTAAAGGGAAAAAGATGGTGTAAAATATGTAAAAATGAATATGAAAAAGAAAGAAGAGCAAAGGATAGAGAAAAGCATAATGAAAGAGGAAGAGAGTTGTATCTAAAAAAGAAAGAAAAGGTTTTACAACAAGAAATGAAAATAAACGAAACAGAAACAAAAATATGCTCAGTATGTAATGAAACTAAAACACTTAATAATTTTCATATAGCAAAATGTAAAGGTAATATAAGAGCAATGTGTAAATCTTGTTCAAGAGAGAAAAGAAGAGAATATTATGAAAATAATAAAGATAAAATAAATAAGACAAGACGTGATTATGAAAAAGAAAAATTAAAAAATGATATAGATTTCAAATTCAAAAAGTATCTAAGAGCTAGAATTTATATGGCTTTTACTACAAAAGGTTTGAAAAAATCGCATAGAACATGGAAGTATATTAATTGTACTAATGATTTTTTTAAAAAATGGATAGAGTTTCAGTTATATGACGGAATGACAGTAGAAAATTATGGAGAATATTGGCATATTGATCACGTTAAACCTTGTGCTTCTTTTGATTTAACTAAGGAGGAGGATATAAAAGAATGTTTTAATTGGAAAAACTTGAGACCTTTGAGATGCGATAAAAATAAGAAAAAGAGATCGAAGATAATTCCATTTGATATATTAATGCAAGAATTAAAAGTAAAAGTATTTTTAAAAGGTATTAATAATAATGAGTCAAAAAGCAACCAGTCTGTAACAAAAGGCTCTGTTATAGATATAAATAGTTGAACACCTTTTAGATGTCAGTTGCTAGTATTTTCAAAATTTGAAAATGCAAAACTGCTTATAATGTCGGGAAACTCCTTAGAGCTCAAACTACGACTCACTATTGGAAACTATAGGCTGATAGACAGGGTAATTACCTCGTTGATCGTAATAACGTTTGAGATTGGACAATCCGCGGGTAAAAAATCTAAATCCGAAATGGTTAGGATATGATTTTCCCTCAGAGACCGCACGGCAGTTGGTCTATAATGATAGTTTAACCAACTTGAATAGGCTTAAGATACAGTCCATACCATATTCGAAAGATATGGTGCGAATAGATTTTCGCTGGAAAACAACTTGAAGATAATCGCACACTTGCAGATTATAATGTTCAGAAAGAGTCTACTCTCCATTTGGTGCTCAGACTCAGATGATAAGTTACTGAAATATTTTAAATAATAATTTTAAGGTAACTACTTCATTTTTAGTATTTTATAATAATCTCATTATAAAATACATATAATTTTACTTAAATAATTACATTCTAATTATTAAATAAAAATGGACCATCTTTCCAGATTTTATATAGGCTCTATCTTATTCTCACTTGTAACACTAAGTTATGCAAATGTATACATATTTACAACATTTATATTAAGCACATTTGTAGTATCTATTATAGAACTACTCTCCATACCTAAAAAACACTGGAACTTCACTAAACTAATAGTACTAGTAAACTATCTATGGATCGTAAATGTCATTTACAACTTGAGTCAATATAAACAAATCATAAATATAATGGTTTATAATTCTATCAGCGATGCTATCCAATATGTCGCAGGAAAAACTATAGGATATCATAAACCATTTCATTTCACTTCAAAATCACTTGAAGGCTACATTGCAGGTATTATTATTACACAGTTAATATTTAATTACGATCACTATTTTATAGTTCTTAACATACTAGGAATGTTTGGAGGAATATTTTCTAGTATAGTCAAAAGAAATATAGGTATAAAACACTGGTCTACTTTATTAGGACCTCACGGAGGAATCAATGACAGACTCGATAGCTTATGTGCACCAATTATTTTTTATCTTAATTTTATTAATTATAAATGACTTTTTATAGAGGAAAAGCTGAAATAAAAAATAATCAAACTCACATTGTAATTACTCTAAATGACTATAAACTTTACAACAACTTTACAATTCAAGTTACGCCTATAGATAAATACTCTAATCTTTATGTAACTGAAGTGGAAAATGGAACATTTAAAGTATATGGACAAGGTAAATTTTATTATCTAGTATATTCCGATTATAAAGATAACGAAGATGTTGAGTTTGCAGGAGGATTCTAATAATCTTAAAATGATTTTTAATAAAGTCAAAAAATAATAGAATCATCATAAGAAAATGAATTCTGGATTTTTTATAGGACTTTACTTCATCTATTTAGTATCTTGCTTACTTATAGGAGCAACATTATTTACTATCATAAAGCATAGAAACAATAACAAACAATCTACCGCAGTATGGTCTTTTATTGTTAAAATATATAACATCATATTATTCATTTCATTTGGGGTTTCTCTTATGAACTTTAGAATGACTACTTCAATTTATATATGCCTTCCTTATGTTTTAATAGTTATATTTGGAATAGTTGCAGTAAGAATGAAAGAAGTAGTTACATATTATATATTTATGCTTATGTTCACAACTGTATTTTCTAGCTTTTTACACGTTTATTATTTAGCTAATGTAAATGATATAAAAGATGTTGAAAATGTGTTTGATGGCAATATAGCATATTTTAATATATTCACATTACAAAGTGGCGTAAGTTTCTGTTTTCTAGTATTTGCCCATATAGGTTTTTTTTCAGAAAATATAAGACTTATTGTAAAACTAAAAAAAATAAGAGTAGTAGCAAACGACGAGCAAAATTGCCCTATATGTCTAGATGAACTTGGAAATATTGAAGCAGTGCAAACTATATGTAATCATAAATTTCATAAACAATGTATAGAATCACATTGCGAACAAACACCTCAACATAAACCATTATGTCCAATATGTAGAAGTCAACTAAGTTACGAAGATAAGGTATGTTTTTGTTAAATTTATTCTCATATTTTAATTTATATTTATTATAAATATAAATTAAAAACTTACTACTCATCTTTATTAAATATGAATAACAATACTATTGAAATTCAATATGTAAGTGATCTTCACCATAATTATATAAATATTACGCCAAAATGTAAATATCTTGCCCTTCTTGGAGATCTAGGAGATCCATACTCAAAATCTTATGAATGTTTTTTAAGAGAAAATTGTAGTAAATTTGAAAAGGTATTTCTAATAACAGGAAACCACGAATATTACGAAAATATCCTTGATGATACCAATATTTTTTTAAAATCTCTATGTAACTCTATACCTAACTGCATATTTTTAAATAATGAGTCTATGCTTATAGAAGGATTCTTAATTATTGGAAGTACACTTTGGAGTAACGTTCGAGATAGTATAGTTAATGATTTGAATGCTTTTCACTATATCTATGAAACTCCAGAAAAAATACTTACTCCAACTACATATAGAAATATGCACAAGTTATCTGTTGATTTTATTGAGAGTGAACTTGATAAGAATATTCCAAGTATTATACTTACACATTATGCTCCTCATATTGATATGAACGGTCCTGATAAATACTCTAAATACTCTAGTGCATTTTCCACATATCTTACACATCTTAATAATAAACACAAGAATATTAAATGTTGGCTATCTGGACACACTCATAAAAACTTAACTATTGTTCGAGATGGTGTTATTTGCTCTTCAAACTGTTTAGGGAACTTAAATGAAGGTGTCTTAAACTTTGACTCTAGTAAAACCATCATTAATAAATCTCATTAAAAGTAATAAGATGACTGCTGATACTGCAAGAAAAATTAGTATAATACATATTACTCGACCTGTTGTAAGTTGTATATTTTGTATCATAGTTTTAAATATATTATAATAACTACAATATGTTTAAAATTATGTTCTATACCATTCTATTATATCTCTGTATATTTCAGGATTAAAATTAATATTATCTTCTAAAAAGTCAATATACTTTTCTTTTATATTTGTTAATTGGCTAATCTTGTTATCTTTATCTTCGTTTAAATTTAATATGATCTCAATCAGACCTAATACTTCATTAAAATTACTTTTCATATTTTCTATCTGATATCCATTATCATTAATACTAGCTTCTCCAAAATCTATCATAATAGGAATACTACTTGTCCTAATATTTATTATTTCCTTATCTCCTTCCTTATTAACTACAACTTCATATTTTATATTTATCGTATCTGATTTACGAACCATTATATTTCTTTCGTGTAAATCATTGTGAGTAAATTTACAATGCTGCCAAGCCATATTTAAAGTAAAAATTAATTGACAAAATGTATCTATCTGTTCTTTTTCTGTCATATTATACCAAGCAGTCTCCAAATCTACAGAATTAGGAATAAACTCTGCTAATAGTAATGTAGATAACACATTACTATTGCAAAATAAAGAATAATCAAAATCTTTAATGTTATCTTTTATCTGATCATTGTATATTTTGTAAAGTGTATTTTTTACTTCTATTAAACTAGATTGGACATCTTTATTATCTCTTATATTTTTCAATATAACTTCATAGGATTTTAATTTGTTTAATCTTTCCTTCTTAAAATCCTCATCTTGTATCTCATCTATCAAATCATAACCTTCAGTGACTATCATTCTAATATTATCAAATATCATCTTTATAATCCTCTTGTCTAAGACATTTACATTAAGCATTATTTTTTGGGATAGTTCTTCGCCTACATTTCTAAATAATGCTTTATACTCTTCTAATTCTGATTCATTTTCTATGTTTATTAATCTTAAACTTATAAATAATTTAATCATCATATATATAAATTTCTCTTCTAGCTTCTTTTCAACTTTAGAATAAACATAATCCATATTTACCGGAGAACTACAGTATAGTCCTCCGTAAGTATACATTATATTAGGTATTTTAAGTCTAAGTTCATTCATCTTTAGTCCAACTGCCAATTCTTTCAATACAGGATAAGGATTATCAAAAAGAGGGTATTTGACAATAATAAACTTTTCAGATCCTTTTAATCCAGACAAAGCAACTATACCATTGGCAGATTTTTTAGAATCAGATAATATGTCCATTGGATAAAATACTTGCTGCAATTGTTTATTTCCAATTAATATATTTTCTTCGCTCATCTTCAAGTCATCTGATTTTAAATAAGAGGAAATTACACACGCATTATTGAATTGATCTTGGCCGTCAATAGAAAATATTTTTAATATATTGTTACCGTTTGTGCACTTATTAATATTAATCTTTTTTAAATATGATAGTAAGTTATTTATATCTTCTGTGTCAACTTGAGTTAAACTATCTGAAAATAAATCCCGAGCACTCGTCATTTTTTATTTAATATATTAAATAATATATTAAATAATTATAAATATAAATGTCTAAAATAACTACAACTTCTACTCCAATAATTAGTAGTATCTTATTAGGAAATGGAGAAACTGTCACAAAGTATCACGATAGTTTAAATAGATTACACAGATTAGACGGACCTTCAGTAAAAACTTCTTATTCGGAAGAATGGTGGAAAGATGGAAAAATGCATAGAAAAGACGGACCTGCAGTATTTATAAATAAACCTTATTATATAAGAGCAGAATGGTGGGAAGATGGAGTTTTGCATAGAGAGAATAATAAACCAGCAATAATAGACTCGGACGGAGTTGTGGAATATTGGACAAAAGGAGAAAAAGTTAAATAATTTATTTTACAAGTTGTATATAAGGGTATTTGTAACAAAAAGGACAAAATTTAAGATGTTGAGGGTCGTATTTCATTCCAGAGTAATGATGGTGTAAACAAGACTTACAAATATAAATATCTTTTTTTACCTTTTCGCAGCATTTTGTTTTAAAAATTAAATTATAATAATCATTGCAATAATAACAAACCTTCATTTTTAAAGATAAAATGACACCTTTAACAAATGTTACAGATAATTATAATAATGATTATTATGATGGACCGAATTTATTGTATATTTTATTAATTGTCATAACTGCAATATTAGTATCATTTACATTTATAAAATGTATAGGATTATGTGCAAAGAAATGAGTTTATCAAATGTTTGATTTAAGACATAATTTATTTTCAAGTTTTTTAATAAATAATTTTTTAAATATCCAATTTCCTTTATCTCTAACATAAAAAAACTTATTATCTAATATTTTATAAAACACGTCTACTCTTTTAAAACCTTTTATTAAGTATATCTTACTTTTATCTTGATTTTTCAACCAATATTTCATAGCTCCACCTGCATCATTGTAACCACTCAAACAGTCCCACGTTAATAATTGCATGTCTTTCATTTTTCTAGTATCAAAGTAATACATACCATACCAAAAATATTCTGATTTTAATATAACTGCACAATCATAATTATCGTATTCATTTCCATAAAAATCTCTAATTAAAAATATATTACTATCTAATACTAAATATTTACCTGGGTTAGATACCTGATAATCTAATATATAATTACAAGAATCTGCAGTTCTTACAGACTTATCTTGTATTGTTCTATGTTTATTATTAGGTATGTTAATACATTTTATATTTAATATATCACAAATATCTTGAATTTCATTTTTAATATTTTTACAAAAGTTATTTGAATAATCTGGAAAATCTTTAGCGTCATTAAATACTATAAACTCATAGGAACACTTCATATATTTTTTTAATGCACTATACTGAAGCTTAATATACAGAGGATTATTTACTACAACTGTACATACGGTTATATGAGTTTTATATGAACATGACATTTTTGAATAGTTTAAATGTGTATATTTAAATTATTCAATTTACAAGTGTATCTTTAAGTTTTTGAGTTAATATATAATTTAATTGTAGACCTTCTACAGGATTTCTTTTAAATGACCAATTGCCTCCTGCTCTGAAATGAAAAAATTTATTATCATACAACTCTGTATAAAAAGACCCATTTTCATTATTTCTAGGATCAGTCTTAATAAACTCAATTAACTTTGTTTTATCTAATAAAGTATCTGGTATCTCACTCCATCCTCCAGAGTTATAGTGATCATAAAAGTATATCTTACTTTTATCTTGATTTTTTAACCAATATTGCATAGCTCCTCCTGTGTCATATCCGGATATACATTCCCAGTTTAATAAATGAGTATCTTTCATTCTTCTAGTATCAAAGTAATATATTCCATTCCAAATATATTCTTCTTGTCTCTTCTGAGATAGTACTGCACAATCAAAATTATCGTATTCATTGCCATTAAAGTCACTAATTAAAAACATATCGCTATCCAAAACTAAATATTTACCTGGATTTTGTAGTTGATAACTTAACATATAATTACAAGAATCTGCAGTTCTAATAGATGCTTCGTGAACTAATTTATGATCTTCATTAGGTATATTAATACATTTTATATTTAATCTCTCGCAAGTATTTATAATATCATTTTTTATAATAGGATCAAATCCATTCGAATAATCTGGAAAATCTTTAGCATCATTAAATACTATAAACTCATATGGACATTTCATATATTTTTTTAATGTATTATACTGCATTTCAATGAACAAAGGATTATTCACTACAGCAGTGCAAACTGTTATATGGTCATTATTAGATGACATATTTTTATTATTTTAAATATTACATATTTAAAATAGTTGACTAAAAAATTCAAGGATACATACAGCTTACAAGATCTCTAAAGTTTTCGTTGGTATTTTTAGAAATTACTGTATAAAGACACATTTGATCACCTTTACAATTCTCAAGTTGTTTTACCATATTTCTGCAAGATTTCTTCAACATACACTTTAATTTTTCAAATCCACAACCAAGCGTATGAAACTCATTTTGGAAAGTATCAGAAATAACGGATAAAGACTTTTTAGAATTACAGTTTGTAGGAAAATTACACAATACACGATTTCCAAAATACTCTTTACAAGGTAGATTTCCACACCATTCTTTACCAAAATGACTTCCTCTATAAGACCATCCTTCTTTTTTACAAATAGACCCTGTGCAAGCAGAGTAGAGTTTTCCTCCAAATAAATTTTCAGTTGTAGAAGTATGAAAAGAAGAAGGTTTGTATTTAGGATTAGAAAATTTCTTGCATTCCCACTTATCTTTTTTCAATCTTGTTACCAAAGCATTTTCATTCTCGCTAGCAAACAAAGGAAAACACAAATGATAGTAACTTAGTAAAGTAGGAGTTCTACAATCAAAACAAGATTTAGTTATTTTATCAGAACATATTTTTTTATAATCTGATGTTATACACTCACTTTTAGAACCCCAAGGAGAAACATACTCAGAAACTTCATAATTTTTAATTTCCATATTATCTTCCTTACTCTCACAAATATCGTGAATATAACTAGCAATCATACAAAAACCATTATTATCTTCTTCTCCGCACAACTCGTAAATAAAATCATCAACTTTACAAACATCTTTTACTAATTCTTCTTCTGAGTCTAACTCATATTCAAAATTAGAGGAATCTTTAGAAATATCAGATACTTTATCGGCGATTTCTTGATCAAATACTTCATCTTGAGAACGGTATAAAGTGCAATTCCATTTATCTCTTGGATAATTATCCAGAACATCTAAATTTGTATGAAATAAGGGAACACATACAGGAGGAATAATATTGTTATTTACTCTAGTGCAGGTATAGCAGGCATCTACAAGAGTAGATTGGCAAATTTTGTTCATTTGTTCGTTGTCACATCCTTTAAATGCGGAAGCAAATGTAAAAAGACTAATTGCAGATAGTAAAATGAATGTAAGCGACTTCATTTTTTATAATTATAAATTACTTGTTTAATTTATAATTAAATATAAAATAAAATTTATTCAAAAAACTTATTACCAAAATCACATAATACATACCTTAATCTTTGCTGTGCTCTTTCTATATAAAATAAATAAATGATCTCATTGAAATACGATAACTGTTGGTCCTTTCCTACTATATTAGTCAAGTAAGATTGCACGTGATATTCGAACGTATTTGGAAATTTGCTATTACTAATATCATCATTTTCATAGTATGATAATATGTCAACAAGACTAAATAAATAATGGTTTACATCTATATTTTCTTTGAGTTTATGTATTGTTTTAGTTCTGATAGATTTATTAAATGAAAAGTACATTTTTTTGAAATTAGTATAATTTATCCCTCTTGACGTATTAGGTAATCTTGGTGCACCAATATAATTTTCTCCATATATTACATTACCGTGTTCGTCGTAACTAAAATCATTTCCGGTTTCTAGGTCTGGGTCATTTCTATTTTGTTCTCTAATTTCTTTATTTTCTTCATCAAAGTATTTGCGACTTGCTCTAAACCTAATTAAAGAGTGTTTAAAATATTGGATGTCCTTATAGCGCTTATAAACCGAGTTTATAATGCTCGCTGAGAGAAATGTAAATATAACTGCACATACTATCTCCATTTTTATAAATAAGTATTATATTAGTTATGATATAATGTATACAGAATCAGTTTTTTAAATTTTAATTATAAAATACTTGTCCATCTATTTGTTATATATTCTTTATTCTTATTTTTTTCATAATAAAACCATTTCTTTTTATTAGGATTCCATCTACATCCATATTGTTTTGCTTCTTCTTTGTCATTATAAGGAACATCTAAATATATTTTATTACCTTTTTCAGATATTTCCATATAACAATTTAAGCATAATCCTTTTCTACAATCTAAATACCATTTTGGATGTTCTGTATTACATTCTAGGCAGTATTCTAATTCACAACCAAAATTGCATTCATTTTTCTTGTAAGTATTATAATATATCTGTTCAAAACATTCACCGTTTCCTTTACAAACTATTTCTTCTTCTTTATTATCGCCATCTTCTTCACTTGAAGAAGATTCACTTTCTTCCTTGCATTTATTACAACACCTATAGTAATGCTCTTCTTTCTCTCCTCCGCAATTATTACAAGCATCAATTTTACAATCATTACATAAATTAAATTTTCTATTTTTATGTGGTTCTCCGCATCTACCACAAGTTCTTCCAGATTTTGGAATAAATTTTTTTATACAACAATTTCCCAATACAATAATATCATCATTTTTATTTATAATAAAACAGTTATTTTTTATTTTATGGTCACATACGCACTCAGTTATTATATCAGGCATTTTTAAATATGGTTTTTGTAGTTTTATTTTATTCCAATAATTATAATGTCTAGGATTATTATCATCAGGAGTTCCTCCTGCATATTTATAATCTTGTTCTATTAAATCTTTATGTGTTAAGTTATATTTATTTTTTAATCCATTTAAAAACTTTTTATGTAAAGATATTTCACTCATTCTATTAATATATAACTGTTTTTTTTACTTACATATATATAAATCAGTTTTTTAAATCTTAATTATCATATAAAATTAATATGATAATTAGAAAGTGTCACCGGTGCCACTGGTGACACTTAAAAAATACTATTATCGTATATATAAAGATGATAAAAAGTGTCACGGGTGGCACTGGTGACACTTAAAAAATAATTCTTTTATAAAATTTTTAATCCCATATAAAAAAATAATCTTGACCCATTTTCTTGAATTTTTTTCTTATCTCCATATTTACTTTTAATATACAGACCAAATAATTTAATACTAACATATTCTACATTTATCTCTTTACAATAATTTTTGTAAGCATCATATAATACTTGCGGTTGAACTTTATAATCTTTATTATTATCTATGCATTTATCTCTTATAAAATTTGATATAGTTTGTGTATAATCTTCTTTTATTATTGCTTCATTCTTTTTATATAATAATGATATCTCAGGTAATTTAAAATTGGTATTTAGAAGTTTAGGTATAGCAGTTTTATAAATAGTTTGACATCCTCTTAGCGTTTGTAGGGTTAATTTTATATTTTTTAAATCTTTGGTTTTTTTCAAACTATACTCATCATCATAGTCTAAGTCTTCCTTTATATTGTATATAACTTCATCTATAATTGGTATGAGAACAGTTGGTATCATATCTACCAGAACGCATTTTAATTTTTTATCGTATTTCATAAGTTCTTCGTCATATAAATAACCATCTCCTTGTTTGTTATATATTACTAGTTTATTGGACATGATATTTGCAAATAAAGTGGCAATTCCTTGCTCACCTGATAATAAAAGTTTTTCATTAGACATCTTACAATTATAAAATAATAATTGTAAAAAGATAAAATATTTTTTGTAAAAAAATTTTTAATCAAAATAATTAAATGCAAATTAAATTAACTTCATCCTTATAATGAGAAGGTATTTCATTTTGTTCAATCATCTTCTTAATTATTTGATAACATCTTCTATATTTTTCTTGATTCGATTTGTTATATTCTTTTATCTGATTTTTATTTTCTTCATACTTTTCTTTATAATTTTCTTTATTTTTTTGATACTTTTGCTTCAAATACTCTGTTCTATTTTCACATTTTCTTGGTCTTCCTCTCTTTTTCTTAGTTGACTCTTGCAAATTTACACCAATATCACTAGAACTCATGATATTATTATAGATAAGTAAAGAAAATTTTTTATTTAAAATGAAATTACAAAAGTTTTTCAATCTTATATAATCTTACCTCATTTATTCTTCCACATCTATAATCTCAAAATTTTAAAAATATTTTACATATCTTTGACAAAATTCCTCCCATATCTTTCTTCTCTCCTTGTCTTTCATACTCTTTTTATTATTTTTATAATCTTGTGTTTGAGTGCATATCCATTTACCTAACTTTTTCTCTTCTTCATTCTTAGATTTAGAAGAAGGTCTTTTCTTTTCTTTATCTATATATGTTTTGACTCTATCTAAATTTATATTCCATTCTTCTTCATTACTCAAAAAATATTCTTTGTATTTATCATTATTTATAAATTCCTCCCATATCTTTCTTCTCTCCTTGTCTTTCATACCATGTTTATTATTTTTATAATCATGTGTTTGGTGGTCTATCCATTTACCTAACTTTTTCTCTTCTTCATTCTTAGATTTAGAAGAAGGTCTTTTCTTTTCTTTATATATATATGCTATGGATCTATCTAAATTTATATTCCATTCTTCTTCATAACTCAAAAAATATTCTTTGTATTTATCATTATTTATAAACTCTTCCCATATCTTTCTTCTCTCCTTATCTACTATACCTTGTTTATTATTTTTATAATTTTGTGTTTGATTGCATATCCATAACCCTAACTTTTTCTCTTCTTCATTCTTAGACGTTTGAGAAGGTCTTTTCTTTTCTTTATCTATAAATGCTTCGACTCTATCTAAATTTATATTCCATTCTTCTTCATAACTCAACAAATATTCTTTATATTTATCATTATTTACAAATTCCTCCCATATCTTTCTTCTCTCCTTATCTGTCATACCATGTTTATTATTTTTATAATTTTTTAATTGGTCGGATATCCATTGACCTAATTTTTTCTCTTCTTCATTCTTAGACCCTCTAGAAGGTCTTTTCTTTTCTTTATCTATAAATGCTTCAACTTTATTTAATTTTTCTTCCCAAATATTATTTAGACAATTTCCAAAACTATCATAAATGATTTCTGTTATTGCTTCAAGATCTGAAATGTCTAATGATTCTTCATCTTTTTCATCGTCATCATCATTGTTATTATATTTATCATTTCTAACTGAATTAATGTTTATGTATCCTCCAAAAGTTTTTTTGATTAGAGATTGTTTAATACGCTGATCGTTGTTGGCAAGTATTCTTACAAATCTTTCAATACCTTTTTCGTTTTCTTCAAAGGCGATTGGTAATACGATTTGAACCATATTTTTAGAAGGATGATTACGTAATGCTCTTCCTATGATTTGGACTGCTTTTATAGAAGAACTTGGTATATGAAATAAAACGACACCTTTTGTATTAGGTGCGTCGAATCCTTCAACAAGAACTTCGACATTTATCAGGAAAGGTATTTCTCCATTTTTAAATTCGTTTAATATTTTTTTTCTGATTGATTTTGAAGTATTAGAGTCTATGTATTCTGCAGATTTATTTTGAATAGAGTTGAACATTTTTTGAATACGTTTTCCTTCTTTTTGAGTGTTACAAAAGACTATCATTTCTCGGTATTTTTCAATGAGATATTTACATTTTTGATAGTCGTTTGGATCTTTTGAAAATACAGGGATGTTAATTGAGTAATCGCATATGTATTTATTTTGAATCATGTAACGTATATCTTTTTTATAATATTTGAAATCTGGTACTTCATCGATGGTTGCTGAAAGCAGAATATTATTGTTATATTTTTTTAAAGTTCTAATAAAGTCTGTATATTTTTTATCGTCATTATCTTCTTTTTCATCTTCATCGTCTGTATTCTGGTTATCATCTTCATCTGCGTAAATTCTAGGATTATAGATGTGGTGTGCTTCATCAACAACAATCTTTTCAAAAGTTTTAAAATATTTGTTTGGTATATGAAAAATGCTGTTATAGATACATATAGTGCTGCATATATCTTTTTTAAAAGTTATATTACCATCGCCTATACATTGAGTGCTGTTAATATTATGTTTTTCTAGTTCTTCTTTCCATTGTTCCATGAGAGTGATTGTGGGTACAATTATCAGATATTTTTTACTTGGGTCAATGATTGATATACAGGAATAAGTTTTTCCAGTTCCTGTTGGGACGCATACAGCAGCATTTCCTTTTTCTAATAATAAAGTTTTAATTTCTTGTTGATATTCTCTGTTATTTATCTGATGTATTTTTTGTTCTATAAATGATGGTTTATTTTTTATTAATTTTTCACAGTAGTCTTGCATGTCTTTTTTCACGAATCTAAGTTGGTTTATGTATCCGTTGCATAGTATTTTTGCGTTATTATTTAGTTCTGTTGTTTCGTAGGTGCATAATAGTCCTTTCCATTCTTTTTTATTTCCATGAATGTCTTGTACGTTTAGACTACCTTTGAATGTTGAAATATTTTTCCAATTGATTATATTTTCGTATGCTTTCATTTGTACATGGGTGTCGATGAGATTTGATGCGTCAATTCCAGTATCATTTTTAGTCATTCCGTTCTGTTCTTTAAAATCGCAATCAATATCGTCGTACATGTAAAAAGGATAAGTTTTAGATTCGTTTAGTTTAATGCAGGAATATAGTTCAAATATTTTCGATAGGTTATAATTGTCATTTATGTCTGATTTGGCTTTTAATAGATCTGAATATTTTTGATAAATATTGAGGTTATATTGATTTGTTAAATCCGTGCTTATTTTATTAGGATAAATCAATTTTACATTCTTTTTTTCATCGTGATCTTTTAGTAAGTTAACAAGATCATCTTTTCTAAGTTTTGAATAGCCAGTGATGCCTCTTTGTTTGCACATTTCTTTCAAGTCATAAGCTTTGTATTCGTCGTAGTTTTCAGAAGAAGACATTATTATAAATGAAAAAATTATATGTATAAGTCAAAGGGTTATACATATAAAAAATATAAAAATCAATTTAAGACTATTCTAAAAGATAGACTTGATATACCAATGTTTTCCATTTGTCATTAGAGAAACATACTTATCTTTTACAGCAGGTAAAATACAATTTGAAATTTCATTGCTTCCTAGTTGACGAATATTAGATTCACTAGAGAAAATAGGTTGCTCTTGTAAATTTTTAATGATAATCTCTTTACGATTCCAGTAATGAGGCCAATCTGAAGCATTTGGAAAAGTAATATATGTAGGACCATCCTTGTTATCTACTAGGAAATAACATTGCATATCTTTTATTATAAAATCGGATGTTTTCATACGTGGAGCACAATTATTAAAACTATTATAATTATAAGAAATATCCCATTTGCCATTAAATGTTTGATTATTAAAATTTAAAGCATCCAAAGATGATTTTTCAATATTTAGTAGTTCGCCATCCTTTTTTATATCTGTGTCTTTAGAATATTTAGAATATGGTGTTGAACTAAGTGCAGAAAAATTAGAAGAAATATCTAAAAACTCTACTTTTGTAGGTTTATCATCTGTCTTTTCAGTTGAAGTTTTTTCTACGTTTTGATTAAGTTTAGCAACTAGTCTTTCTGTCAATTTTTCTTCTATTCTTTCAATAACTTTTTCAACTACTTTATCAATTAGTTTTTCATCTATTTTTTCAGATACATTATGGGCTATTTTTTCTATATCCATTTTCTATGATATAGAAATTAAATTTTTAAATTATATATTTTGTGACCTCCCCGCATATATTACTTTCTTCAAAATAATCAAGATCTTTTAACATTAGAGTAAGACGTTGTCTATACCTATTTTTTAGTTTTTTAATAAATTTCTTTATATGATAAGTAATTTTAATAAATTTAGTCTCTGAACAATATCGATATATACTATATATTTTTTCTTTTATATTTCCTTTCCTATCTCTTTTGATGATAGCAGGGCCGTTCAAATTAATTAAATTACAATTGTTATACCATTCCTCTCTTAATACAACTCCTTCTTTAGATCTTACAATATACGCAGGACCTCCTATACGGTGGTATATACCGTGTTTATACCAAATTTCAGATATGTTATTCTCGCTTTTTAATAAGATTGCAGGACCGTCTTCTCTGTGATAAATACCATTATAATACCACTGTTCGTCAAGTATATTTCCTTTATTATCTTTTATGATAAAGGCAGGACCATCTTCTCTGTGAAAGATGTTATTTTTATACCAAATTTCTTTAATATTTCCATTTTGTTCAATACTTATTGATGCAGGACCATCTTCTCGATAAATTTTTCCATTGATATACCATAGTTCTAATAAGACTTCATCTCCAAGATTTTTAATAAGTGCAGGTCCATCTAGTCTGTGTAAAAGTCCTTTTTCGTCATACCATCTTTTATAAACGAAGAATTCTTCGATTGTTTCAATAGGTCCGGCGCTCATTTTATATTATAATTATTATGAATAAATATCGGATAAATATACGAATCATTTTAGTAAATTATTTTCTTATATTATGAATAATAATTTACTAAAAATGAATGTAAAAAATATTTTAGATTCTGTAAAAAAAGACAATGTAAGAAAATTTATAGGAGAGATAAAGAGAATTGTTAAGTTGGATGATATTAATAATATTATTTCTAAAATAAATGAGAGTGATGTAGATGAAAAATATAAATTGAAATATATTATTATTATAATTCTTGGGAAGCTTATAAAAAAAAATGAATACATAAAATTTAATCAAAAATATTTTATTTTACGAGAAGTAGCGGATTATGATGTATTAAAATTTAAAGAATATTTAAGTAGTCAGGATATTATTAATAAAGTATTAGATACTATAGATATTGAACAAATACTTTATATACTTAAGGAATATAAAAATGAAGATAATATTTTTTTAGATTTATTGTTTGGTCGTATTACTATAGATTATCTTAAGAATAATAAGTTTCTTTTATCTTCTGTTGTGAAATATTTGATAAAAAGTAAGGAAAAACATATTTTTTACTTTTTAGAAATAATATTTTCTAATTTTGATTTTGACTTTATACGTAAATTTTTAGAAAATAACCAATATATAGAATTAACAGTCGATCAATATTATATTATAACTAAAAAATATTTAATGGAATATTTTACAAAAGAGGAATCAATTATTTTAAGAAATATTTTAAGAGAAAAAGTATATGCTTCATTTAGGCCTATTAAAAGAGAAGAAGTTCTTGAAGGTAGAACTTATCATGAAGAATATCAAGACAGGTATTGTAAAAAATTTATTCAAGATGGAGACGTTATTCAAGATGGATTGAAACCATTAATAGTTACAAATACAGAAATTTCTCTTCCTTATAAAAGACTATTGAAATTTGATAAGTTATCTTTATATAAAATTCCTAAACAGATAGAACAAACTTTAACTATATCTTATAAGAATGATAATTTTATGGGAGGAAATAAAAAACTATATGGTATAAATGAAGATTTTAATGTGGATATGAAATGGTATATAAATAATATAAAATATATGGAAAATTTATCATTAAAAGACAAGATGACTATAATGGGATATACTCATAATGGAGATAAATATTCAAATATGTATTTGATGCAAGACAAAGATTCTTTGACATTTTATTTAGAAGATAATCTTAGAGATGAGGATAATAATAAATTTTTTCCTTTATATTTTCAGGCAAAGGAGAAAATAATTAAAGAAAAGGATAGTATTTTAAAATATTTTACTGGTGATAAGAAACTTCAGAAAAAATTTATCGAAGATTTTATAAATCCTGTAGTGTCTAATATAGAAGAAATAAAATCTTATAATTTAATATTAAAAAATAGAGTATTGTTATCTATTTATTTTTGGTTTGATGTGATAGGAGATTTTGTAGAAGATTTAGATAGAATAATAAGAGAAAGCCCTCCTATAGAATCTCCTATGGTAGTATTTAGAGGAGCAAAAACTAAATATTACAAGACAAGTTCTAATTTGTATGTTAATAATACATTTATGTCTACAAGTTTTAATTATGAAGTTCCATTTAAATTTTCAGAATATAATTGTTGTTTAAAAAAAATAATTCTTAAACCAGGAACTCGTGCTTTGTTTACTGATTGCTTATCAGAATATTCTGAAGAAAATGAAATATTATTAGGACTTAATAATAAATTCAAGATTATTGAAGACAGCGTAAAATATTATTATAATATATTTAAGTATAATAAAAAAGAAGAATATCCTGATAATTTGTGTATAGAAGAAGAAAATAGTATGGATGTTACAGTGATGGAAACTGTTAATTAATTTTTACAGAACTGAATAATTCTATTTCTAAATTTGTTTAGTTCTTTCACATCTGATGCAAATAAGTCTTTTATATTAGTTATTTGTTTGTATTTGATAAATCAAAAGAGGCATTAGATAATTATATTTTAATATAATTATGAAGTTTATTACTAATTTTTTATATAGATATTATTACTTATTGCATGTAATGCATAAATGCCATCCTAAATTTTTTTCAAGACATTTAAATAGTTCTTCTGACATAACCTTGAAATAATCTTTCTTTTCGTATATATAATTTTTATATTCTTCAATCTTATATGGAAATATATGAGTCTGATTTATATTAATATTTTGGAAATCTTTTAATAATACTTTAACTTCATCGTGGGTATAGACATTTGCAATAGGAACTCCATTTTGAGCCTCATACTGATCCAACCCTTCCACTATTTCAAAATATTTCCATGAATTTTTTGCATATAGCATCAATTTAAATTCACCTCCAGGTTTTAACAAATTATAAATATTTTCAATAGCTTTTGTAATATTAGGAGTATGGTGCAACACACCAAAACTATAAACTAAATCAAATTTTTTATCATCTATATTATTAATTTCCTCAATGTTTCCAGTTATTAAACTACCGCTTAAATCAAAAACTTTTAGTCTCTGTTTTGCAAGTTCAATAGAAGCATCTGTTAGATCAATTCCAGTGTAGTTGGCACCAGCTTCTATGAAACTATGAGCAGCTGTACCAATTCCGCAGCCTACTTCCAAAACATCTTTACCTTTATATTTTTGAAATTGTGCAAAGTCTAGAATATGAGGTTCTACAAGATATTTTCTTTGGGTTACCTCTTCGAAATATTCTCTTGATCCAATTTCTTTTTTTGAATGTCTTATATTACAAGGCCTATTATTCCAATAATTATAAACTTCTGAAATTGACATTTAGATAATTAATTAATAATTATTTAAATAAACCTTTATTCCATAGGCAACTTATATCCTTCCCAAATAAAAGATCCTCCTAAATGTCCTCTATGACACTTATACAGTTTATTATTTCCTAAATCGTGCAAAACAATACCTTCGTAAATTACACCCTCATTGTCTAGCCATTCTTTCATATTTTTATGAGTTTTCCAATTACAATTAACTTCAACGCTTCCGTGAACTATATAAGCGTGATATTCTACTTGATGTTTATTACCATTCACATGAGGTCCAAGCAATTCTACTGTCTTTCCATTAAAATCAGAAATAGAGCGTATAGCATAATAGAATTTTTTGGTATCTTTATTATATTCTAAAAATCTAGCTTTAGTAGAGTCATCTTTCATAATAGCCATAAAATGCCACTTATCTCCTTTCTTTATATCTAGTGGTCTAAATCCTATAATGTGACCACCTTTATCGGGTTCTATTCCTGCAGTCGGAAACCACCCAGGAGGAGCATTTGAAATATGTTTTTTTACGTCTTGTCTAGCATAGATTTCATTATTTTTAATATAGCAGCAAGTTCCATCAAATTTTGCTGTGACTTTTTCAAAAAAAATCATTGGCATTATCGCTAAATTATCTTTTGTTTGACCAGTAGGTCTTCCTCTGTCATCAAGGATATATTCAAAGATAGGATCAATTTTAGAAAGGACAGGTAACATATTTTTAATATATAAGAAATATTTATTAAAATATATTTATAAAATACTTGTCCATCTATTTGTTATATATTCTTTATTCTTATTTTTTTCATAATAAAACCATTTCTTTTTATCAGGATTCCATCTACAACCATATTCTGTTGCTTCTTCTTTATCATTATAAGGAATATCTAAATATATTTTTTTACCTTTTCCAGATATTTCCATATCACAATTTAAGCATAATCCTTTTCTACAATCTAAATACCACTCTTGATATTCTATATCGCATTCTATGCATTTTTTTAATTTACATTCTTTTTTAGTTTCATTTTCTTTCTCACTCAAATAATAATCATTTTCTTCTTGAATACCATAAAATTTATTACAAAATTCCTTCATAATTCTATTTTCAGGAAATGTATACCCAAATATTTCAGACTGTCTGTAGTTTCTAAATACTGTATTTGGAGAGCAGTATAGCTGATATAGATAATGTAATAGTTCTATATCTGAACCGACAATATGCTCTAGAAATTCTTTATAGATATCTTCGTTTGACTTTATATATTTTTTAAAAATGTCTTTGAATTTATTTTTAACTAAGAATAAATTTCCAGTATAACAAAGAGGAAAGTATCCTTTTTCTTTTGCCATTCTTGTCATAACTTCGATGCTTTGGCCGACATTGTTTTTTGCAATATATTCAGGCAAAACTTTTGAGAAGTTAGGGCTATGACCTGATGAAACCTCTATGCATATAACTTTAGGAAGATATTTATTTAATTTCTCAAGAATGAAATAGTCAAGACCGTCAACGTCTATAGATATAAAGTCAAAAGCTTTATTTTTAAAGGGAGAGTCTTCTATGATAGTATCTAGAGAATCATTGTCAGAATATCCAACTAGTTTATTGATACAACTAATGTTGGTATATTTTCCAAAGTTATCAACAAGGACTTTAAATTTTTCCTTATCTCCTTCGATAAATATACCAGACCAACCTTCGTGAAATAGTTTGAGTGTGTTTGAAAGGTGTTTGCCATCCCAGGCTCCAAATTCAATAAAGTTACCATTTTTAACATTGATCATTTTGAATATTTGTTCGATGATACCATCTTCTCCATTTTGAGAATTTATGTTTTTTCTAAAAGATAAAAATGAGGACATTATAAAAATTAATTAACTTATAATAATTAATTTTTAAATTATATATTTAATAAATAAATCATATATAATAAAAATGGAAGAAAAGTCTTGGTCGGAATCTGATGTTGATAACTTTAAGTTTAACAAAGATCGTAAAATTGAGTTTTTGCAAAAACTAAGAATGCCTTATTATAAACCTGTTATAGTATATGTAAGAAATAAAAACATTCCTGATATAAAAAAGACGTTATATGTAGTTCAATCTTATTCAGATTTAGACAGTTTTTTAGAAATTGTTACGAATTATTTGACGGAAGATAGAAAGGACATAAAATATTGCTTTATCCCAGAGATGGAAGACGACTGTTGTTTATTAGGAGATTTACTAATTGATGAGTTATATGAAGATTTTAGAAATCCAGGTGACGGGTTATTGTATCTCATTTTAGATGAGAACAAGAATTAAATTGGCTCATCATAGAATCTATATGTTTGGAAGCAATATTTTCATTATCGCAAGTTAGTGTTTCTGTGTGAGGTAATTTGTCTATAAACCCAGAACCTAATATCAGTAGACCTTCAGATGTATTAAAGTTATATGTGATTGTAATTTTGTTTTTATATTGTTGGATAGATGATACATTTTTAAGATTAATTAATCTTAAGTTATTTCCAAACACCATACGATAAAATGTCATTTTTAATTACTGTATTATTAGTATATTTCTTTAATATTAATTATGATATGTGTATTATATAATCCAAGTATTTTTTTTAATATAGTTATTTTAAAACTTTACTTTGATTATAAATAAAAATGAGTGTAAGTGTTCATAAGGTGGAAAATAATTTGTTACCAATCTTAAAAAATTACTTTGAGAAAGAATATGGTTTTAAAGATGATCTTTCAAACATACATACATTATTATCTTCAGATAAAATATCAAAAGAAGACAAAGAGTTTCATAAGGAAATAAAGAAATTTGGAGTAGATGATAGAAAATCTGTTTTTATAAAAAGGTTTCATTCATATGTAGATTCTTGTGAAAATTTTAACGAAGAGTATTTTTTATTTTTAAGAAAAAATGTATTGCCATTTTTTCCAGGAGAGGAGAAAATATTGGTTCAGAAGACTCCTAATTTAAGAATTAGTTTTCCAAACTTAACTGCAATAGGAAAAAAAGATAGTGATTTATCTGAGGATATTATAGGTGTACATTCAGATTCAGACTTTGGTCATCATAGTTCAGAAATTAATTTTGTAGTTCCTATTACCAAGATGTTTGACACAAACAGTATTTATTATGAACCAAGTGTTGACTCTTCTATACCTTATGCTGACTATTCAAATTTAAAATTAGAAACAGATGAGATGTGCATGGCTTATTTCAATAAACTTAGACATTATAATAAAATAAATCTCACAGGTGCTACAAGAATTAGTTTTGATTTTAGAGTTATACCTTTTAGTAAGTATAGCGAAAATTTATTTTATTTTGAAGGTACTAAGTTTGAATTAGGATCATATTATATTATTTTATAATTATTTAAAAATAACTTTTTAATTATAAAATAAAAATGACTAATAATATTAGTGTTATAGGGATTGGCAAATTGGGATTAGGATTTGCTCTATTGTTAGAAAAAGTAGGATATAATGTTCTTGGAGTAGATATTTATCCAGAGTATGTGGATAAATTAAATAACAAAACTATTTCCTTTTCTGAGCCTCAATATAACGAGTTAGTGCACAGTTATAAAAATTTTAGAGCGACTACATCATTGGAGGAAGGAGTTAACTTTTCCGATTTGATTTTTATAATTGTTCAAACACCAAACTCAGGAGGAGATAAATTTTATGATCATAGTATTCTTTCTAATTTGTTAGATAAGATAAATAGTTTTTCTCCTTCTAATAAAGATATTGTAATTGGATGTACCGTTATGCCTGGATATATTGATACAATTGGTAAAAATTTAATCAAGGACTGTAGAAATTCTTATTTGAGTTACAATCCAGAATTTGTAGCACAAGGAGAAATAATATCCGGGTTTAGTAAACCAGATATTATTTTAGTAGGAACAGATAATGATGTTTTGAAAGATAAACTTACAGATATGTATACTCGTATGGTCGCAAATACTCCTAAGTTTTGTTTTATGAAACCTTTGGAAGCAGAAATTGTTAAAATTTCATTAAACGGCTTTATCACTACAAAGATCAGTTATGCAAATATGATTTCTGACTTGTGCGATACTATAGGTGCAGATAAAAATGTAGTTTTAAATGCTATAGGAAGCGATAGCAGAATTGGAAATAAGTATTTTAGACCTGGATATTCTTTTGGAGGTCCTTGTTTTCCTAGAGACACTAAAGCAGTACAGTTGTTAATGGAACAAAATAATATTAATAATAGTTTGTTAAAAGCTACAACAGAGTATAACGAAGATCACGTATTATTTCAAGCTAGACAGTTACTAGAAAAGAAACTAGATGAGTATGTATTTGAGAATGTGTGTTATAAGGAAAATACAACTATTCCAATGATCGAAGACTCAGCAAAGCTCAAGATAGCAAAATATATTGCTAAATTAGGCTATAAGGTTATTATTAAAGATAGTAGAGATACAATTAAAGAAGTTATGAAAGAGTATGGAAGTTTATTTAATTACCAAGAAGAAGATAACAAATTATATGGGTGATATTAATTTTTCTTCCTCTACAAATGCTATTTCCTTATAGTTTATTTCTTCTATCAAATTATTTAACATTTCTTCAGTAACATTGCATTGTTCCATGTTCATTTTGTTCCATTCTAATTGGATAATTGGTTTATATTTTTTTATGGTATTTATTCCTCCTTTTAGGATATAATATTCGTAACCTTCAGTATCGATTTTTATAAAATCTACACTGATATCTTTATCAAAGAAGAACTTATCTAAAGTAGTAGTATCTACTTCAATTTGTTTTACATCATTAAATCGTAATGGTTTGCTTCCAAGCGTATGCAGACCATTATGACTCTGAGAAGTATTAAGAAATGCTTTTCCTTCTTTGTCGGAAATAGCAATATTAAATGTTTTTACATTTGTAAGATCATTTAGTTTTATATTATCATTTAATACTCTGTAGGTTTCTGGGAATGGTTCAAATGAATAAAAGGTAGAGTTTGGTAGATATTTTGCATATAATGAATATAAGCCAGTCTGAGCACCTATATCAACAATGTTAAATGTTGACTCTTTATTTATTTGATTATAAAATTGAGATATGGACTCATTTTCCCATAAAGTTCCATTAAGTTGAAAAGTATATGGAGTTAACATTATTGTTTCGTAGGTTACATTAATAGGATATTTAGAATCATTAAAATAATGATAAGTAAGCATATTTTTTATAATTTAAATAAATATGTCTTTATATTTATAAAAATGAATAGTAGACAACAAGTAGACTTTGCTTATGATGAAGCATTAAGATTGGTTGATAAACAAATTGACCATTTCAATTCACTACAATTAGATCTAGAAAATAAAAAGATTCTTGAGGTCGGATGCGGTCCTCTTGGTAGATATACACAACACCTAATTTCAAGAGGTGGTATTGTCACATCTCTAGATGTAAGATCAGAACATTTAGAAGCGTTAAGGATAAACGTTCCCCAAGTTCACGATACTATTGTAGGTGATATGAATACAGAATGTATTAAAGATACTTATGACATTATTTTTTCAATAGGAAACTTATACCATCTAGAAAAACCAGCAGAAGCTATTAAGCATATGTCGGAAAAATCTTCGGAATATTTATTTATTTCTACAGCTGTTAATAGAGGAGATAAAGATGTTGATTTTGTAAGCGAGTGCAAAGAAGATACTGCACAAGCATTTAATGGAATTGGCTGTAGACCTTCTAGAGAGTGGATTTATAATGAGTTACGTAAGTATTTTAAGTATGTGTTAATACCAAGAACTCAGCCAAATTATATAGATTTTATAATCGACTGGAGACCAGAACATATGCATCATCATACGCAAAGATTTATTATAGTTGGAACGAATAATAGAGATAATTTTAGTAATGAATTATGGTCAGATGAATTACTAAGTTTACAAACAAGATAATATATTAAATATATATTTGAAATATTAAAAATGCAAGATTATATTTCAAATATTAATTTCAATAAAGATAAGTGCACCCATGTAAAAATAGATATTGGACTTTCTTACAGTGCACCATTTTCTCAAATATGGCTTGAAACTGAAAAGGATCTGTTAGTAATTGGGTTTGAACCAAATCCTACTTGTATATCAAGTATTCTTTCTGGAAATATCAAAAAACAACATCCTAGTCACGGAGAACCAATAAAATCATCTTATATAAATGATAGATTTTTTCTAGTTCCTGTTGCTCTTTCAAATGTATCTGAACCAACTGAAATGACTTTTTACAATATGCAAATAGACTGCGGAACTTCAAGTTTGTATAAACCAGTTGATTCTCTCGGTCCTATAAATAGTGTTGTAACAGTTCCAGTATACTCTCTTAAACATTTTTTCGATGTATTTCCTTGGGAGAAATATGACTATATAGATTATATTAAAATAGATGCACAGGGCTCTGATATTGATATTTTAAAAGGTGCGGGTCATTATCTAAGCGAAAGAGTTGTATATATTACAGCTGAAGCAGAATTTATACATTATGAAAATATTAAAGATAATACTGAGGAAAATATTAGTCAGTATTTAGAAAGTCAGGGATTTATGAGAATTAATCACCCTAATACACAAGATCCTACATTTTTAAACAAAAAATTTGAACATCTTGCAAAAAATATTTATATTTATCAAACATAATTTAAACAATATCTTTACACAAATTAAAAATGATAGAACTAAACGATATACCATTTAAATATAATAAGAGTTTGCCGGGAAATACATATCATAAGTATTGTAAAAACTATTATAGTCAAAATGGAGAAGATGGTATCCTAGAACAACTTATTAAAGAGCTTGAAATAAAAGATGGATTTTGTTGTGAATTTGGTGCTTCTGACGGTATAACCTCAAGTAACACATACAACCTCATAACTAAACATAATTTTACTTCTATACAAATAGAAGCAAATGCAGATAGTTTTAACAAACTTTTAAACACCTATAAGACATATGAAGATAGAGTTTTTTGTTATAATGCATTTGTAAACGAATCAAATTTAAAAGATTTTTTATCTGAGCGTAATTATCCTATAGATTTTGATGTATTGTCTATAGATATAGATTCATATGATTATGATATTTGGAAAAATTTTACAAGTTATGAACCTAAAATAGTAATTATAGAAGCAAACTCATATAGAGATCCTATTGTTGAAGAAACACACGGAAATAAAACAACCGACTATACAGAGGAAGATGACCCATTATCTAAATGGAAACCTTCTAGAGTAGCTGAAGGATCTAGTTTTATAAAGATAGTAGAACTTGGTCTAAACAAAGGATATATACCATTATCATTTACTGGAAACGTAATTTTTGTACATAAATCTTGTATAAGTAAAATTAAGGAATTTCCCTATATTATTTCAGACAACAAATATGATTATGTAGATTTGTATTCTAACTTATCTATGTGGAAAGATGAATGGTTTACAAACACAGGAATAATATTTAACGTCGCTATAAAAAATCATTATAAAAAATTTGGAACAAAGAAAATAGATATGTCTTGGATCTTTAAAGAAATGAAAGAAATGACAGAAAATAAAGAAAAAATCTATATCACTTCTAAACCAAGAAGCGACGGATTTGGAGCTCAATATCAAAACATAATATATGATATTTTATATGCAGAAGCAAACAATTATAACTATGTATATACACCTATACAGCATATAGAGCATAATTACAATAACGATGAAAAATATATCGAACAAATAGAAAATATAATGAACGTAAAAAATACTTATACTAAACCAGATAATAATGTACAAGTAGATATAATTAACGGAAGAATGAGTTATAATTTTATAGAAAGTGATATTAATAAATATATAAATAATGATACAATGAAACCGATACGAGAATTATTTTGGCAAAACAAAAATAAAAATTTCTTTAACAATGGTAAAACTAATATAGCTGTTCATATAAGAAGACTAAATCAGCACGATAGCAGAACAGAAGGAACAGATATTCCAGATGAATATTACAAAACAATTATGAACTCAATAAGAGAAATTTATAATAACACAAATTTATTATTTCATATATATTCTCAAGGTAATTCTGAAAACTTTGAATCTTTTAAAAACGAAGATGTTGTACTTCACTTAGACGAAAACTTAAGTGACACATTTACCGGTATGGTGGCTGCAGATATATTAGTAACATCTAAAAGTTCTCTTAGTTACGTTGCTGCTTTATTAAATGAAAATCAAGTATTTTATTTAGAGTTTTGGCACCCCCAGTTAAGTCATTGGCTTAAATTTACAATATGTTAATTATTTACTTTTATTTAAATATTATATTTTATAATATAATATCTAAAAATGTCTGTAATTATAGATAATTTAATCCTATCTTCCATCAGCGAAATCAGAAACAATCCTGAAATGGTAAAAAAAACTTCCCTGCATATCAACGCAGCTGAAGAAGTTGAAACTGAAGTTCGTATCCATAACCTTGTTCACATCGATCTAAACTGGTACGATTCACCATCTCAAGATATTAATGAAAACGGTATATTGTTTCATCTCGTAAAACTAATGGACTCTTATATTAGCTGCGGTAAACAAGTTCTAGTTAACTGTTTTGCAGGTATATCTCGCAGCACTACTGTTGTATTAGCTTACTTGATGTACAAAAATAAATGGACCGTTCAGCACTCTATTAGCTTTGTAACTTCAAAACGAAACATCATAAATCCTAATTACGGGTTTGTTGCCCAACTATATAACTTGCAAGATAAACTACATACGCTTGATGATCATTTTACACAGTATTGTGCAAATTTTAAAAATAAAACTCCCGCTGAAATACAACAAGAAATCACTTCTACTACAGCCAATAATTCTTTTATAGATAATATACGTAGAAGAGAATTTGCATTCTTTAACGATATACCTACAGGATTAAATAATCCATTTATCGTATTTTATCCAGATACTAACTCTCTACCTTATTCTAAAATTACAGATGGAGGAGTATGACCTTACTTGTTGTTGTTTATTTTTGAAATACTTTTCTTTTATTTGCTAGAAAATTAATGTATAAAAATACTTTTTTTATATTATATTATTTATAATATAAAAATGCCAGGAAATTCACCTCTTTTTAAAAAGAGACTAAAACAACTCAAAAAAAATAAATCTTACACCCCAAGAGTCCCTAGAAAATATAGAGGAGAAGCACCCGAACACCACTCCGATTTATTTACAGATGAAAACCCTAAAGGAACGGTTCACGGATTAAGATTTAGAAACAAGAAAGATGCAGTTAGCAGCGTAAAAAGACTAAAAAAACTATACAACAGTAAGAAAATATCTTATGCGCATATGAGACAAATAGGATTAACAATGGAACAAAGAAGTCGTCATCACGCTCATCCTACAAAAGGTATAAAAGAAGGAAATAAAGTATGGAAGAAGTTTAATAGTTCATTCAAGAAAAAGTAAATCTACTTATTGTTAAATATGAGAAATATAGCACAACAAAAACAACAACCAGAATCTAACAACGAACTGCAACATTTTAAAAAAGATTCGCAACAATTCTCATCTTCTTTGTTATTTTCTTCTTTATTATTTTCTAATATAGGAGTGAGTGAGGTAATATTATTTTCAGACATTCTAGTATGATTTATAAATAATTATAAACATTTAAATTATTCCAAATCTTGTGGATAAAATCTACCTAATTTTTTCACATCTATAAACTCTGGCAATAATATAGGTTGAACACGTAAATCATCACATCTAGTATTTCTTTTCTTTATATTGCAGCTTTTAGAGGTGTATAAAGTTTTGATTTTCATAAGTTCTTTTATCACTTCTAATAATAAATTATCCATTGTGCAATTATCATTAAATGTATTATCATCTCTTAATACTTCAAATTTATTTATATGCAGAGTATTATAAGGATTTGTAGCCTTTACAAAATAATTATCGTCTATAATAAAGGTATTACAAGGGTAATAGTCATATATTTTTAAATCATCCCATAAAAATTTCAAATTCTTAACTAAACCCATACCTCTATATTTTGGAAAAGTTGAGTTTATTATTTCGTCTTCTCTTGATAATATAAAATCTACTTTTCGACCAGGTTTATTTTGAATAAAGTTCCATACTATATCTTCAGCATAATCTCTTGATCCTAGCGTGTAAACGCCTACATTGAAATTTTTAAATAAAAAATCTAGGAAAATATCGAGATTAGGTCTCTTAAATGTAATAAAATCTCCTATATCAACTGATTCAAGATCTATGTTCTTAGGAACATAAGACATCCTATTATAAGCTATACTATTTATTATTGTATTGTCTAAATCTAAAATTATATTAATATTACAAGACATTCTTTATTCATAATAAAATATAATATTATTTTTTGAAAGAAAAGGTTGGAGTACTTCCTGAATTATTCTCTTGGCCTATAAATGCAGTTCTACAAAAAGGACACAAAGGCATCCTAGGTATCAGTTGGTAATTTTCGTCGTAAACACGTTGACTTCTATATTCTTCTATAATTCTTAAAATACAGTCTCTGCACATCTCGTGACCACAATTAAATATTTTTGATTTTTTGTGACTATAGTTATCATAAGAACTTGCACATATAGGACAAAGATTAGAAGGAGTAGTAGGTGAAGGTGTACCTTGATACGTCAAAATGTTTGCTCTAGGATTAGTGTAATTATTTAAAAATACTGGCTGAGATCTTGCAAGAGATATATTCCTTGGAGGTATCATAATAGGAGGAGGTCTCAAAGGTCTAGGATTAGACATTTTTATTATTGTATAAGATATTAATGAAAAAATAAGTAATTAAAGAAAGAAATATATTCAACAAGTTTTATCAGGAAGAACTAAAACCGCTGGAGGGTATATTTGGAAATATGTAGAAAATAATATTTAAAACTTATAAAATAGTTTAAATAAAAGATATATTAATATTGAGGGTACATGGCCGAATCGGTAAAGGCGTTGAACTTAAGATTCAATGGACGTGAGTCCGTGTGAGTTCGATCCTCACTGTGCCCAAATCACCTCGTAAGAGGTTAAAGCGCACTTAGTATAAAGGTTAGTATGGTTGCCTTCCAAGCAATCGATCCGAGTTCGATTCTCGGAGTGCGCAAATTAAAAATATTTTTAATTATATTAAGTTATAATTAAAAATGAGTGTATTATTAAAGAGAGGAACTAATTTTTTAGCTATTCCGTTTTTATTATTGAACGCTATATACTTTATAAAAATAAAGGATAAGACTTCGCTTGAGTATATGCTTTTATTATTTTCAATAGTTGGAATAGTAGTCACAACTTATTTCCTTTATAAATATATGGATAAATAAAATTATTTTAAATAAACATTTTCATTAATATGATTAGAATGTCAGATATAAAAGATATATTTGAAAATAAAGAACTTAATGTGGTGTTTATGTCGAGAGTTATACAACAATGCATAAATGATTATAAAAAGCAATGTGAATCTTACGATAATGAATTCGATTATATTAAATGCGAATCAAAAAAGGTTATTTATACACATAATGATTCATATATTAGCGTTGTATGTAGAACTAATTTTATAGATTTAGAATATCATTACGAGGTCGAAGATGATAGAAATGACGATTATTTTTATAATATAAAACTAAGAACGCATAAAATGACAAAGGAAACAAATATGGAAGATATCGTGAAAGATTTTATAAATGTATATAATGACATATATGAAAATAACTCTAAATTAAAGTGTTGTAAATCTTGTAAAGAACCTTATTTAACTAGCAAAAATAAAAGAAGTAAATTATTAAATAATTATTGTGAGGAATGCGATGCTTCTATGTTTTTTATTTTAAAAAAATTTTCTAAAAATAATATAGAATGCAATATATGCTATACCAGTATATTAGAAAAAAAAGAAAATGACAAGATTACAGATATGAAAATGATGAAAGTATTATGCTGTAAGGATAAGTACATATGCAAGAATTGTAATAACAAGTTGCATAGTGAGTGTGAGTGTATGTGTGGTAAGTGCGAGGAAGTGTTGTGTCCATTTTGTAAGAAAAATTTAGAGGTGAAAAGTTTATAAGTAAGTTTATATATTATTTTTGTAAGTAATATATAAAAATGTAGAATTTAAAAGTTTATTTATTTAAAATATATTAAAGCGTTATTTTTTAATTAAAATATATTTTAAATTATGCCAAAATCTAGAGAGAAAAAATCACTAGTAGTCAAGAAAGTTCCTCTCGACTATTATCCCGAAAGGTTTCAATCTACTTTTCCTAGCATGCCAATACTTTATTTAGAACTTTTAGAAAATAAACAAAAGGTCAAGAAAGACCTGAGAAATAAGGACTATGTTCCTCCAGTAGACAGAGTTGATATGGCTAATGTTAATGTGCCCACAACTGTTCAGGCCGAACATCAAACAGTTAATGAAATTGATAAAGATTTCGAATTAAAAGAATATGAAGAAGATAATACAACAATGAAAAAATTTGGTAAAAAGAATATAAAAATATTAGATCTCACCGAACCACAGCCAGATAAAGAAATACCACAATCCTCTGAACAAAAACAAGAAAGAGAGGAAATTAAAGAACCCGTAAAAGAACACAAAGAAAATAGAGAGAGTAGAGAAAAAGAAATACAAAAAGAAGAAGAACCTTCTTATGACGAAGAGGATGAAAGAATAAGAAGAAGACTTGAAAAAAGATTCAACATAATAAAAGAAGAATATAAAAGCAGATCTAGAGAAGATAGAAAAGATCACGAATCAAATAGATCTACACCTTCCTCAAAATACGAAAATATACAATCTAAACTTTTATCCTCTAATACTAGTAAATATGAACAGTCAACAGAAAAGCCATCTAATAGCTATTCTAGCGAAGAGAGAACAAAAGAAGTTAGAAATAATGAAGAACAATCTTCTAATGCTAGAAATGATGATGAACCTAGAAAAGATAGTGCAAAATCTGACATCAGAGAAGATATGCAAACTTCAAATAATGACCAGTCAGTAAACGAAGAAGATTCAGAAACTCATAAGAAACTTTTGGAAATGTTTTCTCAAACTTCTAGTTCTCCATCTAACACAAACTATAGCTTTTCTCAACAACCTTCTCAGCAGGCTAATTCTGCAGGACAAAAACAAGAACCTTTTATTCCTCCTACCTTATCTCAAATTAATAACGGCGTAGTTAGAGATAATAAAGGCGTCAGAGACATAACAAGGGGAATATCTAAGCAAGAAGAAGAAGAAGAAATTGAAAAAAGAAATTATCTAGATAAATTTGCTATTCTCAAGAGAAAATATAAAGATTTTAAAATGCCTGAAATGTCGCCTTATACTGATGTAGGCACTATGAAGAGAACATATGATTCTGCAGTAAAGCAACTACATTTAGATTCAAGTGTAGAGACATATAAGAAATATCTAATTGGTGGATTTTCACTTACTCAGTGGGCTTTTACAAAATTTCTCAAGTTAGATATGACAGGATTTGCAGAACAACAAATTTTATCTATGAATCAATATGAACAAATTTTAGTAGAGATAGGTGAGAAATCTTACTTCAAAGCACCATCTCAAATGTCTCCAGAACTTAAACTTGTAATGTTGATTGGATTTAATGCTGTTATTTTTATCATTTCAAAGATGATATTTAAGGCATCTGGAGATAATATCTTGTCAAGTATTAACAAAATGGCGGAAAAGAAAGAAGCATCATCTCAAAATCAAAAACCTCATATGAAGGGTCCTTCTATGGACGATCTAAATGATTTAGAAAATATGATTAAAAAATCCAAGAAAGAATAAATAATTCATTTATTTTTAATTACCAATAGTTAATTAAAAATAATATACACCTACCTTATTTTTTTCTCTTAATCAGACAAGGACCCCTACCTGAAGCGCTTTTTAAAACTTCATATTCTTCCTTGTCGCTATCATCTCCATCTCCATCACAATCATCATCATCAATATCTTCGCTCTCTTCACTTTCTTCTTTTGTTTCTTGTTTCTTTTGATTTTGTTTCATATATGCAGTAATTTTAGACCTATCTTCACCATATACCTTCACCTTAAGATCGCTAACTTCTTTTTCTAGTCTTGCTAGTGAGTTCATAATAAACATAAATTCTTCTTTCTTCAAAACAACTGTATTTTCTGTTGAAACAACTTTTGTTTCTTTCTTTTCCTCTTTCTTAATGTATTCTTTCTTCTCGTATTCTTTAGCTTGGACTTTTCCATCATTAATATTATCTACAAGTTGTTTTACTGTTTGGTATTTAGTTCTAGGAAAGATCCATCCAGGAGAAGTAGAACCATTGTATTTTAGATTTTGATTGAACTTTCCTCCAATGTTTGTTATCTCACTAATATAAGGTTTCGTGTTGCCAAAAACAGCAATAGCACGTTCGGTATAGTCGTGGATAAAAACTTTTTGTTCAGATGACATCTTGTTATAATAGTAACTTATATATCTGTTAAAATAATATATAAATTAAAAATCATTTTTATAAAAATAACCAATTTTCTCTTTCTACGTTTCTATCGTTAATAGTATTATCCTCTGCTCCTTCAGTATACCATTGCTTAGGTCCTACTATAAATGGTGATTCGTTTTGTTTTTCTTTCTTAATTTCCATTAGATATGCACCCCACCAACTAAAAGAACTATTCGCTATAATTGCCCCATCCATTTCACTCATTAAAATTAACTCTACATAGTCTTTGGAAAGACTTGGAAAATACATTTTTTCTTTTTCGATATATTTTCCAAGCATATTTTTAGAATACTCCACGTCGTCTGAAAAGCATACAAAGAAACAGTTGTATTTATTTTTATGAGCTAGTATGGCTTGAGAATAATATTCTTCTGTAAGATTATAATGATAATGAGATAGATTTACATAATCTCCTCTTCTTACGTGAATGAATATAAGTTTATCGTTTTTTTCCATTTTTTGTTTTATAATGTTGTTTGCAATGGAAAGCATACGTTTATCTTGTTGGTTTGATAGGAAGATGTTTTCCGAAATAAAGTCTCTTATGTTATCTATATATTTTCTAGATTGAAAGTAACCACTGAGCATACTATTTTCTTTAATGGGGGGAAGTTCTTTGTATGTCATATGGTGTTCTTCTTTTATTAGTTTTGTAATGGGCTGTTTGTACATGTCGTGTGTTTTTATTTTTGATAGTAATGTTTCAAAGTAAGTTTTTCTTGGAGTTATACTTGGTGATTCATCTTGATAAATTATAACATAGTCGCATTTATTTTTGATGGCAGTAGCAATTGTTGTAAAAATAATAAATAGTTGATTACCAAGTCCACCTTGTAAAAAACAAGTTACAAACATTTTTTCTTTATAATAACTTAAAGTAATTATTTAAATTTTATACAATTATGTCAAGTGAAGTTAAAGAATCCGATCGAATAGAAGATGACTTGAAAGTAGATAGTTGTCCTATATGTTGTGACCTGTATACTTCAAATACTAGAAAAAAGATATCGTGTAATTTTTGTAATTATAAGTGCTGTACGTCTTGTTATAAAAAATATTGTACTTCAACGTTAAACGAACCTCACTGTGTAAGTTGTAAAAAGAAGTGGTCAAGAGAATTCTTGTGTTCTTTTTTTCCAAAAACCTTTATTAATAATGACTATAAAAAACACCAAGAAAACTTACTATTAGAGCGTGAAAAGTCTATGATGCCTTCTACTCAGATTTATATAGAATATAAAAAGCAAGCAGAAATGTATTTGAAATTTGCATATGAAGTTCAAGAGAAAATTAACTCTCTTCAAGACGAATATAACTCTTTAATGAGATTGCATCAAACAAATTTTAATAAATATTTGTATCCTAAAAGTTACGCATCAGAGATAAAATCAGACAACGAAAAAAAAACAGTTACTTTTACCAAGCCGTGTCCGGTAAGTAATTGTAGAGGTTTTATCAATAACAGATGGAACTGTGGAGTTTGCTCAGCTAAAATTTGTAATGAATGTCACGAAATTAAAAAAGATGAACATAAGTGCGATCCATCTGTAGTCGAAACAATAAAACTACTTAAGTCAGATACAAAACCCTGTCCTAAATGCCATACTCCTATCCACAAGTTAGAAGGATGTGATCAAATGTGGTGCACTATATGCAAGACAGCTTTTAGCTGGAATACTGGTAAAGTAATAAATGGCCAAGTGCATAATCCTCACTATTTCGAATATTTAAGAAGGCTTGGACAAGAAGACGAAGAAATTGCTAATAGATTTGGAGATAATCCTTGTAATAGAAGAATCGATGTAATATTAAATAGGATAAATAGCCTACATAGGAGAAGATATAATATTAATGACAGACACCCACAACATGCAATTGATAATTTTAGAACGATATATAATATGACTCAACATTTGTATCATTTAGAAAATGTTGAGATGCCTAGATACAGAAATAACGAAGAACAAGAAATGATTAATGTAGACTTACGAATTCAGTATTTAGATAATCAGATTACAGAAGAAGATTTGAAAATAAAAATACAGCGTAGAAATAAGAAACTAATGTTTAATCAAAATATGATGGAAGTATTGCAGATGTATTATGATGTGATGTTGGACTTTCTAAATGAATTACTAATTCAGTTAGAAACGAGTAAAGAAAATTGGAAAGATTTTTTTGAAAAGACTAGAAAACTGAGCGAATATACCCTTGAAAACATTAACAAAATAAAAACTGTATACAATTATAAATCAAACTTAAACAATCTAGTATTTAGTCATATTGTATAATTTGAAAGGTGCGCTTACGACCACAGGATAAGCAGAGTTAAGAGCATTATAAGAACTTCCTGCATTAGCTAGTTCATAGGTGAATGGAATAGGTGATGTGGAAACTCTGGGAAAGTCCATAAGAACGTTAGGAGGACAACCTTGTCCTAGGTAAGTATCGCTTTTAAAAATACAAGGGGCATTTAGCCTATAGTTTGTGTAACTTTCATATCCTTTAGATGAATTCTCGTTCATATAATAACAACTCATTTTTTATAAAGACGAAAAGAAAATATTTTTACATTTTATTTATTATTGTTGATAAATACTAAAAGGTTTAACTTGAGGATAAGCACTACCCAAAGCTTGAGCAGTATTTACACTGTACATAGAACCACCTTCAGTAGGAAGAGAAGCACCAACTCTTCTACCGAAATCGATAGTTTGAACGGGACATTGAGGACCAGTAAGAGGACTGTCCTTCAAATTACAAGACATATTGCCTACAAGCATATAGGCAGAGAAAGGAGATCTAGGCATAGCTTCAGAACGATAATAACTACTCATTTTTAATTTTTATTATGATATAAAGAAAAAAAAAATTAAATATAAAAAAAGATTTTTAAAAGATGGGTTATTCTTATTCAACACAACAAAACTCAACAGAGTTGCAATCATCCTCACAACAACGTCAATCTGAACATATCTACGTTCTCTTTATCAACAACACTGTAAGAACATACCACAATGATTTTGAAGTATGTTATAAGGAAGCAAGAAGACTTTGTAAAAACATTACATTTGATCTAATGATGACTCACGGATCTTCTAATTATGTTTCCTTTGAAGAGGAAAAGAGAGAGGATGGTTCTTGTAACATCATAATTTACTGCACTCCTAAAAATATGTTAGGAAATATTATTAGACAAATTGACAGCGTAATCTTAATTAAGAAGATTGAAAAGCTAAATCCCACTGAAGAGGAGTATACTACAAAAAAGTATGTAGAAAATATGACTGAAGAAAATGAAGATGATAATGAAAGTGAAAATGAAAGTAGCGAGCAAGATGAAGAAGGTGACAACAAAGATGAGGAAGAAGTTGAAGAAAATGAGGTAAGTGAAGAAAAGACCGAGTAAAAAAATAAAAAATAAATTTTATTCTTTATGTTTATAAAATAAATAAGTTAAATAATGAGTAACAAACATTTTGTCGATAAGAAAAAACATATTGTTCACGAAAACAATATCGTTCCAAGCTGTAATTGTTCAATTCAGTCAAATTCTGGTAATGGACTTGGTAGGATGTGGGTTTTTTTCTTGATGTTAATTCTATTATGTGTAGTAGCATATTTTTATCTCAAGTCTAAAAACAAAATTTAAAAGCCATTTTATAAATGTATTATTTTATAAAATGGAGGAAGAAGCATACTATGTAAACTGTAGTGGAGCTAGAAAAAGAAAGAAAAAAATAAAGAAAAAGGAAAAAGTTGATGTCTTCCTAATGAAAGAAAAAGTAATAGAATTTATAAATGATAAGATGCAAGATCTTTCTTCTGAACTAAAATCAAAAATAAAAAAAATATCTAACTGCAAAATACCCTACGGTATATCTAAAGATGAAGTAGAATCTATATTGGAATTATATGACACTTCGTTAAATCAAATAAAAGAAGTTACTTACTATGAAATAAAAACAGAACTAGAAAATATAAAAGAAATTTCCTCAAAACTAGAAGAATACCCTATGAAGTTATTATATTTCGATTCTTCTTCCTCTAGTATAATAAACAAAACAAAACTATTAATTACCACACCTATCCAAATTAACTTTTTTGAAAAAAAGCAAGTATCATCTACTTCGAAACACGAAAAAGAATTAAACTCATTAAAACAAGAAATGATACAACTATGCAAAGAGTACATAGACTTTTCAGAAGAAAAAGAAGTAGATTATGAATGCGATTATTGTGGTAATAAAGACTACATCGAAAGTATGTCTGAACAAATCTGCTCTAGTTGTGGAAAAACTAAAATATATGTAGAACATAATTCCTGTTATCAAGACAACGAACGAGTATCTTTTTGTCAAAAATATAAATACAAAAAGATCAATCATTTCAAAGACACTATCCGCCAATTTCAAGGCATTCAAAATAAATATATTAATGAAAATGTGTTAACAGAACTTGAATCTGCCCTTGAAAAAGACAAGATAATTGACCGCACTTTACCTAACCCTTTTATTAAACTTACAAAGGAACACTTACGTATCTACTTAGATCATATTGGACATAATAAATACTATGAAGATATTAATTTAATATATCAACACTTTACAGGAAAAAAATGCCCCATTATAAACCAAGATGTATACGTAAAAATATTAGAAGATTTCGAAAAACTAGTTCAAATGTTTATCACCATATCTAATGAAGACGAAGATAAGATAGAACGAACAAATTTTCTAAATTCCCAGTATGTCTTGTATCAACTTTTAAAGAAGAATAATTATACTTGCTCGGAAAATGACTTTGCTTTGCCAAGATCTATCAAGTGTAGAGTAGACCAAGAAAAAATTTATATTATGTTGTGTGAGAAATTAAGATGGGGATATATTTCTATTTTATAAATAGTCAATATTCTTAAAAGAAACTCTAGAAGTTACTTCTGGTTGTGAATTGCTGTTGTCGTTATTATAAATATACATAATTGATATTATAAGTATGAGGAGAGTTATACCTGCTGTAAATAAACAACCAGTTAGAAGATGTTTTGAATACTCATGCTGACTTTGATACTGACTAGAAACTGCGTTTATTTGAGATAAGAGTTTACATACAATAGCAACCAAGATAACTTGCAACACTACTGATATAATTAAGACTTTTGTTAAACAAATTTCAACCATTTTTATAATATAACTTAATAAACATTTTACAAAAAATATAAAAAATGTTTATTAAATACCTTTTTTAAACGAGATACAACTTATTTTCCATCTGTTTAAGTGCTTCATTAAATTCCAAAGGCTCAGTAGCTCCATTTGCGAGTCTACGATAACTGTTAGTATTCTTAGTAATCTCGCCGTTATTATTACTAACAGACTCGTTTAATACAATCTTGCTTCCGTCTGGCATTAACTTTTCTTTATAACTTGTAGAACTTGAGTAAATAGTGTTTGAAGAAGATTGTTGTTGTTGAGAGGAGAGTTGAGAAGATAGACTTTCTTTCATATTGTTTAATCTTATCAAATCTATTAAATCAATATCAAAATTAAAAAATCGTCTTCTATGCAACTCATCTACTGCTAAGTCGTAATATCTTTTAAGTGTTTCTACATAGATATGCTTATCAATATCACTCAAATTATTACTTGAGATTTTATTTATCTTATTCCAATATGCTTGATTAAGTTGATCAATTGTATAATTGTCTTGTAACTCTAAAACTGTCTTGTAGGATAGCGACATTTTTTTATATTTGCGTTTATTTTTTTAAATTTATTATATTATAAAAATAATATAATAAATGTCAATTAAAACACCCAACACAAAAATAAACCTCATAAATAATCGTATCAAATACGGCACCGATGGTGGTATCAATGTAGATTCAAATACTTTATTCGTAAATGCAACTACAGGAAGAGTTGGTATTAACACAACAACGCCAAATACTTTACTAGATATTTCCGGTAGTATAAAGTCATCTGGAATAGCTGATTACTCTAATTCAACCGGCAATAATACCCAGATATTAACAAAGGCAAATGGTCAGAATTTATGGAGTTATCCAGGGTATAACTATAGTACAGGGGATATGTTTCCCGAGAATGAAGTCGATTTAAGTGGAGTTAATTATTTAGATTCAAATCTAAATAAGTTTTTTGGAGGAGTTTTAGCACCTAATGGAAAAATTTATATGATCCCTTCTTCTGCCAATCATGTTCTTATTTTAAATCCATACACAAACGAGGTTGACTTATCCTCTATTATAATTACTAATCCTGGATCAGGATGGTTTGGAGGAGTATTAGCACCAAATGGAAAAATATATTGTGTACCTGCAAATAGTTCTCAGATTCTTGTGATAGACACAAATGATAATTCTTATTATTACATCTCAGGAATTACAAATGCTAATTATCCTACTATTGCTGCAGATATACAAAAGTGGGGAGGAGGGGTTCTTGCATCGAACGGAAAAATATACTGTATTCCATATTTTTCAGAAGCTGTTATGATTATTGATACTCAAGATGATAGTATAAATTTAACAGATATAAGCGGACTTAATAATATAAACTATCCAAATTTATTATGGAAAACTGGTGCTAGAGAAAGTTTCTTTGGTGGTGTTCTAGGACCTGATGGTAAAATTTACTGTATGCCTAACTCTGCATACGGTGTAATGGTAATAAATCCTGAAGATAATTCAATTGATGTTTCTTCTTATTTATATGTAAATGCTTTTCCTTCTTCTATAAGAATTAATGGACAACGTTTCGGATATTGGGGTGGTTGTTTAGCACAAGATGGAAATATATATTCTGCACCTTGGAATTTTAATAGAATATTGAAAATAGATTTATCAAATCAATATTTAACAATTGTCACTCCAGATATTTCTTTATCTACAAATCAAAACTATTGGATAGGAACAGTATGCTCTTTAAATGGAAAATTATATGGTATTCCTTCTTCTTTTAATAAAGTTCTCTTAATAGATCCAATAACAAATACAGCCAATGCTACAAGTATTTCAACTGGATCTGAAACCAGAAAAAATAATGGAGCGGTATTGTCGCCAAATGGAAAAATATATTGTGTTCCAAGGGATAGCTCAATTATAGCAACTATAAAAACTGGTATTCCTAAGTTACAACCTTGGATGATCGCACCTGAATTTAACAAATTTTAAAATTATATTTTAATATTATTTTTATAATATATTATATTATTATAAAAATAATATAATATAAATGTCTATTAAAACACCTAGCTCGAAAATTAATCTCATCAATAACCGTATCAAATACGGAACCGATGGTGGTATCAATGTTCTTGCAAATACTTTATTTGTAAATGAATCTACAGGCAGAGTTGGGTTTAACACGACTAATCCAAGTAGTTTACTCGATATCTCTGGTAGTGTAAAGTCATCTGAAATAGCCGATTACTCTAATTCAACCGGTAACAATACACAGTTATTAACAAATGTTAACGGTCAAAATATGTGGAGTTATCCAGGTTATAATTTTAATGCATCTAATATGTTTCCATATATACCAAATAATGTAGATCTTAGTGCAATTTATGTAGGACCTTTAATTACATCTCCTGCATTTAAATATTATGCAGGTGGTGTTCTTGCTCCAAATGGTAAAATATATTGTATTCCTTGTCATGCAACAAATGTTGGAATTATAAACCCAATTAATGATACAATTGATACAACAACTATTTCAGGATTATCAACCCAACAAAATAAATATTTAGGAGGAGTTTTATCTCAAAATGGAAAAATATATTGTATTCCTGATAATGCTACAAACATAGCAATAATAGATCCTGTAAATAACACAATTGATACAACAACTATTTCTATGTCATCTTTCCCTGATTTAAGTGCTACTAATAAGTTTTGGGGAGGAGTATTGGCTTCAAATGGTAAAATTTATTGTTCACCACGACGTGTAAGTTATATTGGAATAATAGATCCAGTGAATAATACATTTGATAGTTCAGTTATGTTTACTAAACCAGTTCCTGGCGCTTCGTTTCAATGGGCTGGAGGCGCATTGGGATCAAATGGAAATATATATTTTACTCCTTTTGAAGCAAATAAAGTATTAAGAATAAGACCATCTGATAATTCGCTTAATTTATTTGGAACACTTGGATCAGCTCATGGAGGTGGAAGATATTACGGAGGATGTACTGGTCCTGATGGAAATATTTATTGCATGCCTTTTCATCAGAATAATGTTCTTCGTATTGGTATAAGCAATGAAGATGTTTCAACTGTTTTTACTTTTAATTATTCTGCTGGTGCAAGTAGAGGAACATGTGGAGGAGCATCGTTGGGAACAGATGGTATAGTATATGGTATACCAGGTACTACAAGCGATATTTCAAATAGAAATTTACTCTTTTATTATAATACTCTTAGAAATACTGGAGGATCAATTCCTGTTAATTTCGAAGTAAATGGAGGAAATGATGGAAAATGGTTTGGAGGAGTGCTTGCACCAAATGGTAAAATATACATGATTCCTCATGTATATTCATATGTAGCAACTATAAAAACTAGTATTCCTAGTTTACAACCTTGGATGATCGCACCTGAATTTAACAAATTTTAAATTTATTTTTATAATAAATTTATTATATTATTTTTATAATATAATAAATGTCTATTAAAACACCTAATACTAAAATTAATCTCATTAACAACCGAATTAAATACGGAACCGATGGTGGTATTAATGTAGATTCAAATGCTTTATTTGTAAATGCAACTACAGGCAGAGTTGGTATTAACACTACTGCTCCAACTACTTTGTTAGATATCTCTGGTAGTATAAAGTCATCTGGAATTTCTGATTATTCTAATTCAACAGGTAACAATACCCAGATATTAACAAATGTAAATGGACAGAATATATGGAGTTATTCAGGGTATAATTTTAATGGAAGTAATATCACACCTTCTAATACACTTGATATTAGTAGTATAGTTATAACAGCCGAAGGTAATAAATATTGGGGTGGATGTTTAGCTCCAAATGGAAATATATATTGTATACCATGGGCAGGAACTAATGTAGGAATTATAAATCCAATTAATGACACAATTGATAGAACAACTATTACTAACGTTTTACCGGCATCAAATAAATATATCGGAGGAACATGTGCTCCTAATGGCAATATCTATTGTATGCGTGGTGGTAATAATATAAATAATATAGGAGTTATAAATACAAATACAAATACGTTTTCAACTCTTAATTTGCCATATTCTGTAGGTGATTTTGCATATGCTGGTAGCGTTTTAGCAACTAATGGTTTAATTTATGGAATACCATATTCTGATTCAAGAGTTATGATTATAAATCCCATAAATAATGATATTTCTTCGTTCGATACATTACAAAATAGCACGTTTAAATGGGGTGGAGGAGTATTAGCGCCAAATGGAAAAATATATTGTATACCTGCTAACTTTTCAAGAGTTGGAATAATTGATACTGCTAATAATACGATTGATATTACTTCGATTAATCTTGGTTCAGCAGGTAATTATTTTGGAGGTGTATTAGCGCCTAATGGAAGGATTTATTGTATTCCAAGATCTGCTACTAACGTTGGAATAATTGACCCATCAAATAATACAATTGATAGGACAACAATTTCATCTGCTACTTATCCATTTTTATCAACAAGCGACAAATACATGGGAGGGGTGTTAGGGATGGATGGAAAAATTTATTGCATCCCATGGGGAAATTCAACAACAAATGTAGGTATTATAGATCCTTTAACAAATACTTTTAATAGTATTTCTATTTCTGCTCCCGCAGGTGCTAATAAATATACTGGAGGAGTATTAGCACCAAATGGAAAAATATATTGTCCTCCACATACTGCTTCAAATATTGGAATAATTAAAACAAATTATCCAAGTTTGGAACCTTGGATGATTGCGCCTGAATTTAATAAACTTTAAAATTATTTTATAAATATATTATATTATTATAAAATAATATAATAATATGTCTATTAAAACACCCAACACAAAAATAAACCTCATAAATAACCGTATCAAATACGGTACTGACGGTGGTATAAATGTAGATTCAAATGCTCTATTTGTAAATGCATCAACGGGCAGAGTTGGTATTAACACAACTAATCCAACTAGTTTACTTGACATTTCTGGTAGTGTAAAATCATGTGGAATACCTGATTACTCTAATTCAACAGGTAATGATACACAGATATTAATAAATGTAAATAGAGAAGATTTATGGAGTTATACAGGATATCAATATCAGGGAAGTGATTTTATACCATCGTTTCCTGAATCTGGTTCAAACGCAGTTACACAAAATGTAGCATATATCGGACCTTATACTCGGACTAATTATAAATATTTTGGTGGTTGTGTAGCATCAACTGGAAAAATTTACATGTTTCCATTAGTAAGTTCATGGACAGGTTGGACACAGAATATAGGAATTTTTGACCCTTATACAGAAACAGTGGATATTACAACACTTTCAGTAAATAATGTTCCTTTGTTAAATGGTTGTGGCTTTGTAGGTGGTGTGGCTGCGGATAATGGACTTATATATGGTATACCATGGAATACACCAAGAATTCCAATTATAAATCCTGTAAATAATTCTATAACTTTTATTGAAGGGATAGATACAGCACTTAATAAATATAGAGGTGGTGTATTGGCTCCTAATGGAAAAATTTATTGTGCTCCTGGTTATAATTTTTCAACCGGAAGTTTTATAAGAAGCATAGGTGTTATTGATACTGTTACCAACACTTTTTCAACAATTGATATATCAGGACTTCCTGCAGGAAGCGGAACAACTCTTGGTTACTATGGAGGAGCAATTGGTGGAAATGGAAGAATATATTTTGCTCCTCACACAAATAGTGGTGGTAAAGTTTTAAGAGTTGATCCAACAAATAATGCATGGGCTTATATTGATTTAAGTGGTCTAAACTTAGCAACCCAATATGGAGCAAATACGCTTCCTGATGGAAATGTAATGTTAATGCCATTTAATAATGGTCGTTTTCATAAAATTAATGTATCCACTGAAACAGTATCAGCTGCTTCAATTTCTAATAGACCATACGAAATTCAAGGTGGTTGTTTAGGTTCTGATGGAAATATATATTGTATTCCTGGTTATTCACGCGATATAAGTTTAGCTATTATAAATACTTCAACAAATCAAGTAACAATTAGAGGAAACTGCTTTCCAAATCCTGATCCAAGTGGAAATAATGTCCAGGATATTTATTTGGGTTCAGTTTTGGCACCTAATGGAAAAATTTACCTTATCCCTTCCAGAGGAAGTTTTGTATCTTCAATAAAAACAGGAATACCTACTTTACAACCATACGTTTTTAATGATAATTTTAATAGAGCATTTTAAAATATTTATAAATAATATAATATAGTAAAATTATTTTTTTTATTATATTATATTAAAATATAATAAATGTCTATTAAAACACCCAGTACCAAAATAAATCTCATAAACAATCGTATTAAATACGGAACTGACGGTGGTATCAATGTAGATTCAAATGCTTTAGTTGTAAATGCATCAACAGGCAGAGTTGGTATTAACACAACTGCTATAACTAGTTTACTTGACATTTCTGGTAGTATAAAGTCATCTGGAATAGCTGATTACTCTAATTCGACAGGTAATAATACACAGATATTAACAAATATAAATAGAGAAGATTTATGGAGTTATCCTCAATATAATTTTAACGGCGCAAATATGTTTCCATCATTTCCTTTTTCTCAAAGTGTCATTCCAAATGATGTATCAGTAACAGCAATCCAATCTACTCCTTTTGCTAAATATTTTGGTGGTTGTCTTGCTCCAAATGGTAATATTTATCTCGCACCTTGTCCATTTATATACGATCCTGCAATTCATAGTTCTATATGGACACCAAATATTGGTATTTTTAATCCTTATACAAAAGTATTAGATCAAACTACTTTTTCAGTAAACAAGATTCCTGATTTATCAGGAAAATTTTTTTGGGGATCAGTATGCGGACCTAATGGTAAAGTTTATGGTATACCATTTTCGGCTCCCTTTATTTATATAATCAATACATTTAATAATACTATTGATATTAATAAAATTTCTGGTCTAACTTCAACTAACAGCTATAGATCTGGAGTACTTGCTCCCAACGGAAAGATTTATTGTGCTCCCTCTAATTTTACATATCCAATTGGTGTTATAGATACAAGCAATGATACTTTTTACACGATTCCAGTACCTCAACCAGTTCCAGGAAACGGAGGTTTTGGTGGATATTATAGAGGTGCTCTTGGTAGCAATGGTTGTGTTTATTTAGCACCTGCAAGGGGTAGTGGCGGAGAACCATTAAAAATTGATCCAACTACTGATACAGTAACACATTTGTCTGGATTTAATCTTAGTAATTTGTTTGGTGCAGTTACTGGAAAGGATGGTAATGTTTATTTCACACCATATGGTGAAACACGTATGATGAGAGTTAATGTGTCAAACGATACTCCAACTAATGTTACAGCAAGACCGTATCAGAGTAATGGTATGGCTCTAGGAGGAGATGGATTAATATATATATTTCCTGAAGATTTAAATCAAACTAGTTTAGCTGCTCTTAACACTGATACAAGTTCAATAATTGTTATGCCTAATGCATTAATAGCAGCAGGAACAATAAACGGAGCACGACCAGGAGCAATTTTAGGTCCTGATGGTGTTCTTTACACGGTACCATCTATCTGGGGAGCTATATCAACGATTAAAACAGGCATCCCAAACTTACCAAATTGGATGATTGCTCCTTCTTTTAATAAATTATAAAAAAATAATTTTTTTATTATATTATATTAAAATATAATAAATGTCTATTAAAACACCTAACTCTAAAATAAATCTCATAAACAATCGTATTAAATACGGAACTGACGGCGGTATCAATGTAGATTCAAATGCTCTATTTGTAAATGCAACTACAGGGAGAGTTGGTATTAACACTACTAATCCAACTACTTTACTTGACATTTCTGGTAGTATAAAGTCATCGTCAATTACAGATTACTCTAATTCAACAGGTAATAATACACAGATATTAACAAAGGCAAATGGTCAGAATTTATGGAGTTATCCTCAATATAATTTTAATGGCGCAGATATGTTTCCTGTTAATACTGGAGACGTCCTCGGACCTTCTCTTCCTGCTGGTTCTTGGTCAGGAGTAAATTGTTTAGGTCCTGATGGAAAAATCTATTGCTCTCCAAGAAGTGGTAGTCCTGTTTATGTTTTTAACCCTTATGACAATACACTTGAAACTATTCCTAATGCAACAGGAGATTTTATCGGTATGAGTGTTGCACCAAATGGTAAGATATATTTTGCACCTGTTACTTCCACTTTTGTAGGTATACTTGATCCTTTTACTAGAACTTGGGATAATACATCTATAACTTCTTCTCAGTATCCTGATTTGGCATATACAGGAGGACAAGGAAAGTTTACAAAATCAAGATTAGCACCAAATGGTAAAATTTTTATGGCACCAAGATCTGCCAATTATATAGGTGTAGTTGATACCACTAACAATACATATTCTTCAATTGATATAAGTAGTGTTGTCCCATCTTTGGGTGGTTTCAATTATAATCAAAGCGCGGTGGCAAAAAATGGGTTTTTATATATGTTTCCTCAAACAAATAGTTACCCAATTTTAAAAATAAATCCAAATACAAATACTTTTACAACGATTTCTCAAGTTTTTCCCATAACAGAATATCTTGGAGCTATAACTGGTCCTGATGGAAATGCTTATGGAATTCCCGGTAATAATGCAACACAAAGAATAAGAGGAATTGATGTTAGTGGTGATGTGTTTATGGATAGTCCTGATTTGAACAAAGGTTCTACATTTTTTCCTCAAGGAGCACAAGGTGGAGTGTTATCTTTACAAGGTGAAATATGGTTATGTCCTAATTCTTATGCAGTAAACACACCTCAGCACTTGGCAAAATATGATGTTTTTTCAAAAACATTTACTTATTATAATATACCAGCATCTCAACGAAATAATATATTACGTAGAGTGGGAGCAACATTAACACCTAACGGAAAACTTTATTATATGCCTAATTACGAGGATGGTTCTATTCCCGATCAGAGAGTATTTGCATTTAAAACAGGTACACCAACACAAGATTCTTGGATGATTGCACCTCAATTTAATAATGCTAATTAATTTTAAATATAATTTTATTATATTTTTTATATAATAAAATGTCAATTAAAAATCCTAACTCTAAATTAAATCTTATTAATAATCGTATCAAATACGGTACTAATGGTAGTATTATTGTTGATTCAAATGCTTTAGTTGTAAATGCAGTGACAGGTAGAGTAGGATTTGACACTACTAATCCTACTAGTTTGCTAGATATCTCTGGTAGTATGAAGACATCTATAACCGATTACTCTAATTCAACAGGTAATAATACACAGATGATGACATATGTAAATAGTCAGGATTTGTGGTCTTATCCCGGATACAATTTTGATGCGACCAATATGTTTTCAGGATTTCCTAATGCTAGTTCTGTTGTTCAGAATGATGTTTCATTTTCAGTTGGCTCAACAACCACTTTTGAGAAATATTTTGGAGGAAGTATGGCTCCTAATGGCAATTTGTATTTTATGCCTTGTCCTTTTGCTTATAACCCTGCAATTCATAGTTCTATATGGACACAAAATATTGGAATTTTTAATCCTTATACAAAAGTGTTTGATCAAACTACTCTATCAGTAAATAGATACCCTGATTTATCAGGAAAAAAACTATGGGGGTCTATAACAGCTCCCAATGGAAAAATTTACTGTATACCTTGGGAATGTAATTTTGTTCCTATTATTGATCCAATTACAAATACTATCGACACAACTTCTATAAGTACTGTTAGTGGACCTATAACATATCAATATTATAGAGGAGGTGTTTTAGCTCCCAATGGAAAAATTTATTGTGCTGGAAATGGTTTAGCAAACCCAACTATTGGTGTAATAAATACGAATAACAACACATTTTATACGATTCCTGTAACATTGCCAGGTGGTTACTCATGGGGTTTAGGTTTTTATAATGGAGCCTTAGGTAAAAACGGTTGTATTTACTATTCTCCTCATGGACCATTATCTCCATTGAAACTAGATCCAAGTAATGATTCACTAACATGGCTTTCAGGTGTAGCGTTAAGTTCTCATTGCGGAGCGGTTACGGGTAAAGATGGAAATGTTTATTGTATACCTTTTGCTAATAATATGACAAGAATTGATGTGAGTAACGATACTTATTCAATAGTAGGTGGAGCTCGCCCCTATCATGCAGGATCAGGAATTGTAGCACAAGATGGTTTAATTTATCTTACACCTAACTATAGTAATACCTCATCTCTTGCTGCTTTTGATATTGATACAAATACATATAAAATTGCATCAAATGCATTTGTCAATTATTTTTCGCCTTCAAATACACAAAACCCATGGCTTGCTTCAATACTGGGTCCAGATGGTAAGATATATTTAATTCCAAGCAGATATAACACAATATCTTCTATTAAAACAGGTATACCTACTCAACAAGATTGGGTATTTGCACCAGAATTTAATAAATATTAATTTTTTTTAAAAAATAATTTTATTATATTTTTTATATAATAAAAATGTCAATTAGAAATCCCAACTCAAAATTTAATCTTATCAACAACCGTATCAAATATGGTACCGATGGTGGTATTAATGTAGATGCTGGAACTTTATTTGTAGATGTATCTAATGGTAGAGTTGGTATAGGAACATTAAATCCTCAATCTGCTTTAGACGTTTCTGGAAGTATTAAATTTAGTTCTCTAAGTGATTCAGGCAATTCATCTGGAAATAACACCCAAGTTTTAACTAAAGTTAATAATAATACATTATGGTCTTATCCTCAATACTATCTTAGAGGTTCTGACTTTATCCCTTCTAATACGTCGGATTTGTCACAATATACATTTACCAACTCTGACATAAGCGCATTTGCAGGAGGTGTTCTTGCTCCTAACGGTAAAATTTACGGTATACCTTTTAATAGCACTTATGTTCCTATTATTGACCCTATTAATAACACAGTAGATACTACTACAATCACAGGTCTTACTGGAACTCAAAAATGGGAAGGAGGTGTATGTCATCCTAACGGTAATATTTACTGTATTCCTTATGATAGTCAAAATGTATTAATTATAAATACATTTACAAATACTGTAAATATAACCACCTTTTCTGGATTTACTGGATCTGCTAAGTGGTCTGGAGGTGTTCTAGCACCTAATGGAAAGATATATGGTGTGCCTTATAATAGCACTAATGTACTTGTAATTGATCCAAGTAATAATACAGCAACTCAATCTACTATAACTGGTCTCCCTTCTAATGCTGCTAAATGGTCAGGAGGAGTCCTTGCTCCTAACGGAAATATTTACTGTATGCCTTATGATATTTCAAATGTTCTTATTATAACAACTACTACAGATGTTTCTAACATTTCAACTTTTACTGGGTTTGATGGAAATGCAAAGTGGTCTGGAGGTGTTTTAGCTCAAAATGGAAGAATTTATGGTGTACCTTATGATGCTTCAGGTGTGCTTATACTTGATGTAAGTTCTGGTAATTCTGCTACTAGAACTAGAATTACTGGTCTTGAAGGCTCTGCAAAGTGGTCTGGAGGTGTCCTTGGAACTAATGGAAATATTTACTGTATGCCTTATGATAGTTCAAGCTGTCTTATTATTAATCCTCTTACTGATACATCTAATAATACTGCTATAACTGGTTTAGAAGGAAGTGCTAAATGGTTTGGAGGAGTATTAGCTCCAAATAGCAGAATATACGGAATGCCACATAATAGTAGTAAAATACTACAATTAAAAGCAGGGTTGCCAACTATTCCTAACTGGCCTATAGCGCCCCAATTTAACAAATTTTAGTTTAATTTAATTTATAATAATTATATTTTATTATTATAAAATGTCTATAAAAACATCTGAATCAAAATATAATTTGATTAACAATCGTATCAAATATGGTACTAATAATAGTGTTATAGTTGATACAGATACTTTAATAGTAGATGCTTCTACTAATCGAGTTGGAATAAATACAAGCACACCACAAGCAACTTTAGATGTATCTGGCTCTTTAAATATAGATACGAGCAATATTATAAATAGTATGTCAGGATATAGAATAAATACTCCAACTGATACGCAAATATTTACAAATGTAAATAACAATGTTCAGTGGAGTTATAATCAAGAAATTTTTGATGGCGCTAATATGTTCCCGAATATAGGAGTTTCAAATTCATTTTTAAGTAGTACATATGTTGCTCCTAATCAAGGATGGTTTGGAAGTTGTCTTGGTCCAAATGGAAATATATATACTACACCTTATTTTCAATCTTCTACAATTATTATAAACACTATTACAGATACTTGGCAAATTCAGAACATACCTACTACACTTTCTACAAGAAGTTTTTGTATAGGTGGTGTTTGTGCTTCAAATGGAAAAATATATATGTTTCCTATAGGCGCAGGAGGAGTATTAGTAAATGACATACCAAATAATAGATTTTATAATATTAATATTAGTTTTGATACTGGATTAATTGGAGGATATACTGGATGCTGCCTTGGTCAAAATGGTAAAATATATGCTATTCCTAGAGGTGCAAATAATGTATTAGTAGTAAATCCAGTAGATGATAGTTATTATTTTATAACAAGTCCAGATGTATCTTCAGGAACTGATAGAAAATGGTTTAGTGGCTCTCTTGCGCTAAATGGAAAAATATACTGTCCTCCTGCAAGAGCTACAAGTATCCTTGTTATTGATACAAATACTGACACAATGACAGCAAGTATTCCTACGCTTAGTGGTATACCTACTAATGGAACTGCCGACGAAGGTAAGTACTGGGGAAGTTGTCTTGCTCCAAATGGAAAAATATACTGCAGTCCTCAAAATAGTTCTGGTCCAGATGCAGGATCAAGATTTTTAGAAATAGATCCTATTACTGATACCTATGTTTATGTAGGAGCTAGTTTTTCAGGAACAAGAAAATATGCTGGAGGAACCTTAGGTTTTGATGGAAATATTTATTGCGGAAGTGATAACTTTGGAAATGCAATAAGATTTAATCCAAATAATTATTCTACTACTACTCTTTCTACAAGCACAAGATTATGGTCAGGATCATTAGCTCCTAATGGTAAAATATATTTTTATCCAAGACAAGGATCCGGAACACCAAGTAATCAGTTAAATGCAGTTAGAATTATAGATACAGGAATTCCTGTTTTACAACCTTGGATGCTTGCTCCTGAATTTAATAAATTATAATTATTATATTTTATATAATAAAAATAAATGTCTAGTGTTAAAAGTCTTAATAATAAAATAACTCTTCTAGAAAGAAAGGTTAATTTTGGAGATAATGGTGGTATTAATGTATATGGAGGTCTTTTGCAAGTAGACCCCGTTAATAATAAAGTAACAACTTCTGCTACTAGAATTTCATTTGGAAGCAATGCTGGACAAACTAATCAAGGAACATCTTCTATTGCTATTGGAACTAATGCAGGAAGTGAAAATCAAGGAAATAACACGATTTCTATAGGTGTTAATGCAGGAATGTCCAATCAGTCAATTAGTTCAATAGCAATAGGGGTTCAGGCTGGAGAATCTAACAATGGAATAAATTCCATCGCAATAGGAAATCAAGCAGGATTACAAAATCAGAAACAGAGTGCTATTGCTATAGGAAGAGCAGCTGGACAATCTAATCAAGGATCAAATTGCATCGCAATAGGATTATCTGCTGGTAGTAATTTACAGAGTCAGGATTGCATTGCAATAGGCCAATCTGCCGGTCGTATAGATCAATCTTCTAATTCTATAGCTATTGGTTTAGCAGCAGGTCAAGAATATCAAAAAGGAGAATCTGTGGCTATAGGCACAAGAGCTGGACAAATTCGTCAAAATACACAGTGTATAGCTATAGGTCCAAGAGCTGGAAATAGGGACCAAGGTAGAAACTCAATTGCTATAGGATTACAAGCTGCAGACATATCACAAGGTGCTTATTCAATTGCTATAGGAAGTTTTGCAGGATACTCTAATTTATCTCCAAGTGCAATAATATTAGATGCAAGTGCTACATCTATAGCTCAGGCAATATCTGCAACACAGCAAGGATTTTATGTTCGTCCTATTAGAGACGATAACGATGCGATACAACAATGTCTAACATATAATCCTTCTACAAGAGAAATAGTAAGAAATATAAATGCTTCTAAAACTTTTATAATTGAACATCCTATCGACGAGAGTAAGTATCTTGTCCATGCTTGTTTAGAAGGACCCGAAGCTGGAGTTTACTATAGAGGAGAAGGTAAGATAGTAAATGGAGAAAGTGCTGAAATAACTTTACCTGAATACACAACAAATTTTTATGATTTTACTGTTCAAATAACTCCTATAAATTCTAGAATAGTTTATGGAACGAGTAAAGTAGTAAATGGTAAATTTAAAGTAATAGGAGATAATGGTGAATTTTTCTGGTTAGTTCATGCAACTAGAGAAAAAGTAATAATAGAACCTAATAAAAAAGATGTAACAGTAAAAGGAAATGGACCTTATAAATATATATCAAACTAATTTTTTATATATTATATTATATTATATATAAAAATGTCTAGTGTTAAAAATTTAAATAACAAAATAACCCTTCTTGAAAGAAAAATTAAATATGGAGACAACGGCGGAATAAATGTAGATGCTGGCGCTTTATATGTTAATGGTTCTAATGGTAGAGTAGGTATTAACACAATATTTCCTCAATCTAATTTAGATATTAGTGGAAGTATAACAACCAATTCAAATATTAGCTCAAATGGAAACATAGACATATCTGGTTATTACATAGTAAACAACACGCCAATAAATAATAGTTTTTACCCTGCTTTAAGTAAATCAACAACGGAAAAAGCTATAAGCATATGGACAAATGGTAATAATACTTCTCCTAACTTATCTTCCTGGAACTCTATTACATGGTCACCAGAATTAGGGTTATTCGCTATGGTTAGACAAGGTGGAGGAACAAATTTAAGAATTGCTACCTCACCTGATGGAATTAATTGGTCACTTTATAAATCCTCAAATAAAAGTTATCAAGGAATTGTCTGGTGCAACGATCTTAGCGGAGTTGGAATGTTTATAGCTACTGCAGCTAATAACCCAACTGGTCAAGAAATTACTATATCTACAGATGGTTTAACATGGACTGACGTAAGTACTCCTTCAGGATTTTTCGCATATGGAGCACTAGCATATTCTCCTGAGTTACGCCGTGTTGTAGCAACATCTTATAGTAATGGTTATGTATACAGCGATGATGGATATAATTGGAACGGAATATTACCATCACAACCTATAAATAATTTTTATAGTATTGCTTGGTCTCCAAAATTAAGATTATTTGTCACAGTTTCTGCAGGAACAAACAATCCTATAAATGTTTCTCCTGATGGAATTAATTGGAGTTATTATAAGTCTTCTCCTCCAAATTCATCTATGACTAATATAGGTATTGCTTGGTCTCAAGAACTAGGAATATTTTGTTGTGTAGGAGATGGTCAAATATTAATATCATCAGATGGAGTAAACTGGAACACGTATTCTTCTTTAAATATACCAACAAGAAATTTAACTTGGTCTTCTGAATTAAGAATATTTTTAGGAGGTAATGGATCATCTATTCGCTACTCATATAATGGTATAAATTGGTTCACTAAAGAAATAGGATTTAATGGAGCTAAAGCGAGTGTTTGGTCTCCTGAACTAGGATATTTTTTAATAGGAGGAGACAGATTTCACACAACTAGATCATTTTTCGCGGGGAGAAATCCTACCTCTTATAATGTTTTCGACTCTTCTTTTAACAACATTAATGAACTCGGTCTTTGGACCTTCCAATCTTTCGGTCGTGGTGTTCCTGTAACTAAAACTACTGACTTTGCCGTTCAACCAGGAGAAAACTGGATTATCTGTAATGGTACTGGCACCATTACCGTAACTTTACCAGCAGCATCTCAGTGGACTGGAAAAGAAATTATGTTCAAAACTATATCATCGCAATTTGTTAATTCAGCAAGTTCAAATGTTGTTCCTATAAATGGAGGTGCAGTAGGACCTGCCATATTAACAAATTCCACTGGAAAATGGGCTACTTTAGTTAGTGACGGAACAAATTGGTCAATTACTAATAGCAATTAAATATTTTTATATTTTTCTAATATTAAAAATGTCTAGTCTTAATATTAGAAATACTAACTCTAAAATAAATTTAATTTCTAACAGAATTAAATACGGAACAGACGGTGGTATAAATGTAGATGCAGGTGCTTTATATGTTAATGGTTCTAATGGTAGAGTAGGTATCAATACAATATTTCCTCAATCTAATTTAGATGTTAGCGGAAGTATAACAACAAACTCAAATATTAGTTCAAATGGAAATATAGATATTTCAGGATATTATAGAGTAAATAATACGCCAATAAATAATGATTTTTACCCTGCTTTATCGCAATATTCATTTGGAACAAAAGCTGTTTTAAATTGGGTTGAAAGAACTAAACCAAATAATATAAGTTGGAACTCAGTTTGCTGGTCTCCTGAATTATCTCTCTTTGTAGCTGTAGCAAATAGCGGTACAAATGATCGAGCAATGACATCTCCTGATGGTATAACCTGGACTACACAAACTACAAATAATAATAGTTGGTCGGCTATATGTTGGGGCGCAGAAGCACCAAATGGGTTAGGAGGTAAAGGATTATTTGTAGCAGTTTCTGTAAATGGTACAAATGATCGTGTGATGACATCTCCTGATGGTATAACCTGGACTACACAAACTACAAACAATAATACTTGGAGAAGTGTATGCTGGAGTGCTGAATTAGGATTATTTGTAGCAGTTTCTGAATCAGGAACGAACGATCGTGTGATGACATCGCCCGATGGTATTAACTGGACTACACGAACATCTGCTGCCGATAATCAATGGTTCTCAGTATGCTGGTCTTCTGAATTGTATTTATTTGTAGCGGTTGCTATATCAGGTACAGGAAATAGAGTAATGACATCTCCCGATGGTATTAACTGGACTATAAGAACGTCTGCTGCCGACAATCAATGGTTTTCAGTATGCTGGTCTCCTGAACTATCTCTCTTTGTAGCTGTAGCAAGTTCAGGAAATAATGATAGGGTAATGATTTCATCTGATGGTATTAACTGGACAACACAAACTACAAACAATAATCAATGGAGAAGTGTATGTTGGTCGCCACAATTAGGATTATTTGCTGCTCTTTCATTTTCAGGAGATAGTAATCGTGTTATGACATCTCCCGATGGTATTAACTGGTCAGGAATAACTATTACATTTGGAAGTTCTTGGAGAGGTATATGCTGGTCAGCAGAGTTAGGTGTATTTGTAGGGGTTGCTACTACAGGAATAGAGAAAATAATAATGTCTTCTTTAAAAGGTCGTCCTCCTACTTCTTATAATGTTTTTGACTCTTCTTTTAACAACATTAATGAACTCGGTCTTTGGACCTTTCAATCTTTCGGACGTGGTGTGCATGTAACTAAAACTACTGACTTTGCCGTTCAACCAGGAGAAAACTGGATTAATTGCAACGGTGCCGGCACCATTACTGTAACTTTACCAGCAGCATCTCAGTGGACTGGACAAGAAATTATGATGAAAAACTTATCAACGACACAATCTGTTAATTCAATAAGTTCTAATGTAGTTCCTTTAGGAAGTACTGTTGCCGGTTCAACAATATTTACAGCAGGTGCCGGATCTGTGAAGTTTATTACATTAGTAAGTGATGGGACAAATTGGGTTATTATGAACGGTAATTAATTTATTTTATATTTTATAATTATAAAATAAATGTCTATTAAAACTTACAATACTAAAATAAATTTAATTTCTAACAGAATTAAATACGGAACAGATGGTGGTATAAATGTAGATGCTGGCGCTTTATATGTTAATGGTTCTAATGGTAGAATAGGTATTAATACAATATTTCCTCAATCTAATTTAGATATTAGTGGAAGTATAATAACCAATTCAAATATTAGTTCAAATGGAAACATAGATATTTCAGGATATTATAGAGTAAATAATACACCAATAAATAATGATTTTTACCCTGCTTTGTCAAATACTTATTCTCAAAATGTTCTTGATAATTTTACACCTCAAACTGGATTTCCAGGAGGAAACCCAAATAGAACTACTTGGTCTCCTGAACTTGGTTTATTTGCTACAACTGTAGCACAAGGTATTGGAAGAATTATAACAAGTCCTAATGGTGTCAATTGGACAAAAAGAACAACAGGAGTTGATTTAAGTCTTTGTAATAATGCTGGAGGAAATAATGTAACATGTTTAAGCACAGCTGGTATAACAGTTGGTATGTCTATTGATAAAAGTTCTGGCTCAGGAACTATTCCAAGTCTCACGACCGTAACTCAGATACTTGATATATCAACATTTACAACTAACAATACTATAACCGGGTTGTCAAATACTGGTTTGGTTGCAGATAGTCAATATTTTGGAATAATATGGTGTAGAGATTTATCAGGAACAGGTTATTTTGTATCTTCAAGAAGTACAGGAACAGGTCAACAAATAGTTACATCTACTGACGGAACAACATGGATAGTAAGAACTACACCATCTGGGGTTAATGACCCGCATATTTTTTCGTATTCTCCTTCTTTAAGAAGAGTAATATGCGGAAGAGGTGGAGGGACTACTAATCCTGCTTTCATTTATAGCGACGATGGAATTAATTGGTCAACTGTAGTTAACCCAGTGCCTGAAAATTTCTATTTTGAATCAGACTGGTCGCCACAACTTGGACTATTTTGTGCTGTAGCATTTAGTGGTACATCTAATAAAAAAGTTATTTTATCAAGTGATGGAATTAACTGGACACCTATTGAAATATCTGCAAATGTAACAAATAGTTACAGTGTTGTAAGATGGTCGCCTGAGTTAGGTATATTCTGTGCACTTGTTAGAAATACAATTCCAAATGTTATGATTTCAAGTGATGGAATTAATTGGCAATTTTATTCCACACCATCTAATATAAATTATAGAAATCTCGTTTGGTCTCCTCAGTTAAGAGTATTTGTTGCGATATCTGAAACAGGAACAAATAGAATAGCATATTCATTTGACGGAAAAACATGGTTTGAAAGAAATGTATCAGCAGATATAACATCAAATTTAAGAGGTATTGCATGGTCTCCTGAACTTGGTATATTTTGTATAAATGGTCAAATTGGAAGTCCAGTTGTTGTTACTAGTGCATTATCTACTCGTCCAATAACTTCTTATAATGTTTTCGATTCTTCTTTTAACAATATTAATGAACTCGGTCTTTGGAACTTCCAATCCTTTGGTCGTATGTCTTCTGTAACTAAAACTACTGACTTTGCCGTTCAACCAGGAGAAAACTGGATTATTATAAATAATGCTTTAGTAACTACAGTTACTATGCCGCAAGCATCACAGTGGCCTGGACGAGAAATCATGATGAAAAGTTTACAAAATTCAGTTGTTTCGGCAAGTTCAAATATAGTCCCTTTAAGTTCTACCGTAACTGGTACAGCAATACTATCTTCAGGAGGTCAAAAGTGGGCTACATTAGTAAGCGACGGGACAAATTGGATTATTATGCAATCAAATTAATTTTTATATTATATTATTATATTATAAAAATGTCTAGTGTTAAAAATTTAAATAACAAAATAACTCTTCTTGAAAGAAAAATTAAATACGGAGATAATGGTGGAATTAATGTAGATGGAGGAGATTTATTTGTAAATGCAATTAACAACAGAGTAGGAATAAGAAACACAAATCCTTTATACACACTTGATATTAGCACTTCGTTAGTTGATGCAATGAGAATACAATCTCCTACATTAGTAAATGTAGTATATGAAAATAATAACAGTAATATAAATATGAATAATGGGACAGTCATATCTCAGCTAGATTGTACTGCTAGAAGAAGTAACGCTCAAAGCACTGTATACAGAAATGGTGTTATTTATAATGGTGATGGTACTACAAGAAGAGGAAAATATGTCGAAGGAGTAGCTGAAACAAGTGCTTTTGGAAACTATCAAAAAGTTATGACACAAGTTGGAACCAACAAGATAAATATACTTGGTCAAAATGCTTCTTCTTATATTGATGATGCAGTAGATTCTAATACTGCTTATAACATGCATGCAAGTAATATAATAAACGCATTATCTTCAAGTACTCTTGGTTTATTGTCTTTAGATATTAATGGGTTAACAAATCATAAATTTTTCTCAAACGGAAATGTAACATTTGGTGCAGCAAGTAACAATGCAAAAGCTATAGTAGATATATCAAGCAATACAAAAGGATTCATGCCTCCTCGTATGACTGGTGCACAAGCAATTTCTATAAATCCAGGTGCTTCAGATGCAGGATTAATGGTATATGCAACTTCAACTAGCGGTGCCATATCAGCTGTAGGCTGGTGGGGTTGGGATGGATCTACTTGGAAACAATTAGGTTAATGTTAATTTAATAATATAAAATTTCTTTTATATTAATAAAAGATGAAAGTCCGTGTTATATCTTACTCTGCTCCTTCTCAAGAACTTCTCGAGCAAAACATAGATGACATCCAAGATTTGATTGCATTTTGCGCTCGCGTTTCTAATCCAGCTAACCAATACAACACAGAAACTTCAGAAAAACTTTTAAACTACTTGATGAAACATAAACACTGGTCTGTGTTTGAGATGGCGAACGTGTGTCTTGAAATCGAAACAACTCGCGATATTGCCAGACAAATCCTGCGTCACCGTAGTATGAATTTTCAGGAGTTTAGTCAACGCTATGGACACGCTATAGAAAATATGGATTTTGTTTTAAGAGAAGCTCGTTTACAAGACCATAAGAATAGACAGAACAGTATTTCTGTAGAAGACGAGCAACTACAAAAAGAGTGGGATGAAAAGCAACAAGGAGTTATTGATAAGGCCAGAGAAGCATACGAATGGGCAATTGCAAAAGGTATTGCAAAAGAACAAGCCAGAGCTGTATTACCAGAAGGAAACACAATGAGCAGAATGTATGTGAATGGAACATTGAGAAGTTGGGTTCACTATTGCGAGTTGAGATGTGGAAATGGAACTCAAAAAGAGCATATGGAGGTCGCCAAGGCTTGCGCAGAAGTTATTAGTAAAATATTCCCATTGATGAGTAAGATTTCTGTATAATTTTTTTAATAATAATTTTTATATTTATTATTATTAAAAAATGTCAAGTGTAAAAAGTCTTAATAACAGAGTCACTCTTCTCGAAAGAAAAGTAAATGTTGGAGATTATGGAGGTATGAGAGTTGGTGGAGGTCTTTTACAAGTTGATGTAAGTAACAGTAAAGTTAATATTAATTCTTCTCGTATAACTATTGGACAAAGTGCCGGAGCAAATAATCAAGGAATAGAGGCAGTTGCTATTGGACAAAATGCTGGACAAATTAATCAAGGAGCTAACGCAGTTGCAATTGGCTACGGTGCTGCACAATATAATCAAGGAACTCAAGCAACAGCTATTGGTACAGTATCAGCATCAACTGGCCAAGGAGTTAACGCCGTTTCAATTGGTTTCGGATCAGGAGTTGTTAATCAAGGAACTCAAGCTATAGCTATTGGTGCTTATAGTGGAGTATTTAATCAGACTGCAGGAAGTATTGTTATTGATGCTAGTGGAAGTGCATTTGATTCCATACCAGGAGGTCAAAGAAGTTTATTTGTAAGACCTATTAGAAATGTTAATAATGCCACTGCTGCAAATGCTCTTGCTTATGACCCAAGCACTTATGAAATTACACATAATGGTAGTAAAACATTTGTAATTAATCATCCTCTAGATGATTCTAAATATCTAGTTCATGCTTGTTTAGAAGGTCCTGAAGCTGGTGTTTATTATAGAGGCAAAGATGAAATTACCAATGGAGAAAGCGTAGAGGTTACTTTGCCAGAATATACTAAAAACTTTTATAATTTTACAGTTCAAGTTACGCCTATAAATTCTAGAATAGTTTATGGAGTGTCTGAGGTAGAAGATGGAAAGTTTAAAGTGCTTGGAGATAATGGTAAGTTTTTCTGGACAGTTCAAGCAACAAGAAATGAAATTAATGTAGAACCAAATAAGTCAGATGTGGTTATTAAGGGAGATGGTCCTTATACATATATTTCTAATTAAAAAAATAAGAAGTTTAATATGATTACAATTTTCTAGAGATGATAGATCCAATTGATATTAGAATTACAACATTATTTCTTTCTAAAATAATGTTAAATGAATATAAAGATCCTGGAATAATCGGACATATTTGTATAAGTTTATTTAGTTTAATTATTTCTATAGTAGTTCATTTAGGATTGCAATATATTTTCAAAATTATAGGATTATTATTTAATAAAATAATAATGTTTATTATAAATAACCTATATCAATTTAATATAAATGAATATTTGGAACAATTCTTTCACTCATCTAGAAGGCATAGAAAAATCAGTAGTATACAGAGGAAGAACAGAAATCACAAATAGAATGGTTACTATACGTCTTCCTTCTCATATCGCTCAATCTGGAACTGATTTTACAGTTCAAATAACTCCAATCATAAGACGAAACCAAACTCCAAGATCTTACACAAAGATTTATGTTGCAACTAATGTGGATGTTAATAAATATACTGGTGATTTGGAGTTTGACGTATTTGGTGACGTAGGATTTTTTGATTGGCTGTTAATAGGTAAAAAAATTTAATTAAAATCTTTTAATTATTTAACAAATAAATAATTAAAATGTCAAGTTTTAATATAAAAACCCCTAACAATAGATTTGATTTAATTGCTAGTAGAATAAAATAAGGAACTGATGGTGGTATTAATGTAGATTCTGGTGCTCTCTATGTTAATGGTGAAAACGGCAGGGTAGGTGATGGAACAAATTGGGTAATTATGAATGGTGTTATTTAAAAAAATATTTTTTTTCATTATCTTAAGTATTTATTAAAATAATGAACTTTTCAGTTACAAATAATCGTCTAAAACTTTCCAATGGCTATGATGTCAGTGGAAGTGTAAATACAACCTCTTTATTAGTTGGAACTAATACTGGTGTAAACCCTTCTTATGTATTTGATATATCTAGAAATGATATAAGTGCTATGAAAGTTGGAAGCGTATTATACGTTGATTCTTCTAACAATATTGTCACTGTAAGTGGTAGTTTACAATCTAGTATATTATTAGATTCTACCAACTCTTCTGGTAATACTAACTTATATTTAAGATCAACTCCTTCAGGATTACTATGGTCTTCTGTATCTACAGGTGGGGCTTCTCAGTGGACTTCTGATGCTAGTGGAAATATATACTTTCCAGCTTCTTCTACCGATGTTTCAAATGTAGGAATAGGTATAGTCTCGCCAATATATAAGTTAGATGTAAGTGGAGAAACTAGAATTCAAACAACCAATGTAAGAATAGGAAGAAGTGCTTCTGAATTTAGTAGTTTACAAGTAAATTCTATTGCTATAGGAACAGAAGCAGGATACGCTTCTCAAGATGTAAGCTGTATTGCAATTGGTTATCAGGCAGGATATAATCTTCAGAAATCAGAAGCAATTTCTATAGGTGCAAGTGCAGGATATTATTCTCAAGGCACTAGTTCTATTGCTATAGGAAACTATGCTGGATATACTGGTCAAAATGAAAATAGTGTTGCAATTGGTAGAAAAGCAGGAAATATTAATCAAAGGAGCGAAACCGTTGCTATAGGAATAGAAGCAGGAAGTAATAATCAAGGTGTTTGGTCTGTTGCTATTGGAAAAAAAGCAGGAAGTATACAGGGTCAATTCGCAGTTGCAATTGGTCAACAAGCAGGGAATAGTTACCAAAATAATTATTGTGTAGCAGTTGGAGAACAAGCTGGTTGTAATGTGCAAGGAGATTCAGCGGTAGCTATTGGTTCTAGAGCAGGAGATTTTCAACAGGGACAAGATGCAGTTGCGATTGGTAGATTAGCTGGAACTAGTGTTCAGAAAAAAGGCGCTATAGCTATTGGTCGTGAAGCTGGCCAATCAAGTCAAGGAACGGGTTCAGTTGCTATTGGGTGCAATGCTGGTATTTTTGGACAAGATATTAGCGCAATTGCGATTGGAGTATTTGCAGCTAGAACAAATCAAAGCTCAGGAGCAATTGCTATTGGTGCTAATGCTGGTGATATTTCTCAAAATACTAATTCCATTGCTATTGGAGTTAGTGCCGGCGCTTTTGACCAAGGAACTTTTGCAATTTCAATAGGTCTAGCTGCAGGTTCTGTTAGGCAAGGAACTAATGCTATAGCAATAGGTAATTCTGCTGGACAAACGTCACAAGGTTCAAATTCAATTGCTATTGGTCTTGATGCAGGAAAAACCTCGCAGGGTGCTAATTCTATTGCTATTGGTCGTCAAGCAGGGTCTATATCACAAACTGATAACGGTATTTCCATAGGACAGAATGCAGGACAAACAAGTCAAGGAGCCAATAGTATTGCAATAGGTAGAGAAACCGCTCGTCAATCACAAGCCGCAGATGCTATAGCAATAGGTAGATTAGCAGGAGCAACATCTCAAAGAAGTAATGCTATCTGTATAGGTGCTCAAGCAGGTCAGTGTAATCAAGGCACCAGTGCGATTTCTATTGGACTTGGCGCAGGTTTTCAAGATCAATCTTCCAACTCAATTGCTATTGGTTTATCAGCAGGTTATACAAGACAAAATATAAGTGCAATTGCTATTGGTCAAAATGCAGGAAGTAATTGTCAAGCATCTGCTACTGTCGCTATTGGTCTTAATGCAGGTGTTACTAGACAAGGTTTAGAATCAGTAGCAATCGGTAACTCTGCTGGTCTTTTAAGTCAAGGAAATTATTCTATTGCTATTGGTTCTTTTACAGGTAGAACATATCAACGTGATTTTTCAGTTGCGATAGGTTATGCTGCTGGTGATTTATCACAAAATAATAGTTCAGTTGCTATAGGAAGACAAGCAGGTCAAACATCACAAGGGGTTGCTTCAATAGCAATAGGTTGGATTGCGGGGCAAAATAGTCAATCAAATGCTTGTGTAGCAATAGGAGCTGGAGCTGGTAATTTTTCTCAAAAAACACAAGCAATAGCAGTTGGAGCTTCGGCAGGACAAACATCACAAGGAGATTTCGCAGTTGCTATTGGTTCTTCTGCAGGAGCAATCACACAAGGGATTAGAGGAGTTGCTATTGGTTTATCAGCAGGTCAATTCAGTCAAGGCAATAATTCTGTTGCTATTGGTTATGGTAGTGCTTCATCAGTCCAAGGAGCAGATAGTCTTGCAATTGGAACATTTAGCGGTCAAGGTAATCAAGGAGGAGGAGCAACAGCAGTCGGCCCTTATAGCGGACAAACAACTCAAGGTGCTTTCGCTACTTCTGTTGGTTATTTTGCTGGTCGTAATACACAAGGTCCAAATTGTGTTGCTATTGGTAACAATTCAGGCGAGTCAAACCAAGGTCCAGGGTCAATTGCTATTGGATGTAATGCTGGTTTATCAAATCAGGGATTAGCCGCAATTGCTATAGGTAAGGGAGCAGCCGAAAAATTCCAAAAGATTACTGCTATTGCTATAGGCACGAATGCTGGTTTTAATACACAAGGAACAAACGCAATTGCTATAGGTAGTAATGCTGGATATACAGATCAAGGAACTCAAGCTATAGCTATAGGAACAAGTGCAGGAGACTTATCTCAAGGCGAAAATGCAGTTGCTATTGGAAGTTTTGCTGGTAAAGGCACGCAACGTGATAATGCAGTTGCTATTGGTTATGAATCAGGTAGATTTTCGCAAGGAATAGAAGCAATTGCTATTGGTTGTAACTCAGGAAAAGTTCTACAACGAGACTATGCAGTTGCAATAGGATCACAAGCAGGAAGTACAAATCAACAAGATGTAGCGATTGCTATTGGTTATTATGCTGGATATGATAAACAAGGATATGCAAGTATTGGTATAGGTCAACAAGCAGGTTATACTGGTCAAAAAGATCAGGCAATAGCAATAGGAGTTGATACGGCTCAATACAATCAAGGTTTAAATTCAATTGCTATTGGTACACAGGCAGCAAGATCTAACCAATCATCAAGTGCAATTGCTATAGGTAATCAAGCAGGAAATAGTAATCAACAGAATACTTCAATTGCTATAGGTGATGGCGCAGGGTTACAGAATCAGAATAGTGAGACCTGTGCAATAGGACATAGAGCAGGAAATATATCACAAGGATTTAGAGCAGTTTCAATAGGGAGGGATGCAGGTGCATTTCAACAATTCACAAATGCAATTGCTATTGGTTCTTTTGCAGGATCAAATTTTCAAGGAGCTGATTCAATAGCAATAGGAACATCAACAGTTGCTTCAAATGCTACAAGTTCTATTTCTATAGGTAACTCGGCGGGATCAACATATGCAAATACTATAGTATTAAATGCATCAGGTTCTGCAACATGGGCAAATGGAACAAATAGATCATTTATTAGACCAGTTAGAAATGTTACTCTTTCACAAGTATTATTTTATGATCCTACAACATATGAAATAGGTTATGGAAGCAGTAGCGAAAAAGATAAGTCAAATATATCATCATTTTTTACAAATACAGAAACTATATATAACTTATCTCCTAAAACATTTTATTTTAAAACTGATTTGGAGTACGATAGTAATTTAGATAATAATATAAAACATATTGGTTATATAGCTGAAGAAGTAGATAATATCGATCCAAATCTTTCTATTAGAAGAAAACCAAATGAAGATCCAATAAATATTAATTGGAATGCTATAGTTGTCTATTTGATTGAAGAGATAAAGAAATTAAAAAATAGGATTGAATTACTAGAAAAATAGACTATTTTCCTTATCAATATAATATATTATAAATATAAAGTAAACCATAAAAATTTATAATATATTATAAAATGAGTTCTGTAAAAACAATAAACTCGATATCAGCACTATCTTATTCAGTTGTTAGAGCACAAAACATACCAAGAAAATACAGAAGCAAAGATGAAGATAAACCATATTTAGGTTTTATAGCTGAAGAATTAAATGACATATAGATACTAACTTTACATGGAAGAATCCTGATGGAACGCCTGAAGGTATCGAGTGGTTCAACATGCTTACTTATTCTTTGGCTGAAATTAAAAAATTAAGAAATGAAGTAAATGAACTTAAATCTATATTATAAGAAATAGATGTAGAACCTGATAAAAATAAATATATACTTCATTCAAACAGCCCTTATACCTGGTTGACAAACAAATAAATAAATTAATTTTCATTATATTAATTAATGTAACTAATTAATATAATTTTATCATTTGCCAGTTCATTTTATCTTTTTCAAAAATACTCTATACTGTTTACTGATAATTTCATAACTTCTTTCGTATTTTTTCATAAAGTGATTAACTGCTTCATATGGACTTTCAAACAAATTCTCTTTATTACTATTATATAAATAATCATCTATACCCATAACTCCACCTACTCGTAATAACTTCCAAGCTAATACCAAATCTATATAAGTATCTAAACACAAATGACTTCCATCGACATAAATAAAATCAAATCTCATATCGTTTAAACTCGTCATAAGGACGTCTTTGCTATCTCCTTTGAAAACTTGAACTCTATTTTTCATACCACTTGCTTCTAAATTATCATAAAATATTTGTTCAACTTTGTTATCTTCCATTTTATTTAAGATAGTAATAGTATTGCCATACTCGTTTTTTTCTATGTAATTTTTCCATATGTCAACAGCAACTGCATTAGCGTGTGGCAAAATTTTTAGCATTTCTATTAAGGATGTTCCAGCATATGTTCCTATTTCTAAAATGTCACATTTCTTTTCTTGAAACATATTCAAGACATCTTCAAAAATCTTTCTAGAATTCTTAGGGACATCATTAGTCCAATTATACATTCCTAAGTTATTAATAATTTTTTTATCATCTGTATTATTTATTTGCTCCATAAAATAATTAGTCGACTTTATACTTTCGTCAATTCCTTGCATAATCAACTGCTTATACTCTTTGAAATTATGTCCGTATACTTCGTGCAATATACATTTAGCAGGCAAATCGTCTCCAAAGTAGTAGTAGTTATTCCAATAGATCTCATAATTATTAGCAACATATCTAAGCTTATCCTCATAATCTTTATCAAAATCAAGATGTTCTACAATAGGAAATTTTGGCAAGAAATGCAATGTGTTATCTTCTAAACTAGTCCAAACAAAATACTTATGATGTAAATAACCTCTATATTTATTAGAATCCACTATGTTAGTGGCGTCAACTCCTCTAGTTATTTCAATCAAAGGAGATGGTGTTTCTATATATCCTTTAATACACACTCTAGCAAATTCTTCAAAGGCAAAGACAGGGTTTGTAATATCTTCAAATATATGTCTTGCATATCCAAATTCAAACATGCCATCATTTTCGTTGTATCTATCTTTATCAATGTCCATTTTGATGAATGTTTTTGATTTATCTTGAAATTTTAACTCATACTTGTCAGCAATATAATTTGCATTTTTAAAAGGAACTACACCAGGTCCTAACTCAAGTATATTCTCAAAATTAGATGTATAGTCTTCAAGATAAGACAAAACATTTTCATTAGGAAACCAGAACCTATTAACTAAGTTTGTATTTCCATAATTAATAGAATCTATAGATGTAATATATTTGTCTTTGGTTTCGTTATAATTACTTATATATTTATCATAAAATTCTATTGCTTTATTATTCCAGTTATAGTCATTTGCCCATTCATAATTTTTATTAACTAATAATTCCTTTTCCTCCTTATTATTAAATATTCTTATAATTTCTTGTAAGGCTTTATCTTGCCATTCCTCAGTAGTTACATCTCCTTCTACTATTAATCCTCTGTCTCCTACAGTAGTTCTTAAAGCTGCTAAATTATTTGTTATAGCTAATGTTCCTGTGCTAGCAGCTTCTAAGGCAGTTAGACAAAATGTCTCTTTAAAAGTACAAGGATAAAACCAAACATCCGCTCTTCTCCAAGCTTCAGCTAATTTATCCTTACTTACCCACTTATTATATGTTATTCCTTTATTATAATATTGTTCAACTCCATCTTTGTCCCAAAGGTAATCTGTAATTTCTTTCATCTCTTCTGGATAATTCTGAGTTACCCAATTTCCGTGAACATCTGAGTAAATGTCAAGAGTGGCTTGAGGAATATGTTTTTTAATTTTATCCCACATTTTTAAAAGAACAGAAAGCCCCCTATTAGGGAAAGAAGAATATATAAATGAATAAGGTTTTTTCATAGTATCATCTCTATAAAATCTTTCTTTGTCGATTCCGTAGTGATGATAAGTTGTAATATCCTTAAGATCAGGATAACTTTTCTTAAAATTATCTGCGTGCCATTCTGAAAGACATACAACTTGTTTCAACTTATTTGTGATAGGGATGACATTACCGATTGGTGAAATATCGTGCAAAACTAGAACAATATTCTGTGTATTTGTATGGTAAATAAAAGGAATATATTCTGTAAATCTACTTACAACACAAGTAGATACTTTATGAGTGTATAAAAACAAATACAAATCGTCTAAAGGCATATACTCTACTCCTTCAAATGTGTCTTTACTATTACATTTACAAAATACAACTATACGATTAGATGGAAAATTCTTTTTAATGTATCTAGATGTTTCTACAGCCCACGTTTCCGAACCTCCCATTCCTTTAGAAAGTATATCTTTTCCAGTCCAGTCGCTATATCCACCATCTACTACAAAGCAAATAATATTATCCTTTTGAGATAAATTATTGACTTGATAATTTTGTTTAACAGTATTAAAGTTATTCAAGTGATAAAATATTCTGTAAAAAGAAGCTATAGTGTCGTATTCAATATCTTTTGTATTCGTATTTTTTTCCAAAAATAATTTACAACAAGAAAATCCAGTAATAAAATCATTCTTTTTATATGCAAGTTGAGATAGAAACTTTGGAATAAAATAATAAGATAATGTAGGTTTCAAGCTAAACTGAGTATGAACAGGATAACCTATATCAAACGCCTTCTTCATATACTTGTAAGCTTCGTCCACATTATTCTCAAGAAAATAGTGTATTCCTACAAAATATAATGCGTCTGGTCTACTAGGTTCCCACTCGTAAGTTTGTAAATACATCTTCTCGCATTCTTCCCAAGGTTTATTAAGCTTAAAATTATAGATACGTGCTACTTCAAATAAGGAGTCGACTTTTTCTTGCAAAAATCCTTCTTCTGTATGATAAGCTCTTTTTAAAAAATATTCTGCTGCTTTTTCGTGCTGTTCTAATAAGTTGTAAGTTTGTGCGATGTAGTAGTAGTGTCTAGGATCATTTGGGTTTTCTTCTACTTCTTCAAAAAGCAATTGGAGATCATACAACTTACGATCCATTGTTCTCTTCTCCATATAGTCTGCTCTATAATCAAGTATCCAACTTTCTAAATTAGGAATAACTACATTTACGTTATTATCTTTTTGTATAACTTCGTGAATTTTATAAATATATCTTAAATCTGCTTCTGTCTTTATCACTCGATTAGAGTAGTATTCTGTATCATCACTCTTAACTAGTAAACTATAAGAATTAGCAAACTGATCTCCTCTAACTATGTTCAAAAATTTTCTTAAATCTCCTTGTACTACATATGTATCATCGAGCATTAGAGTATATTTACAGTTTTTTCCTGCAAAATTTAAACAGGCATTTCTACTGTCTCTAAAATTGAGAAATGGTTCTTCGTACAAACCACCTTTTTTATTACTTAAAATTCTTTTTACTACATCTTGTGTTCCATCTGTGCTTCCTGTATCCAAAACAGTCCATCTATCGATAACATCTAGATTCTCAGTTAATACTTTTTCAAACAATTTGCCGGCATCTTTTACCATAATACAAAGATGAATTAAATTGTCGTAATCTAACTGAGAATTTTTGTCAAAGTAATAATGAAATTTTGATAAAAAATCATCATTCAAATATGAAGGAATATAGAGAGTATATTTATCAAATTCATGTGTAGATTTCTTTGTAAGGGTATACTTGTATTCATAAAAATTAAATAATTCAGTATTCTTTGATAAGACAATGCAGTCATTTTCTTTTATTTGTTGGATAATATTTGGAGTTAATAAATTTAAATTGTGCACATAAATAAACTTACAAGGATAAAACTCAGTTGAATATTCTATATTTTTATAAGATTGAAAACTAGATTTAATTTCTTCATTTATTTTATTAGAATATACGAAGATATTATAAAAACTATTAGCACAGTTTATAGGAACGAAACCTCCGTAATTATCTCCTATTACGCAAAGTGAAGATAGAGCAAATAATTCGTCGTTAATATCTTTTAAAAGACCAATATGACGCTCTAAAATACCAACTTCAGGTTTAATGGAAAGATTTTCGTAACCAGGATAACTCGTAGTGTAAAATTCACCGAATTTGGTAAAGTAATCTTTATTATTAATTTTCATATTTTTGAATATAAAAATTAAACTTTTTAAAGTAATAACACATCTTTTTTATTTAAAATATCCTATAATAGACCCTATAAACATTCCTCCAACTATACCTCCTATTCCTACGTAAGGGTTATAAGCTATTATAAAACTACCTAACCCTCCTCCTATAATTACATAAAGCGACATGTTATATTTTTTTCTAAGTTCTTCCTCATAATTAGCTGACACTATCGTTTCCTCGGTATCTTTTACTTCTGATTTTATTTGTTCTACATTGTCTTCTATTGTATCTATTGCTGTTTGATAGTTTTTAACTTCGTTTTCTAGTTCCTCAAAAAGATAAAATATTTCTTTTACTTCTTCGTTTATGCTCTTAATTTGTTTCGTTTTAAAAAACTTTTCTTGGTATTGCTGACGTAACATTGTGTTACCTTAATATATGTAAACATAATTAATTATAAATCTTTCTTTGTTTCCATAAAACAGAGTAAGGAGTTTTTGTTTGCTCTTTCCTATATTTTGTATACGAACTGAGAATTATTCTATTCGTTCTTCTACATAATATAACTTCTGTATTTACTATATTATATATTCTGACGTGTAAATAATTCATATTATCCTTTACATTTTGTTTAAAATAAGAACCTAATAATCCAGGTCCAGTTGGCCATAAACAGTTTTTACCATAGTATTCTTTTTTACAATTATAAACAATCTTATTTATGCATTTCTTAAGTATTTTATTTCCAGGTTTACAAATTAATATACCGTTGCATACATACTCTTTAAATACCGGTATATTAGCTTGTACCCAATCTTCTTGTTCTGTAAGAGCAATTAGCTTAAATCCATTTACACACCTGAATTTTATATCTATATAAATTCCTCCGTATATATATAATATACAATATCTCCACAGATCAGATTTATAAGAAGCTGGAATTAACTTATTATATGCATCTAATACATCTTGTTTAAAATTTTTTTTAATAAAATCTATACAATCTTGTTCATCGTATATTTGAAAATTAAATTCTGGATTTGTTAGTTTTAATCTTCTTACAGATGCTTTCATTTTAGGTGGTAAGTCTTTTGTGTGCCAAGTTGTAAATAGATTTAGAGGTATTACACTATTATATGACTTTTTTAGAGTATAAGGCTTGTTCATATTAATTACATTCATTTCGTAAAAAAAAACGAGTAATATTAGCAATATTACAATAGTAGTGAATATTGAAAGTATATATTCAATATATTTATTTTTCATAGTTTAAGAATATTTGGTTTATTTATTTAATAAAAAATGTTTTTATTAAATAAATGACTTTAGAAGAAAGAACCTTAATAGATATATCGTTAAATTCTAATAGTTATGATACTAACTCTGTAACTGATTTATATAAAGAAAAAAAGGATGATAAGAGATGTAAATGCTTGAATAAATATTTTTGTTGTATTGGTATATCTCTAATAACAAGTATAACTTTTTTTATTTTATTTTTAACAGACACATTGAAGAAGATATGATTATTTTACGATTCTATATTTGATTAATATATTTAGAGGAATAATCTCTCTTGCTTTTTCGTGCGTTGCTTCTAGATCTATTGGAGGAGCGACTCCTGCTTGGTAAGCTTCTATCCACCTATTAATGCATAAACACCATTTATCGCCAGGTTTTAGACCTGGAAAGTTTCTAGTTGGTGTTATGAGATCATTTCCTCTTGAGTAAGTAAAATTTAAAAACTTTGAAGTCATTTTTGCACATACAATATGAGTGCCTTTATCGGCAAGATCAGTGTAACAGAATCCTTTTCTGCTCCAACCAGTTAGAGGTGTGAAGCTGCATAATTTTAGTTCTCCTCCAAGAACGTTTTTTACCATTTTATTTATAAATAGTATAGATAATTAATTATTTAATTCTTGCTTTAATTTTTCTAGATATAAAATGCCGTCCATAAGTTCTTCTTGTGCGTGGGTAATCCAATCTGTAACTTGCAAGTCTTTTCTATCCAAGTTTGTACCGTATTTTTTCTTTCCTACTTCTGCTCTATTTATAAACTTTTGAATAATGCTTTTTACACAGCTGTCTAACCCGCTAATAGAAGTATTATAATCCTCGCTCATTTTTATTATGTAAATATCATTATTTAAATAATAATATACAGATATACATTGTAAATGGATATAGCGAATTTAATAAATACGATTGTTCTTGTAAATTTAAGACAGGATATATCATTGCATAATTTATTTAATATTTTAGTAGGAATAGGTTTAGTATATGTTATAAAAAACTATAAAGTAATTTATACAAATTTTTTAGAAATATATGAAAATGGAACTAGTAACAAGAAGAGCATAAAATTAAAAATGATATATACTAAACTTTCGGATATTGTTACAACAAGCAATAAAATAATTGGCCTTATTTATAAAATAAATTCTATGAAACTTGATGTGAAACAATATAAAGAAGTTATAATAGATGTAGAGTTAATAGAAACTCCAAATCCTTTTTATAATGTAAACAAATCTCAATTGATACCAATACTTCATAATTGCAAAATAGATAAGGATATGTTTATAACTATATCTATAAAAGAAGAATCAATGGAAAATAAAACAGATGAAGAAAAAATAAAAATAAAATATAAAGAATATCATATTGAGGTTGAGTTATTTTGTTACAAAAGTGATATTAGTGTTCTCAAGAATTTTGTAGATACTTGTGAAATGGATTATTTAAAATTTCTAAATAGAAATAATGAAATAAAGTCTATATTTTACAGTAGAAATCCTAGCAAAGAGTTCGAGTCAAAAAGAATTAGATTTTATAGATATCCTTTCAGTAGCGAAAAGACGTTTGATAATTTATTTTTTGAAGGTAAAGATCATATTATAAGCAGACTTAATAATTATATAGAAAATGAAAGTAAATACAAGAAACTAGGTATTCCTCATACTTTAGGGTTTTTATTTTATGGCGAGCCTGGTTGTTGTAAAACTTCAACTATAAAAGCTATTGCAAATTACTTGAATCGTTCTATTATAAATGTAAATATGTCACAAGTTAATAATGTAGAAATGCTTATTAATTTGTTTAATGATACTGAATTAACGCCTTATAATATTGCATTTAATAAAAGAATATATGTTTTTGAAGAGATAGATTGTTATGACTGTTTTACCTCTAGAAATATAACTAATACAAAAAAATTAGAGGCAGAAAATGAAAAGACAAATGATATTGTAACTAATTTGCTTTTTAAAAATTTGAAGGATACTGACTCTATTAAAAAAAGTAATAATGATAAGATAACCTTAGGTGAAGTTCTTGAAGTGCTTGATGGTATTATAGAACCCTCTGATCGTATCTGTATATTTACAACAAACTATCTAGACAAGATTGATAAAGCATTTTTAAGACCTGGGCGTATAGACTCTATAATAGAGTTTAAAAAGCTTAGAAAAGTAGATATACAAAATTTATACGAACTATGGTTTAATAAAAAGATATCAGATATGCAAATGAATAACATTAAAGATTATGTAATAAGTCAAGCAGAATTTGGTAAATTATGTTTTGATAATATAAATAATCCATCTAAAATCATTAAAAGTTTAATTAATCTTTGATTCTAGTTCTTTTAATTTTTGATCTATTTTATCTGATATTTCTTTTAATATGTAATGATTCAATTTATAATGATGAAATATAATATCTCTACTGTTTTCTATTGTTAATTCTGCAACACTTTCAAATCTTCTTTTTAAGAAAAAATGTTTAAAAAAGACTACTTCTTGTTCAGACTCATCTGAACTTAGTTCATCATCTGCTGTGTCTTCATCTGTATCATCTTGTTTCTTTAGTAGCAAATGACTCCATCTATTAGATATTATGATGATATTCGTTCTAAAACATAGTATATCTCCTTTATTTGTTACTATTATATAGTAATTAAAATTAAATATTGTACATACAGTATAAAATACTATTTTAGTTTCTGACAAATCTATGTGTTTTTTAATTAGCGGAATAAACTTTTTATTTTTCGGCAAAAAGAGTTCTATATCTTGATAAGAGTAACTCATTTATTATTTATTAATAAATATATATTAATAAATAAGTGTTTAATCCCATTTTGGAAAAGATTTATTTTCACACCAATCTTTATAATAGTCTAGGAATTCATGTTCTTTATTTTTATAAATACACATGTATAAGTGGACGATATTTTTTTTCTGGTTTATGCATATATATTTTTCTAGGTGATCATCAGTATTAGTGAATACTTCGTCATAAAAATTATAGAATGCACATAAGTGTTCTTTCTTGGGTACGGTTTGTTTCGAAGGTGGTTTATCAAATTTCTGTTCAAATCTCCATTGAAGATAGTTCATAGTTTTTTTAAAATCATCATAATCTATTTTTTGTTCAACCACATTCATTTATTTATTATAAATAATCTAACATATTTTTTCTTTAAGTATGAATTATATAAAATAAATAATGAGTTCTGCTTATTTATCTCTAAAATTTAGCATTAGTTTATTTTATAAACATTACAATATTCGAAGAGGGTGTGAAGATTTCCTTTTTCAAGAAGAATTAGACGCCAAGAATGACTTTATATATTTTTTATCCAATAATGAACTTAGTCATAAGGAGATTCAAGAGATATCTAGTGAATTAAATAAAATAAGTAAATTAAAATATAATAGAATATATAAATCAAATGACGAAAGCTTATAGGAAATTACTGGAAATGATAAATAACTTTTCAGAATTTGTGCAAAGAAAAGATAAATTAGATAATATGATTCTTGATATTCTTGAAGATCGTATAAAAACAGATTTTATTTATTATATTTCAAAGAGTGAATTGGACCAAGAAGAAATAAAAGACTTGTCATTATCTATTATGAACCTTATTCATTTAGGATACAAACCTAGTTAAGCTTTCATGGCGCAACAGGTAGCGCGCACGGCTGTTAACCGTAAGGTTCGTGGTTCAAGTCCACGTGGGAGCGAAACTATAAAACTGATTTTACATTTTTATTATTTTTAATTCGTGCATCATCATTATTAAAATGACAGAATTAACAGATACCCTATCTTACTCTGCACTGTTCTTTTTTCCTATACTATTTTTTCTCACTGGACTTACCTGGATTATAAATCATTATAAAAAAAATAAACATATCTTATTTACACTAGTTAAAATATATAAATTAACATGTATTATTCTAGTTATGTTTTCATCTACGGGACTTATGATATCTCTAAACAAAGAGTATTCTATTATTAGCTTAGTGTATATAGTTCAAAGTTATACATTTACAGTATATATTTTATATATTATAGAAGAATTTTGTTTAAAAAATATAATCCTATTATCATTTAATATTTTATCTAGTATTGCACTAACAATTATTTTATTTTATACAGTCAGTATAACTCCAGACCTGCAAGTATTTAACAACTTATTCTATTTTTGCGTATTTACGTATACTATATATCCAGCAGTTAGCGTTTCTTACTTATTATACTTTTATATAGTAAATTATAACAGATATACTACAATTATGTCAGAAGTAGAAATTTCTAATATGAATAACGAAGAGTGCTCCATATGTTTAGAACAATTTACTACGAATAAAGTAGTTGAACTAATATGCTCTCACAAATTTCATAAACACTGTATCATTAAAAGTATGGAAACCAGACAAGACTGTCCACTGTGCAGACAAGACATCAGTGTATAAGGTAAAGTTTAATCATTCTATTCTTATAATGATTAAACTGATTTTTGAACATTTATATTTATATAATAGTGTCTGACTACTAAAATGTTGTCATTAATTAAACATAACGATAATCTCAGTGTTTCTCAACTTAGAGATACTTTCAAGAGATATGAGTTTAACCACTCTTATCCAAGAAGAGAACACTACTTGCAAAAAATCAATAAACTTGTAGAGGTTGTTGATTTTACTTGGAGAAAAGATCAAAAAGAAGTTATTGAAGCTTTCTTACAATTTGAAAAACAAACTTATATCGTTCACGCTGTATTTGGTTCTGGAAAAACAACTTTACTATTGGGTATGCTTATTCACGGAATTATTCACGATTTATTCTTACCATCTGAAGTTATGTTCGTATCTTTTAACATATCTATTAAAAACGAAATCAAAAGAAAATTAACCAAGTTTGGCATCGGTTCTAAAGTTACTGTTCGAACATTCGATTCAATCATCTATCAAATATGCAAGAACACTGAATATCCGCATATTGACTTGCCTAACTTTGATGGAAAGAGAAGACACGTCTATAATAAAATATTTGATGAAGATTGTACTTATGAAATTTCATATCAGCCAAAGATTATATTTATAGATGAGTGTCAGGACCTCGAAAAAACTACAATGGAGGTTTTCAAGAGATTCTACCCTAATAGTAAGTTTGTCTTAGCTGGAGATATATTTCAATCTATTCAAAAAGAACCAAGAGAAAGTGTATTATGGCATTATATGAATAAAGAAGATGATGATATTTACAAAATTTACATGTCAGAAACACCAAGAGTCCCTGAGAAAAACCTAAACACTCTCAAAAAAGCTTTATCTACATATTATCCAGAGTTTTCTGACAAAATAAATAACTGGCACTCATCTAATAAAGTATCTGATGCAGACATAGAATGGAGACGTCTTGAATCTTATACTCATATGTTTGACGATCTCGAACAATTTTGCAAAGACCATCCTGCAGACGAAACAATGATATTAACATTTAGTTCTGCCATTACAGTAAAGGGCGCTATGGGAGATGTTGCAAGATTCAGAAGATTTTTGAGTATGAATGATATACACGTAAATAAAAATCATAAAAAGATGTCTGAAAAAGATTATTTTTTAACTACTGCCAACTCATCAAAGGGTTTAGAGAGAGATTATGTTATTGTGTTTTTAACATTTCCTCTTGAAAAAGCCTTCATCAATCTTTCGGATGATATCGTAGTAAACTTGATTACAGTTGCTCTTACTCGTGCAAAGAAGAAGGTTATTATGTATGTGCCAAAATACGAAGATAAGTTTAGTAGAGTTCTCAAGATATTTGATGCTTGTCCTAAGCCTACTGAAAAAATTAGAGAAGACAAGTCGCTTACAGAGTTTGAGATTTATGACTTTCTTAATTTGGAGCATACTGTAACGGAGCTTATTCGCCAATCTATTATTAAGTATGATACTAGGATATTATTAAAGGAGAGTGTAAAGGTGTTTAATTTTGAAAAGTTATTTGATAATAATATTCCTGTATATCTTGGTATTCAAACTGAAGAAGAAAAAGCTTTTGTAGGTGTGTTGATTGAGAATCTGATAACCTCTACTTGGAGTGGAGTATGGCCTTTTCTTAGTGACTATCACGTTAATAATAACCCTATGTATAATCATTGTTCAAAAAAAATAAAAACACTAACAAAAAAATATCAAATGATTTCTAAAAAGTCTATTCAAGATATCAACATCCAGTTTGAAGGAATTTGTTGTTATTCTCAGCTCCAAATGGCACTCTGTAATAAGATTTACTTTAACATTACTGAAGAGAACAGAGATACTCTTTTTAGTTACTGGCTTAGATTAAAACCTAAAGCCTTGCAAATAAGACCAACTGAAGGAAATATCAAAATACAAAGTAATATGAAAATGAAGCTATTAACAGGAGTCGCAGATACCGTCATCACAACAACAAGAGATGACAACAAGTCTGAAATTACCATTGTAGAGATCAAGGCATCTCAAGATAGAGAATGGAAAGATGATGCACTTATACAAGCTATGTTATACGCATTAATGTCAGGAAAGACTTGGTCAAGACTTATTCTTCTTAATCCTTTTATGAATGAAAAAGTATCTTATTATTTTAACATGAAAAACATTCTCACACTAAGAAATTTCGTATTTCAAGATATTATGATGTTCAATATTAATTGTATGCTCGCAAAAAAATCCGACGCAATGTCTAAGAAGGAAAAACTAAGAGTTGAGAACTGTATGTTTTTAGAAGTTGCTAAGAATGATCTTGGAGATATTACCCAAGTAAGTCTTTTGCGTATGGAATCTCCTATCAAGTGTCAAGTGTTGTTAAATAAATATGTAACTAAACAGAAAGAAGAGGAAGATGAAATTGACAGAAAAATTAAATTGCAATATGAGAGTAAAAACACACTTGAAGAAATTAAGAAAGAAATAGACATTATTGTAAATAATCCTCTTTATAATAATGAGCAAGATGTGGTTGTTTATTGCAGACAAGATACAGATTTAGTTATGTTTGACAGAAAAAAGTTTTTTAATATTCCTATTGAGGTTTATGATCAAGATGAAGAGTTAGATGATAACGATAAGACAAACAAGAAAAATTTAGCAAAGATTGAAAATTATGACAGTTTATCAAGTTGTGCTGTATTTATTAGTAAGATGTTTCAAATGTATAATTTCTATTAAATAAAGAAGATAATAAATATATAAAAGTAATGAGAATAATAAAGCACGGAAGTTGTGATTTATATGCATTTTGTCCAAACACGGTTGATATAAATGATGTGGTAAGTATAAAAAAATTAGAAGTATATATTAATATTAGATCACTAGAAAGAAATGTAAGAGTCGATGTTTCTGAAATTAAAAATGGTTCGTTTACATTGACTTCAAATAATGACTGCAATGTAAGTTGGATTTTAGTAGAATCAAATGAACTAGATATGCTTTCTTATATGAAATTTTATCCTATTTTTTAGTTTTCCTAATTAACTGTTACATTTATTTTATCCTTTATGTTTTTCTCAATTGTTTCTTTTGAGAAAAATAATACCAGTATACAATCATTACATATCTCATTTGTTTTTTTTACATATTCTTCTACTTTTGTATTTTTCTTATTTATGCTATATTTGTAATGTTCTTTTATTTTCTTTATCATAACTGCAGGAACTTTATTCTTTTTAACTAATAAATAACATCCTTCTATAGCTGCTACTATAATAACCTTCATTTTGTCTTCATTTATAAAGGATATAAAGTCATCTGCAGAAGGCCAACCTATGTTTACTTTGAAAATTTCATAACATATTTTAGGATGAGTATGAAATGATACAGTCCCTACTACAATATCATTTATTTTACAAGCATCATTCGCAGACTTGTTTTCTTCTACGTGTGATATAAGCACTCTATCGTAATTTAAATTATCATTTGTGTGAAGTATGCCCATTACTTCATGGTCATCTGGAGTAGAGTATATTTTTTTTAGAGCTTTAAATGGTATTACGATTTTCATTTTTTTTAAAATATTTTAAATATTTTAAAAAAACATTTTTATATTATAAAATGGATTATTACAAATCATTACATTCAAAAAGACAAGTATTTAAAAATAAATCTTCAACTTATACACCTGTTACTCAACAGTCTCCTAGTATGACAACTACTATCAAAGAAGGATTTGCATTTGGTATAGGTTCCTCTGTCGCACATAATGCAATTACTCGCTTATTTAATTCGCCATCTGATACCATTAAAAATACACAAGATACGATGTGTATTTCTAAAACACATTGTAATATTAAACTACAAGAATACGAGCAATGCTTAGCTCAAAATCAAAATAACTGCAAAGAACTAATTTCAGAGTATGAAAAGTGTATGCGTTCTTAGAGTTTTGATTCACTATTTCCAGTTGAATCTTCACCTTCGTCAATTTGAGAAGCAATTGCATCTAACATATTGCGCATAGTTCCCAGAAGTTTCTTTGGATTTACTTTGCTAATATCTCCTGATACGCCGCCCATAATAGAATCCATAATTCCGGATGAAGTTAGTGTTTGCATCATATCAAAAGGATTAGCAGATAGGTTTTGTGATCCGAGTTTATCCATAATATCAGGAGACTCTAGTTTGGACGCAATATTTTTAATTAGTTTTGACTCTTCGCTGTCGTCTTGAAGGAGTTTATTGAGAGTTTCGTGAGCTTTAGATTCAGGTTCGCATACAGATTCCAAAAACAACAAGTGTTTCCAAATAGCAGTTTTTTCTTCACTGTGATGAAGCACCATGTCGATATCGATATAGATACTGTCAGAGTATTTAATTTGTTTAGAAACAATAAGTGATACGTCTTGTTTTAAGATGGCGTCTTTATTTTCTCTCAAAAATTTCTCCAAGATGGTAGTATGTTGTAAAACTTTATCTGAGATATCTTTTCCTTCGTCTCTAAGTTCTACTAGTTTTTGAAGGACGATGTTATACATTTTGATACTCTTTGTTTTTTGTCCAAATACTTCATTTAAGTCTCTTACGAAGCTTGTAAACTTATTGAATAAAATTTCTCTGTTCATTTTTTAATTAATAAATATATTTTTTTAAGTTAGGATAACATCATTCGAATAGTTTTGAAATATCTTTTTATATATAAATCCCATAGTGTTTCTAATTTTTCATCGGTAGTTAAGTCAATTTCATCTTCTGTGATTTTATCATCTTCTTCGATTTTTTTTTCTTCCTTTACATTACTATAAAAATCGTGTTCGAGAACAAGTTTACCGTTTATAATCTCAAGTCCTTTTATACTAGTTATTTTACCATTTTCTAGATTTACTATCTTAGTCATAATATGACTATTAATATTATTGTTAAGTATATTATAAGCATGGGAACATTCATACCAAGGTAAGTTGTTATTTTTTTGTAGATCTGTGATGTATTCTTGCAAAAGGGATGTTTTTATATTTTTTCTTCTAATTTTAGACCACTTGCCGAGTTTAATTTCATCATTTTCTTTTTTAATCTTTTCCACAATAGTTTTCATTTTTACATTTTTATCAGGACAAGTATTACAATTATTTATAAGTATAGGTATGAGTTCATTTATTAAATCTTCAGATGTCTTTTTTACAAAGTAGTAGCTAAATCCTTTCTTTTTATTTGTGGATGATATATGACCATTGCATACTGCAACTCCTTTGATGATTTTTCCAATGGAAAGGTCAAGAAAAAATTGTTTCCAGTATTCGTCTTTACATTTTTCACTAACTTCTAGAAAGAGAGGATATATAACTCCTTTCTTAAATTGTCTACCTCTATAACTAATAGACATATATTTCTTATATTAAATTATAAAGTTATTTAATATAAGTTGAAATTATTTTTTATAAACATTATATCTGTACATCGATATAAATTCTCTATCTTTTTTGTCCAAACTATCTATATACTCTAACTCATCAAAAAACTTTGTTTCTAAAAGCGTATAATTAAATTTTCTTAAACATCTATACAAATCGTTAAAAGGCATTAAATACTCGTACTGACCTTTCATATCTACCGTCTCTGCATTTATACATATTTTAATTTTATGTCCTAACTCTAAATCTTTACTTTTATCTACATCATAAATACAGTAATTTTCATTTTTGTATTGTCCATTACATTTCCTTAGCATATTTAACACTCTTTCTCCGTCCATATAAGTAAAAACTACAATTCCATCATTTTTTAATAAATAATCTATGTTATTTATTAGAGAAGGAAGTGTATTTTCATTAAAGAAATTAAGTGAAAAGAACATAAATATATTATCTGCTTTATAGTGAATCAAATTATGCAAATTATTATACTGAGCCATTTGTCTTATAGAATTAAAACGCATATCCTTCAAATTATGAAGTCTATATTGAAGTTCTCTATAAAAATATGGCTCAACTAAATAACATCTTCTCAACTTAGTTGAAGCATATTTATAAATATCTCCTCCTTTGCCAGAACCTAAATCCACAACAATAGAATTATCTTTGGTATAGGATTTAATTAAATTTTTTTTAACTTGATTTGCATATCTTCTAAAATCCATTTTTCCCTATAATAAATAAAAATATTAAACATTTAGATTTTTAATCTCTGCTTATTTGCGACTTGTCTACTTTAACATTTGTAAAATTTATTGTCATATTCTTTTCAGTATTAGATACACATGCATTATTAATATGACTAGATGAGGGATTGTTAAAATTAATAGTAGAACTAGTATAAGAGTCTTTATCTGAGTGATAAGAATTAGTATTATTTTTATGTGCTATTTTAGAATATTCAATTGCATCTTTTGATATTTTCTCATCATTTTTAAAATGGACAAGATCGTAGTTTTCTTGCTGAGAAGAATTAAAATAACCAAAAGGAATAAGATTAGATAGTTTATTGGTCCAAGTAGACATTTTTGTTATAGTAACAACATAAATATTTAAATTTTACCACCATCTATCAAACTCTATTACGAATTTAGGATTTAGATACATATTAAAATATTTATTAAAACTTATATGTTCACACTCATTTGTTCTTTCGTTATATTTTATGTCTTCAGCAAAAGGCAATTTATAAACACAGAGACCATTAAATGAAGATTTAACTTTTGTCAATTCATTCAATCTGAATGTAGTTAATAAATTTATCATATTTTCATTTTGCATTGGCTTATATGCAATACCATCATATATTTTATTTAGTGTTAATAAACTAGCAAAACCCAAACCATAACAAGATATAGCATTTATCCTTTTTTTATGCTCTAAATAATACATACTCTCTAGAAAACCATATGTGTCTATCTTCATATCCATATCACCATCAAAAACAATACAATAATCATAATCACTTTGTATTTGTTTTATATGGTCTAATAAGACATTTCTTATAATTGCCATTCTTCTAAATCTCTTGTTGCTATGTCCTGTTCTTATATTGTTTAAGTTCATATTACATACTGGAGAGTTTATACCACAACCCACTACATCAATATCTATATATTTTCTAAGGTTTAATAACATTGATCTTGTTTTATCTTTGCTGTCATTTTCCATAACTAATAATTTCACTTTATTAAAGTATCTTGAAAAATACTTACAAATACGTTTAATATTTTTTACATTATTTTCAGCATCTCTTACACAAGTGCATAATAATAAATTTTTATTTTTTATTGCTTCTTTGCCTAAAAGACTAAAATTTTTATTAGGTTTCGGTCTCCTTAATAAAACTAGATAGAAAATACATAAGAATATGATAGTTAATAGTATTAGCATTATTACGTTGTTTAATAGGTTATTACTCTATTTAAAATAATAATTATTATAAATAATAACTACTATAAATAATATAATATGATAAATATAACTTTTTCTACGTGTTGGTATATCGTAAAATCTAAATTTGACGCAGATGTCTATAGACAATGGTTCTCAAATTTTTTAGGAAATGTTCATAATTTTTATTTGGTAGTATACACGAATAAGGAAAGTTATAAAATAATTAAAAAATACAAAAAGAACCCAAACATAAAAATAATTCTCGTAGAATTTGAAGAATTTTATAATTATAAATACAAAGACCATTTCATTAAAAATCACAACAATACAGTTTTGAAAAATATGATTGACTGGAAGTTAAATATGCTTTGGTCTGAGAAAATATCATTTGTAAAAAAGACCATAGATAACAAATATTTTGACACTCCTTATTATGGATGGTGCGATATAGGCTACTTTAGAGGAAGACCAATTGACATTAATACAGAACTAATAAAGACTTGGCCTAATAAAGACAAAATATCTCAACTAGATAAAGAGAAGATACACTATGCCATCATAAACAATAATCAGGATTATATGAATTTTATTTTTACTCTACTTCGAAATAGACTAAGTAATGGGTTGCCTATACAGCAACTTCCTCAAAATCAATTATCAGTTGCAGGAGGGTTTTTTATAATAAGTTCTAGTAAGATTGATTGGTGGTTTAAAACATATGACGACACTTTGAGTTTATACTTGCATAATAATTATGTAGTAAAAGATGATCAGATGTTGATTATAGATTGTATAAGTCGAAACATAAGTAATTTTGAGTTGTATGTAGAAGATAATGAAAAATATGATAATTGGTTTATGTTTCAACGTATATTAATTTAAAATAGTAAAATAGTAATTATTAGAAAAATGATTACTATTTTGATTCCAGTTTACAATGGTATAGAGTTTATTGATGAATGTATTGATAGTATTAAATCTCAAACTTATAAAGATTGGGAAGTAATTATAGGAGTTAACGGTCATTCGAAAAATTCAAAAATTTATAATCAGGCAAAGAAATATGAACAAGAAAATATAAAAGTGTTTGATTTATATACTATTAGTGGTAAATCAAATGCATTAAATGAAATGATTAAGTATGCTAAATATGATTGGATTTCTTTGTTGGATGTAGATGATCTTTGGCTTCCAGAAAAATTGGAATGTCAAGCTCCTTATATGAATGAATATGATGTGATTGGAACAAATTGTATATATTTTGGAGAGATTGAAGGAGTTGTTCCTTCGATTCCTTATGGAGATTTTAGTGATTCTGATTTCAAAAAGGCTAATCCTATTATTAACAGTTCTGTATTATTAAAAAAAGAGTTATGTTGGTGGGATAATAATTGCGTAGTAGAAGATTATGATTTATGGATGAGACTTAAGCAACAAAATAAAAAGTTTATGAATGTGGATAAAGTGATGGTTAGACATAGAATACATTTTAATAGTGCTTTTAATAGTAAAGGTAACTCAAATGGAGTGAGCAAGATGTTGGAAAAATATAATTAAAATTATTTGCTTAATTTCTTAAACTCTTCTTCGATATTGTCTTTATTTATATTTGTATTAAATTTTTTGTTATAATACTCTATTAGTTTATTTCTTATATATTCTCTATTATTGTTATCTACTGATGGAGAATATTTTTTATCTATAGTTCGAATCAACTGAACTATATCTAGTTTTTCATTACACTTAAATTCTGAGAATTCTAGATCTAACACTTTTACAGTAAGACAGTCTTTTTCTTTACAGAAATCAAATCCTATGTTTCTCCAGTGAAAATCTCCGTGAGAATATCCTTCTTTACATAACCTATCTAGTAATGTCATTATCATATTCAAAATAATATTCAAGTCTTTTTCAAGAAGACGTTTATTAAGTAACTCTTCAATCGTTCCTGCCATCATTGCCATCTCGTAATAAGCTTTGTCGGAACCATAAGATGTAATTACATCAGATTTAAATATTTTAGGTGCAAGTTCAACTCGACCTAGTTTTTCAATAATTTCTATTTCGTTTCCTATTTCGTGCAATGGTGTTATTTTAGCAATTCTAGTTTCTTTACCGTTTGAAATTACATATACTCCTTTTTCGCTTTCATTTTTAATTACTTTTATAATTTTGAAACCATCAGATAAAGGTAAATTATGAACGGGTTTATTTAATTCTTTTTGCATTTGAAGGTTCATTTGATGATTTAAAATACCATTAGCTATATTCTTTAGTATATTCATTTTTAATAATATCTCAAGATATTTTAAAAAATGTTACTTCATCTAAATCATCGTTTAATTTAGTAATTACATATGGGTTCATAGGATTAAGTTTAATATAATATTTTCTAATATCATCGTCTATTCTAATATGTGCTTCTGCTATACCAGTTAGCGGTATTTTATTAATCACAGTAGATTTATTTGCAATTTCAGGATCGTTTAGAATAGAAATAAAATTATTTTTAGAATACAGTATTTTCCATTCTCCGAAAGATACGGGATAATTTAATTTTCTAATTTTTTTATTTGTGGAAATCAAGGTAACATCAAGTCTTGGAAATAAATTTCTAGTTATGTAGAACGTTTTTAACATATTATTATTTTATAATAGTAATATATTTAAAGTTAATTATTTTATTTATTGTTCAAAAATGCTTCTAGGACTTCTAGGACTTCTAGGACTTCTAGATCTGGGAGATCTTTCTCTAGGGCTTCTTTTTTCTGAAGAACTATTACCATAAACTCCTGTTTGTGGAATATTTATATTTAAATTTTCTAATTCGGGATTTCTATAAGACCCAGCACCAGAAATAGACCGAGAGGGAGGGGCTTCATATTTTTCTTCTACTTGTTCATCTATAAAGTAAGGGAAATCCATTCCTGGAATCCAAACATAAGGCGTAACCTCTTGAACAACTTGCTGTGGTTTTTCTTCTCGAGATATACCTTTTCTTCTTTCTGATAATCTCTTCATTCTTTCTTTACTGAAATCCTCAAGTTGAGCCATAGATCGTCTTGCAAATCTAGATGCATATGTCATAGCCTCGCTAGCTCTTGAAAATAAAGAAGGTCTAGATCTTGTATTTGCTAATCTCACCAATTCTCTAGCCTTTTGGGTAGTCTCCTCATCTCGTTCTTTATCTATACGGACAACTGCATCTCTCAATTTAGAAGAACCACTTAAATAAAGAGCATTCTTTATCTTAATTGCCATATCCTGATTAGTATACAATCTTGATAACAATAACAACTTAAATTCTTCGTATTTGTTATCTTCTATCAAGTTTTTCAATTGATTAAAAAAATCTCTTTCTTCTTCCTTTAATTCAACAAGAGGATATCTTATTTTATTTAAATAACCCTTAATCTCATCTGATCCTACCTGTGATAAATATTCTTGGACTGCGATCATTAACTTATCACTGGTCTCAGTTAACTCTAATAATTTCTTTTTAAATATCTCAAAATTATTTATTTTATTTAACTTATCAGCTAGTTCTCTAACTCCATATCTTCTACAAAACATATGAGTATATGGTTTATCATCGTCGTCATTAAATTTAGTAAAGTCATCTACAAAGTAATCTTCATTATCGCACTTTTGTAATTCTCTAACGCACTCTTCATCTTTACAGTCGATATATTTTCCCATGTTTTTAAACGTTTGAAATTTTCTCTTACCAGCATAATAAATATTCAAAGGTTCAATATTGATATTCCCATCATATACATTTCCATAAGTTATATCTGTAGATTTATTTACAACGATATCTTTTTCCGCCAAGTTAATAGAATATACTAGTCTGTATTCTTCTTCATCTATCTCACCGAGTTTATCATTAGAAGAACGAATATAAATAATTACATGCTTATTTTCTCCTTTTTTAATTTGCAATACCTTGGCAAATATCTTCTTTCTATTTTGGATATCTTCTTTGACACTGCTTATTACATTAAAAAAAGCAGAATCAATATCATTATAAAAGTAATAATTAACTATCCTCTCTTCTCTAGACATTTTATTTTTATATAAATATAAGATATAAAAATAATTTTTTTTAAAAACTTAAACTAAAATCCTCATCTGTATATTTTTCTTTACAACTCTCATTATATTGCTTTGATAGAATAAAACAAGTTATCAAATCCTCATCGCAGTACTGCATAAGTAAGCTATACTCAGAACAATTTGAATGTTCCGTATTAAAATCAACCAGTATCTTATTATTATTTATAATTTGACTATTTATTTTTCTTACAAACATTCCTGGTTTTAAAATATGCGTATAACTCTTCTTAATCCTAAACTCATTTTTATTTTTAAACATTATACAATTTGGATTATAATTTATAAACCATTTTCCACGTTTTAAATGATCAGTATACAGAGTAGTATCATACAACCCATAACGATACTTAAATACCAATCTAGGAGCTCCTGTTAATATCATTATTTTTTATAATTATATTATAATTCTCTTCCTTTAAAGCTCAATCTCTTCAAATGATATTCTAATCTTTTTAGATATCGCATCTTCTAATTTATTTAATTCATCATAAGCAGATTTAGGCACTTCATTAAAATCATTAAGTAATAAATTAATTAATTTTATATAACCATCTCCTCTCTTTACTGCAGAAACTAACATTAGTTCATTAGCTTTTCCACCATAATTAAGCAATGTCTCTAAAAACTCAGAATAAATATCTGTATTTTCATGCCGCAATTCTCCATTTCTAGTTATCGTATATTCTAAATAAGGTAAATTGTCAATAAATATATTTAATGGAGACTTGTTATCAGAATTAAGTTTATTCATATCATAATTTTTTTCAGAAAGTATATAAAATAATTCTAATAGATCATTTAAATTAGATGGATCTAAAAATATAGGATTCATCATTAACAAATGTCCAATTGTATTATTGTCTTTATATAATTTGTTCACATCTGATAATCTAGAAACTTGTGTCTTTATATTTTCTATATTGCTCTCAGATGATATATTTGAAATATCTTCTGTAATAGGATTAATCTTTTCTTCATTTACTTCTTCTTTCTCTTCTTCCTCCTCATCTTCGTCTTCCTCATCTTCATAGTCCTCATTTTTATCTTCTTCTTCTGCTTCATCTTCGTCGTCTTGATTATTTTCTTCCTCTTCTTTATGTCTAAAATAAGATTCATCATCTTCAAATAATTTTTCTTCATCTTCCTCTTCTTCATTTGCTTCTACTTCTTCTTCTATTTCGGCTTCTTCTTCTACTTCTTCCTCTTCTTCTGCTCGTGGTAATACATAAAGTTCGTCGTCAAATTTTATTTTAAAAATGTTTTTATTCATTTCTATATCTTTTTCTAGTCTTTGCGAAGGTGACTTTTTAATTAATAAGTCGATAATATCTTGTGGTTGATCAAATAAAATTGCAGTTTCTAAAGGTGTAGCTTTTAGTGGAAAATTAGATATCAAAGAAAGATCTGGATTATACGACAAGATAATTTCTATTAATTTTTTAGGATTGTAATTTTTTATCATTAGAGCCAAATGAAGAATAGTAAGACCATTTGTATCTTGTGCATCTATTGTTCTTACAATTTTTACATCTTTATATTCCTTCTGTACTTTTTCATCTTGTTTAGTAGCCAAAGGCAAAAGAGTTTGTATAAATGTTTCAAGTAGTTTGATATTGTATTTTAACTTGTGTAAATAATCTTGAAACACATAAAATATATATAAAAAAATATTTTTATTATTTCTATTAACTATAGTTATGTCCACATTATCTTCTTCTACTATATTTTGTATGGTCTTCAAAATAAAAGAACTATTTTCTGGATAAAGCCTGACTAATAGATGTAGTAAAGAAAAACTATTTGTTCTGTAACTCATTTTTATATCATTTGGTATGAACTCAATTATTTTAGAAATTAATTTTTTATTAATTTCTTCATCTTCTTCTGGTATCAATATGTCCTCGCATTTATTTATAATTTTATAAAAATACTGATCGTAAGACTTGGAAGAAGTAAATGCATTTACTAACCATGTATCTGTCATAAGCATTCTATACCATCCAATAATATTTTCATTAAGGGGTTCTACAAGTTCTATAAATTCTAAAGGATTTACTCCAAGAGAGAGAATATGTTTTATAAGTTCTTTTATATAAGACTGGTTTGTTTCTCCATATAAACTAAACAAGTCGAATAATATGTTTTCTTTTATAATCATTTCTCTTCCAAATCTATTAATAGCAGTATCATATCCCACTGCTTCATCTTTAAGATTAAACAATTCATTATTTTCAGAATCTTTTACTATGAATCTGTCATCTTTTTTAATACCCTTGTATGTTTTATTGTAAAGAGTTTGTTTATTGTTAATATAAACTAGACTAATACTAAATTCGTCTAATGAAGTAGAGTTTATAATGTAAAAAGGACCATTTGGTATACTTTCTTTCCAATATCCAACTATTTCTTTTCTAATAGGTTCTATATCAACTGGTCTTGATACTTGGCCATCTTTGGATATTATACCATTAAAATAAATCCATTCTCCATAACCATTAAAGTAAGTAGTGGTTCTTATTGTATCAATTAGATTTATTATTTTATTAACTAGTGCATATGTGTTAGGATATTCTGATAAGCTTATAGATAATAATTCCAAGTCAAGTTTAAGAAGCTTGAAATGTTTTTTACCTTCTTTTATTTTTTTAATTCTATGAAGTATATTTGAAAAAGATGATATTATATTTCTATGATCAACTGACTTATTTTCCAATTCATTTATTTTTTCAGTTATTTTACTAAATTTATCAACTAACTCTTCTAACATATCATTTAACTCTGGTTTAGAATAAAATAACTCTCCAATAAAAAGACCAGGATTTTTATTAGAACTATTAAATGTATCCGGAATATCATATCTTATTCCCATCGCATGGCTAAAATACATTGCAGGCTGACCTTGAACTCTAATTATCATACTGTCATCTCCATTATCTTCTATAAGAGGAGAAAGTCTACAAACTGTATTTGTTTCACCGTGAATAGTACTTCTAGCAAAATATGATCCTATACTCTCTTCGTGACAGTTATATTTTAAAAATGATGTAAATTTATTATTGAACAATAATCGAATAGATCTTTCTAGTATATACTCGTTGCTCCATATAAGTTTTCCAACCATTTTTATTCTCTGATCTATACTACCGTCACCCCATAGTGTAGTAGTGTTAAATTTTTCTTTTATAATTGAGTCGAGTAATTGTGACCTTAAATAACATTCTTTAGTATAATACTCGCTATTAGGTAATTTTGAATATATTTCAACAAAGTTACCTTCTTCTTTTAGTTTAGAGATTACACGTTCGTCTTTTAAGTCATACTCGAAAATAAAGTCAGAACTATTTGTACACATTTTTAAATATTAAAATATTAAAATATTTTAATATTTTAATAAAAATAAATAAATGAGCTTTGGACAATCTTTTAAAATTAGCTCAATAAATAATGAGCTTCAAAATTTAATATCAACTTTAAAACATGGCAATGCAACTCCATTAAACGTAAACAACGGAACTCTAGTATTAGATCCTATAAATAGAAGAATAGGTATTAATAAAGTAACACCAAATTATCCACTTGATGTAAGTGGATCTGCAAAATTCACTACAATCGTTGATATAAGTAACTCTACAGGTTCATCAGGACAAGTTTTAGTTTCTACTGGTAACGGTTTAGCGTGGAGTGAGGGTGCTTCGTCTTCTCAGTTAGATATTTCTGATTCAAATACAAATCAAAATTTCTACTTAACGTTTGTTCCAGACATATCTGGAAAAAATAACATATTCGTTGACAGTAATGCTCTCACTTTTAATCCAAATTTAAATCGTCTAGGTATAGGCGTACCTTCTCCTTCTTATAATTTAGATATATGTGGTAATACATATATGTCAGGACAGATTATCGCATCGAATGGTGCTGGTGTTAATGGTCAAGTCTTAAGCTTAAATGCAATGGGGAAAATGGAATGGAAAGATATTTCAGGTTCAGGTGGAGGAACTGCAACTTCTATAGAAGTTAATGATATAACAAATAATCAAAATTATTATCTTACATTTGTTAAAGATACTTCTGGTGCTAATAACCTATATATTGATAGTAACTCTTTTGTAATCAATCCTGGAACTAACAGAATTGGTCTTAACAATTTAACACCTAGTTACAATATTGATGTTTCTACAAATGATCTTAGTGGTATGCGTATAGGAAGAGCATTATACGTTGATGCATCTAATAACATTGTTACTGTCAGTGGTAGGTTACAATCTACTGTTCTATTAGATTCTGCAAATTCTTCAGGCAACACTAACTTATATTTACGATCAACACCTTCAGGATTGCTATGGTCTTCTTTAGGTGTAATATCTTCTCAGTGGACTTCTGATAGCAGTGGTAATATTTATTTTCCAGCTTCCTTAACAGATTTATCAAATGTTGGTATAGGTGTAATTACACCAAGTTATAAACTAGATGTAAGTGGTGAGACTAGAATACAAACTACAAATGTTAGAATTGGAAGAAAAGCAGGAGATATTTCTCAACAATCAAACTCTATAGCTATTGGCGAAAGTGCAGGACAAGATAATCAACGTATAAACTCAATAGCTATTGGTTTAAATGCAGGTAGAACTAATCAACATCTTCAATCTATAGCAATAGGTGAGGGTGCAGGTTCTCAAGATCAAAGTTCAAATGCAGTAGCTATAGGATATGTAGCAGGAAGAACATTTCAAGCACAAGATGCCGTTGCTATCGGATCAAGTGCAGGAGCTACAGGTCAAAAAAATAGAGCAATAGCTATAGGTGCATTTGCTGGTACTAGTAATCAGGGGTTGCAGGCAGTTGCAATTGGTCAAGGATCAGGAAATTGTAATCAAGGAGATGAAAGCTATGCTATAGGTGGCGGAGCAGGTTTTTCAGGACAAAAATATAGAGGATTGGCTATTGGAAGAGAAGCAGGATTTTGTAATCAAGGAACTCAGACAATTGCAATCGGTTATAGAGCAGGTTATTCTAATCAAGGAAATGATGCATCATTTAATTCTATAGCAATTGGAACAGAAGCAGGGTTTAAAGACCAAAGTAATAATTCAATAGCAATTGGTCAGCGTTCCGCTTACTGTAATCAAAATTCTAATTGTGTTGCTGTAGGCTTTGAGTCAGCTTATTCAACTCAAGGAATTAACAGTGTTGCAATTGGGTTTAGAGCAGCATATTCTAAACAAGGTAACGGTTGCGTTGCCATTGGAAGAGAAGCAGGAGCATATAACACTGATGCTTTAAATTTTCAAGTTTCAATTGGAGAATTTGCGGGAGCAACTAACCAAAGACAAGGAGCAATTGCAATAGGATTAAGATCAGGAGGAACAAATCAAGGCACGCAATCTATTGCTATTGGTTATAATACTGCACAAAATTTTCAAGGAACAAGAGGTATAGCTATTGGAAGAAGCACTGCTGATATAAGTCAAAATCAAGATGCTATTGCTATTGGTTTTAATGCAGGTAATTCTAGTCAAGGAACTAATAGTATTGCTATTGGTTGTAATGCAGCTCAAGGAAGTCAAGGACAAGCTTGTGTCGCAATAGGACAACAAGCAGGACAAACTTCTCAATCTACCAATGCTATAAGTATTGGTAATCAAGCAGGACAAAACGGACAAGGTACAGGGTCAATTGGCATTGGTGTTCTTGCAGGTTCTGTAGGTCAAAAAGAGTTTTCAATTGCTATAGGTAGATTAGCAGCTCAAAATGCACAAGCTGCTTCATCAATTGCTATTGGAAATCAAGCAGGACAAACCAGTCAAGGAACAGGTACAATTTCTATTGGAACATCTGCAGGTAATACAGGTCAAGATATTAGCGCTATAGCCATTGGATATTTTGCAGGATTTTCAAGTCAAAGAAGCGGAGCAATTGCTATCGGTTCTTCTGCAGGATTAGAATCACAAAGTAGAGAAGCAATCGCTATTGGTGTAGGAGCAGGACAAAGTTTACAAAATCAACAGGCTATTGCTATAGGTTTTACCGCAGGACAATATTCACAAGGACAACAGGCTATATCTATTGGATATATTGCAGGTCAATATTCTCAAGGTTCTGAATCAATTGCTATTGGTAAACAAGCAGGACAATATACACAAAGTTCTAATTCAATTGCTATAGGTAATGGTGCAGGACTTTCTAATCAACGTTCGGATTCAATTGCTCTAGGTAGTCAAGCAGGTGCTTGTAATCAAGATTTTAGAGCAATTGCTCTTGGTACTACAGCAGGCAGAAATAGCCAAGGAGTAAATGCAATTGCTATTGGTGAAAGAGCAGGAACTAGCAATCAAAGAGTAGGAGGTATTGCTATTGGAGTTGGAGCAGGTGATATATCACAACAAACTTTTTCAATTGCTATTGGAGGAGGTGCTGGATCTAGTAGCCAACAACAAGAATCAGTTGCTATAGGCAGAACAGCAGGATTATCAAATCAAGGCACGCAATCTATTGCTATTGGCTTTGCTGCTGGAGCATGTAATCAAAATCAATACGCTATAGCCATAGGATCTAGGGCTGGTGATATTTCACAAAATCAATCTGCTATTGCTATTGGATGTAATGCTGGAAGATACACACAAAATCAATCTGCTATTGCTATAGGTACTTCAGCAGGAAATGAAGCTCAGGGTTCTTCTTCAATTGCATTAGGAACATCTTCTGGTTCATCTACACAAGGCGAAGGAGCTATTGCTATTGGGTATTACGCTGGTCAAATCACACAAGGTATAAACGCAATTGCTATTGGTGTTAGCTCAGGAACTACATCCCAAGGACCTAATACAGTTGCTATTGGTGCAGGTTCTGGAAACAATACACAAGGTAATGGAGCTGTAGCTATAGGAGCAAATGCAGGCAATTCTTCGCAAGGACCAAGCACGGTTGCTATCGGTATCGGTGCTGGTTTTTCTAGTCAACATGAATACGCAGTTGCTATTGGTATCAGTGCTGGACAAAACTCCCAAGGTTCAAGTGGAATTTCTATTGGTTCTTTTTCTGGCCAATATACTCAATCTAGAGATGCAGTTGCAATTGGAAACAGTGCTGGTCAAACATCACAAGGAGAAAGGGCAATTGCGATTGGTTATTATGCCGGTAATATTTCACAAGCTCCTTATTCTATTGTTCTTAATGCTTCTGGAACTGATACATCATTAAATACAAGTAACTCTGGACTTTATGTTGCACCTATCAGAAATACTTCTTCAACATCTTATCCATTAGTATATGATATATCTTCTAAAGAAATAGCTTATAATAACACAACAACTTTAGAAACTTTCTCTGTAGCTATAAACACCGTTACAGCAAACACCGATGTCTCATTAGGTGCTTCTTATTATTTTCCATTTCCTACGTCCGGAGCAGGAGCCGCAGGACCACTAAATACTCTTTCTGCGATGAGTTCATCCACATCCTACTCGCCGCTTCAATATTCTTTTGTAGCACCTTCCAACTGCATCCTTAGAGGAGGGTATGGATATTTTCAAGTAGGTAGCTCAGATGCGGGAAGTCCAAGTGATATTTCTGCCACATTCTCTATAGCTCGTATATCCTCAGATGTATCATTAAGCACATTTTCTCCAACTTTGATAACAGATGTGAGCACTGGAGACTTTATAACTGCCGGTGCTTCCACCACAACTTCTTCAAGAGCAACAAGATTTATATTCCCATCCACTTCTAGCACTACTATAAATGCAGGAGACTTGGTATTTTTGACAGGAACAATTGCAGGAAGCGGAGCCACTAAAGTAAACTACCCAACCATTACAGGAACATTGTTATTTAAAAAGGCTTAACTTAGAATTATCAAAATTATTATAAAATTATTTTTATTATGAAAATAATTTTATACAAGATTTTTTATGAAGTCATCGTCATAGTTATCAAAGGAACTTGAACTGAATTTGCTTCCATTATATACTCTTCTGCTGTGAGTTGTGTAGGTGTATCTACTTGTTTATAGTTATAAGGTTTAGTTGCAAAATTATAATTTATACTTTCTAATAATTTTAGTTTACTATTTCCATACATTATTTTATTATAAACATTCTCAAACTTATACGCAACTAATCCATTAATATTATTTATTTTTGTTTCTAACTCGTTGTTATAATTATCATTTTTAACTATACCAAATACAAATGCATAATTATATGGTATACGATTGTAACTAGAGTATTTCTCATTGTAATAATGAATAACAAAACTATCATTTCGAATATTATCTTTAATATTATTAATTGACTCTCCCAAACCTGATGCACCTTCTCCTCCTATTAATAAACTTATATAATATACGTTATCTGGAATATAAGAAAAAATTTCATCTGCAGTTGGTACTGGTAAAATATAAGAACCATATATTAATTTAAGTAATTTAAATCCGGATGATCTCAAAGAATTGTAAAAATTCTTTACGAGCATATCATCTGAATTATAAGCACTGTTCATATGTGTAATTGCTTGTTTCCATAAATCTGTTCTTTTTTGTATAAAAATATCATTAAACATTTTTGACACGCTTACTGGTTCAGTGTTACTTAACATAATAGCATCACTATTTCTAATTGATAAAATAAATAATGCGAAACCAAAATTGTCCGTATCTCTAAACAAAGATAAAACCCTAGATCCTTTTATTTTATATATTACATAAGCATAACCTATCAAACAAATTATTTTAAATAATTTAGCATACTTATTATCATCAATTATTAAACTATCTACATCAATATAACCTGCATTTGCTAATAAATTAATTCTTGTACGAGAATTACAAAGTGAATATTCTGGAATTGTAAACCCTGGAATAACTTGGCATTTAGAACTAAGAAATAATTCTCCAGATTGAGTAATTGAAGAATCTTCTTGAATATTTTCTATATTTATATTTGTATTATTTTGTAATTGTTCTTTATAAAATATTTGAAGATAATTTATCATTGCATCTATATCGCCATTGTTAATAATATTAACGAATTGGTCAAGAAATACCGACTGAGTTTTAGAAGGAGTTGGAACTGGAGAAGGTTGAGGAGGTAATGTATTTATCTTAGATTCACATTCTTTTAACTGTGCTTTTAATGTTTCTATTTCTCTAACACATTGACTAGCATGTTGTTGATAAGTAGACTTTGAAATGTAATTATTTCTCAAATCATCTTGCAATGTATTATACTCTCTAATCTTTTCTTGTAATTGATTTTGAATTATATTGAATTGATTAATAGCTTGATTATATTGTTCTTGTGTCACTGGACAAGATTGCTGAGGAGGACAAGTCTGACTACTTAATTGATTTCTAAGATCGCTTATTGTTGTATCTTTTTGACGCATCATATTCTCCAAATTACTTATAGTATTTCTCAAATTAGTTAATCCAGCAACATCGATAGGACATACCGAAGGCTGAGGTGGTATAGGCTGAGGTTCAGGTTGTGGTGGAGTAGGTTGTGGAATCATATTTGCAGGACAATCTACATATCTACTCTCATCTTGACACAAATCATCCTGATAGTCTATAGACTGCTTTCTCTTCCATACCCCATTAATGTTGTCACAAGAAGAAGCTTCAATCACTCTAAAATTGGTCTTGTCGCATTTTACAGGTTCGGGAGGAGTAGGAACGGGTGTAGGTGCGGGAATAGGAGAAGATCCAGTTAAGATAGAATTAAAAGATATTCTTAAAGCATTTATATCATAATCGTAAACAGGAGTCATAGAATCAGCCTTAATTCTGTAAGCATCCAAAATTATATTAGGATTATACACCAAGTCAAAAATATACTTACCATAATTAAAAGAAATAATTAGAGGAAATAATCCTGAAACATTTCTCAAAATAATTTCATCCACATAACTCAATAGTTGTCTACCTTGTCTTAAAGTATTAAAAGTAAATGAACCATTTGCACTTATATTTGCCTGAGTGTCTGACCTAGTACCATCAAACAAATTTTGCAAATTACTAACTCCATTACTAGAAATGGTCGAAGAAGTAACATCAGCATTATAATCTCCCTTAACTGTAACTTGGCCAATCTCTCCTTTATTTTTAGCTAAGAATCTAATACTTTGAATTCCAGTTGAAAACATAGGAACTACATTTGTGCTTCTAGTACTTGGTTCGTATTGAACAAAACATCTACTAGCAGCGTCAAGTGACATATTACCATTTTCATATTTACCAAATACTACACGAGTTACTCTATTTTGGTTAGAATCAAAATTATTCAATCTAAAGTATCTTATTTTAGTAGAATCAATATTATCTGCTTCAAACAACACCAAACTTCCATTTATATCTTGAGTAACTGACTTACTCTTGTAAAGAACTGCATTGTTATCTCCAATAATATCAACAGAGAAGTTAGAAGCAATAGGGTTAGAGAAGTTCAAAGCTAGCAAAATATAGTTTCCAGATAATCCAGAGCTTCCCATAAGACTTCTAATTCTGGCCTGAGGTCTTATTATTTGTGGTGAGTCCATCATTGAACGAAAATTTTTTCTAATATAATCCGAGTTTGTTATAAGTTCACAAACCATATGTTCTCTTGATACATAAAAGTATATACCTACAGCAATAGCAATAACTCCTATTATCACGCCGAGTATCGTTAACGTTTTTTTGTCCATCATCATTGGTGTTTTTTAATAAAATGAAAAGATTAAAATATTAATAAAAAAAATGATTTTTTATTAATATTTTTTATTATTGATAAAATTTATACTCTAACAATGAAATTATTTATTTATTTACTATTGTTATTTTATACTATTATTTTCTATTTTGTATTGAAATACTCTCCTTATGTAAGTCTATTAAAAGTATTTTCTGTAAGTATTCATTTATTTTATGATGTAATTTTATTTATTACAAATTGGTTTATGCACTCTTTTTTAATGTTAATAGGACTAAATTATGCTAGAGTTTATGTAGCAGGAAGTTTTCTTTATTTTTTAATGTGATTTGTTTTTCTTAATTAGATACAAGATTAAGAATAACGCTAATATAGACCCCCAAATTACAAATGCAAGTGTGTAAGATATACCTTTAGTCTCTGTCTTGTGTCTAAAAGATTCTGAAAAAACACCAGCACTGTACAGTCCAGGGTATATATCTATTTCTCCTGCATAAGTTTTTGTAAAGTCAGGTAAAGAACCAGGTTCTACAAGAGGTTTAAGACTGCCTCTAAGTAGTCCTTTTTTTATTTTTTTAATAGCTGACCATAGATAACCAGTAGTTCTATCTACATCGAACTTTTGTCTGGCATAAATTTCTGAAGGTGTTTGATCGAATGATATAAAACCATAAACTATTTTTAATCCAAAAATATCAGGAATCATTGCAGATATGTTTTCTTCTAGCTTGCATTCAGGTATACCCATTTTCATTTTAAAGAATCCTCCTAGACCCCAAGATTTTCCCCAACTATTTCCGATCCACCAATAGTCTACTTCTTGGCCATTAACCATTTCTTTTCCCCAACCCACTATTCGAATGGCGTGGCCACCTTGAGATTTAGATTCAGGTTTAGGCCCCATATACACAGTAGTACCGTCATAGTCTTCTAAGAAATCGTCATAAATAATAAAACCAGAAACGATTGGACCAAACTGGTAAATTTCTTCTTTAATGTCTATATATTTTGTTTCTTTATCCTCGTAAATCGTATAACTTCCAATAGATCTAAAGTATCTTGCTGCTATGTCTGAACCTAAACAGGTGTCAAAGTCTCTACCGGCTAGATCTTGACAATTTGGAAGATCTTCAATTGTATTAAATTCATCAAGATATTTTAAACCTTTTTTTTTAAATAATCCTTTTGAAAAACAAGAGTGTTCCATGCCTCCGTAAATATATAAAAAGGTCATTGCGTTATAAATTGTATTACCATTACAAGCAGCTTCAGTATGAGCTGCAATATTTCGTTGGGATATAACATCAGGATCATACTCAGGTTCAGAATCTATTACACCAGCGCAGACAGTAGCAGCATAGGGAGAAAATTCTACATTTATTTGATTAAGACTCTGAATTGCAAAACGGTCAGATAAGACAGCAGTAGAAGCTACAGCCCAGCAATTACCACATTGGCCTTGGTCTCTAACAGGAGATAGAAAATCTTTCCATACGTTTCTACCATCAAATACAGAAGGAAGATCTGTTATTCTAGTTGTTCTTCTTACAGATTTGAATTTTTTTGATTGTTCTTTAGCTTTAGGATGATCTAGCAAAACTGTACCAAATGCCTTGAATGATTTTTGTTCTTTATTTGCAGATAATCTATAGTCTTTTTTTGTAAGACTTAGAGGATCAAATTTTAGTGATGTAGACATTCTTATTAATTATTTTATTACTAAATTAATAAGAATATAATTATTTATTTGTATTTAATTTTTCGTTAATTGCCTTCTCAATCTTGTCAATATTAGCTCCTTCTACCACGGTAACTTTTGTATCCTTCTTAAATATAAATATAGTAGGTACACTTTCTACCTTGTTATCATCGGCCCACTTTTTAATATCTTCATTTTCCTCTAAGTTCAACTTATAAATCTGAACTTTCGAATTGCTTTTATCATACTTTAGCTGCAACTTATCGAGTTTTGGAGTTAGTATTTTACAAGGTCCGCACCAGCTAGTATAACAGTCTATCACTACTACGTGAGTTTCTGAGAGAGCGATAGCTTCGTCAAGTTCTTTAATATTTTTAATTTCAATTAAGTTAAACATTTTTAATTAGTAGTTTGAAATTTATATTTAAATAAACATAAAAGATAAGTTTTATCTTCATTTTTAAACAACAACAGTATATCATTTTTATTATTGCCATAATTTTTAATAGTTATATCATCTAAACTCTGATCTTCTACCGAGATTAACCTACCCTTAAATTTGCCGCAAACTTTATTATTACTATAATCACTTGAACTAGCCAACTTAATATCTACAATTCCACTCTGATCAAGCTTATTAAAGAACGCACAAGCAGAGTCGATACTTGATGCACGTAAAGCAATATACAAGTTATTTCCTGTTATTTTATCATTTGAAAATAAACAAATGTTATCTTTTTCTAAGGATGATATAAAGTCATCGTTTATTTGGTAATAGACTCTGCTTTCTTTAAATGTCTGAACAGACTGCTTCCATTTTGTTAGACTTTGTATAGAGTTAAAATAAATACAATCCTCATCCTTTTTAAAGTCTCTTACATCTTTATAAAATTCTGGTATATAAGTAAACGAAGAATATTCTTTTACATAGTTGGAGTTTTGATGAGTCTTTATAAATAGATTGTACATAATTTTCTTCACAAGATTAGGAGAGTTCAAAACAAGCTTATTATTTTTTATTTCATTATTATCTGTAAATCTTCGCTGGATATTAAAATAAGATTCCTCGGTTATTTTTTCATCTACAGAAATAACTTCATTTGCAAAATCTACGATTGTCTGATTTAAGCTATCATCAGAAATGTTTTTATTAAATGTATTTATAAATACAGAAAATAAATATAAGCTTAATGACAATAATAATCTAGCACTCTTTTCTCGCCTAGCATAAGATACTAAAATGTCTTCTTTTAAAATAAAGCTTGGAGCTCTTGTTTGATATGATACTTTAGTTTTATCGTATTTTGAAGTAGGTTCAATTGGTATATAAAAGTATACATTTTCCTTTTTTGTAGAGATACCAACTGCTTTATTTTTAATAATTACGTAATTATAATTAGTTATGTTTTCTTTTGATAAAAAAGCCATTACTTTTTTAATGTCGTTAGGTATGAACTCTGAAAAATAACTATTTGATTTAACCAAAGACATAGGGAAACTATCTGAAGGCTGTATTAAAATATTAACACCATCGTTAAACTGCACTAGTTTTGTTTTTCCAAATGTATCTGCCTTTTGAGATTTGATAGTAGATACAAATGGATTTTCAATAATTTTGGTATGTAGCTGGTCACTAAATCTCATAAACATATCATCAAATGCTTTTGAAATTCTCTCAGTAGTTATGTTTTCTGCATCAAATCTAGATATGAGTTTAATATTTTCTTTTAGTTTAATATCTTCTTTTAATTTGCATATTAGTTCATAGTGAGGAAACTGCAAATTATCAATACGAGTTCCCATTGTTTCATAAAGTATCACCATGTATCTGTAGTCTCTTTTTTGATTTAGGAGATACAAGTTATTAATATAATAAGGAGATACTAGTTCGCCATCTGTATTGTCCTTTGTGACTTGAAATAAGACAATGTGAATTTGGAATAACTCTTGTAATGCGTCGTGAAACAACTTGACATCAATAAACTTATTTTCTTGGTTTATTATGTTTATAAGAGAAGAGGGAGAATATAAATAAGAATTTTGAGCAGATGCTCCTTTCAAAATTATTTCTTTTAATTTATTACGATATTCAGTTAATAAAACTTCTCTGTCATTTTTGTTCATTGTGTCAAAATTCTTATCTGTCTTGGCTCTCAATATAGCTTCTATGCAAGAATTAACACCTACGAAAACACCACTTCGAAGATACTTAAATTCTGGATCAATAATACTAAATAGTTTTTCAACTTTTGGAGCTAGGTAACCTAAACCAGGAATAGGCATTATCTTTGTTGTCTTGTATATTTTAAATTTTGTTCCTGATTTTTTCTCTTCATCTTCTTCGAATTTACCTTTCTCATATTTTTCTCTTAGAGAGTTTGTTTTTTGACTTATACTATAACAGCAAGGCACTAGATCTTGTGTAAAATTTGTTTTCTTAAGACCAGGATGAACATAACCGTCTTTATGATGGCTGCAACTATAATAGTATTGGTCAAACTCATCGTATAAAGGATACTTCATAATATCTTCTCCATTTTCGATTCTTTGTTCTGCTTCATTTTCGTCTTCTATAATTTCAGGAGGTTTACCGCAGGATGCGGGATAGTTAGTAACAAAGAGTTCTGGCAAATAGTCTTTTAGTTTTAATTTCTTTTTAGTTTCCTTCTTTTTCTCAATACGGTCAAATCTGTCTATAATTTTAGATTCTTCTTCGTAATTGCAGTTCATTTTTTCATAAGTTTTTAACACTTCTTTTTCATTTGCAAAGTATACCGAAAATAAATGAGATATACATTCTCTAAGGATATTTAGAGTATAGTTATTTTTAGTTTTAAACGCTATAGTCACAAATGTATCTCCAAGTTTTAGAATTGTAGATTTAATAAATCTCTTATTAGCACTAGTTACGATATTATTTGAAAGAGAAACTATACTCATATCACTTTTAATTTTTGTGTCTCCTGGTGTGTACATCATCGTAACTCCTCCTTTTTTATTAAAGGTAGTAAACTGTTCATTAATTACAAACATTTTAGAAATAAATTTGTTGAGCATTACGATATCGTGCATAGCTATTCTAGAAATGAGATGATGAGGGAAATAGAATTCACCTTTAAAATATTCTGGTAATAATTCTAAATTCAAATTTTTTATATTTACATTTAACGTATTTATTATTCTTTGAATAATAACTTCTTCAATTACATCTGTATTTTTATCAATTCCTTCTATCTTACTCTCGATAAATATCTCCAAACTGTCGTCATTCTTAGCTAATTTAATATTAGAGTAGTGCAGTGGATTAATAACTGAAGTTGATAACTCATTCTTCTTATTAAACACAAATAAGGTTAACCTGGAATCACTAAATTTTAAAAACTCCTCTGGTGGAATAAATGACTTTAGAGTCTTGCTAAACCCTCCTATATTTGCAAATGGAACATCTCTAGACAACGATAAATTATTAAAGAGTTCTAGTTCATCGATATTAAAAGGAGACAATACAATTTTTGAATTTACAAATTTAATACGATCTTTAGAGAACTGGATTTTTATTTTTTTTATATTTTTATCATTTTCTTTAATCATTTGTATAAAATCCATATTACTCTTATTTTTTTCTTTCGTATCATTTGAATCTGTATTTATTTTTTTAACAAATTGGTTATATTCTCTGTTGAAAGAAACTAGAGTTCCAAATTTTTTTTCCAAATAAGGTATTATATTTAAAATCATATCCACATTTTCTCTGTATAAGTTTCCGCTGGCATTTATTAAGAAGTCTGCATCTTTTGGTTGATTGAACAAATAATAAAATATAATAAATAAGGAGAACTTTGTATCAAACTTATAATTTTTAAAAAATGCATATGTCAATTCTTCTAGAGTTTCTAAAGATTTATTTTTATTTTTAATTATTATAGGCTTTATGGTGTTAAAAGAAATAATCATATTTTCAATGTTAGACACTACAATTTTCTTCTTTGCAGATTTAAAAGGCATACCAATATTTATATTTTTTTCTTCTACTGTGGTGTCATTTTCTATTATGTTTAAAAAATAGTAAGGAAGTCCAAGATTACTTGCGACTCTATATTTTATAGTATCTAAGTCGTCTACTGAAGAAATGGCAATCGACACTTTTTTTTCGTAAGAAGTGCCAGGATTAATTATAATTTCTTTGGACATTTGTTTATTTATTCTACTTTATAAATAAACAAATAAAATTTATTTTTTTATATTGAATATGTATCTACATAATTTTCTTCCAAGCGTTGATTATTGAATAGCCAGAAGTCATCGCACCCAAATTTAAAGTTCTTTATTTTTTCTAAATCTGCCTTGTACCATCTTATACAATCCTCGATGTTATTTGATTGTGACCTATTTACAACCACCATTGAACAGTAGTCAGTAGTAAGTTGATCTAGTAAACTCTCAAAATCTCTCAAGTTGTCTACGCAAGATGCATAGTTCTCAAAGAGAGACTTTCTATTCTTTTTATTGGTCTCTCTTAGAATAAATGTATAATCAATATTAGTTCTAATAACTGGTTTAATATCCAAACAATATTGAAGTGACAATATGTGCATCATTTTCCAGTGTCTTCCGTTCTTGTAATAAGACTGAAATAAAGGTTTTGTAAATAACTTTGGATCGTCTGTGCAGTCATCTATAATTTGGACCGCCCAAGGATTATATAAGTATCTTTTGGAATATTTTTGTCGAGTTACAAAGTTCTCAATAGGTTTAAGATCTTTAATATCATTAAATACTGTAATAGAAGGAAACTTGCTGCAATAAAAACCATTACTGTCTTCCGTTCCTGAGAAAATTTGAGAAACTGGAATAATGTGTTTTTTCGAGTCGACGATAGATGATATAATTGAGCTCTTACCTGTATTTTTTACAATTTCAAAGTTACTTAAACAAAATCTTCTATTTCCATCTAATTCGAAACCAAAATATTCTCCGTTTCCTTTTTGTATTACTTGGAAAGATGAATGTAGACGATTCTTAAAATTACTAATATCTTCATTAATCTTTTTTCGTTCTATAAGACAAGGTATTTTATTTATATTATTTCCAAATAAGTTTACTCTAAAGTATTCTCCTTCTTTCTTTTCTCCATTATATACACAATATTTTTTTACCTTCCTTATAGAAGTTGAAATTCCTAGAGATTTAGAAATAAATACTATATCTCTTGCTAAAATTTCATTTTTTTGTGTAATTTCATAGTATTTTCCTCTTTTATCATACCATCCGTCAGTATCTATAAGACCAGCTAATAACTTAAGTCTTGTATCTTCTGAACTTATTTTATAGTCACTTGGTATATGTTTATTTTTTAATAGCTTATAATGATTAAAATGATTCAGCAAAATATTTTTATTTTTTGTTTCTTCAACAGAAGTTATAGAATAAGCATATTTTGCAGATAATTTATTCCATTTTAAATTTAACTTTTCGGCATATGATTTACAATAATCTAATACTTCAGTATCTATATTAGTTATATTTAACGAAGTAGAAGTTCCATCTCCTAACCATACTCCAAGAAAGTAAGGATCAATTTTCAAATCATTATCTTTCCAGCATTTTATACCAGTTGATCTAAATGTCTTAAATGTATGTTTCCAAGCATTATTTTGTTTTAAATATTCTTCTACACTAATTTCTATAATTTCTCCTTTTTTATATTTTCCATGATTTCTAGATGCAACTAATACCAAATCATGCAATCTATTTACAGTATAAGTTTCTCCTCCTCTTCCGTTTATTATATCATACATCATATCTTCATCGTGGTATAACTTTTGAACTGTTCTATACGTTTCTCCGTCATCTCCCATAACTTTATCACCAATTACTACATCTTCGACTTTTTTAATACTTCCATCATACATCATAATTTCTGTTCCTGGAGCAAAGCAACCGGGCTTACCGATGACTACAAGTTTAACACCATTATTATCTTCCGGTGAGTTGGGAGGCATTTCGTTCAAATCAAACTCCTTTATAAAGACAGTGCGTTCATCGTCATAATCGTGGTTCGTGTCGTAATTAGAGTAAGATTCTTCATCCTGCTCTTTTTTAGTTTTGGTTTGTTTTTTTCTATACATAATTGTATGATATTGTTATACTGTCTTTAAATAAATAAAATAATTTATTAAAATATCTTTCTCTATATGTAAATAAAGAAATGTCTTTATTAATAGATACTTTAAAAAATTTTACTTCCCCTTCTTCTAGCAAAAAGATAAACTACAACTACCAGAGTGATTTTGAAAAAAAATACGAGTTTGACAAACGCTTAAAAGAGTCTAGATCATTGCATTCTAGATACCCTCTTCGTGTTCCCGTAATATTAAACCCATCCTCTAAAGATCAGCCACCCATAGAAAAAAACAAGTATCTCGTCCCTGCAGATATAAACGTATCGCAGTTTATGTATGTAATTAAAAAATATATCAAGATTAGCCCAGAAGAGGCTATATTTATATTTACCCACAATAATACCTTAGTTCCTAACAGTTGGACTCTAAAAGAACTATACGACCAACACAAGAAAGAAGATAATTTCTTATATTTGTATTACTCTATTGAAAATACTTTTGGTTAATTTATTATCTTTTATTTGTTAGTAAAATGAGTTGTCCTAATAATAGCCGCTCAAATAACTTGAGAAATATAGATGAAGTCACTTATCACCTAGAAACTCACCCAGCATACTATATGCCAACTTTTCCTATAACTAGATCAGGATTTCCTTATATTGATACTAGACAAGTGCGTATAATTCCTCCTCCTGTGTTACAACCATCTATCATAACAGACCAACCAGAATACAAAATGAGATACAGTTTTGGTTGTACTAATTGCATTCGTAATAGAAATGTATTATTTTCTCCATAAACCGAATTTAAATAATTAATAATTTTAAAATTAAATATGAGCTTACCTTTTGTAAGTTGTGTTACCCCTACCTACAATAGAAGAAAATTTCTTCCCTACTTGTTACACATATTTGCTTATCAAGAATATCCAAAAAATAAAAGAGAACTTGTTATCTTGGATGATAGCCCTACCTCCAATCAAGATTTAATAGATGAATGGCTAGCTAAAAATCCTGGAGAAAACGTTCGCTATATTTATAAACAAGAAAAAATAAAACTCGGAAGAAAAAGAAATATGCTAAACGAAATTGCAAAAGGAGAAATTATCATTGCCTTTGACGACGATGACTATTACCCTCCTGAAAAGATTAAGCACGCAGTTAAAATGATGAATCAAAATAAAGTTGAATTATGCGGATCTAGCGAGATCTATGTTTACTTTACAAAGACAAAAGAAATATACATATCAGGTCCTTTTTCAACTTGTCATTCTACCAATGGAACTGTTGCTTTTAGAAAATCTTACTTCAAACAAGAAAGTAGAAGATACGACGACAATGCTGACAAAGCCGAAGAAAAAGCATTCTTTGATAACTTCTTGAACCCTATTTTCCAGATAGAATCTCTCAAGACTATTTTGTGTATTTCTCACGTAAATAATACAGTTGATAAATACCCAATGAGAGAGCATATGAAGCCTTGTAAACTCAAGCTAAAAGATATTGTAAAAGATAAAAAATTGTATAATTTTTATTTGTCTTTAGCCGATGAGGAATTTACTAAAAAAGAATCTTCTGAACAAGTTTAAAATATGATAATTTAAATAATAAATATACCTTTATTTAACTACTAATTATATAGTGATTAAATAAAAAATGCCTCTTCAGGTTGCAAGAGTATCCGATCTTATTATTACACAAAATGTATGTGAGATTTTATTTATAATTATGTGCGGTGTGTCTACTATCTCCGATACTTCTGTTTACCAATGGTCTTTGTTTCCAGGTCTTTGTTTGACGCATTTATTTTTGTTTATTCGAACTAGATATAAACTTAGAAAACATTATAAAAATATTACTAAAATTAAACACTCTCGTATCGAGAATATAGTTGCAGTTTTCATAAATATTGGTTTAGGAGCTTGGTATAATGCTTTTGTAATTAGAAAAGAAGAGTATAGTGCAATTGTAATTGGAATTCATAATTTGAGTATATTTTTTGGTTTTTTAATTTTGGTTCTTGGTCTAAACATCATTAACAAATTTATTTATACAAGAGAAGCAATCGATTATTATAATGACCCTAATAGAAACAACATAGCTGAAATTGGTGTTATTGAAGCAGCTTCCTAAAGTATAACATATAAATCATTCTCAAAAAACCACTCCTTTATTTCTGAACAAGACTTCAAATCTATGTTTAAAACACCATTCAATACATCTTCGAACCATTCGTAGTTTTCATTAGCTTCCTCGAATTTACTTTTCATCTTATTTGATAATAAGGCGAAATGTTTGTTATCTTTGATGTCTTCAAAGTCCATACTTTTTTTAATTTTTAGTTTAGGAAATTTAGATTCATCCTCTTTATTTTTTAATAATACATAAATAATTTCAAACATCATTGCAATAATATTAGGAATTTTAAACTTTCCTGTTCCACACTTGGTTCCAGGTATTATTTTTTCTTCTTTTTCTTCTTCTTTCTTCTTAGTCTTTTTTTCTTTTTGTTCAGACAAATTAATAACCTTGAACACAAAGTTTCCGAAATTTTCTTGTTGCTCCTTGTCCTCGGTTAACACTGCATAATAACCATATGAGTTATTTTCAGTTAACTCTGTTCTCTTTTCTTTCAAATAATCTTTGAATATTTTGTTTATTTCAGGTGTAGCTTCTTTCCATTGAAGACTAGAAATGATATCTTCTGAAAGATACTTATTAGACTTGAAGAAAGACTTAGCGTTCTTAATGTTCCCTTTTTCAATATAATATATTTTAGGTTTCAAGTAAAAAGAAATATAATAATCATCAGTGGCTATTATGTAATTACTAAAAAAATCTAAATACTCTTTACGAAGATCAACATTTTTTTTAATGCCTATCTTTTCAGCTACGAAAAACTGCTCCAAAAATAACTCCTTTTCTTCGTATCCAAATATAGTTCTAACTAGTTTTATCATTTCTTTATAGTCTCTAGGATTGTTATAATCTAAATTTCTAAATTTTTCAATTTGCAGTTCCATAAAGTTCTCTGAACTTCTATCTATTAAATCATTAATGGTTATAGTAGGCTTAATTTCAGGAATATTCGCATAACCACTATTTAAAAAAGACGTAGGAAAATCAATACGCTTAGTCAAATAATATAAGTTCTCATCTTCTTTCAAGTAACATTTAAAACCATTGCTAGAAGTAATCTCTGTCATATCATCAATAATTTTTTTCAAAGATCTAATGATTAAAATATTAGAATGATCTTTCATATGATCTAGAATACTTAGCAAGTCTGCACTCTCATTTTGTGAAAAATAATCCACAAGCTTTTCGATAATCATATCCATCTCTCTATTTGCAAAAAATATATTATAAGTGTCATCAATTAAACTACTATCTTCTACTTCCTGTTCGTCTACAAAGGCACATGCATAATCACACTTTTCATAATCACAAGAAGCAGAGTTGTCAATATCTATATCAAGTCTAATATTTCTCTTTTTATTTAAGTAACAATCAACTGCACTTTCCTTCATAGCACGCTCTACTTTTTTAATTTGGATATCCTTATCTTCTGATAATTTATACATTCTCATATCAATAGACTTAGAATCTCTCTCTTCGTCATCTTCTGTAAACACACTAGCGTGTCTATATATTTTAATGTATCTTTCTTCTGGCTTAAGTTCATCGTGAGCAAAGGCTCGAAGACCTCTTCCTATAGCTTGTTCTGTAACTGAGTTGTTCCAGTGAGGACTAGCTATATGAAGTTGTCTTACTGCTTTTAGAGAAGCGCCTTCACCAACTACGTGAGAACCTAGTATTATTCTCAAGTATTCGCCATAAGTGTTTTTAGGATGATTAAATACAGAGTTAATAATCTTATCTGCCATAGAAGAACTTACAGAGTCTCCGGTAATAACTGCAAATCTATTATTGTTCTTGGTAATTACGTCTATATTAAATTGTTCTTTTTCAGAAACACTTTTTTCTTCAACTGTAACATCATCTTCTTCTCCTATTTCTGAACTTGCTTTGAACACATCTGTATTTAATTTTATAAATCCAAAGTGTTCTAGAATAGCAGCAAATAGGAGAATTCCGCTTCCTCTTACGAAAGAGCAGTATACAAATGCCTTTTCGTTTTGGTAGTTTAGCAATTGTTCAACCATAAAAGAGTATTTAGAAGATAAGTTAGAGAGTTGTTTTAATCTAGATTTCATATCGATACCTTTTTTATCAATATATTCTTTCATTTTATTTGTGAAGTGCCAAAATCCTTTGCTATCTTCAGTAACCCATTCTTTATTTACTATTGCTTCTTTGCCAAATGTTCCATCAGGAAATACCATCAGAGATGTTTGTCTAGATTTTTCATAAAGAGCATCTCCTTCTAAGTCGCCTTCTTTTTCTTCATCATCGTCATTAGCATCATTCACATTATCTAAGTCTTTATCTTCTTCCTTTGTCCAGTATTCTTTATATGTTTTATTTTGAATAGATTTCATATTGTGACGAGTTGTGTATATTTTTTTCATCTTTTTTGAGATGGAGCCTTCCATTACTTTTCTAACATTACTTTCCATTTGTCTTACATAAGAAACTAACCCGTAGAAAATAGATCTTAATTTGTCTTTATCTTCCAGCATAGGTTCAAAGTCTTTTAATTTTAGTTGTGCTGGAATGGGTAAAAGCAAGTTTAGTAAATAGACAATCTCACTTGGGCGATCTCTCATAGGAGTAGCTGTAAGTAGTAATACTTTTATTCTTTGTGCAGTGTGTAAAAGACGATGGACTTGTTCGTATAATGAAACCTTGGCTTCTCTAGGTTGAAATCTTAGATTATGTGCTTCATCTATAATAATATATCTGTCTGAGTATAGTTTAGATAGTTGCTCGTCGCTTAGTTTAGATATATTATTGGCAAATTTTATAAATGTATCAATTTCATAACTTTTTCTTATTAGTTTACCAGTTCTAATATTTCTTTGTTCAGGAGTTAGTTTGACATATCTTTTTTGTCCAGAATCTTTGTCTTTGACTTGAATATTAGCAGGTATATAGTCTCCATCTGTGCATACATTTGCAAGTTCTCGCATAAAATTTCTCTTGCTAGTAGGTCCTCTTACCAGCACTAGAGTTTTATTTTGATTTTGATTTATTTTTCTAGCTAGTTCTGCAAATTGAACAGAAAGACAAGTTTTACCAGTTCCTAATGCGTGAAAAGCAATGAGTTTATCATTGATGGTAAGAGGAGACATAAACTTACTTACGAATTCTTGATGTTTTAAAGGATACCCACGTTTAGGCTTTGCTTCAAATGAATCTAGTTTAAGAACATTAAATTCTTTTTTGAGCATATTGACGTTATAGTATTCCTGGTTTTTGTAGTAGTTTATGTCATCATTAGCTTTGGAAGGAGCAGGATAGGTTGGGAAAAGTTCTTCAAAATTAAATAAATCATTTGCAGATAATGACATCTTTTTTATTAGTATAATATTTATTATTTATATAAAAATATTAAATAAAATAATTTAAATAAATAAACATTCTATAATGTAGATGTATGGATAAAAATATACATCTACATTATAGAATCTCTCATAGCTCAGTTGGTTAGAGCGCTGGTCTTATAAGCCGGAGGTCGTGGGTTCAAACCCCACTGAGAGAATTTTTATTTACATATTAAACACATATGTAAATAAAAATAATGAAATGGGTATTTACATTATAAAATCTATCCATTCTGACTGGATCAAACTTGGTCATCATAAAGTAACTGACCGTAAACCAAACGTGTATTTTCGATATATCAACAGAGGATTTTATTCGTGCATCTGTCCAAATGAAATTAAGACTAAAGTAGGATTTGATGATTTAACTTTATTATACTGGTTTCCATCATTAGATATCTCCATAGAAAAAAAAATTCACAAAACACTTAAAAAATCTGAAACAAAAGTCGGAGAATGGTACTCCCATAAAATCATAGACAAAATACTCACCATAATTACACAAGATTTTAAAGGAGTCTGTGAACTTCCTACAGCTAACGACCTAGAAATCGCAAAAAAATGGGCCTCCAAATTCTCATCTAAAACTTCAAATCGTCATACTTAGCTATAACTCCACCTGTTTCTAAATATGTTTTCATTCTAGTTCTTAAGTGTCTCTGAAAAGGTTGAAACTTATCTCTTATATCAACCACAATAGGGATACTATCGTCTCTTCTAAACACTCTTCCTAAATATTGTATAAATAAGTTTTCTACATCTGCAGCAATAATAAGCATATCTAACTTAGAATGATCAAATCCTACACCTCCCTTACTGCAAGTCACAATTAAAATTCTTGCCTCTGAATCAAATGTCTTTGTGCTTCCTGTAAATACATCTACACTATCCGTTTTAGAAAGATTATCGTATAATGTCTGCACGTGAGAAACACGCTTACATAAAATTAAAATATTTCGATTAGGAAACTTTCTAGCAATATCACATATCTGATTATTTCTTTGCTTATTATCTGCTTGCTGTGACAAACACTCATTCCAATCAAGACGATCAGCCTTTTTATCAAGCTTAGGTTCGAATGGACTAGAACAAATATACACCATATAGCTTCTCTTCATTGCTCTTTCTATAATCGTATTGCTAAAATATTTATACAAAGCCTCATCAATGCCATCTGCACGTTTTGGAGTAGCAGACAAACCAATACAGTATCTAGGCCGTATAAACATCATAGAATATGCTAAATTTTGAGTGCATATAGTATGGCACTCATCTACGATTAACACACTTATATTTTTCATATCTTCCATACTTCTTTTTTGTATATTTTGTAAATTAAATACGTAGATATCTGCATCTTCGTCTATTTTATTTTTTGCTTTGATGACTTGAACTTTAGCATTGGTCATTTTTTTAACGGAGTGAACCCATTGCTCGATAAGCACTAGTCTATGACAACAAACACCTACCTTTCCTCCTTTCATTAAATTAACCAAATGCTGTGCTAAATAAATTGCAAGAATGGTCTTTCCAAATCCACAATATAAAGATAAAATTAAAGATCTTTGTGCTTCAAGAATATCTATAATTTCGTCTTTTATTTCTTCTTGTCTTTTCAATAAAGATCCAGTAAAATTAAATACTCTACCTTTATATTGCTCTTTAGTATTAGGGTATATACTATCTTTTTCTAGCTCGAACATTAGTTGCTGATAATAATAAAAAGGAATGATGAATGTATTGTCGTCATCGTGTTCGTATAACTGGATAGTAGTTTGGGTTTTATTAAACGATTTTTGAAATGGGTTTGTGTCGATAGACTTAATGATGAGTTCTCTTTTAAATTTTTGCAAGACATCTATTTTTTTTAAACCCAGTTGAGATACGGTAACTTCGGTAGTCATTTTTAAAGAGAGATGTTATATCATTAATTAACATTATACTTAAATATAAAATCGATTTAATAAAAAAATAATAGAGACTTTTTACCTCTCTTAAAAATGAAGATGAATAAAATTTACAAACTAGCAAGCATAATTTCTAGATTTGTAGAAAAAAGCACAACCAACAAGAAACATGTTGCTGCAGTCATCAAAAATGGTAAAATAGTAAACATCAGAAGCAATACTCCAGGAATACACGCAGAATATCTTGCAGTTGTAGATGCACTAAAGTTTCATAAAAACTGTAAGACCGTTCTTGTGATACGTTACGAAAAAGGAATTTTTAAGAACAGTCTGCCGTGTAAAGAATGTATTGAAAAATTAAAGTTAAATGTAAAAAAAATAATATACTCAACGGGTAATAATAACTGCCCGTTTATTATCAAAAGAGTTGATGAGATATCTAATGATTGGCAATCTAATTTGATTAGAAAATGCAGAGATAGAATATACGTAAAATAAATAATCTACATTCTTCCACACATATCATATTCAATCTCTTTATTTTTATCAAGAAGTCCTTTATCATATGCTCTTGTAAGTAGTATATCGTTCAATTCATTAAATTTTTCTCCATGATTATGTCCAGTATCGTATTCGTTATTAATAACGTGTGCTAGTTCGTGAATAGCAAGATATAATAAAGTATTATAATCGTAATACTCTCCGTTCTTCTTTTTCAAACACAAAAATATTTTCTTTTTATTTTCAGTAAGAGTGTTATTTGCACCATATAGCTTTATATTCTTAGAATCAATATCAGGATATACTTTCTTGAGATCTAAATAAATTCGTTGCAATAAAGGATCGTCATATACCTTAAGATATCTACTCATATAAATACTTATGATGATGAACATACCTGAAAGGAGTATAACTAAAATTAAAAAGTCTTGGTTCATTTTATTTATAATTAATTTTTAATTATAAATAAATATTAATTAAATTGAAAACATTTTTTTTTAATTGAGGGGTAGATTTTTTATTAAAATATATAATTGTAAATTATTTTCTTTTTTATTTAACAAAAAAAGAAATGTCTGAGTCTAATAATCAAAAAATTATTTTAATTGTAGTTGCTGCTTTAGTCTTAGCCGGAGCTGTATACTTAGTATTTATATTGAACAGAGAAAAATTCACTACTAACTATTTGGAGAATGTCGCTGTAGGTAATATGCCCGCTCAAAATGGTCTTTTCGCTATGCCCAGCTTCCCTGCCGCATTGGACCCTAGATTTGAAAACCAAGGTGTTTCTTCTTTGAGAGGAGGACCTGGTGCTCCTAAGCAAATGATGGCATTTCCCACTTCTGGTGGATCTATGTACACCGAAGAAGATATGATCAGTATGGGAGGATGCGCTAAAGTATGCGGTGAAGGAAACTACTGCAAAAAGATGAACTGCCCTTTCGGACAAGACTACCCCAAGTGGGCTACCGGTTCAGAAGAAATGGCTGTAACTCCTAACATAACTATGAAGTCTTCTGGTATGTCTAACGGTAATGGTAAGAAAAATGGAAATGGTGCTATGTTGGCCAAAGCTACCTTAGATAATCAAATTATGAATGTCGGTATGCCTGCAGGTGACTTGACTGATTTTAAGGCTTTCGAAAACAGAATTGGTAGATTTGCTACTTATCAAAACGAAGTAAAAGCTGAAGAAATGTTGCCCAAACCTGATATCGCCGCTAATGTAGATCCTTCCCAATACGTAGTATATGACAGAAATATGGGTTCTATGATGATGAAGAGTGGTAACAGAACTCCTGTTGACTTTATCAGAGGTGACGTCATCCCTGTAACTAAGAATTGTACTCCTACTATTTCTGCTCGTATTGGAGATCCTGACAGTCCCATGTTCGTTCCCAGATTTGGTTCTGATATTGGTACTCTTCAAAGAGGATACTTCACCAACTATAACGATGTCGTGCAAGTTTTGGAGGAGAGAAACTCTGCCTACTTTATGAGCAAGGGCGAAGCTTTGAGAAATGAGCTTAAGAAAGACGCTGGTATGATGTAAAGTGTTTATTTAAAAAATTATTTTAATAATACAATCATTTATTATTAAAATATGGAAAAAGTTACTTTATTTTGTCTTGATAAAAATAAAAAAATAAAAGAATGGTCTGTGAGCGTAACTGACGAAAAGGATTATGCACTTATTAAATGTAATTACGGTTATATTGACGGAAAAAAAGCATCCTCTAATACAAAGATAGATGTAGGAAAGAACATTGGAAAAAAGAATGAAACTAGTTATTTAGAACAAGCTATTTTAGAAGCTAAATCAAAACTTGAAAAGAAAAAAAAAGAAGGCTATTTAGATAATATACCTGATCAATCATCAGACATAGAAGTATATTTACCTATGCTTGCACAAGAATATAAAAAACATAAAAGTAAAGTAAAGTTTCCTTGTTTGATTCAACCAAAATTAGATGGTTATAGAATGATTTATAATCCTTACGATGATACATTAAGATCTCGTTCAGGAGCAGAGTATGAAATTCTTATTAATAGCAATATACATAATACTTTAAGAAGTATGAACTTAGAGTATCCGGTAGATGGTGAAGTGTATGTTCATAAGAATTTAGTATTTGAAGATTACGGAGTATTAAGAAAGAAGAAAATAACTACAGAAGATATGGAAAAAATTTCTAAACTTGAGTATCATATTTATGACGCAGTAATAGAAAATAAAGATTTTAATACTAGATTTAATGAACTAAAAAAATTAAATTTTAGTAATAAAGTCAGACTCGTATGCACTGTAGAATGTAAAAGTGAAGATGATATATTTTATCACCACGAGAATATGGTTCAAGAAGGTTACGAAGGAAGTATGGTAAGAAATAAGTCAGGAATGTATAAATGTAAGTTTAGAAGTTACGATTTATTAAAGTTAAAAGATTTTGATGATGCAGAATTTAAAATTATTAATTATACCTTTGAAAAGGATACCACAGCTAAAGACAATAACTTAGTGGTTTGGATATGTGCGACAAAAGAAGGAAAGTTATTTAATGTTCAAAGCAAAGGAACTAGAGAAGAGCGACAAGAACTCTATAAAAATGCAAGTAAATACATCGATAATATGCTTTGGGTTCAGTATTTCGGTCTTACTTCAGATGGCTTACCAAGATTTCCAAAGACAATGAGAAATGGTATCGAATCAATCAGAAGTAAAGTTATGTAATCGTGATCGTCTTATTAAGTTTAAAATTGGTACATCCTTTCCAAGTATATCCCATACAATTTGAAGAATATGTTATATTATTTTTATTTAATGTCAAACACTGATGCGTGTGACCTGACAACCAAGCTTTTACATTCTTTGTTAAGTTGGATAAGTCGCTACTGTAAGCACTACTTAAAAACGAATTTTGAAATTTTCCGTTCATTTCGTGAATAGGAGCGTGATGAGAAAACACAATAACAGGCTTATTTTGTGTATTAATTTCAAGTTGATTTTGAATATAATTGACAGATTCTTGGTGAAGTTCTAAATAATAACTGATATCCATAAACTCATCTTTATACATTCTTATGTATCTAAAGTCATTAAGTCTACACGCAGTTTGATAATTAATATTAGACCATAAGGTTGAGCCTATAAGTAAATAACCATCTACTTCTACAGTCTTGTTATTTAAAAAATATACATTGTCCATATCAAAACATAATGCGTGCAAGTAACTATTGCATTCATCTACAACTTTAAAATAATATTCGTGGTTTCCAGGAACTAGAAATACTTTTTTGAATTTAGAAGATAAGTCATTTAGAAAAGACTTATATTTTGAACTATATGGATCTCCAATGTCTCCTAACAGCACAATATAATCACACAAAGGTGTAATTTTAGGATATTTGTCGTGTAAGTCAGATAAATATTGAAAAGTAATCATTATATTAAAAAAATAATTATTTTATATATTAAAAAAATCTTTTTAATATATAAAATAAAATGTCCAACGTTCCAGTAAATGATAAAGAAATTGTAAAAACTAACATTGTAAACAATGTAGATATCCGAGTTATGAATTTGGATCTAGGAAAGAGTGTAGATGTCAATGCTGTTATGAGACAAGGTGATCAACTCATCGATGTGAAAAACTTTCACATCAGTGGTCAAGAATACGACGACTGGGGGCAAGATGATCAATATATTGAAAATTTAGTTCTTACTAAGTTGGGACTTACTAGAAAGTCTTAAATTTTTATCGTGCTTTAAAAAAATATATACTTTTTATTAAAGCAATTAATTATGAGAGTATTAGTTATAGGAACACACCCTTATCAAACTACAGGATATAGTAAAGTAGTTTACAATATCTGTAAATCTCTTGCTCCTCATAAAGATGTCCACTGCACTGTATTCGGCATTCAAAAATTTACCAAAGAAAATGACAACGTAAGAAATAACTTACCTCCTAATGTTCTAGCCTGGGATGTTTTTGAAAATGATAAAGAAGACTTTGGATTCGGTACACAAACTTTAAACAAGTTCGTCGTCATAAATCAACCTGACATTGTGTTAGTTTATAATGACCCTAATGTAGTTGAAAAGTATATTATGAATTTAAATTTAATTCATAATAGAAAATTTAAAATTGCAGTTTATTTAGATCAGATTTACACGTATCAAAATCCAGAAACTATTAAATATATAGCTACTCATTCCGACCATATATTCTGTTTTACTGATTATTGGAGAAATAATCTACTCACTGTGTTAGAAGATGATAAAAAACTACAAAATAAAATTAAAGAACATTCAAGCGTCGTAAAGCACGGAATAGACAGTAGATTTAATGAAATATCACCAATTCAAGCAAAACTTATGATTAACTTTTTACCAACGGATTTTGTATTTCTTAATCTTAATCGCGTTCAAGGAAGAAAGAGACCTGACTTATGTGTAATGGCTTTTGCACTCTTTTTGAAAAATACGAATGCTCAGAATGCATATCTGTTTTTTCCTAATATCAGAGATAAGAAAATAGATATACTCAAAATATTTGAACACTCTTTGAAAAAATATAACCTACCTTCATCTTATAAACAAAAACTAAAATTTATAGAAAATACAGATAAAGTATTAACAGATGATGAAATCAATGTGATTTATAATGCTTGTGACATTGGCGTAAACACTTGCGAAGCAGAAGGGTTTGGTCTTTGTAATTATGAGCACGCATCACTTGGAAAATCTCAAATTCTATCTGGAGTTGGAGGGTTATTAGACTTTTTTAATAATGATAATAGTATTATTTGCAAGCCTAAAGTTACTATTTACACAGATAATGGAGGAGACATCTTTGGAAACTCTGAAATTATAGATATTGAAGATGTTGCTAAAGCAATGGAAACTTATTATACAAGTAAGAAAAAAAGAGAAGATCACAGTAAAAAATGCTTAGAAATAAAAAATAAATACGATTGGCAGAATGAGACTAATAATTTAATTAATGTACTTAAGAAATATGTATAATTTTTTTGTAAAAAAATATCTTTATTTTTTATAAAAAAAGACTGTAAATGAATCAAAAAATAATTATTATAGGAGTTATTTTTCTAATAATGGTAGTAATAGGTAGTCTATTACTTCTTAAACCTAAAAAATGCCCATCTGATAAACCCTATCTTCAAAACGGAACTTGTGTAGCTAGTTGTTCTTCAGGTAAAAGAGATGGTAGTAAATGTTTAACTGCAACTGAAAATTGTCCTAGTTCTAGATCTAAACTTAGTGATGGTGTTTGTGTCGCTTCTTGTCCTTCTGATAACCCATCTGTTGTAAATGGAGTCTGTAGTCCTTGTTCATCCAACACTGATGGAAATATATATAATGATAACGGAGTATGCGTTGCTTCTTGTCAATCTCTAAAGAGAGATGGAAATAATTGCGTAACTGCTTGTCCTACAGATAAACCTTATCTTGAAAATAGTGTATGTGTTGCTTCTTGTCCTTTCTATAAAAGAAATATTGATGGTCTTTGTGTAGATATTCCTTTAAATTCTTCTAATTCTAGCTTTAATGTTAATGATATACTAAGGTCATCATCATATTCTTATGATGGTAATAATAATACTTTTTGGGCACCAAGCCAAGGAACAAATTCTTGGTGGATACTTTTACCACAAGACCCTACTAAAATATATAATTCATATGAAATAATATTTCGAAGAAGAACTGAATTAGCTAGTGCTAATGATACTACAACTATAACTATATATAAAAATATAAATCCAGAAGAATCAATATCACCAACTTTTAATGCTTCTGGGCATAGAACTGTAGATCTGTCTAATTTAACTCCTGAAGTTACTAGATCATCATCTAGTACACTTATTGTTACGGAAACATTAACTGGTAATTTTAACGAACCACTCACAAATGTTAGAAATTTTTTAGTTCATTTTAGCCATAGAATCTATTTGTATGAAGTTAAATTTATGTAATTTAACAGAATGAGACTAATAATTTAATTAATGTACTTAAGAAATATGTATAATTTTTTTATAAAAAAAATATCTTTATTTTTTATAAAAAAGACTGTAAATGAATAAAACTGCGATTTGCTTAATTATTGTATTTCTAATTGTAATAAGTATTATATCTTATTTACTTCTTTCGCCATGTCCTGACGGTAAAGAAAAGAAAGGATTCAAGTGTGTAGATAAAGCTGATGCTTCTACCACCTCTTCTCAACGTCCAAAATTAGTAGGTGTAGCTTCTGGTTGCACTTCTGCAGCACCTTTTAGAAATGAAGGTAGTTGTGTTGCTAGTTGCCCTGTAGGAAAAGTAGCAGATTCCACCGAAAACTGTATAGTGCCTAGACAGATAATCCCTTTAGGAGGTAAAACTGCTACTTGTCCTCAATCTCATTCTCTAAAAGAATATGGAACTTGTGTTAACGCTTGTGCGCCTGGACTATTTAAAAGTGGAACTAATTGTCTTCCTATGTGTCCTACCGGAACTGTTCTTCATAATGGAGAATGTATAGCCTCTTGTCCTACTGGTATGTTTAGAGATTTGTCAAATGGCGTAACACCAGTTTGTAGAACTTCTTGTCCTAGTGTTAGACCAGCAAATGGTTCTGTTTGTCAATCTTGTTCTTCTAGAACTCCAAGTCAAGTTAACAACAATGGAAGTTGTATGACAGCTTGTCCTGCTGGAACTTACAGAAATGATATATCCATGTGCATGCTTATTAATCCATTAGCGGCAGAAGTAGTTACTAAAACTCGAATTTCTGAAGGGTTTTCTCCGAATCAAAGATTTGTGAATATGACAGATGGAAATTTTAATAATGTATACAATCCAACTAACACGACAAATCCTACTTGGGTATATTTTCAGAATGTTACAAAATCAGGGCAATTATTATATGGATTTACTATAAAATTTGGAAGGGAAGGTGGAGATCCAAATGTAAATCTAAAAATATATAATAATAATACTACTTTAACTGATAATAATAAAATTTTCGATGAAACTTTTTTAAATGTTGGTGGTGAAATTATGGTAAGACGTTCATTTAATCCTCCAATAAATGTTACAAATTTATATCTGTTATTTAGTAGATGGATATATATTCATGAATTTGAAGTTACTGTAAGATAAATAATTATAAGATGATTTATTTTTCTTTTTATAAAAAAAATATCTTTATTTTTTATAAAAAAAGACTGTAAATGAATAAAACTGTGATTTTCTTAATTATTGTATTTCTAATTGTAATAAGTATTATATCTTATTTACTTCTTTCACCATGTCCTGACGGTAAAGAAAAGAAAGGATTTAAATGTGTAGATAAAGCTGCTGCTTCTACCACCTCTTCTCAGCGCTCTAATTTATTTGGAAATGCGGTTGGATGTACTTCATCTGCACCTTATAGAGATGGAAATATTTGTGTAGCTGTATGTCCTCCAGGAAAAGTTATAAATGATTTGTCACAATGTATAATACCTAGAAGTATAATTCCTCCTCTTACTCCTCAACAACGAGCCGCAGGAATAACTAAAGCAACTGTAACAAATGTTTCTCAGTGCCCTCCAGATCGCTTTAAAGAATATGGAACTTGTGTTCCTAGTTGTTCTCTTGGCATGATTAGAGATATAAGTGATTGTGTTGCTACTTGTCCTACTGCTAGTCCTGCTGCTAGACCTATTCTTGATATAAGTTTTGGTCTACCTGTTTGTGTTGCATCTTGTCCACCTGGTAAGTTTAGAGATTTATCTAATGGCGTAACACCAGTTTGCAGAACTTCTTGTCCTAGTGTCAGACCTCGTATAGATTTGCCAGGTGATATAAGCAGATGCCAACCTTGTAGTACAAGAACTCCAAGTCAAGTTAATAACAATGGAACGTGTATGACAGCTTGTCCTGCTGGAACTTACAGAAATGATATATCCATGTGTGTACCTATTAATCCATTAATTAGTATGGTTAGAGATTATTCTCACGGTGGTGCATCAGGTACTATTAGAGATCGTTTAATAGATGGAAATGTTGATAGTGGATGGATTCAAAATCCATCTAGTAATCCTTTTACGGTTGCTTGGGCAAACTTTAAAAATTTTAATGGAAAAAATATTTACGGATTTACATTAAAATTTGATAAAGGTACTACTGGTACTATAAATATAAAATTATATAAAAATATAACAACTACAGGATGGGGTTCCGCAACAATAGATGGAAAAACGGATACAACATCATTAACACTTGCAAATCAAATTTATAGCGAAGATTTTCAGGGAGAAGCAAGTCCTAAAAATATAATTACTATTAGACGTAATATAAATCCACCAACTCCTATAAATAATCTTTTACTTATTATGAGCAGATTAACTCCAATTTATGAATTTGAAGTTACTGTAAGATAACTAAATTATTAAATTTTTTATTTATAATATTATAAATAAAAAATAATTATACATTTTTACCTAGTTTACTAATCATCATTTAATAAATCGTCAATTTCTGCATCGACATCATTATCCTCTTCTTCCTCCTCATCGTCTTCTTGCTCTCCTTCCTTTTCATAAAGGGACTTTTCACGGATGTTCTTAAACTTACCATTCTTGAGCATATGCTCTTTCCATCTTAAGGACAAATCTTCCTTAAGTTCATTCTTAGTAGGCACTTTCAAGTTGGGGAAAGAGTCTCTAAACCAGCTCTTGAACACTTCGTAAATCTGAGACAAGGTCATTTCTTCATTGTCCTTCTTATCAACCACAAATTTCTCATTAACAAACTGATAGAAGATATCATTGTTCTCTCTATAGATCATTGTAGCTTGCATTACAATATCAGGATCAGGTTTACGGACACGTTCCTTAGATATCTTCTTGTATTCTTGCATAAGCATCCACATAAACGCTTGTTTCATATAAGGTAACTTTTCGCTAAAGTGTTCATCTCTGGGGAAAATCTTAGCCTTAACTTGTTCTTCGTATGTCTTAGGAACTTCTTTAGAATTCTTAGGAAATCTAGATTGAAATTCCATTACACGAATACGGTTCCAAGTGGCAGGATCATCACAAGGCAATCTAGGAAGTTTGTTACACACCAATACAAGCTTGAACATAGGTTTAATATCTCTTCCTGATGAATAAAGACCTCTAACATACATACTATCATTACCAGTAAGTTCTTTAAGCATACCAATATTGATAACATCTTTACTATCTGGTTCTTGTAATACCGCAAATCTAACACCGCCAATTCTATCAAGTTCAGGAGTAGCACCAGAAGACTGAGTGCGTTTTCCTGTAATGAGAGAAGTAGGAAGCTTAATTGCATAATCACCATAAGCTAATTCTTTTAGTTCAATTGTGATAGATTTACCATTATCACCCACACCAGACATTACAATAAAAGTTTTATTAATGTTACCACCTTGAAGTTCAATAGCAGAGCTTCTAATGAAGAAGTCTTTGAGTTCTTTGTTAGGAAATATTTTAGAAATAAAATCGTGAACTTCAGATATTTCAATATCATCATCCTTAAAGTCTTTGTAATCATACTTGGTGCTCATTGTTAGGTAGTCATCTGGTCTTCCTTCTCTAAAAATGCCTTTAGCAAGATCGTAAACACCATTTTCGAAACAAATGAGATATGGGTTCTTGTCAAGACGGTTAAGAAATTCTCCATTATAGAATACTTCTTCGCATTCTTTCATTACGTTATTTTTGAAAGTTGCACATTTCAAGTTAGAAATCATCTTGGCAAATAGTTTTCTGACTTTAGTAATTTGATCATCATTGTCATTTTCATTGAGTTCTTCTATCATTTGTTTTTTTTGTTTTTCAAACATTTCGGGTAACTCATCTGAAATTTTCTTTCTTAATTCCACACCATTCTCAATTCTACGCCATCTGTGGTTATCAAATTCAAACCATACCTTTTTGCTGATATTAGCGCATACGTATTGGTCTCTGTATTTTTCATAAAGAACTTTAGCAATATCATTATGTCCTCCTTCCAAACTTTTATTAATTTTTGTGTTTTGTTTCTTTTGATTCCATTTTTTATATTCTTCAGGATTATCTTGTTTAGCATAAAATCTCAAAGATCCCATGCCTTTATCTCCCTTATGCATATGCTTCCATTGATGGACACAAGCAGTTTCAGAAAAGTTATCTCTGGATGTAGTTGAAGAAAAGTCAATCCACATCTCAAGAGCTTCGTTACATCCATCGCCAATGTTCCATAAAATAAATCCAAGATCTAACCAAGTATCATAGTTATCTGCTCTAACGGGAGATATAATTTGGAGTAGTTCTGCAGCATCTTTTAAGTTTTCTTCAAGTGTATGTTTATTAAATATTTTTTTGTCCATAATTCTAGGAACATCTTTTTTAGAGATACATTCAAGTTCGCTGGAGAGTTGGTAAATTTCCTTATATTGAGAGTTAATAGATAAGATCCTGGGAAGATAGTGCATAATGTCTTTATCAAAAGAAATGGGTTGACCATCGACATCAACTAGATTGTAGTTAGTCATAGCAGATGCGAGTTTGATATCTTCAAGTTTAGAATTATAGATTTTAGTAAGAGCATAAGGAAACTGTGTAGGATCTTTTCTAGAACCATACATAAGCCAGCACTTAGAAACATAAGTTTTATCAATGAGTTCACTTTTATCTTGAATAGGAATTTTCAAGGTGTCGAAAATTTTTTCTTGTTTTACACGTTCAATGATTCTAGGAATTAAGTGAACTTCGTGATCTTGTTTTTTGAGCCATATACGAGGGTAATGGATATGAAAGCCAGCGCCTTTAATTTTTGATCCAACGATGACAGGATGGGGTTTTTCAAGGATGAATGCAACTAGGTCTTGGTCTTTAAGATTTTTGATGATACTTTTGAGAGTTTTGTTATAGATTTGAACTAGTTTTTTGATTTCATTATCAGAGTATAATTTTCTAGAAATATCAGTATTACCATCATTTTCAAAAGAGATATCGACATCAACCAAGATAGGCAAACAGTCTTGGTATCTTTCGGCAATTCCAGCAATGAAGTTATCCTTATGCTTCATAAGTAAAGAAGCATAAGTGTCCATAAATTTGTCAATATTATCGCCATCAATCACATACCTACAATTAGGACTAATCATAGATACGTGAGTGAATATGCGGTTAGAATCTGATTTAAACTCAGATAAATAATCGGACAATGTTTTATTCATTTCTATACTTAAAAGAAAAGATAATATACGACATAAAATTCAATTTAGTTTGCAATATCAATTTTGTATTTTTTTTATTTTTTCTTTCTAAATAAATAAAAATTAAAACAAACTATATTCGAAATGGATTCCAAAACTAAAAATTTACTTATTATGTTAACTGTTATTGGTATAATTACTATTATATCTTTAATAGTAATATATAAAAAATATATAAAAGAAAAAAATACTGGACCTAATGTATCTACAGTTCGTGTTATAAAGTATGACAGCACTGGAAATGTCCAAAGTGATAGCACACAGCCTCAAACTACTATGAATCCTGTATTGGGATTTATGCTTATGTTTATTTTCCTTATAATAGTAGCTATAATTTTATACACTACTATTTTAAGATATAGAGTTGCCTACAAGTCTATAGAGTCTGGTAATACTGCTATAGGACTTGCTGCATTGTCTCCTGAAATTGGAGGAGGTATCCGTTCTATATTTAGATCAGATAACTTAGATCTTATGTAAACAAATAAATCGTTGGGTGTTTCGTGTTTGATTGCATCTTCCGAGTAATCATTTAATATTAATGACTCTGCAAATGCCCATTCTGCAATAGCAGGATGGGTCTGAATGCTTATGTATGTATTTTTATAAATTATTTTGATTCCATGTTGATAGAGAGGCATATGTTCAATAACGGGACTGGAATATATAAAATGAATGTTATGGTCTTTTAACCAAGAGGTTACTAGTTGGAGAGAGTATGTTTCATTTTCATAAAATATATTTTCAAAGTGACTCATTTATTTTTTTTAAAAATAATTCATTTTTATCTTTAATAATATAAAAATGAACGCAATTTGTTTATTCGATAAAAACAGTTCTTTAAACTCGGCAAAGATAGAAGGTTCAGTTAAGTTTTATCAATGTTGTGAGCAAGATTCTACTAGAATCATAATAAGTTTAAGAGGATTTAAACCAAATAAGACTCACGCTATACATATTCACGAATACGGAGATTTCAGTCAAGGGTGTATGTCTGCTGGAGGACACTATAATCCTTATAGACAGTTTCACGGTTCATACAAACTTCACGGTATTAAAAGACACGCTGGAGATTTAATTAATAATATAGAGTCAGATGAGTATGGTAATTTTTTTGCAGACTTTAACGATGAGCTTGTTGATTTGTTTGGTCCTCATTCGGTTATTGGAAGATCTATTGTAATCCACGAAAAGCCTGATGATTTGGGAATGGGTGGAAATGATGAAAGTTTGATAACTGGAAATGCAGGAGGAAGAATGAGTTGTGCTATTATAGGATTGGCTAAAAATTAAAATCCAAGATAATTCACGATTGAACTATACTTATCCATAACTTCTTCTCCAACAATTTTTTTAAATTGTTTATTACTTACAAGACCTTCATTTATATCTCTTTCAATTTCATATTTTGAGTTATACTTATCTCTAGGTAAGTGTATATCATTTTCTCTCAATATTTTAAGCATTAAGTTATTATGAGCTCTATTCATTAGATAAGAAGAGCTATTATCTCCTGCATTTACTATATTTTTTTCTTCAATGTCTGGTAATTTTTCTTTTATTTTATTGAAGCAGTTACTAGAACAATAAACTACTAAATCAGTAATAATTCGGCCATTATCTTTTATTTGTTCGTAAGATTTATAAATTCTATCATTTGAATTTATAAGTTTATTACAATGCTTGCACATTACATATGTATCTTCTTCTTCATTATCATCTTCTTCATTATGAAAACTATAAGAATTAGAATCTTTGCCAAGTTGCTCTTTTACTAACTTGTATATTAAATTAACAACTCCAGTAGGTATTTTCACATCTACAAATTCATCATCTACTTTATATCTAGTTTCATAATACTCTTCGTCGTAATTTAATTCATAAAGATTAAATATTTTCATAATGTCCATGCAGATGGCTTTTTCTTCTTCTTCATTATTTTCATTTAATACCATTGCACGCACATAAATAAATCTTTCAGGACACTTATCTACAGTCTTATCTACCTCTTTTTTTTCTTTCTTATTTTTTTCATCATCTTTCTCTTCATTCTTCTTTTCTTTTACAAAAGGTTTGAAATCATATTCCTTCATCATCTTACCGAACTTAATTTCATCTACATCTCCTAACTTTCTTCCTCTGTAGTATCTAATAGGAGAGCGAGTAATATAAAACGAATTATGTACTCGTATGAGTGCGGAATCTGTTTCTTTTGATATCTCATCCAAGAGAATATTGAGTAATCTTTCTCTTTTTCCTAGTTCAGGATGAGTGTAAAGCTCCATGTACTTGTATTCATTGGGAATAGAAAGTAAATTGTTAATGTCTTCTTGCGTTGCTTTTGTAATATCTAGTAAGTTCCATAAGTTTTTATAAAAATATAAAACTTTAGAAGGGTAGAAACTATTTTTCAAAGGAGCTAGAGAAAACATCAAGTTAGATGCGAATTTACTTATACTAATATTTTTATCTCTTAACAAATAGTTTACAACATATTTTGCTAATATAGGTGAATACTTTTCTGCATTATCTACTTGCTTATTTATCAATTCTCTATCGGTTACTTGTTCAAGCATTTCTATTTTATCGTTTGATTGAACTGCTATAGAGTCTACAGAGCGGTTTGGATTTTTATAAAAGTCTCTTATGGTAAGCTCAGCTAAATTTTCTAGTGTTTTACTTACATACTCAGTTAATCTTGAATCTTCCAACATCAAAGTCTTTTTCAAATTATTCATCATAACTTTAGAAGTATACATTTTAGTTCTCCACCATTCGCATTCCTTTTCATACATATCTTTTGTAACCAATCTGAAAGTTCCTCTAGATACTCTTTCTTTGGATACTTCATCTTCATCTAAAATGGGTTGGGCGCTAAAATGAGATATAATATCGGGTACAGTATAAATACCAGTATATATTCTTATCGTTTCTGAAGGAGTGGTAAGAGTAATTGAATTGTCATCGTGAGGACTGCATTGGACAATATCTTTTTGATTATAGTTTAAGTGGCATAACAACAAATTATAGATTTTAGAAGGTTTATAAAAGTAGTAATCTTTACCTTCTATAGTATATATATTTACAAATTCTCCAAAGTACTGTGCCAATTCATCTGGTATATTTTTTTTATTTTTTCCATCGTGGCTAGAAATTACAACTGCATCTCTTCTAAAGTCCAAGTTCCACCAAGGTTTAGTTTGATGCCATAATAGACATTCTTTAGTAGTTTGTGAGATGGAGTTTGGCAATCTAGCTAAAAACTTGTCTGTTATAGTTTCGATTGTATTAAGTTGATTAATTCTCTTTTTTCTTCGGGTAGGATCTTGAATAAGAGGATTTTTAAGAATTCGAGTAGATTGTTTAAGATAGTTTCTTACAAAAGGAGTAAGGATCATAAGTTTTTCAACTAGATTTTTATTTTTATTAACTTTCCAAAGTTCTACATATTTTTTAATAAACTCTTCTGGAAATTTTTCTCCTGTTGTTTCAGCTAGTCTCTCATTATAAGATTCGACTTTATCAAATAATTCATCTATATCTGAAAGTTTATAGGCAGCCATATGAAACAATATATAAATCTTGCTCTTGACATCGTAAGATGTGGCTAAATTAATAAAATTTCTTGCTTGTATAATCTCATTCTCATCTTGATCAGAAAATTTTTTTGTAAAAGTCTTATTTTTAATATTCATGTAAGAGTCTCTCTCGTTTACTTTAACAATTGCAATATTCTTTTTACCTACTATATCCACGACAGTATCTACAATTAATCCAGTTAAAAAGTTAGGAGCATAAGGATATGCTCTATACAACCAACCCAAAAATTTTTTAATCAACATATTCATCTTAATTGTCTCTCCTTCCTTATCAGAAATGTTTTCTTCAAAAAACTCCTCCATTAAGTTACTTATATTTTCCTGATCACTTACCACTTCATTTTCTTCTTTTTCTAAATTATCATCAATGACATCTTCGTTATCTATATCTTCTTCCTTAAATTCTCTTATTAAGTCTTCTTGGTCTTCTCCGTATAAATCAGAAAGAGCATTTGGAGATATTGGTTCTTTCTCAAGATCAGAGAGAGCCTTTCTTAATTTAATTTTATTATTTTTATATTCTCTTACAAATCTAGTCATCTCATCATTAAAATCCCAACTATTATACTCCATATCAATCTCATCTTCGTATTTCTTAATAATGATGGACGCAAATAACTCCTTCTCTTCTTTTGACATTTTCATAAACTCGGAAATAGAAGAAGGCATCAATTTTAAGAAAGTTAATTTTTGCATTTCTTCTTTCTTAGGTGCTTCAAATTTAGTTGAAAAAAGCCAAGTCACATATTGGTATCCTTTTAAATTTTGATTTTTACGTGAAAGGATATCTCTAGATTGTCTTAAATTCAAATCTCCAGACAATCTCAGATCGGACAAACGTTTTTTCTTTTCTTCGTAGTCTTTATCTTTCAATGATTTTTCTTCTATTAGTCCTCTCCATACATAAAACGATCCTCTAGAAGTTATAATCTGTACAAGTTCTTCCTCAGGTAATACTTCCTTCTTTTCTTCTTCTTTTTCTTCGTATGTTATTAGAGTAGAAGGTTCATACTCTAATAATGTTTTTTCGTGGGTATAAAGCACGGCATCATCCTTCTCATTTACAACTTCCATAATCTTGTCAAATAATTTTAAAAAGGCTTCGTCGCATCTCTTAGCATCTCTGTTATTAATAGACACAAATAAAGTTTTATAAAGTTTTTCTCTCATGTCGTCGGGAGGATATATGATTAAAGTTTGGTCTTGAGATGGTTTAACGTATTTAGTTTTTTCTGCTAGATTTGCTTTAGAAGATATAAATTCTATAGTTTTAGAAACATTATCCTTATTTCCGCTCAAGATATCTGCAAAGAGATCTTTAATTAGTTCAATAATCTTTTTATCCGTCTTTATAAATAATAATTTAGAAGAGTTAATACATAATAAAGACATTAAGAACGCATCAGATACAGCTACGTTGAAAATTCTTTTATTTATGATTTCATCTTGAGTTAACAAGTATTCTTCATAATTTTTCTCTTTTAATAATTTATTTTTATACTTTTCTAGTTCAGTCTCTTTTTTGCTTGATAGTTCGTTTACAATTTTTTCATTTTCTTTGATATCTTTATCTTCAATTTTTTCAAATACGACTTGAGAGTCTCTGCGTATAATTTCTTGTTCGTCAATATCAATATTATATAATATGTTTTCATAAGTATACATGGGCATATTTAAGTATCTTCTGGTTTCTATAAGATCAAGTAAAGACAAATAATAATCATAAAATTGAAAATTGCAGGGTTTAGAATATATGTTATTTTCAGTTATATAGACGAATTGTTTTTTGTAAAGAATTTCTCTATTATAATTAATAATTTCTCCTCTATATGTTTTTGCACCAACTGGTTTTTTTATAGATTCTTGTTGTGGTTTATCATAAATTAAATTATTTATATTTCTTATCATATTTCTTACAACTAATTTATCATTGTATAAGATGATGTAGTTTAATAATTTCTTAACTTCTGGTATTATTTCAGGTAATTTAAGCAAATCTACTTGGCTTTCTTTTTCAAAACAGAATAAAGATTGTAAATATATGTCAGTCACAGCATATCCTAAAACTTTACTATTTTCTATCTCATCATCCGTATAAAAATAAATAGCATATTTTTTAGTTGTAGTTTGAGTAGGTGTTTTTTCCTCTTCCTTCTTTTCTTCTCTTAATCCAGATTTAGGAAAAAATTTCATTTTCTTTCTTATAGTTTTAGGCCCTTCTTCTCTAAGTGACGATAAAGGTGCTTCTTCTTTTTCTTGTGCTCTTTTTCTTTCAATTTGTTCTTGTCTCTCTTTTATAATTTTATCTAGTGGTTTTGGTATTAGTTTTTTAGAAGGGATCTGGCTTACTTGTCTTTTTTCTTCTCTGATTATGATAGGCTCGGGTTTTTTATCTGTTACTTCTTCTTTCGATTTTTGAGCTAATATATCTTTAGCTATTTTTTGTTTTTCTCTTAGTTTTTTTTCCTCTATATATTCTTTATAATCTTTCTTTTCTTTTTCAGTTAAAGATCCCATGCCAGAGTATTTCAAGCGCATTTCAATGTTGGCCATTTTTCTTATTTTTGAAATAGAATCACTTGGCTTTTTTTTCTTTTCCTCTTCATCTTCTTCATTGTCTTCATCGTCCCCTTCCTCTTCATCTTCTTCATTGTCTTCATCGTCCCCTTCCTCTTCTGCAGATTCATATTTAGAAAGAGTATTTGACTCATCGATAGAGAGTTCAGTAAACAAACTTTCGATTATATTTTTTGCTTCTCCTTTATTTATTTCAAGTTCTTTAGAAGCTTCCCTTATAAGTTTATAGATATTACCCATTGTTTCATCTAAAGTAAACTCGCCATTTTTATATAATCTTGTAAGAAGTATTTTAATTTGTATTTGCTTGTTATATTTATCTTGTAGTTGAGATTGAAGTTCTAGTGTTTCGTCGGAGGGCTTTGTGTCTGTATTATTTTTAAAAGATTTGTTAATAATTTCCTTATATTCTTTCATAGCAGATTTAATATCTGATTCGCTTATATAAGTAAGATCTGCAGTTTTAGTGCTTCTCGTTCTTACTAAACTTGCTATATTTTCAATAGTATCTGATTTTTTAATTAGGCCTTCTTCAATAAGACTGGTAATTACATCAGCAATATCGATTATTAAATTTTCAGACATTATTTTTTATTTATTTATAGAGCAATATTTTTTTTTATTTAATTAATTATAGACAAATATGTCAAAACAAGTTGATATTAAAAGACGTATAAGTATTATTGAAGCACTAACTACAAAAAAGTGCTATTCTTGTGATGAAAAAATGGATTTATTAGTTTGTTCTCTTTGCAACGAAATAAGTTTAAATTGTTTTTATTGTTTACATGATCATATCATATTTTTACTAGCAGAATTGGATATAATTATTGGAGAAGTATATGCTAATCATAAAGAGGAAGAGTTTAAAGATGACATTAAAGGTTTAGTTTCTCATTATGAGAATATAAAATTAAATTTAGAGAGACACATAATAACGTGTAAAGATTGTATGACAAAATGAGTGGTGGCGATTGGATGCTTTTATTATTCCTTTTGCTTACAACTTACGGTGCTATTTTTTTGGCCTTTTTAAAATGTCTTGGAATAAAGATTTATTAAAATGATAATCATAATTATAAATAAGTTTCAATTTGATTTATTTATAATTAAAACAAACACAAATGGGTATTCCTAAATTTTTTTACTATTGCTACAACAACTATCCTGAAATTATGACTATGCTTAAAATGAAGCAATCTGCTCCTCAGAGTATAGACTTTGTTTATTTTGACTTGAATGCAATTATTCATAAGGTCTGTCAAACTGTATTCGAATACGGCCAAGATGCTCATAAAAACATACTCGTTAGAAAAAATATAAACTTAAAACACAAGACGGAGGAGTGTTTTATTTCTGTTTGCAAGAGTATTGAGAATTATGTAAATATTTGTAAACCAAAGAAAGGAGTTTATATAGCTATTGATGGTGTTTGTGGTATGGCTAAGTGTAATCAGCAAAGACAGAGACGTTTTAAATCCGCTTTATCTAGAAAAGACGATTCTTCTAATAAGTTTGATCCTAATTGTATATCCCCTGGAACTGAGTTTATGGACAGACTTTCTAAAAAAGTTAGTTTTTTTCTTAAAGAAAAGATACAGGACGAATGGTCGCATTTAGAGCTTATTTTATCAAACGAGAAAGTGGTAGGTGAAGGAGAGCATAAGTGCATCAAACACATTAGAGATAATCCTAATAACAATTCTGTAGTGTGTTCTCCAGATGCAGATTTATTTATGCTGTTGTTATCTTGTCACGATTTTAATAATTCTAGAAACTTATATATTATAAGAGAGAATATATATGATAAGGTGGATTGTATGTATTTTGTAGTGGATGTGAATAAGCTTGCGGATATAATTGTAAAAAGAGTATCTGATGAGGTAAATAACATTAGAAAGACGGAGATTATAGTTGATTTTGTGTTTTTTTGTTTCTTTTTAGGTAATGATTTCTTACCATCTCTTCCTTGTATAGATTTGAATAGTCAGGGTATGGATACGTTGTTTGATGTCTATAGTTTAAATTTGAAGGAGAGAGGAGCGTTGTTTCATCGTCAAGCGAAGAGATTGATTTTGAACAAAGAGGCATTTATAAGTATGTTGTGTAAACTATCTGAGTTTGAGCCTAAGACTCTTAGTTGGAAAATAAAAAATAATAAAATTAATAATGATCCTTTTATTGGAAAGTGTATGTTAGATCAGGAAGGAAATAAGTTTGATATGGATAAGTATCGCAAGATGTATTATAAGAGTAAGTTTGGTAAATCTGCTCCTAGTGTAGCCAGTGTAAAAGCTTATATTGAAGGATTGCTATTTGTGTTGTATTATTATTTTGATGAGATCCCATCTTATACTTGGTTTTATTCTAATCATTATGCGCCATTTGCGTTGGATATAGCTGAAGTAATGGAGAAGCATTATAAGGAAGATAAGAATATGTTTACGAAGTATGCTCCAATGTTACCTTTGCAGCAGTTGTTTTGTATTTTGCCTCCAAGTAGTAGTGGGTTGTTACCGGATAGTCTTGCAAAGAAGATGCATAAGGATGACGAGGATATAGGAGAGTGGATGAATATGAGTTTGGAGTTGGATTCTGATTTTAAGCATCACGAATGGGAGTATGTGTTGTTGATTCCTGCTATAAATCAGAGTAAATTTATGGAGGTGTTTGCGAGTAATGTTGGAAGTTTTAGTCAAGTAGAGAGTAAGAGGAATGTAAGAGGAGTTATATATGTGTATTATACAGATGGGGAAGATTGTTATATTAAGGAGGTAAGTCCAAGTTATTAAAATGTGTTTATATTTATAATTTTATTTTATAAATATAAAAATTATTTATACAAGTATAATTCTAACTAGACCAGAATTTCCAGAAGTTGCTAGAGAAGATAACGAACCTTGTGTAGAACCAGGTGAGCCACCAGATACATTAAAAATATTAGAGGTTGATGTTATATCGGACCCATTAGAAAATTTTATACTTCTAGTGATAATCATAATAAGACCACCGCCTCCTCCACCACCTGGAGCAGAATAGTCAAGATTATTATTAGGATTTATTTTACCATTTTCTCCATTGCCTCCTCTTGCGTTTAATCTTATTGTAGAATCTTTTACTATTATTTCTCTTGCACATATGAATAATATACCTCCTCCTGTCCCTCCTAGTCCTCCTTCTAATTGTGATATTGTACTTTTTTGTCCATTTCCACCTGCTGCGCCTGCTGTTATAAAATCAGGTCCTATTTTCATGTTTATAAAGTTAGGAAATAAATTAATTTGTTCTACATTTTGAATTAGACTAGCTAAACCTTTTGTATTTCCTGTAAATGTCGTAGTTATTTTTCCTCCATTTCCTCCATCAAAATTAGGACTAGCTAACAATGCTCTTGTAGAGTTTTTAACTTCTGGTCTTACAAATTCTAAACTACCATTCATATTTTCAGTAACACTTATGTTTGAATTTATAGTTAGTGTTCCATTTACAAATAATTTAAACCCATTTGTGTTTAAAGGAGCATTAATAGTTAATGTTTCATAATACATATCTGAAGGCAAAGAATAATTTTGATTAATTATTTGTGAGCCATCAATAGGATTTCCAAATATAGTAAAAAAATATCTTAATTCTGGAAATGGAATAGTGCTACTCCAATATGGAGGATTATTAATTCCTCCATAACTTAAATACTGTCCACTAGTATTAGGATTTGGTAATAAGCTTGTGGTGTTATTATTTACTTGATATAGTAATTGATTATTTGCTTCTGGTTTATTCATATTGGTAGCTAGATATGAGCTACCTATAAAGTTACCTACAATACTTCCTGTCGATAGTGTATTCGTATCTGTGTAATATTTTAGTTCGTTATCAGTATATATTTCTTGGAAACCATCAATTAAATTATTTTTTCTAAGAGGTATATAAAATTCGTTAGAATTTTTGTTCATTTGATTTAATATTTATAATTATTAAATAAATAAAGAAAAAATAATTATAAATTATCAAATATAATAACTTTACCATCTCCGCCTTTTTGAGCATTTCCTCCAAGACCAGGATTTCCGCCGGATACGTTAAATTTACTATTATCAGTTGGGGATAGTCCTTTTGTATTTGTTATAATCACTATTAAACCACCTCCTCCGCCACCGCCTCCTCCTGTAATAATATTACCATTGCTATCAGTCTGTCCACTCCATCCATTTCCCCCAATTGCTTTTATTTTTCCATTAGGACCAAACTCAATAGTTTTTGCACATATGTATACAATACCTCCTCCTTTTCCTCCTGCTCCTCCTGATAAATTTCCCACATTATAACCACCTCCTCCAGAAGCGCCGCCGTTATAATATATAAAATTATTATTTATATCATAATAACCCATAGTTAAAAAGTTTGGATATTGATAAAAAAGTTTTTCTCCACCTTCTTTGTTAGAAGGATAAATAATATTTCCACCTAAACCAGAAACTAAAGTGCTCCCTGCACCATTTCCACCTATACCTCCTCCAAAATTTGTAGATATGCCATTATTATTATCATTATTATATAACATTCCTAAACCAAGTGTTGTAAAATTGGAAACTCCATCACTAAGTGACTCTATTGTTCCATTTATAGTAAGTTTTTCTGATACATATATGCGGTATCCAGATGTATTTAATACAACGCCGTTATTTATAGTTAAGTTTTTGACATGTAAATCATAAATTATTGAATCAGAAAAAGTAATAGTTCTGTTTATTTCTGTACTAGAAAATCCAATATTATAATAAGAAGAATAATAAGTTCTATTTATTGTTCTAAATAATATAGAATCAAAACCAGGCACATTATCATATAATCCTTTCCAAGAAGGAGGATTATTAATACCATTAGAGATTAATACATTTCCTACATTACCTCGAGGAATAGATGTAGTTACATTAGTTGATGCTTGAATTAATAAGTTATTATCAATATTTTCTTTTATTAAATTGTTTACAAGTTTACTTTTTGTGTTCAAATTTCCTAATAAATTATCTACATAAAGTATATTATTACTTATATCATAATTTAATTTTGAATTATTTGTATATAAATTTTGAGATCCGCTTTCGTCACTTACGACAATTGGGTAATATTCATCATTAGGATTAGTAGCAGGACCTCTTTTTAATTGAAAGAAGTTATTGTTCGAATTATTTTTATAAAAGTAATATTTTAATAGTATCAATATTAGACTTATAATTAGAAATATAATTATTGTATATTTCATTTTTATAATAAAGTAAAGTTATTTTTTTTAAAATTATAAATAAATTATTACGACTCTTCCACTTTGACCAGGCAATCCTATAGACGTGCTAACTCTTGAAGACAAACTACTCTGACCAATTCCTCCGTCACCAGGACTTACATTAAATAATCTTTCAAAATCAGCATCAAGCATTTGTGTCCCATCTGATTTTATTATTCTTCTAGTAACTATAAATATTAATCCACCTCCACCTCCGCCTCCACCTCCGCCTCTACTGCTATCTCCTCCTCTTCCTCCTTTAGCTTCTATTCTAGCATTAGGACCTACTATTATTTCATTCGCACATATATGCACAACTCCTCCTCCTCCTCCTCCATTTCCTCCAAGATGAATCACACCATTTAAATTAATAGTTTCTCCACAACCTCCTGCAGCACCTCCATTTACATTTATCATACCTTCTGTATTATTGTTCATAGATAAAGTAGTTATAAATGGAGGATGAAGAAAAGTTTGTATATTATATAATATTCTTGCAAATCCTCCGTTACCTTTATACAATGTATTTGTTATAAAACCACCATTACCTCCGCTGAAAAAAGGTAATCCTGATCCACTCTTAAAAGTATTCTTAATTTCAAGGGCATTAGGTGGTGTTTTATTTACATATGTTGAACTTGAAGTTGTACCTCGTATTATTCTTGTATCTTCTGGATAATATCTTCCGCTTATACCACCATTAGATGCAGTAGCATCACTTCCATTATTCAAAATAACTCCATCTAATCTAAGAGTGCCTGATACAAAAAGTTTACTTCCACCAAGCACAAATGCTCCAGAACTACCTATATTCATATTTTTAAAAAATATATATCTAGGATTTCCACCTCCAGATGATGTATTATAAGTTCCGTCTAAAGTACCTGTTCCAAAAAATGTAGCATTTGGAAATATATAAGTAGAAGTAGGAGGAGGAGGAACTATCCATATCGGAGCATTATTTACCTGAGATGTAAGAACTTGACCGCTATTTCCTTGTGGTAACAAAGATGTAGTAGTCGCATTAGTTTGCAATAGTAAATTTCCAGTACCATTTTTTTCTAAATTTAATGCACTTGCTGATATTCCATTAAAATTAGCAGAAATGTCCTTTACATACAATGTTCCGGTTTGAGCATTATAATTCAAGTCTATAGGATCTGTAAGTAATTGTTGTTTAGAATTTGTGTCACTGACAATAACAGGAAAGTATTCGTTAGGATTCGAAGGAGATTTTACTATAATAGATCGAGCATTACTACTAGTATTTTTTAGCAATTTGTAATGTACTAGTAAATAAAAACTTACTATAAATGTGACAAAAATTAACAAGTTTATTATGTTCATTTTTTATATAAAAATAAATATAATATAAATTTTAAAATTACAAAGAAGTTATCATTACTTTATTTGCACTAGAAGCATTACCATTTACATCACCAGTCAAAGGCCCTGAAAATCCAATTGCAGTTACATTACCGGTAAAAGTACCAGTTTGACCAGTTACGTTACCAGTCAGATTACCTCTAAATGACCCAGCAGTAATATTTCCTGATCCTACAGTTAATCCAGCTGCTGTTAACTGACCAGTAAAAGAACCAGTTTGACCAGTTACATTACCAGTTAAAGGTCCTACAAATTCAGTTGCACTTACATTACCAGTAAAAGAACCAGTTTGGCCAGTTACGTTACCAGTCAGATTACCTCTAAATGACCCAGCAGTAATATTTCCTGATCCTACAGTTAATCCAGCTGCTGTTAATTGACCAGTAAAAGAACCAGTTTGTCCAGTTATATTACCAGTTACATTACCAGTCAGATTACCTCTAAATGATCCAGCAGTAATAGTTCCTGATCCTACAGTTAATCCAGCACCAGTACCTCCTATAGTTAATATATTATTATCTCCAAATAATAAGTTTGGACTAGTACCAAAATTTCCTGCATTATTAAATTGCAATTCTCTATTATTACCAGCTGCTGCTAAATTACCGGCAGAAGGAAAAGTAGAGAACTCATATGTTTGTCCTGTCCATTTTAAGTATTGATTAACTGGTATTTCTGATGAAGTAGGCTTAACTATATAACCTGTATCATTTGGTCCTTTTTGAAATAATAATTGATTCGCTTCACCTCCTTTAATATTATATGCACCTGCAGCATCTACATTTAATAAATTATTTTGAGTATCATACCATACATTAGGACTAACTGCTAATTGCTGAGGACCAGTAGATGAAGAACTAGTCATTGTCAAAAATCTTTTATTTGCTTCGGTAACAGAAGGAATAGTAGCTCCTACCATTCCTTGTGCTCTCATAGGAACAGGACTCATTCTCATATCATTAATAGATTGATAAGCATTATTTGTCATTCTTTGAGTAGAAGGTAAACCTTGCATATCAGAAGAAAAAATCTTTATATTTTTAGCGGAACCATCTAGATCTCCTTTGAAAGTTCCAGCACTAAGTACATTAGTAGAAGGATTATAATTAAATTGAGGAGAAGCGATTTTGATTGCTTTTTTTCCTTCCCCTTCGGACATCATAGGGAAATAAGTTTTATTATCAGAAGCTACTGTAGTTGTTGCAGTGCTTGGAGAAGAGTTTTTAGTCATTAGTAATACTACTGTTACGACAATTACTACTGCGACACCTACAATTAGAGAAAGTTGGACGTTTGTTAATGCCATTTTTAATATTAATAAAGAAAAAATACTTTTATTTTTTAAAAAAATAAATACCCAATAAAAACAAAACAATACTTCCAATTATAAATACTAGGTAAGACATCTCACTTTTTTCACTTCTAGGACTGAAAACAAAATACTCTGCATTTTTAGCAAAAAAATCCTTATAATTTGGTAATAAATCATCATTAATATAATCGAGTTTTATATTAGGATAATTCCTTTCTATAAATTTTTTTCTACCTTGCACCAAGAATGAATTGGGATCTATCTTTACTTGATTTCTAAGTTCTACCAACTTGTTATCTATATTGTAATCTTTATAAAAATTCAATATATAGTCTGAGAAAACTGCAAAATCTGGATAGACAGAAACACAATTCTTTTCAATCGCTAACTTGTCTATATTTTTATAACAATAAAAATATCCTTCTCTTCCCCAAGTTACTCCTAACCCTGGATCTAATATCCAATATTCTTTACCGTCTTCGTCCTTTCCCCACCCCATTATAATAACGCATCTTGCTCCTATTTTTTGATCATTATTATCAGGTCCGTCATAAATATCATTTCCGTTATAATATTTAAAATCATCATATACATTCATTACAGAAATAATTGGGCCAAATTTGGCTATTTCCCATTTAATCGTCTCGGAGTTAGGTGCTAAATTCACATTAAATATAGATCTGAATAATCTTGCATCCGTATTATCTAAACATTGTGAATGATTTTTTCCTATAATATCTCTACACGAACTATAACGATTAACCATGTCTTTTAAATCTGAGAAGTCTTCAAATCTAGCGTAACCTTTATCCAGTAAGGCCTTATAGTTAAAACATCCTACGTGAGCTGCGCCAAAAACATATATATAGTTAAGAGCATAGTAAACAGACTTTTTAAAAATATCATCTGCAAATTCTTCATCTCGAACCATTATGTCACGTATAGGACAATACATAAGAACAGTATAATTTATTTTTGGCATAATCTGGCCTACAGACAAAATACTAAATCTTGAAGACAATGTTCGAGTAACAGCAGTGTTCCAAGAAGATTGGTGTGTATGGGATAGAGGAGTTAGAAAATCTGCCCATATATCTCTACCGTCAAATTTTTCTAACGTATTTACATTTTTATCCTGTATATATCTGTCTGTATGATCCACAGTAGGGTAGCTATCTTTTGTGGGGTATGAATAGAGAGTGGTATGTTTATATTCGTCTAGAAACTTTGTATATTTATTATCGTCAATAAGTTCTATTCTTTCTGTAGTCATTATATTAAATAATAAAAAGATAAGACATTTTTATTATTTATTTATTCTTCATTGTATAAAACTCTATAATTTAATACATACCAATCATTTACCTCTGGTTCGATATAACCAAACTTATAATACATTTCAGGATTCTTTGGTCTAAATCTATACTTCTCAAAAAACTCGTCTAATGACACCATACAATCTAAAAAGTGACTATCATCTTCCTCATTCTCTAACACATTATCACTACAATAATCTTTCAATATTCTATGATATAACTTAGTAATCTTCACATCAGGCATAACCTCTATTTTCTTCATTGTTTCTGTTATGGTTTCTAAAGGCACATTAAAAAACTCTCTATTCTTCTTAACTCTATATCTTCGTAATAGGAAAAACAACAATCTTTCGGCGTGACAACTATTTTGAAATACTCTATTGGTAGTATATTTATATTCCGATGGCTCTATATAAGTTGTCACATAGTTATTAAGTCTATTTTGCAAACAAGATGTCCTACCTAATTTATAAACATTTTCTCCATAACTAGTAAACATCTTGTTCCAAAGACAATAAAGATAACCCTTGTATTCCGAATTCATTTATTTTAACAACAATAAAAATGATTTTATAATCTATTACACAATATAATTCTGACTACACTTTAAATATTTTTCAATATTTATTATAAAGTAAAAAATGAGCTCTCCTAAATTCTCCGTATCCAAGTTCTTTAACTACATCCAAAAAGATTACATTATTGACTGGCTTAATCTCTATGCATCAAAATATAACTACAAAAAACAAAAAAGAAACACCTTCTTTATGGACGCTGGAACAAAACTTGAACACAATATCAAAGATGTTCTGAGCAAAGACTTACCAAGTAATGAATTTGTAGATTTAACCCAGTTCTTATTTAAGAACTATACTCACGAAGAACAAACTAAAAAGTATCTAATGGCTGATGATACTCAATGCGTATATCAAGGTTTCGTAACTAATAATAACTTTTATGGTATAACTGACTTTATAGTTAGAGATCAACTCTTGAATAAATGGTTAAATCTCTACTCTAATAAACCTATTTCAAATGAAGTAAATAATAGTTACTCTATTGTAGATGTAAAGTCATCTTGTAAGATATCATCAGAAGGAAAAATATTAAGAAGCACCAAGAACTACGATTGGTTGCAATTTCAGTTATCTATGTACTCTCACATGCTGTCTAGTTATGAAAATGTGCCTGTATCTAATAAAGCATATATAATGACTTTTAAAAATGAAAAAATAACAATGGGCGAAATAGACCTTATTAAAATAGATGAAGACTTTTCAAAGTCTTTATTAGAGTATATGCGTGCTATAAAAGAAGATGGACTTAAATGGTCTTTATTTCCTGTTCCAAATAACGACTATCTTTTTCCTAATATGAATAATACCTATGATGACGATTGGAGAGATGTAAAGAAAGATATTTCAAAGAAAATAGGAGAATGGACGCTATTGCCCTATGTTACTATTAAACAAAGAAAAGAGTTATGGAAAGCTGGTATAAAGACTTTCAAAGATAAAGATATAATGACTAAATTAGATACAGTACCAATTAAGTTGAATAAGTCTATGATACAAGTCAATCAGAGTAATGTATTTTGTGAGACAAAGAACGGTGATAAAGTAAAAGAAATACTTTCTCAAAAAATTAATAAAGATGATGCACTAATTTTTATAGATATTGAAACGATATATGGAAATTCTAATTTCTATCCATTTATGAGTTGTGTATTCTCTTCAAAAGATAATGAACATATTATTAGTATGTGCGAAACTATAGAAGATGCAACGCAGGATATGCTATTGGAATATACTTCTAGTGTATTAGAGGAATATGCTTTGAAATATCAAAAAATTAAAGTTATACATTACTCAGGAAATGAGAACAGAATTTTTAGACAAAATGATAATATCGAGTACATTGATTTATACGCTATCTTAAACCAGTGTCAATTTGCTATGACTGGATTATTCAGTTTAAAACTAAAAGAATTATACAAGTGTATTGTTAGAAATAAAACTGAAACTGAAATATCTAATGGCTTTGATGCAATGAATATAGGTCTCAAATACTATAATACTGAAAATAAGGAAGAACAAAAAAAATATAAAACTGATTTGCAAAATTATATAAAAAGAGACGTCGATATACTTGTAGACTTAATTAAATATTTTAATCGTTACTAGAATAAAAATGAGCAAAGTTTATAACACTCGTTCTAAAACTGGTAAACTTGCCCCTAAAAAGATTATTGATTATACTAACTCTGAATCCGAAAGCGATACTGAACAAGAAAATATTACAAAAGATGAAGTAAATAAAGACGAAATTAAAAAGAATGAAAATAATAATGATGAAGTAAAAGATGAAAAACTAAAGAAAAAGAAAGTAAGAGGAGGAAATATATTTTTTAAACTACTTATAGATACAGCAAAGAAAACATCAAAAAACGATGAAAATAAAGATGACGAGGAATATGAAGATGACGAAGATGAAGATGACGAAGATTATGAAGACGACGAAGAAGATGAGGATTACGAAGATGAAGATTTTGTATATTTGGATGAAGATGAAATGAAAAAAGCAGAATTACTTGAGACTATTGAAAATGAAAGCACTTTGCCAATTCATATAAAAGAAATATTGAAAAATAATCTTGAAAATTCTAATGACTTTGGTAAAGTAAAAGAATGGATTACCAATGTAATGAAAATCCCATTCAATAAATATGTATCATTACCAGTAGATCTATCATCTAATAAGATAGATATAATTACATTTTTCAAAAATTCTAAACAAATTTTAGATAATATCATTTACGGTATGGAAAATGCAAAAGAAGAAATTATAAACTACATTGCTCAGTTTATCTCAAACACCAATACTAAACCCAGAGTCTTAGCACTTCAAGGACCTCCCGGTGTTGGAAAAACAGCATTCTTGCGACGTGGGTTATCTCCTATTTTAAACAGACCTGTTAAATGTATTTCTATGGGTGGAATAAGTGACGCAGCAACATTTAACGGTTTTGATTATACATACGTAGGGTCAAAATATGGTATCATTTCAAGGAATATTATTGAAGCAGGAGTAATGAATCCTATTATATATATGGATGAGATTGATAAAATATCAGAAACTTCTGCAGGTCAAGATATTATTAACTTTTTAATTCATATAACAGATCCAGAACAAACTGCTACATTTGAAGACAAGTATTTTGCAGGTATTCCTATAGATCTTTCTAAAGTATTGTTTGTATTTTCATATAACGACGAGAGTAGAGTAAGTCCTATTTTGTTAGATAGATTAAATGTTATTCGTATAGCTTCTCCATCTACAAAGGAGAAGGTTGTAATTGCAAGAGACTATATGCTCAAAGACATTTGTAAAAATGTAGGTATTTCTAAAGATGAGATTGAAATAACTGAGAATGCAATTCGAAGAATCATTACCACATCAGACTCTCAAGGTATGAGAGATATTAAAAGAAATTTGGAGACTATTGTAATGAAGATTAATACTCTAAAGTTAACTGGCGGAGAGCTCAATTTTTCTTTTAATATAAAACCAAAAGAAGTAACAGAAGAGTATTTGGCTAAATGTCCAGGTAAGACTAAACTAAAAAAGATGGAAACTAGAAAAAAGAATGTATATGTTGTAGATGAAGATAAGGTAAGTAAACTTTTGAATGAAAGAAATGACAATGTTTCTTATAAGATGATGTTTATTTGAAAAAAAATTTTTATTATTTATTTTTATAATAAATAATAAAAAATCAAATTATTTTATATTAACTACATCTCCATGTTTAAACAATATAGGTTCAAAATGACCTCCATTCCAACTAATAACAACCCAACGATCCTTATTATTTGAACATAAAAATTCTATGAAAGTCTCTTCTTCATTCATAGCTGCATTTCTTATATTTTTTACAATTACGTTGACATCATACATTTCGCAAAATGCTCTTATTTCAATTGCTCCACCCCAGGTTGAGTTACTGCGCATATGAGATACATATTTTTCTATATTAGTGTCATCCAGTTCTGCGATAGTTTTAAGGTCAATTTCTCCTCCAACTAACTTTGGATTAGTTTGTAAGAAATCGCAAATATCTTGCCTCAATTTTATAAAGTCTTGATGACTTACAAATGAAGACAACGATTGAAATAAACAACTCATTTTAAATAAAAAAAAGCAACCATTTAAATATGAAAGTTGAAAAAACTAGAAAATTGTATAAAAAAAGAAGACACAACAAGGAAATTAAACGTTCCAGACAACCTTGGAACAGTAACTCTCCTTCTGATAACCAAGAATCAAATGATAATGATATAGAAGAAAAATCTTCTAATAGTTCTGAGCTGTCACTTGATACATCACCTCAGGCCAGTCCTTCCAATGAACCTAAAATATCTAGTGAGGTTATACAATTTTTAAACAATCCTCAAACCCTCTTGGAATTTAAACAATTCCAAGAATATTTAAAAATAAAAGATACTATCCGCACTCGCTCTAATTCTGCAATAAATGAACTTCCTAAAAATACTAAAGAAAAATTGCCTATCACTCCTCCTACTACGCCCACAATTACCAAATCAAAACCTTCTGCAGCTGAAGTTGACTTTTTAACTTCTATAGACGAAGAGGATGATTTTTCGGAAACTATAGATGATAATACAGAGATGCCTGTGCAAAGAAATAATGCTAGTTTCTGAAATACTTTTCCATTTCATCTTTTAAAAACTTATAAGACTTTATAAAATCCTTATGTACATCTAAATGAGTTATTTTAGAATTGAGTTTTTCAAGTAACTCTAATGCAGTCATTTCTCCTAAATAGACTATAGAATCAAATGTCGTTAAAGAATCTGCAAATAAATCAAACATCACCGAATATTCATTTGAATCTGTGTCTATAGAATACCTACGAGAATTTTCTTCATCTGAAATAGTATTATCTGTTTCAGAGGAATCTATCTCAAGAAATCTAATAGAAGACATAGAACTTTTACGTTTTAGTTTAGCAGGAGTATTCGAGTATGTATTAGATTTTAAACGAGAAAATATAGGTTTATTAGTTTTTGACTTTATGCCTAATACTACAGTACTGCATAGATTATCATTCTTAATTATCTTAAGCCAAGAGAGAGCATACCACAATTGTTGGACTTGTGAAAATTCTAGCCATATACTTGCGAATACTAGATAGTGTATTAGTGTAAAATAAAAAGGTTCTTGAATGTTCTTGATAATCTTTGGTTTTTTAATTACATTTACAAACTTATGAAGATCATAAGTTCCAGGTTTAAAATAATCGGTTAAAGAAAGCATAGTTTCAATTCGATTTATTGGGTATTTTGTATCATTTTTAGAATTTAAATTTCCCATTATATAAATTTTATTATATTAAATATATAAATTGATTTTTATATATTTAATATTTTATCTCTATTAACTTATAAAAACAAATGAGTCAGTCATTCATAAAATCAGTAGATGATACTTACAAGGCACAATTAACCAACTTTTTATTTCGCTTATTTGATAAAAGAAGCGGAATAAAATCATCATTGCTATCCAAATACATAAACAACGACACAATCTACAAATTTGCACTAGCTCTTACCCATCCCTCATTTGATAATGAAAATAATTATGAATATTTAGAAACTCTGGGTGATGCAACTTTGAACAAATGTGTAGTATGGTATATTCATAGAAGATTCCCTCAACTTAAAACATTACCTGACGCCAACTACAGAATGTCCTTGCTCAAATCTTCTAATATCAGTCGTGTAATGTTTGCAAAACTATCTAATAAATTAGGAATAGATAAACTTATTAGATACAATCCTACTTATATTAAAAAAGGTAAAGTTCAACATGTCATTATAAATGACAAATTAAGAACAGACACGTTTGAGTCTATTATGGGTTGCATTGAAGATGTAGTCGACAATGTAGAAAATATAGCTTGTATCGGAGCATCAATCGTATACAATATATTATCGTCTCTTATGGACGAAGTACCTATAAGTATAGAACTAGAAGATATTGAAGATTCTAAATCTGTATTTTTAGAGTTAGTTTCTCAAAAGAAAATATTTGAAAATAAGGCAGTAGACGCACAAACTAAACATATTGTTAAAACAGATGCAGGAGACAGAACAGAGTATACTTTTGTAATTACGTTATATTTTAAGATAAAACATCCACAAACAGATAAAACAATTGAAATGACCTTCACATCAGAACCAGCAAAAACTAAATTGCAAGCTGAAAAACAAGTTTATAAAACTGCTCTTTCTAACTTACGAAAAGACTATGGCTTTTAAATCAACTGAACTTCGTATACTATCATATTACTTGGAACAGATAAAACTACTTGATTAGTTGTGATTGGTGTAAATGTAGCTTCTCTTACATGTTTATTTCCATTTTGATCAAACTTTAAAGTTGCAATAGGAGTAGTGGCACTTGCATTTTGTAGTAACTTTACCTCAACTGGAGTAGTTGAAGATTCCTTTTTAGCTGCAGCAACTACTTTCAATCCTTTTAATGGTTTATTTCCTCCATTTATATTAAGATTAAACTTGACATCATTTGCAAATTGAAAAGCGCTCGTATTGTAGTTACCATCAATTAACATTCCTAATTTGTCAGCTTCAACCCCACCGTCGCGAGTGGGATTATCTTGTTTAACTATAGGCTGGCATTTTCCTCCAATTTTAACATGCCCACTTTTACAGGTAAAAAAGAAATAGTAAATTAAATAACTTATCACTACAACTGCTAAAAAAATAATAAAGTATGTTACTAATTTTTTGTTTGATTCAGAAAACATTTTTTATAATACTAAAAAGAAAAAAAAATTTTAGTATTATAAATATTGATTATTAATAGAATATTTAAATAAGTTCTACTTCGTGGACAGTTACACCAGGAGGAACTTCTAAAGTCCATTCTGGAACTGCACTTGCCAAAGCAGGATTAAACAACATACCTACACTCTTTACCTTACCATTCTTAGGGAACTTAAAAGTTAACTCGCTAGTTCCACTCTTTAATTTTAGTTCTACTTGCTCTGTTTCGGAAGTTCCATCCGCTTTAGCAGTTACTCTAGCACCTTTTACAATTTTAGTTGCATCCTTTACTTTCAATTTATAACTAGTATTAGTTGCTCCTACAGTAGTAACTCCAGTTGACAAATTCTTATCTCTAATTTTAGGTTCATCTATTCCATTTGCAGCAGTAGGAGTATCTTGCTCTACTAGTTTATAACATTTACCATCTACTTTAATTTCACCAGATTTACAACCTAAAAGCATTTTCAAAGCAACACCAATAATTACTCCAAGTAATACAAAACCCAACAACATGAATATAGTTTTTTGAGATTCGGGAGACATTTTTTATATAATTTGAAAGAAAAAATAAATTATATTATTTTTTAAAAATTTACTTTCTAGATCTGCTTCTACTACTTCTCTTTCTGCTAGATCTTGACTTACAAGCAGCAGGCATAGACTTCTTACCGTGGTAAACCTTAGAGGCTTCCTTCATAAGTTGGGGACCGGTAACACCGCATTTGCTAAGTTTCTTAACAATTTGCGACATCTCTCTGAGAGCAGGATTCAATCTCTTTTTAGAAGAACGCTTGGATGATTTTCTACTAGGCATTTTTTTATTATTAGAAAAAGAAAATAAATTATTAGTTAAATAATTATTTTTTTATAATGATTCGTTCCAATGAATAATTATAAAGTTGTAGGTTCTTTTTCAATCTCTCCTAATCTTAAACAATTAAGTCTACATAAATATGCCATAAACTTGGAAAAAGTATTTATAAATATACAGACCTACATAAAATTAAATAGTGTAGTTTCTATCTCTTCTAAACACAATATTATATCATATATACTTCCAGACTACAAAATAAAATTGCATAAACTTTCTACTTATTTAATACCTAAATTTAAAAATATTAAAATAAAAGTCTATTATAAAGAAAAAGATATAAATAATAATGTCGTATTATCGTTTAATGAATTAACAGAAAAACTTACTTTCAAAAGAAGAAAAAAACTTAAATCTTTGTCTTCTGACCAAATCATAATCTTAAATTCTAATAGTAAAATTTCTAAGATAGTTATAGACGGTCTTTTATTGAATTCAAATTTAGATAATAATATAAAAAGATATACCAATAAGCTTGATGAAAAAATTGCAATAAAAAATGTTGTAAAATGGTTTGCAAACAGCCATATATATTCTATAAATAAACTTGTAGATATACTAGATAATATAAGTAGTATAAATCAAGAAGATAAAATAAATTTGGTGCGAAATGAAATGGCAGGTGTAAGTAATGATTTTATAAATAGTGGAATTATTAATGAAGTATGTAATAAATTAGAAAAAATTATCTTAATTAAATAAAATTTAATTAAAAACTTTTATATCTAAACCTTATAATAAGATTTAGATATATTTTAAAAAATGACTATGCAAATGCCCAAATGGAAGACGTTTACTCTCGAATCTTACGAGATTCCACACATATACAGGGAACCATCTAAGGCTATTTTTACTACCAAGAGAGACAAAATCACAGAGGCAGATGTCCAGTGGATGACTCGTCCTGATGGTCAACACTCAGATCCCACTAGAATAAATGAAGCTATACAAGTTTATCCTAGAGGAGTTGACCCTGTCTCTAAAGTCAAGTACGGAACTAATCCTTATAAACTAGAAGTTATTAGAATTCCTGAAGTTCCTGCTGAACAAAATGTCGCTATATCAAGACCAAGACTTCATCAAAATATATTCGTCAACACTAACCCTGGTATCAGAGAATCTGCCAGTGTTGTAGATGTTAACACCAAGATAGATATGGCCAATATAAAGAAAATTACAAGCAAAGAAAAAACATTAACCCAAATAAAGCCTACTGCTAGTTATCGTATAGATTTTGTAGATCCTAACATATTCAGACTAGATTTTAACAATAAGGCTCTTGAAGATGATACTGACTATTATTCAGTTATGGCTAATAAAATTATGAAAGTTCAAACAGACGGAAACAGAGATTCAGATAATGTAAAACATATTACAGATAAAATACACTCTGAAAATGTTATAGCAGGTATGTCCTCTTACAAAACTAATAAAAATAATGAAGGTTACACTGCTGACAAAATAGCCGACAGAGCATTTGCCTATAATGTCAATGCTGCCATGTCTTCTTATAAAACAAATGAAAATAACCAGATGTACACTGCTGATAAGATATCAGAACGTCCTTATGTAGAAGGAGTAAATGCTAAGATATCTTCTATAAGATATGCAGGAGGTAATACGAGCGAGTTTGTTCAAGATAAGATTGGAGCTAATGATTTAAGAGTAATGAATGTTCAGGCATCTTATTCTAAACCTACTACTCAAGTAGTAGTTCCTGATATGAACTTGGTAAGCAAACAAGATTTACAAAAGATTATAAGTAAGCAAATATTTAGAAAAGATGATGTTATGAACGCAATGGACGCAGGAGTTACTCTGCAAATGAAACAGTCTCAAGTAGAAACGAACAGTGCAAAGACCTTAAAAGAATTACAAACTCCTGTGATGAATACAGATGTACCAACTGTTAATAAGATTGTAAAAGAAGCCATGCCTGTAGCTAGAACAATGTCTACATTACCTAATATGGAAGTTAGACAAGAGGAATTTACAATGAAAGAAAATAATAAAAGAAATTTAGCATTCCGAATGCAAATGTATAATCCCGAACTATTTTAAATAATAATTATATTTTACATATAATTATCAACAAATGCCAAATATAAAAAAAGATATATTTACAGAATACGAAAAGTGCTTAAAAATAATAAATAAAGTATCAAGCAACTATAAAAAAACTTACTGTAATCAAATTTATAAAGAGTATCTGATGTCAAGCAGGAAGTAAGCTAACTCCAAACTGGGAATATTTATCAACATCTTCAGTTATATATTTCTGTTCAAGTGTTCTATTTCCATTTTCATCGATGTCAAAATAATGAGCTAACCATAAATTATTTTCTTTATGCACTAGCTCTACTAGAACTGTAGTTGATTTCAGGTTCATAGAATCTATAATGAAATTAGCGTGACTTATTTTATGGGAAGTTAATGATCTTTGCAATACTGGAGTAGAAGACATTTTTTATATATGATATATAATTATCAAAATATTATTTAAAAATCAATTTTAAATAATATATCGTTGCCTTGTTTCGATCAAGGGTCCTTTGGGTTATGAGCCCAACGCGCTTCCTCTGCGCCACAACGATTACATATAAACATCAAGATAATAAATTTATTTATTTATTAATTTATAAAAATTCTCATACGAACTACAAACTGTTTTCTCACCTGTATCAAAATCTACATAAGTATAACTCTTTATATTTTGTGGACTACTTAGTATATATCCTAATAACCAGTTATAAATACTTCTATCCTCTTGGTCTTGATGTCTCTTATATTCTTCAATATTTTTTGGATAATAGGTTCTAGAATATCCTATCATATGAAATGGTTTTTTGATGATATCTATAAAACAAGAATTAGGATCGTGACCACTTATTAATACAGAATCGCAATCTTTTATGTCTTCCTGCAAAACTTTATTGTCATAAAAATCATTTGGAAATCCAGTTGAAATATAATAGTTTATATTACGTTCAGATCTTAAGTTCCTACCAACTCCTGTTGAGAAATGAAGAAGTGTACTATTCAAATCCTTAACATTTATTTCACTATAATTATCAGTTAAGGATGTCTTGGAAATTAAATTAAATCCTTCTTTTTTCATTGAAGATATTAGATAATTTACAAAAGAATCTCTATAAAAAGGTCTGTAATAATACTCATAGCCATATTCATTTCTAGGTCTAGCGTCGACAAATATGAACTTTTTAGTAGTTTTAAAATCTTGTAGAACACTCGTATGTAAACCAGCACCAATATAAATTATTTTCTTGTTCATTTTATTCATATAATTTATAGTTTCTGTTTAATATAGTTTATTTTTTACTTTCTTTGTATACTTTATAAGACAGATATAATCCAAAGAAGTTTTTAGAAAATAGATCCAAGACGTTATAAGATATATTTTTTTCTTTATAAGGCATTAGAGCAGCTATGCCATAAGTACCCCAAAATATAAAAAAATACCAATATAGTAATTTTATTTCCTTTTTAACTCCCTCTTTTAACCCTACTAGCTTTTCATCTTTTACAAATTTATCATATATGATTTTGTAATATAACAAAAATGGTACAAAACCAATGTATACAGAAGTTTTAATAGGTATTTTTTTTATTTCTCCTAAAAATCCTAACTGCAACATTATCAAATTTAAAACTAATACTATGTGTATCGCATTTTTGTTCTCATTATAAATCTGAGAAATAGACTTTGTTTCATCTTTTAGATACTCTATATAAACTATCAAAGTAAACAACATAACTGATGTGGTTAACACCCAGTCATAGTATCTATATTTAGTAACATCATTAACTGTATTGAATGATGTTACTAACCAAGTATAAAACAATCCTTCTATGACTTGTACAGCAAGTTCAAAAGATAGTAATTGTTTTAATACTGATTTTTCTTTAGGTATGTCTATTTGCAATGCCAAAACATCTACTAAACCAGTTATTATTTGTGCAGCTAGAGAAAACTTAGCTGTTGTATGAATTAATTTATCCTCTTCCATATTATTAAATTATAAAATAAAAAATAATTTAAAAAAAAATTCTTTTTATAATAGTAAAAAATGAAATCTCTTCTCTTTACTCTTTTCGGCATTATTGCCTTGTTTACTCCTTCACTCTCATTTGACTGTAAAAATGAAAAAATGAACGAACTTTGCTTATCTCCTGCCGTAGATTGCTGCTACACTTGTGTTAAAAATGTCGTCCGTCACGACGAAGTTGTAGATCACAAACTTTCTATTTGCGTACCTGTATTTCATAATCAACTAGGAGCTTTGGATAATTATCCTTCTAAAGAATGGAACTGCACATTGTTCAGACATAATCCTTCCTCTGACAACGACCACAGTCATCCTGTAGACCCCCTTCCTCCTGTTGTAGATGACGAAGAACAATTCGATAACGACGTAGAAGACGAGATTGATACGATTGATGATGTAGTAGATATGATTTTTGATTCAATTAATCATAATATTAAATCTGAGAATTATGAGACAGAAGGTATCCTTTTTCCAGCTTGTTTTGGACCAATTTGTTTGAAGCAAGGATGGCAATTTCATAAAACAGAGTTCGGAAAAGATTGGTGCGGTCTCGGAAATTGCTATGTTGTAAATAAGAAATATTATTGCACTTATCCTACTAACTGTGGTAATTCAAAAAAGGGTGACATTCACGTCTATAATGTGAATGATTATCATGATTTCGAGACACTTGGAGGTTGCGGTGCTGAAAAGTTTAAGTGTATGTTGAAGAAGAGTTGTCGTAATCTAGTTAAACAGCTTGAAAATTGCGACGAAGATGCTTTGTGCATTTATGGTGTAGTTACAGGAACTGAAAATGAGTCATTTATAAATTTGGTAAAGTGTATGTTCCCAAAGTAAATTATTATTTTTTTTAATTTATATGTTTATTATAAATTAAAAATGTCTGACAATATACTTGAAATTAATAGTAACTTTAGATCTGCTTATGAAAGATCAGATGTAGAGTCTATTTACAATACATTTAAAAATATAAATAATAAAAATTTATTTTTCTTACTTGAAGCTGATAAGTATATCTGGGACAATAACATATTGTCTTATATAATTACAAAAAAAGATGTCTTTGATTATTTGAAGGAATTGTATAAGGTAAATGAGTTAGACTTGGAAAACTTATTATATGAGTTTGAGATACCCTTGAGAAAACTAAAAGGATCAGATTTGGTAAACTATTTAAATGATTTACAAAATACCAGATTACTTGCAAAGATAATGTCAGTAATGGATCCAAAAAATTATAAGGCTTCTATTTATGATGCACATATAAGAAAAGATTTTGCTGCATTATCAGTATATCAAAAATTATTTAATCCTAATGTGATACAAACTGCTATTTATGAAAAATATTTAGTTAAACTGATAGAATATATAAAGCAAGATGGAATTTTTTATACAGATAAGATAAAAACTATTTTATCTGAAGTCGGAAATGTATATTCATTTTTGGTTTACATAATTGATGAGAATATTGAGTTTGCACAAAGTATAAAACCTATATTATACAACAATGAAGATATAATTAAGAATTGTGCAAGTTTTTATAATGAAAGTTCAAGTATTGTAAAAGATTATATTTTAGGCTTATTTGTGTTTTACCTTAGAGATAATAAGAAAGTTAACGTAGATGTTCTTATTAACAATCTTAATAAACAAAATATTTACAAGGAAGTAATAGAAGATATTGCACTTAAATATAAAGAAGATGCTTTATTACCATTTCCAGGATATTACCAAAATGAAAGTATAAAAAAAATTTCTGATGACTTGCAAAGAATATATGATTTGTATAAAGATTATGATATATTGATCAAGGATATGGAAGGAAAAATGGACAATAACAAAAGTGTTCTTGATGACATCGAGTCAATAAGTGATATTAAAACATTTTTTAATTATACATCTAATGTAGGAGACATTTGGAAATATAGTGTATTTAATTATACATTTATAGATTCTAAATATTCAGATGATTATTTTTCATTTGCTTCTAGCAACACTAAAAAAGCAAGAAATGATATAATAAATGGTATCGTATCTTACATTACATATCATATAGAAGAAGAGAGAAATATTAATAAAATATTAAATGCAAAAGAAAAGTTGATTTCGTATGGTTTATTCAATTATGTAAGAGATAATATGTGTTATGAATTTGATAATGCTTTAGATGAAGCAATGAAAAATGAAGATTACGAAATTATAGAATATATAAATAGCATAATAAGCTTAGAATGCAAGAAAAGACTTTCAAAAAATAGAAGATTTAGAAAGATTGAAAACAAAATAAAAGGAGAAGATAAAAAGGAAATAATGCCTATATTAACTCCTGTCTTCGAAGATGTCGTATTTAAATTTCTAACATCTAAAAAATTCGTAAAGGAGACAGAAATTAAATTTTTAGCTGGTAATAAGTTATATGAAATGGATTACGACCACTATTTAAGATCTACTTATTTTATAATTAGAAATAAATTAAAATATTATGAGAACATAGAAGACTTAATATTTAGTAAGTCTACTAATATACAATGCAATTACAGAGATGATTATATTTACTATAATAAATATTTCGATGAATATTCTTATTATCCAAATCAAGGAGATTTTTTAAGATTTAGAACTTCCAATATGTCCAAAGTCTGGCAAGAAACGTTAGTTTTTTTTGAAAAATTCTTATATAAAGATCTGTTACGATGCAAAGATGGTTTTAAACATTATTCAATTTACGAAGAAGGTAAGAGTATTGGTCATAGAGTTATCATCTACTTTGAAAATATAAATAATAATTATACAATTTATTATTACGATCCTCAAGGATCCGAAGATACAACGAGCACTAGTTTAAGAATGTATGAACTATTTGAATTTATAACAGATTGTTTAAATACGATAGCGAGAAGAAAAATAAATGATCCTTATACATTTAAACTAGAACATTTATTTTCAGGTTGTCCGATTGGCTTGCAATCATTTACCTCGGGATTTGATATAGGAATGTGTCAAACATTTACATTATTCTGGTTATACAATATCGTCTTGATAAAGAATTTTATTAGAGACATTAAATATATTAACGAATTACCAATGTCTAAAATAATACCAAGAATAGAAGAATATTACCAAGAAAATCTAACTGATTATGAGTTGTATAATTTACTAATATCGTTTTTATCACACGCTATAAATGGAGTACTAAATAGAGATGATGATATTAGTAAGGAACTTTCTATAATTATACTAAATAATTTTAAAAAAGAATACTTAAACAGACAAAAAGGAGATAGAATTAAAATTACGAGACTAAAAGATAATCAGATACTAGATCTACAGGAAAAGTTTAAAAATTATAAAGTAATTATAGATGATCACGAAACAAATGTAAGCAAACAAATTACAATGATAGCAAACAGACAAATGAAAGAACAAACTAAATTATTCGAAAAAGAAATGAGTCGAACAAAGAATCTACCTGGCAGAAAACTTATAGACTATTGTGATTATGACGATGACTGTGCTTCCGAGTGTTGCGCTTATAGCCATAAATATAGAGCTAAAGTATGCTCTCCAAAAGATTTTTGCAAAGAAATGAAAGAAAAAAGAAGATTTAGAACTCTTAAAAAGACTTAAAAAATATTTATATTCTTTATAAATTAAAAAATATAAAATGTTAAAAACTCTACTTATTTCTCTTGCTTTACTTTTTTCTCCTATTATTGCTTCTCCTAGTCTACAAAATCATACTTTAGAGGCTGAAACTTTGGCTTCAACTTCATGCAAAACTAAAGTAAACAATTTTCAAGGATCTTGTATTCGTCCTCTTGATTGTGAAGGAGGAATTTATAATAACTTATGTCCTGGTTCTTTTAAGTGCTGCGTAGAAGATGTTAAAATTACTCCTTTTTTTTACTGGAGATATGTTTCTAGAGATGAGTTCAAAGGATTATTTCCTTTGCTTGGAGATACCAGAATAGATATTTTGTATCCTTGGTTTAATGATGCTTTAGGAGATGTATTAGAAGATAAGAAAGGTAATGCTAAATGTGATATTATCGCTGCATTTTCTGCTCAGTTAGCTCATGAGTCTCTTAGTCTAAGCACATTCGAAGAATGTGCTTCAGGAGAAGCGTATGAAGGAAGATGTAAACAATTAGGAAACTGCAATCCTGGAGATGGTGTAAAGTATAAAGGAAGAGGAGCTATTCAAGTAACAGGAAGAAGTAATTATCAACGTGTAAGTTCTTTTTTAGGAGAGGATTTTATAAATAAACCAGATTTATTAGTATTACCTAGCTATGGATTTAAGGCTTCTGTTTGGTTCTGGACTGCAAATAATTTGAACCAGTACTGTACTGGAAAATCTAATGACTTTATCGAGTTGACAAAAAAAATTAATGGCGCTCTAAATGGTCTAGAGGACAGAATTAATAAGTGGAACAATGCAAAAAATGTATTAGTTTGTTAAAAATTTTTAAATTAATGGAAAAAAATAAATTTATTAATTTTTTTTATCTTTTATAATAATAAAAAAATGGCTAAATCTCGCAAAGGTTCTCGTAAAGGTTCTCGTAAAGGTTCTCGTAAGGGTTCTCGCAAGCTTCGTTGCTCTAAGGGTACTGTAACTGTTAAGGGTTACACTCGTGCCGATGGTGTTCGTGTTAAGCGTCACTGCTCTAGAGTAGGAAAGAGAAGCTCTCGTTCTCGTTCTCGTAAGTAAATTATTTAATAAAAATTAAATAAGTATATATAATTTTTTTAGTTTTATATCATTAAAATTTTTTAATATCTTTTTAATAATATAAAAAATGGCAAAGTCTCGTAAAGGTTCTCGCAAAGGCTCTCGCAAAGGCTCTCGTAAACTTCGTTGTTCTAAGGGTAGCATTAAAGTAAAGTCTTATAAACGCTCTAGTGGAAAGAGAGTTAAAGCTCATTGTTCCAGAGTAGGTAAGCGTCGTTCTGCTTCTAGAGGGAGATACTCAATGGGAGGATGTGGTGCTTATGGGTTTAGAGGTATGGAAGATTAAATGTAAAAATATATTATCTTTTGTAAATTATAAAAAATGGCAAAATCTCATAAAGGTTCTCGTAAGCGCTCAAAAAAAAGTAGATCTAGATCAAGAGGTAGCAAATATCAAATAAAAAAAAGCGGAAGATGCCCTGAAGGATATTTTAAATTTAGTCAAGTTATGAAAGACAGTAAGAAATATGGAACAAAACTTCCATATTTCTGTGCACCTGAGCATCATACTACAGATAGATCTAAAAGAAAAGGTTCTCGTTCTCCTCGCAAGATTAAATCTAGATCTCGTAATCGCTCTCCTCGTAAGATAAAATCACGTTCTCATAATAAGAAAAGTTCTCATTATAGAATGATGAGAGACTATGGATTTATTAGACAAGACGAATAGAAAAAAATAAATTATTTTTTATATTTTTATTAATATAAAAAATGAGTGAGTTTAAATATATTTTTAAAAGTAGGAATGCAAAAGTTATTCCACTTGATTCTGGTAAGTTTAAATCTGCCAGAACAGCATCTAACCAAGAACTTACTGGTGTGGATTTCATCCCTCCTATGAATGCAATTACTCTAAACTTTTCTTCTATTGGTTTAAGATCATTTAGAGGAATTGCTGATGTTTCGGAAGGAGCCAGAACTGAGTTTTCTTGGATAAATCCAGATCATATAAGAAGATATAAGAGTGACTTAAATTTGCCCTCAGACTTTATGTCTCCTATTTATAATCAAGCCAAATGTGGAAGTTGCTGGGCTGTAAGTGTCGCACAAGCTTTCTCTGATAGATGGGCTATAGCTAATAAGACATCTAATCCCAAATTCAGTCCAACATATTTATTATCTTGTACAATGAAATATCAAAGAGAGTCTCCTGATTTTAAGGATTATTTTCCTAATAAAACAGACTGGTTACCTATGCAAGGTTGCAATGGAGGTATGCCAGCAGATGCGGTCGACTTTATAAACAAAGTAGGTATTTCTCTAGATAATTGCTGGAATTATGATTGGTGTTTAACTTCATCTTGTTATACTAGTTCTAGTAGAGGTGCCGGAGCAGATATTAATAATTTAATACCTAGCTGCAAAGAATACAATAGTTGTGTAAATGTTTCTTCGGATGGAAATGAGAGTAGAACTCCAGCTGATAAAATATATAGAAATAAATTATGGGGAGATGTAAAGAATGTTCCTATTCCTTATTATTACTTTGAGTCTATAGATGATTCAAATCCTACTAAAAAAATAGTGACAAGTATAGGTTCAGCAAAGACCTTTGCTCCAAAAAATGACAAATTTAATGATCATGCTGCTGCGGTAGATGTAATTAATGAAATAAAAGAGGAAATTTATAAACGAGGGCCAGTTGTTGCTTGTTTTGATATTATTTATTCTTCTTTTTTTGCAGATAAATCTAGTTATTATCCTACATTTTTTAGAGGTGGAGGAGGATGGATAGATGATATTTATATTCATGCAAATGATGATGAACTAGAACAAATATACGATGACTCTTGCGTTGGTAAAAATGATTTAGAATGTCAAATAGGAGGTCATGCTGTAGTTATAGTGGGATGGGGAATAAAAAAACTTACTTTTTCAAAAGTACCTTCTTTCTTAAGACCTGGTTATACTCCTAATAGTTCTGAAAAAAAAATATTTGATAGACTCAAGCCTATATACGAGAATCTAAGAAATAAAGAAATTCCTTACTGGATAGTTCGTAATAGTTGGGGTTCTCATACTATTCCAAATCATACGAACGGTTATTTTAAGATGGCAATGACTGACTTTAATTTGAAGATAAATCGTTATGCTGCTCTAGATGTTCCTAAAAGGAAATTTGGTTATTTGTTTGGAGGTGTTACTGCAATGTTACCGGAGTTATCTGCAGATAAGTTTAGTACTAGATCTAGAGAAAAGTTAATTGTAGAAGGTATAGAATATGGAACCCCAGAGAATGAGCCATCAATTTTAAGAAGCTCAATAACTAGTGAGTCAGAAGACAAATCTGTTCTTAAAAAGTATAGATGGTTATTAGTAGGTGGAATTATTGTATTACTTTTACTTTTATTTTTTATATTAAAACGTAAATAAGTAAAAAAAATTAATTTTATAATATTTAATAAATTATAAAATTATTGTAATATGCTCATACCTTATTCTAATATTAACTTGATAAATAGAGCATCTACTCCTCTTACAAGATTCAAAGGAGTTTCTCAATTACCATCTGAAGTAATAACTTCTTTTTCTTGGAATAATCTATCAGATGTTAAAAAATATAAAACAGTCCATCCATTATTTAGTATATCAAAACCAATACGACAAGGAAATTGTGGTGATTGTTGGGCTATAACAACGGCACAAGTTTTCGCAGACAGATGGGCAATAGAAGCAAAACAACCTACACCTGTATTTAGTCATACATTATTATTATCTTGTTCGATGGATATACCTAGTTGTGGAGGAGGAGATATATGCGAGGCTATTAACTACATAGCTACTAAAGGTATTTTAAAATCAAACGAATGCTGGAATTATGATTGGTGTACAAAAGTTCCAAACTGTTATGATGTAAATCTTCCTAATATAAATACACAAAGAATTACAGCGAGTATACCTAGTTGTGAAGATGAGTGTGTAACTTTTAATGAGGAGTATGGTAGGTTGGAAACTAAGTCTTATAGTTTATTATCAAAAAGATATAAATGCAAGGATTGGCAAGATGTAGATTCTATAGATTCTTACAGAAGTTGTAAAACATTTAAGCAACAGGACAATGAACCTAGAGAAAATGTAATAAATAAAATAAAGGAAGAAATATTTTTAAGAGGACCAGTTATATCTTGCTTTAGACTTATTCCAGAACACTATAAAAATAATAATAACTGGATTAACAAAATATACATACATAGAGAAGATAAAGATTATTGTACAGAAAATTTTGAAAGTGAAAGACTAGTAGGAGGACATGCAGTTTCCATTGTCGGATGGGGTAAAGATCAAATTTCGGATTTAGAATATTGGATTATTAGAAATACCTGGGGAGAAATAAATGATCTGAACAATGAAGATGGCTATTTTAAAATGGCAATAAGTAATTGTGATAGAAAAATTAATGTTACAATGGGAATAGATATACCTTTTAATGTGATAGAAAGGTTTGGTTCTGAAGAAAGAGACATAAGAGAAAATACGTTCGGTGGAGTTTATGCAATGTTACCATCAGTTGACGAAGAAGACTATAACAAAACCTTATCTAAAAGCAATGATGGAGGAGATTCAAAAAAGGGTAATAATTGGTGGATCATAGTTATTGGTGTTATTATGATTCTATTTATTGTAATTTATTTAATAATATCTAAAAATAAAAAATGAAAGGATTAAATTTATAGATATGGAGGAAGATATATACAATCTAATACTAGAAAAGATGAAGAAACAAAATTTAAATAAAGACAAGTCATTTTCATTCGAATATGAGTTATACCCTTATGCAACTAATAACAGTAATAGAAAATTTAACTTTATAAAAATTGTTATTAATAAAAAGAATAATTCTTATGAAGCTAGTGTGTGTATTGAAAATAACAGATATTCTTTATTACATGATCATGAAGATAGCGATACCGACGATGAAGATGATTATGAAGACGAAGATAAGCTACAGTTTGTATTTTATGCAAGTGATAAAAAATTAAAAAAATGTGTGATGGGGGCACTGGATATATTGAATAATGTTTTTAACTGTGGATCTTGCAATAGGTTATTTGATAAAAATGATTTAAATGCTCAAAAAATATGTTTACATTGTCTATTAGAATTTAAAATACAGAATACGGCAAATGAGTGCGCTATATGTATGGATTCCGAGTGTACAAAACTCCAGTACATTCTCCCCTGTAACCACTCCTTCCACTTCAACTGTCTCACTAAACTCAAAAGATTCGTTTGCCCACTGTGCAGAAATCCATTCCGATTTAAAAAATGATGTCGATATTATGAAGATAGGTCGTAGATTAAATACTATAAAAAATCATTTGTTTATTAGGAGATAACTTTAAGAACGATTCTGTCTTTTTTTATAAAATCTGGTGTTATGTCTTTTACAATAATAGCGAAACCAGCAAATATAAGTTTATTAACTAATATATTTGCTCTTATAAATGAAGGTTGCTCATCGGTGTATAGAATTTGTATGGTATCAAAGTGATGTTCAGATAGTTTATCTATAGGTATAGTAATTTTATGATATATACAATAATCGTTATTTTCAATGTATTTTTCAAGTTCTTTTAGATGTATAAAAAAGTCGCTTACAATTACAATAAAAGCCATTATTATAATTGTAATAAAAATAATTTTAAATTAACTCGCAAAACATTTCAAAATAATTAATATTTTTAATTGCTTCTATTCCTTGTCTAATACCATCTAGATTAATGACAATTGGTTCTCCATCTCCTATTGTATTTACTATGTGTTGATCTAAAACTTCTATATCATTTAATATTAATAAGTTACTTATAATATCTCTTACATATTGTTTTTGAACATCAGTCATATTTTGAGTATTAATCTTTTCATATATCTTTTCAAAAGGAGATTTATTATCAGTTACCTTAAATAAATTAGTATCTTCAGGTCCATTAAATATATAAATATTAAATCTTTTCTTTTCATCTTCTGTCATTTTATTACCAGTTATAAATTGAATATTGACAACATCATTTATTAATCCATCTGAAACTATAGGTGTAGTTGAGTCTATTTCTGATGGTATCTTTACTATAGGAATGTTAGGAGTAATTACTTTTGACATTTCTGTATATTTTTCAATATTAAAGAAACTCATTATAATATTATAATTTAACATCTTAAAATCTTCAAAAGATAATTTTACATCATTAGTTATATCATTTATATCTGGTTTAAATAATTTTGCTATTTTCTTATTAGAATCCCTTTTAATGATTACAGAGCCATCCTTAATCTCAAAATCATTATTTACTAGTAACGATAATACAGCTAAATAATCTTGCTTTTCTTCATTTGTAAATTTATCAGACTTTATAATAAATAATAATAATAATATTGATACTTCGTTATAATCATTGTTGCTCATAGGAAATTGTTTAGTTGCATTTTTTCCACATATTTTATTACTTATTTTGTTCAACATATCATTAAGTAATCCATTTGCTTCTTCTCCAAAATTTATTTCTTCATTGCCGGTTTCTGTGCGAAATATCATAGGTCTATTTTTATTAGACATTTGTAATTTTTGTTTTTTTATAGAAGTACCTGGAAGTTTTAAATTTTTCTTATGAGAGTCTATCGCAATTAAGGTTCTATTGAAATATTGTTTTGCCCCTCCCTTAAAAAAGAACAGAAAATAAACTAGTGCAGATAATGCAATAACTATACCAAGTATGAGATAGATATTCATTTTTTATTTTATATAAAATATAAGATATTATTTTTTTACATACATTAATAAATTTTTAAAAGATTCTTTATAAAAATTATAAAACAAATCTTGAACATCTTTAGGAGTTAGAGTGTTACTTGATGATTTTATTAAATTTTTCAAATTATCGTCAATCATTATATTTTTTCCACCAAAGTAATTATTTATATTTGTAAAATCTTTAGACACGATGGTATAATGTATCATAGCATAAATACCTATATATTTTTTTTGTTGTTCTTCTGTCATATTAGATTTAAGTATATAAAATGGTATGATTTTTATAGAATTAAAATCCAATGTTCTCATAGGAAAATAAACTTTTTTAAGTTCTTTTACATCTGAAATAACATCATAAATAACATTTAAAACATTATTAAGATATTCATTTCCATCATTTCCAAAATCTAAAGTAGTAAATAACCTACTCATCGCATCAGATTTAATTGATCTCATATTTGTAAATAAATTTTTAAAATTATTTTTTAAACTTTCAATCTTTTCTTGACCTACATTATTATATGTTTTTATTTTTTGACATAACATCTCCGAATCATCTTTTATCATACTAATAGTATTAGTAGTCATCTTAGTAATGAAGGGTTTATTATTATCTTTTTTCAAAAACATATATCTATTCACTTGATAATCTACGTTAAATAAATTAGTTACATATTTTGCCAATAACATCTTAAAATCTTGCACACTAATTATATTAGAAGTAGCATCCAATTCTAACTTAACATTATCGTCAAAACTAATTACGTTATCTTTATAAGTAACCTTGTTTCCTTGAAAAATAGAAATCTCAATAAGTCCTAAACTAGCTAATATATCTGTATTATTAGTTTCAGAATTATTCATAACTACCCAATATAATTGGGGTCCAATTTCTCTATTATAATACGATCTATTCATCTCAGGTCTTAATATAAAATTATCTTCATTGCACAATAGAGAAAACAAATTTCCAAAAAAATCTAATACGATTGTAGGTAAAATTATATCATCTTTTCCAATTTTTTCTTGACTCATTCTTATTCTTAAAATGAGTCTGTTGCTATTAACATCATAATTAAAACTGTTCACATTATTTAATAATGTGTCAAAATGATAACTTGTATTACTCATCTTTTTTATATTTTAAATATATTATTTAAAATATAAAAAATTATTTAATCATTTCTTATAAATAATTTCCTTCTCACAAAACAAAACTTGAGATACATACCTCGCCATCACAAACAAAAAATCACTCAATCTATTCATAAACACAAATGCCTCCTGTGATATACCACCTTCATTCAATAACTCCACCATTCCTCTTTCTGCCCTCCTGCAAAATGACCTAGCCATATGCAAAGAACCCTTTGGTAATATAAAATTCTTCAATCTAGGTAACTCCGAATCATACTTATCTATCATATGCTCTAACCTCTTCGTATTCTCTTCCTCGAACTTTGTCTGCTCCAACTTCTTTTCACTACTAGAACTACTTGAAATAGGAGTCGCAATATGAGATCCTAAATCCAGTAACCTAGACTGCACCCACTCCAAAATTCTAGTAGTCTCGTGATACTCCTCTGGTATATCTTTATTACTATATTTATTAAAATATAATTCCATCTCTACATAACAAGATCCAATAGCACTAGAAATCTCATCTAAAGTTCCAAGCACGTCAAAAATTAAAGAATTCTTAGGTCTTCTCTCTCCATTATAAAGAGATGTATAACCTTTATCTCCTGTCTTTGTATAAATATTGGACTTTTTATAACTCTCCTCCATTTTTATTATTATAATTAATTATAATAATAAAAAATACCTTTTAAACTACTTACTTTGTATAATATCTATAAGTATATCTAGTCTCACCTTTAATTCTACTTTCATATGCTCTTCCTGTCAATCTCTTAAAACCATATGCTTCTATAGTCTTGTCCCATTCTTTTATAGACTTATATTTATCGCCATCATCGTAAATACACAACTGCTCGCCATTCATTTTAGGATCATCGTTGACAACAGTCTCATATAAAGTATGCTCAATATCTATAAACGTTCGCACATAATTAGTCTCAACTGGATTTTCAATCGAGCAATCGTGCTCTCTAACTACCAACACTCCTCCTGATTTAAGCATATTATAAAATTCTCTTAATCTGAGCTTAAGCTCTTCATAAGATAAATGATGAAGCACTTGAAATGCGAGTATAACATCTAAGCTGTTATTTTTAATTCCTATTTCTGATCCGGGCTTTATAGTCTTATAAGTTATATTCTTATAAGGTTTATCGTGTGTTGTTCCTACCCAGGTTTCCACATCGACAGAGATGGCATTTTCTTTTATCAAGTTTAGTTTATTTGCAAATAAACTCAATATGGCTCCGTCACCTCCTCCATAGTCAAGAACTTTAATAGTTGAAGGTAGGTTTTTGAATATAAATGAGATGTCACGCCATTTAGCATTTGCTCTTATTAAACCGATCTCTTGTTCAGTATTTTTCTTGAAGTATTTAGAAACAAATTCTTTTAAGTTTTCATAAAACACTAAATCATTCGTATAATTAGCTACTAAATCCTTAACCACTGTTTCTGATTGCTCTCTACTAACAGTTATACTTTTAGATATGATATCCACTACAAGATCTATTAACTTAGGATTATCTCTCACTAACTTTATCTGTATGAAAGATGCAGGAGGATAATAACCGGTTACTATCGCCTTATTAGAAATGGTTTTTCTAAATGTTGTTATTTTAGCTTGCATCTTAGCAATGAGAGTTCTATTTTTAATATTAGAAGATAAGATGTAAGGCACAAGTAACTCTAGATCTTTGTTTGTTTCGTGGATAACACCACTAAATATGCTAGAAAGTCTGTAGTATAAACTCTTCTTAATATTATGAGAAACATAATGAGGAGATTTCTGTTTTAATAGCAGATAAAGTGTTATCAAGTTTTTAAAGAAGCTAGCGTTCATATTACTTATACAGAAATAGCTAAACATCAAAGGAACAGATCTCTCGTCAATTAAACTTCTTAACTTTGAAATTTCATTTTCCTTTGCTGAAAACCTAGTTGAAATATCATTTGTAAAATCATAAATAGAATTATCTTTACAATCTACATTTTTTATTTCCAAATTGTCAATACCAGATTTTAAGTTATCTAGAGCTCGTATCATACTCATATAAACATTGTCTTCTTTTTCCATATCGACTCCTAGAGTATTAAATAAATAATGAGAATCCATAAATGTATACTCACATAAAGGAGAAAGAATCTCTAGTCCCCAATATAAGGGAACTACACGAATATCTATATTAGATTTGAATTTATAATATGATCCACATACTTTGAAAGTGTGCTGCACGGGATTTCCTCTCTTTACAAATACTAGATTTTTCAATCTTGAAAAGCTAATGAATGAATTATTTTCGTAGCAAGTTGCTAATATCAACAACATCATAAACTTAAACTCATTCATTTCAGATTTCTTGAGTTCGATAGAGTCAATTGTATACCACTCGTCAGGTGATATTTCCTCAATTTCGCAAACTTCAGTATCTTTGTTATAAGATATTACGTTTAAATATTGAGGAAATTGGCTTGAAAATGTAAGTAGTTTTAATAACTCTATTGGTTTAATAACTAACTTGGAAATTTTATCAATTTTTTTATTAGAGAATAGCATAATGTTATTGTTTTCTTCCATACTAAACTCTTCAATTTTATAGTCTATAATATTACTCATCATACTTATAAATTTCAAATCTCTACTACTGTAAGTTAAGTCATCTTGATAACTATATAATATCAAATTTTTCAAAGTTGGAATCTTTGAAACGATGCTCTTGGTAGTAAAGTAAACTTCTTTATCAGACATTCTTGGAAATATAATCGATACCCTATTAAACAAGACACTCAAAGAATCGATTTTATCAAAAGTTTTATAAAGCATATGCGCCATATAAGCCATATTATTTAAACTCTCCGAGTTATCTGAATACTGAGAATAATTTTCAATATTAAGGAACTTTTTAGCTTGTAAGAGTAACTCTAGTAACTCTTCATCTGTGCAAGACTCACTTTCTGGATATTTTTGTTTAATTTTGGATAAAAGAGCCTGGTTATCAATATACTCTAATTCCAATTTCTGTTCGTATATCAAGTTCATAATTTGAGCACCAACAGTAGTTACATCTGCATCGCAACTAGGTTTACTAATCTTCTCACCTTCTAAAGATGTCAAGTACATATTTATGACTGTCTGCAAATTGTCGCTACTCTGAGCCAAGAAAATTTGTTTTAGCTCTTCGAGTATCTCATCTTCATTTTTAGTATTTAGATTTTTAATTATATTAAATACCTCATTATTAGTGATGGATTCTAAATCTGTAGAAACAAACATTTTTACTAGACGCTTAACCTCAGCGCTAAATTTATTTACAGCATCTTTATCTAGAACTTCGTTATAATTTCTAGATATAGTTAAGTCTTTTATAATAAGATCTTTTATCTCGTCTACATCATCATTTTCAAATACATACTCGTTGTGTTCTTTAATGATTTCAATGATGTCATTTGTCAAATAATAGAAAAACAAGTTGGTAATAAGAGCATTTTTAATATCATTCATTTTGCTTTTATTTTTTAAGAGGGGATTAGAAATAAATAAGCTTGCAAGATTAGTAAACTCACTCGTTTTCAAAAAATTAATACTATATTGGTATCTATAATTATTCCACAAATAAGTCAAAAATATTTCCATGGCTTTTGCAAGAACCATATGATCTTCTTTTTCATTTATTATGTTTGTCAGTATATCTTTTGAAAATATAATGTTATTGAGTAACAATTCTTCATCGCAATCTTTAAAATCTTCTAGTGTCATCATAAACTTCAATAGTTTATTATTTTGAACTTTATCTAATTTAATTTCATTCACATAACTATACAAAAATAAACCACCCAATAAATAAGCAAAGTCATAGTCTTTGCAAACACGAGTAGTAATTTGTTTCTTCTTGTCTTTTTCCTTATCTTCTTTAGTTTCTTCAATCATTTCTTGCCATTTTTTAACTACTTCTTCTCGCTTAAAAGACTTGTCTCTCAACTTCTGCTCCTTCATTGTCTTCTTTTCTTGTTCAATCTCCATTCTATCTTTCTCACTTCTAGGTATGGCAGTTCCAGTTATCTTCTCAAACTTATCAATCAAAGTAGCTATATTTTCCTGATCTTGACTTTCGAAAATTGTATTTAAATATTTTTCCATATATTCTCTACTAGAAACTTCGCCACTGTAAAATAAGTAACTAATAAGGGTATATATTTTTGAGATTGTTAGGTCTTCTATATCTTCAGAATATAAAAATAATTGTTTACTCTCTCTTATTTCCTTTTTCAATAATTCTTGATCTACTGACGTATATAATTCTTCTAAATTTTCCATCATATTATCTTCGAAATCTTCCTCACTTAATAATTTTGGATCTGAATATAAGTACATAGCTTCATTTATTAGCAAAGAGTATGGCAATAAATCATCCGCTAATTTCTCAAACAACTCAAACATAATTTCTTCATTCTGTATCAACTCGTCATCAAACATCTTGCTCATTTCATTCTTAAAGTCTTCCTCTGTCAATATAAATGGCATAATTGGCATTTTAGTTGCAACTAGAGATAAAAACAACTTCAAAGCGTTTACAAAATCATCAGAAATATCACCTTCTTCTGCATTTCCAATTAATACAGTAATAGAATCTACGATTGTTTCAATATCTTCTTCACTGCAATCTCTAAATTCTTTTATACTCTTTATGTATTTTATGAAATCTTGTATTTTAATTTCCATAGCCTTTATGTTAGCCTGATAAGCATAGAACAAATAATAAGAAAATGTCAATGTTGTATCAAAGATCTCACAAGCTTCTTCTTCTACTTCCTTCTCAATAACAGCTTCGCCAATTACTTCTTCTTCTTCAGATACTTCTGATGATACTGGTTCCTCCAAGGATACGAGGTCCTCTTGCTTTTTTTCCTCAATCTCCTTATTCTTATCTACAGCCCAACTTCTAATTGTATTTTTTATCAACTCCTCATCTTTCTCATCCTCTTCCAACTTTGAAAGAAGTTTATTATAGATTGACTTTATAGTATCTTTTTGCAACGAGATTTCATCATTGTCAAACATAGAATTAAGAATATCTGTTATTTTTTTAATTAGGTTAACTCGTCTTTTCTTTTTTTCCTTTTTGAATTTTTCTTTAATTTTTTCCTTTTCCTCTTGTTCTTGTCTTTCCTTTTCCTTTTTTAGTTTTTCCTTAATCTTTTCTTTTCTTTCTTCTTCCTCTTGCTGTTCTTGTCTTTCCTTTTCCTTTTTTAGTTTTTCCTTAATCTTTTCTTTTCTTTCTTCTTCCTCTTGCTGTTCTTGTCTTTCTTTTTCCTTTTTAAATTTTTCCTTAATCTTTTCTCTTTCCTTTTGTTCATCATCTTGTTTTTTTAGTTTTTCCTTAATCTTTTCTTTTCTTTCTTCTTCTTCTTGTTGTTCTTGTCTTTCCTTTTCTTTTTTGAATTTTTCCTTAATCTTTTCTCTTTTCTTGTCTTCTTCATCTTCCTCCTCCTCTTGTTCTTCTCTTCCTAGGTTACGAGGTCCTCTTTCTTTTTGTTTACGCTCTCTTATTTTTCTCATACGTTCCTTGTCTTCTTCGTCTTCCTCCTCTTGTTCTTCTCTATATTTTCTTTCATAAGAGCGTTTTTCATAAGGCATTTCAGAAGGCTTCTCTTCTGGTTCTTTGAATATCTCTCTAAGACGCTTAATCTCTGCAGCTCTCTTCTTAGCTTCTTCTTGGCGTTTTGCTTCATCTTCTTCTTTTCTGTCTTCTCTCTTTTTAAGAAATGCTTTCAATTTTTCTTGTTCTCTTGCTCGTTCTTCCTCCTTCTTCTTTTTTATTTCCATATAAACCATCATATTCTCTTCAAACCAGTTTCGGACTGCAAAAAAAGAATACAAGTCTGCCTTCTGGATACTAGATCGTTTTAAATAGTAATCGTTTATAGTCTTTATGAAGTCTGTATTATTATCATAGATAGTTCTTCCTTCAAAATTAAACTCGTTGTTTTTATAGCCAGCGTCAAGAACCTTTTTAACATCAGATACTAGTTCTCTTGGTAAGTATTCTTCTTGATATCTAGCTTTTATTTTCTTATAAAAATTATCCAAGTTTTTCAAGTCTTCCTCGCAGTCTTTTAAAACTTGAATTTGCAATACTTTATCGTCATATCTAGAATCTGTCTTGGGTATAGAATCTAAGAAGCTACTATATTCTTTATAATTTTTTATAAACTTATCTTTATCAGTAGTCCACACATAATTATTAACGAGTAATTTATAACATTTAGATGTGGGGTCTGCTTCCTTCTTTCTTTCTTCTTTTTGTTCATCTTTCTTTTCCTCATCTGATTTTTCTTCTTCAACGTCTTCTTCTTGAGATGGAGATAATTTTTGTTCTCTTCTTTCTTGTAATTTTTTAACTTTGCTGATAACATTAAAGGGTCTATTAAAGATCTGGTTAAGTTCTTTCTTTTGGAGTTGTTTTTTGAGGTTTATTTCTTCCTTAATAGATTCTCTAAGTTCTGTTACATTCATATCTTCTTCTTTTTTATCTTTCCAGGATTTTTCTTCTTTCTTTTCTTCCTTCTTTTCTTTATTTTTCATAACCTTGTTAAGTCTTACTTGTTCGTACGTGAGTCTAGGTTGACCGTAATATGATTGATTTGAAGGCACTGTAGAACAGTCTTGAGATTCAATTGCTACAGATTTCATAGAGTCTGTAACAACATCTAACAAAGGTTGCTTTTTTATATGAGAATAACTATACAATAGTTCATCTATAGATTCTTTTGAATCTCCTGATGATTTTGGTTTTTTAAGTATAAGACGATAAATTTTAACGAGTCTTTTTTCAGGAGGAAGATTAGCGTGTGACTTATAACGAACTGCTCTTCCTATGACTTGCAATTCTCTATTTACATTAAAGTTAGACTCCATAATATACACATTTGAAGTCTCAGTTAAATCAAGACCTTCTCCTCCTGCACTACTTATAAACAACACTGATATTTTATTATCATTATAAGCAAGTTTAATAACTTCTCTTGTTTTTTCATCTACGTCACCTGAAATAAAACCAAATTTTACCTTTTTTTCTTCCATTTTTCTCATAACTAAACCGATACCGGAATTAATCCAGTTAGAAAATACGACACTTTTATTACCCAAGTTAGATTCTCTAACCAACTCATCAGTTAACCACTCTACTTTTGGACTTTTTAAATTATCATCTATATTATTTACAGCACGTCTAAAAGCGTGATAAAAAACTGCATATTTCTCAGGATCTCCAAATGCTTCTAAATATTTATCACTAAATACTTCTAGTTCCAAGTCAACGTATTTTTTATAGTAATCATTGTCCATAAATAGTTCTACAATTTGTTCTTCTTTTCTAGGATAATCTTGACTATTTTCAATAGAGTAAAAGGAAATTCTACACTTTATCATATTTTTAAACTCACTGGATCTAAAATAATCAGGACCTTTCTTATTTAAAAGTTCGTAACTTATGGGAAACTCTTTGCCATCAACCATCGCAATTAAGTTGAGAATATCTTTTGGAGAATTATAAACAGGGGTTGCAGTTAGTAACAATACTTTTTTAGCACGAGCAGCACAGCCCAATGCATCAAATGCAGTCCAGCCGGCGTCAAAATCGAGATTTTCTGAGCTTCCTTTCAAACCTATAGGAGTTCTCAAAGTATGTGCTTCATCAACTATAAATAAACTTTCGTAGCAGTTGATAGGATTGGTAGACTCCATTTTCTTTTGAAAACTAGAAAATGAGTGTAGTTCAAGACGGCTTTTAAGAGGTTCTCTTTTAACATCTAGATTGAATTTCTTAAGTTCTTTTACTAAGTTTGCTTTAAGAGAAAGAGGAGAAATAAAAATAATTTTACCCTTTGGATTATTTTTTAGAAAGCAGTTAATCACAGCTACAGCAGTTAGAGTTTTACCTGTTCCTGTTCCATATGCAGTAATAAGACCTCTGTTTTTTAATAAAAACTTGGCAGCTCTCAATTGAGCATCATTTAGTTTAATGTTTTCAACTGGGGATATCAAACATTCATCCATTTTTAATATTGATAATTTTATTAATATTAAAAATATTTTAAAATTTAAAATAATTTATTCCTTCACACTATTCAAAAAATTAATATATTCCTCTTTATCATAATTGGTTAGAAAAGAATGCAAGTTATCTTTTTTGGCAGAAAGTGCACATACTGATCTTATATTTTCTGTACTAGACGTGTTTATAAAATAAACAGACTTTGCAGTTAAACAAAGCTTGTTTAAAATATCTTGACTAACTGTAGTAAAGAATATGTATATAATCTTATTTCTGAATAGTTCGATGTCTTGCTCATTTATTTCATCTAGAAATAAGATTTGTTTGTATCTTTGATAGTAACGTGGAGGAACAATTGTTTTTGGACAAATAAAATAGTCAACTGCGCTAATGTAATCTTTCAGTAATGTCATTGCTATATAATTTATATAATAGATAATCTTTTAAATTTATCTTTTAAAATTTAAAAGATAAAAGATAAATTTAAAATTCTTAAAAATGAGGATTATAGTTTATGGTAATTTACATCATAAATTTAAGGAAGGTATAAATCTATTAAAACCTAAAGGTGTAAAAGTACTTTATTTTGATAATTTAGATAATATTAAACTATATGATGATGGAAATACGATTTTAATATGTAATGATGCAATAGAACCTATTAATTTTTCAAAAATTATATATGGACCAGGAATAGATTTTAAAGATGTCGTAAGATATTGTAAAAATAATAAAGATAAAAATATTAATATTGATATGCTTTCTGACTGGAATAAAAACTTAGTAAAAAAAATTTGTCCCGAATCAAAAGCAAACTTTATGGCTTTGCCATTTCCTGTGAATGTTGATAAATTTAAACCTGATAATAAAGAAAATAAAGCTTTTATTTATTTTAAGAGTGTGGAAATATATAGATTACAATTTGCAATTAATTTAATAAAAAAATTAAACATTAACTGTAAAATTTTTTCTTACGAAAAAAAGTATGAAGAACAAGACTACCTTAATTATATTAAATCATCTAGATTTGGAATATGGGTTGGAAGGCATGAAAGTCAAGGCTTTGCCTTTCAAGAAGCTCTAAGCTGTAATTGTCCTTTATTTGTATTAGACATTAACAGTATGAAGGATGAATGTTGCAATCGTCATTATTATCCTTGGAGAAATACTGAGATATCTTACGATAAGTTGAAAGCAACAGCTGCTAGTTATTGGAGTGATGAGTGTGGGTTATTGTGTGAAAATTTAAAATACAATAACTTGGATTATAATAGATTAGAAAATGATTTTAAAATATTTTTATCAAAAATTAATTCATATAATCCTAGAAAATTTATTTTAGAAAATTTAACTACAAAACAGTTTATCAATCATTTAAAAAATTATTTCAACATTTAATAATTTGTTACTGATATGAAATAAAATAGATAACAACAGCACTTATCATAATCTTTTAAATTTTAAAATTTAAAAGATTAATTTAATTTTGTTAAAAATGAAGTTTCAAGACTACTTATATTCAATTTATCTCTCTTTTACAAACCTACTGTGGACTATCTTTGGAAGATTTACTTACAAAGAAAATCTTATAAAATCCAATACTTTTGAAATCGAAGAACTAGACCTAGTAGAAGAAAAGAAAGATGATGAAAAAGAAGACGACTTAATGGATGATGTCAAAGTTGAAGTAAAACAAATGTACTTTAACCGAGATGAAATCGTAAACATGTTCAACAAATCAAGAGAAGAATTTGCAAAATCCCTAACTCTCCAAGATAAAGTATACTTTTTCAAGAAACTAACAAACTTCCAAATAAGAAAGATGGACAAAATCATTAAAGAAGAGCTTGATAAACTCATTGAAACAGAAACCGACGAAATATTCTTATCTATTTTGAAAGATGTAGACTGGGAAATTAGCAAAGACTATTATACCAAACACTTTTATAATTGTAAACTATTGTACTACAAACTCATATCTGCCAAACCTCTTTTCCAAAAAATAATGTATGACTACAACTATACTTACAAAGGAAAATTAAGAAACGTATACACAGATGCTCTCAACTTTTTATTTTCCAGAGCAAAAGACGAAAATGAAAGCATTAACATCAGAGCTGAATGTCTTGACACTATCTTAACTTATGGCAGACTTAAAGAACAAGAAGAAGCTGGTGCCATTATACAACAATTAGGTCAAATGTATATTGAAAATAAAGACAAGACCATCTATACCAACTCTCAAAATGTTCATTCTGAAGGTATACAAAAGACGGCTGCCAAATCTTTACTCAATCTTGCAACTTATCATAGACCCAGTGAGAACTTAGATAAAATTTACGAGATGGTTTTAAATAAACTTGTAGATCAAGAAGAAAAGAGAGAAAAAGTAATTAAAGCTCTCAAGAGAATTATGATGGATCCCACTTTATTCCAAGGTTTTAATATCAGTCAAATTCTATCTATTGTATGGCAAGAAATCGAGAGACTTAACAAACATAAGGACGCTCTTGAAAATCGCCTCATTGAAGAACTTTATGATTCTGACGAGACCTGTTCATCTGGATATTTTACGAGACTTATTAATGTCTTGTCTGGGTTTTCTGTGCACGTGAAAATAGGCATTTCAATAGAAGAAGAAATCATTGCACGAGTAACTCAATTCATTAAGAATAAGATTAGTAAGTTAGATCACTTGGAGAAAGAAAGACTTTCATTGGAAATGATGGACGAAGATAATGACCCAAGTTCATTTAGGATGAAACTGAGAGAAGAAACAAAAGAAGAAGTTTGGAAAAATGTAATTAACGAGCACAAATATAATGAAAAATTGAAAGAAGATCACTTAAAAGAGATGATTTATATTAAATTAAATTATTTTTTTGGAAAATAATTATTTCTAATCTGCGCAATCTACCATTAAAATTAATGAAATCTGATTTAAACTAGGTACTAGAGGTGGTGGATTTTCTGGCGTATAACCAGGATATCTTACTGCTTCTACAGGAGGAGCAACAGTAAGATCAGGAGGAACATGAGAAGCAAACCAAGGATGGAATGTACTTGTCCATTCATTATCAGCAGCGAATTTTATAATTTCTCCAATAGGATTTCTTATTGTTATTCTTATAGGTCTATTAAAATCTAACTTTAATTTTTTATCTACACTTGCAGTTATTGTAAAATATCTCTGAGTAGTTAATAATATAAAAATAGGAACAATAAAAGTAGCATCGTGCTCAGCATCATTATTTGTAGCCATAGTAGCATTATTAGAAGCAGAATAACCCTCATTTGCTATTCTAATAATCACATAGGGGAATCTATCTATTTTTCCTCCTCCTGTATTTTCTAAAAAAGTATTAGGCAATGTAATACTTGTCAATGTTACATCTCTGCATCTAGTTAAAAATTTATCTCTAACACCATTAGCAAACCACAATGTTCCTGTTCCTTCTTTATAATTTCTATAAACTTCATAAGATACTCCAGCTGCTGGAGCAACTGCCAAATTAGGACTGACAGTAGCTACTCTAGTAGTCGCATCATAAGATACGATTTTATAAATCTGTCCTAATATACTAGAAGGAATAGATGTAGAAGTTGCTGCCTCTGTGTCTGTAATCATAATCCACATATTTTTTAGTTCATCATTAGTAGAAGGGTTTGCAAAATAAGGTGCTGCGCTTAATACTAATTGAGTTGTAGTTGATCCTGCTTGCAAAGATCCCATTGTATAAGGCAAATTTCTATAAATGTTATATCTATCTCCTATAGCAGGAATACCAGGTAAAGGAGGATACAATAACAATGTGCTTTGACCAGCAGCGGGAGTATTAATATCAGTAAAAGAAATATTTGTGAATAAATAATCATTTGCACCTCTTCTCCACATAAATGTACAGTGTGAAAAGATATTATCATCATTTGCGGTAATTGTAGAACTAAAAGTAACTCCTGGAAATCCTATAACAAGTGCAGTAGGAAGACCACCTAAAATACATTTTGTAGCATCTGGTCCACTATGTATATTAGGAGAAGATATAGCTAATGGATTTATGTATTGTTCATCTTGACCATAGTATATTTTTTCAGGTTGGACAATAAAGTCACAAGGATTTGGGTATAAATATCTATTCCTGAAACTAGAGTCAATATGCAATTGAACAGACATTTTTATTATTTTTAATAATGTTTAACATTTAAAATATTTTATATAAAATAAAAATCTTATTTTATATAATAAATGGCAAAATCAAAAAAATATAGTCGCAAAAAATCGAGATCTCCTAAACGTAAATCTATCAAAAGTAAATCTCGTGTTCGCACAAAATCCGCTTGCAACCAACTCTTGAAAAAGAAAATAAGAAAAAATATGGACGAATATAAATCAGGAAGATACAAGAGCAGACAACAAGCTCTAGCTGTATCTTACTCCCAAACTAAAAAACTATCTCCTTACTGCTCTAGATACTTCAAAAGAAAATAAACTACATATAAACACACCACAATAACTCTTCAACTTTAAATTTATTATCATCTTTAGAACTCTTATACTTTTTATATTCAATTTTCTTTAATTCTACTCTTCCAAACTCTTTCAAAATATCCTCCATATCTTTTGAACTAACTAAACCTTCATTATTATAAGAAATAAATACATACTTGACATTCTTACCTTTTAAAAATTCCATTAGCTTCTTATAAGAAGCCTTTATATCTGTTTTTTTAGAATATACACTCTTATTATATCCTTCTATCAGTCCTGTTTTTTTTGTCACCTTTATATTATCATCATACATCGCAATATAGTTTAAAGGACAATAATTAGCTCCATACTGTCTTTGGTTATAAGGAGGATCCAAATATACTACATCAAACTCATCTGTGTAATCTAACTCAGTAACATCGCAATTATAAACATTTGATTCTATGCTATAAGTTCTAGTATGTATAGGAACTACTATTAGTTTCTTTTCTGCTGACGCCTTTATCTTTTTTAAAAATGCCCCATAAACACTTGTAGTATTTGCAATCTTATCGCAAGACACTAATAAACTTGCAATTAAAAAATAATATTCTGATTTAGTTATAACTTTAGAATCGTAAAGTTTACTTATTTCTGTTCTAATAACGTCAATTCTTCTAGCATTATCAACTGTAAAAAATAATCTAGGATCTGTATACTCTTTCACAACAAAACCTCTTCCGTATTGTTTTTCATCATCTGCTAGCTCATTTAAATTATCTATTCTTTCTTGTAAGTCTCTTGAGTAAGCACATCCTAACAATGCATTATTTATACAAAAACTATAATACTCCATATCGTTAGATATCACACATTTAAAATATTCAGACATATTAAAACCAACTACACCAGTTCCTGCAAAAAGATCGCAAAAGTTTAATGATTTGTGATCTTTTACAGACTCCAATATACTAGATTTAATAAAATCTATGAGTGTTTTTTTCGAGCCAATGTAGTTTAAACTTTGCATATTCATTTTCTAATAATATAATTTATAAATTATATTATTAAAATCAAAATCAATTTAGAAAAAATATTTATTAAAACAAATACTTACCTACAAATCTAGTCTTCACACAATTTCTATTGTTATGAACCTGGATCTCCGCAATTCCTTTTCCATTATACTTTATAGTCGTGCTCTCATTCCAAACACCATTCTTTTCCTGATGTGTATAACTTATCTTTGACTTTTCTAATTTTTTAATAGTCATATTCTCAAGATTAATCACATCAACACTAGAAAACTTTAGTGAATCATCAGTCTTACTACACTTCAAATATATCAACACTTGAGTCTTCTTAAATGTGTCCACACATCTAGACAAAAAATCAACTACATTATCCTTATCTTCTAAAAATGCCTTGATTGTTTCAGGTTTATTGTCTTCAAGATTAAAGATATCTCTAAACTTATTTCTACTAGGTTGTCCCAACTCTTGAGGAGCAATCTTATCGCTTGAGAATGAACTTTTTACTGAAATATTTACCTTTTTGCCTCTTAATGTGCCTTCAAAATCTATTTCATTTTTGCTTTCGCCAATATACTTTGTAAGTATAAGATCTCCAAACATAGATTTCTTCAATCTTTCAGTCAACTTGGTAACTATATCTTCATTCACATTACTTTCATTGTATTCTAAGTTAAATACATTACACAATGCATTCTCGAAGCTAAAACCCAATGTTGCATTGTTAAAGTCTTCATCGATCTCTACTCCACCTTTGATTGTAATACTTTTCTTTTCCACATTTTTTAAAATACTATGTCCATCTTCTTCAATTTCTTCTTCGTCTGTAATAACTTGAATGCTTACTTCAGATTGTTTCTTCTTGTGTTGTTCCCATTCATAATCTGTATTAAGTCTATTGCAGATAGTCTCCACGTCCATAAACAAGGGGTCTCCGCCTCTGTAAATAACCTTTGCGCCATCGAAATTATCACCTCCATAATCAAAAGAAATAATATTCTTAGAAGAATCTTCAACTGTGCCTCTATAAGTAACTTGTAAATCTTCCAACAGTTTAACCATCTTGCGCTGAATATAACCAGTATCCGCAGTCTTACAAGCTGTATCAATAAGACCTTCTCTGCCACCTACAGTATGAAAGAAAAACTCATAAGGAGTAAGACCCTTATAAAAACCAGAGTGAACGAAACCTCTAGAAGCAAACAAATCTTCTAACATCTTTGCGCTTGTTGCCTCCTTAGAAATAACATACTCGTCTAACTTTTTCTGGAAATGAGGCAATGATCTATGACCAAATACTAAAGGCATACGTTTACCCTCTGCGTTTTGTTGACCCAGCATTGAAGTAATCTGTGTAATGTTATTGTCGTTACCTTTAGCGCCTGATCTAATCATCGCAACAAAGCTGTTATAAGGAGACAGAGATTCTTTAGCGATTCTTTGTCCGATGTCACGAGCATTGTTTAGAGCGTTATTGACTTTAAGTTCTTTGAGGTCATCGTCGTCTTCGGTTTGCATATACAACAAGGCTTTAGAGAAGCATTTTGTCGTTTCTGTCTTGATAAAGTTAGATTCTTGTTCTTGCTTCTCTAATGGTTTATCTGAAACTACACTTTTATTTTTCATTTGCATAATGATGTTATCTTTTTTGTAGTCTAGTAAATGATTTGGTTTAAGAGTAAGATTTAATCTACAAGGTTTTTTATCTATGGAATGGTTAGGGATACAATCTTCAATTCCTACAGAGAAACCACGAGTCAAAAGCCATCTGTTAATAATCATTTGGTAATAAGACACAAATTCAATGGCTCTTCTAGCAGAGTAGTTTAGACGAATAATATGAGACACAGAACCAGCAGCAGAACCAATGATAGCTTTATTGAGTGTTCCACTAAGCATTACTCCTCTTGTGATGTGAACGGGTTTGTTATTGATGTCCATATTGTTTTGAAAAGTGTATTCAAAGTCGTCTGGAAACAGAAATGAGAATAATGTTCTTCCGTTGAACATTAATTCTTCTTCTAGTACGCTTTCAAAATCGTCAGTCAAAACGGAGAGTCTTGCTTCAATGTCTTTTAGTTTTGTATTGATATTGGAGATCTTATTTTTCAAATCATTTTTATCAGAATCTTTTGCTTTTTTGAATTTAGAAACCAGTGATATTTTTGTTTCAGTGAGAGTTGCTTGTTTTGTAATCAGGGTTTTTCTTTCGTCAATAAGCTTGTTTTCAATTTCTTTGTCAATTCCTTTCCACCTATATACATCTTTGATGTGATCATATTTCCCCATCACATCAAAGTCTTCCAGACACATCAAGCAATCAAAGAACGTAGCCTTATCAATCTTGACGTCTCCGTAAGTTAGCAAATATCCACCAGTCATTGCATCTTGCTTCATTGCAATGATAGGTCTAGAGTGTTGAGAAGTAGTAAAATTTGCCTCGGTAGAACAAATCTCAATCAACTCTGAAAGTGTCTCGTAGCTCTGAGGGACCCACACGTTCATTTCATCTCCCTTTGAACTGAGAATAAGCAAGTTTTAATTCTCAGTTCTACCAAACTCGATCAAATATTTCCATTTGATGTCATTGTTTTCTCTTCGACTAAGAAGAGACATCCTTTCGGATGGGAATGGACTGTATCTTAAGCACGCTCAGGATGGCTAGTCCTTCTTAGCATACCAACACCCGTTCAGTCTCTGAATGCCTACCGTATCCTGCCTTAGTGGAATTAGGTAGTTACACTGCTGATTGTCCATTAATGTTGAATACTTAACATTATTACCATCGGGTTCGGCTGTTAACCGAGATCCTCTTTATAATTTCTTATAGAGAGTGGTAGTTAAGTCTTTAGGAGTTTCCAGCAACAAGGTGTTTTGCAATTTATTTATTTATATTTTGGTCAAAAAAGGTAAAAATACATCAGATATATATTCTTCGACTTCATTATATTTATCTATATAATATGTAGAAACAAATAATCTAAGTTTATTAATATGTTCTTTTACTTGGTACGTAAGTATGTTATCTTTTTTTGTTATATTATCTCTTTTTAACAAAGGACACAAGTTTTTCCAGTTAAAACATTCTATAACATCTTCTTCATTTTTTACTTGAAATTTGGATATAGGAATTACATGATCTACATGCCAAATAGAACCTTGATTATTAAATGTCATTTCTTTTGTAAAGGAAAATTCTAGCCATTTTTTTATAATAGATATATCTTCTCCTAGTAATTCTTTTGTACTCTGAGTTTTTATTTTATTTAATATTTTATATACTCTTGTCCTATAATTTGATATAAATTTAAATAAAGGATCTTTAATCTTTCTATTTATCATATATTCTCTATGTTTTTTTCTATGACATTCTTTGCATTTATTCATGGATACATTAAAATTAGAAGGACTTATATAAGAATTACATTTTAGGCATATAATCTCATTTACTGACATTAATTCTACTTGTTTTTGTCCAATATTCTTTTGTATATTTTCTCTTATTTCTTTCTTTCTATTATTATAATAACCTTTGTTTTTATTAGCATGGCATTCTTTGCATTTATTCGTCGCTAAGCAAAAATCTTTTACTTTCTTATTAATATTACAAATATAACATATTCTATCTAATTCTGGATTATTTTTATCTCTTTCTATTCTTTTATCCTTATTTTCTTTTCTTTGTATGAAGTAACAAATTTTACATATATTTCTATTTTTTTCAAAATCATTTATAACTTTTGTTTCATTACATTTATAACAAATTTTACTAGTATTAACATTCATTATTTATAAATACAAAAAATATATAATTAAATAAGTTTGACCAAAATATAAAAATAAATCACTAGGAGGTTACACTCTTTTCAAGCCTCCTGTTTTCGACAGTGATGATTTAACAACGTTTATCGAACCTTAATACCAAAACTCCATCAAGCATTTCCTCTTGACTTCATTGTTCTCTTTTCGACTAAGAAAAGACATCCTCTCGGATGGGAGTGGACTGTATCTTAAGCATGCTAAGGATGGCTAATCCTATCACTGCACACCAACACCCGTTCAGTCTCTGAGTACCAACCATATCCTACCAAACGGACTTAGGCTGTAATACTGCTGGTTTCCCAATTTCTAACATTATTACCATCGGGTTCGGCTATTAACCGAGATCCTCTTTATAATTTCTTATAAAGAGTGGTAGTTAGAACTCTAAGGGGTTTCCAGAACATCAAGGTGTTTTGCCTTCTAATTAAAATAGAAGACTAGGAGATCGCAATCTTTTCAATTCTCCTGTTGCTGACGACCGACAATGTGGCGGATTCGCATCAGCATTAAATGGTTCAGTTGAAGCTAAGTTGAACCTGAAAGTTTTACAAGGTAATACCTTTACTTTCTTTGCACGCAAACTTTCTGCTCTTAGAGATGGCTGACGATTAAGTAAAACCCAGTCGCCATCCATCAATTGTCGTTCTATGATGTATCCCTCTTTGAGAACAATTTTTCTCTTTTTAGGAATCACAATAGGCACGAATTTTCCATCTTTTCGCACCATATCACCCTCCTTCACATTAACTTTTCCTTTTGCACTAAGTAAAGCGTCGTATGTGATTACTCTTCCGTCAATCTTTAAGATGTCTCCAGACTCAATAACAGTTCCTAAACTCTCATACTGAGCAATCTTCATATTAAACTTGCTCTTAATTCCATTCTCTTCTTTGATAATAAAATTAACCTTATTCTGCTCAATCCACTTATAACACTGCTGAATATTCAAAGAGTTAACACGCACAGGATAAGTCAAGTTCTCAGCAACCTCTTTTGGAATAACAATCTCATCCACCATTGAGTTAGGCTCAGGACCAATAACAGTTCTACCACAAAAATCGACACGTTTACCACACATATACTTTCTGATCAAACCATTCTTGCCCTTGAATCTGGAATGAATACACTTAAACATTCTATTCTTATTATCAGTAACTTTATTTCTAGTGTTATCCATAATCATCGTAATATTAAAATCAAGAGCCTCAATATATTCCGCCACTTTACGCTCATTCAAATCCTTCATATTAGCAAGCTTGTTGTTCACCTTTATCACATCTATATACTTATATGTAAGATCATCGTGACACTCAACAGAACCAGAGTTAACAGAAGGACGACAAATAGGAGGAAGAACTAGCAAATTTTTAATGATCATATTTGCAGGTCTACTGCTATAAATCATATCCTTACTAAACCCCATAATAATCAAATCCTCATCCTTGATGTTATTAAATATGTCAAAAAGCAACTTGTAGTTAACTGGGAAATATTCGTCTTTCTTATTGTAAGACATTACATACTTGTTATCTTTTTGAACGAATTTAATATGACCGTGAGGATTCTTACAGTGGGGACACTCGTCAACGTTCTCACAAAGTTCTTTGATTGCAGCAATTCTTGAAAGTCCTTCTTTTCTGATGATGTTATTAAGACGCAGTGTTTCTACAGTAACTACTAATCTTGCACACATAGGTTTATTACAAAAACACATGGCGTAAGATGCAATCTCATTCTTGAAGAGTGGATTTGGAACAGGGTAGTTTAACTTGATATGTCCAAAGTGACCAGGACAATTATTTTCTTCAAGTGAGAAAGCACATCCACATATGACGCAAGGTTTGTTAGTCATTGCACCAAGTTCAGGAGCATAAACAGTATGAGGACCGGCCATTTTTGTATCTTTTACTTCCACCACGGACATCTTCTCGATCATCTCATTGCTCATAACTCCAAACTCTATCTTGGAGAGAATTTTTGTCATATAAGAGTCGTCGAAAGCCATTTTCTAAGATTTGATGAACAAATGATAGATATGAAACACTAATCAAAAATAAATAAATAAAAAAATCAATTTTATAACATATTATTTTTAAATACATAAAGTATTTAAAAATATATAAGAAACTTACCTGCGTTGTAACTCTTGAAACATTGAAGAAATTTCTCGGTCAAACTTGTCTATAATCATCATCTTTTCTTTCTCAAATCTATTTTCTTGATCATCTAATTCTTGTCTATGTTCTCGTCTTTCTTTTTCAAGCATATTTCTAAGTTTGTTATTTTCTTCTATTAATTTTTCTATATAAGTGTTTGTGTCCATCTTGACAATTACATTAATAATTCTAATGAATGGAATTACACAAATCAGTTTAATTATTTCGTTTGTCTGTTTATAGCAGATAAAGGTATATCGGGACTAAATGCATCTAGTTTGAACTGAGATGGTGTTAATGTAAAATTACTTGATATGTCTAAAGTATTTGATTGAGAAGATGTCAAACAAGGAGACGGTAATATATCGATAAATACAGAATTATTATTTATATTTAGTAAGGCTTCTATATCTTCATTTGCAATAGTTAGTTCTTCGCCGTCATATTTATTTTTCATAGAAAGTAAGGCTTGAATTGCTATTTCTGTATCAGACATTTTAAATGGATGTAATTATTTTTTTTAAATGTATATATTAGTGATTGTAGTAAAATTTTATAAAATATCATTTTAAAATTATACATATTTTTCTTGAAATTTATTAATAAGATAGTGTAGTTCTTTATCGTCTGATTGAGACTTAAATTCTTCTGCTTTTCTTTTACTAGCTTCAAAATGATTCGTATATTTTTTAAGAAATATATCGCCTAGTTCAGTTAAAAAAACTTTATACATATTTTTAATAATCTCAAGTTTAATTTTCCTCTTCATTTTTAGATATTTCTCATCTTTTAAAGTATCATCTATTTCATCCGTGCTATCTAAAAAAGATTTCATTATTACTTGAACATCTCTTATCGTTTTGTTTTGTATATTATATAAAAATAAATCTAGTTCCTTGTTTACTCGTTTCAATATAGATTTTCCTATATAAATGTTAACATCATTTATCTCTTCCCATAAAGGATTATGGAGTCTGTTTAAAATGTGAGTAATTACATCTTTGCTCATCTTATTTTTAAAAAGTATATTATTGCACATATTCGAGTGCTTTATAAAATTATTTATCTTATCTCTATATTCAGGTCTTATTTCGCTAATAACTTTATAATCTATAAAATGTATAATACTACTTAACAGAGCATAATTTTTAGTATTAAAAATATAGGGTAAGAGGTCGTGGTGCATTTCTTTTTGAACGAATCTTAAATAATGAATTTTACCTTTTACTTTATATAATATTATTTCCTTGTTATCATATACAAAATGGAGCGTATCTTCTTCTCCTAATTCGTAATATTTTTTTCTGATATTTTCTGTATCTTGAATTTGTATAGTCTCTTCTTCTCTGAGTGTATTTTTTAAGATTATTTTTTTTACTTTATAAATTTTTTTTAAAATATTACTGATATTTAACTCTTTATTTTGACTATATTTTACATTATCAAAACTATCCCATCTTAGGTATGAGTTTTCGTGATGTTTAGAGATACGCTTATTATAAGTCAGAAAGAAATTAAATATTAAAATAGATAGAAAATCAAATATAAAACCTAATTTACTCTCAATATATTTTTCAAAGTCATCTATTTTTTGCTCCTTTATTTCTATTATCAAGTTTTTCATGGTTCTGTAAAAATTATTATTCTCATCATTATTTTTGATATTTAATTCTGAAAAATCATAATTAGTATTGAACATTATTTTATCAGCATGTGCTTGACAAGAAAAAAAGAAAGAATACAGCTCTGAGTTGTGCACTTTATTATAGAGAGCTACTAGCTCTTTTTCAATTTTCGAAAGTGTGTAATCATTCTTGTATTCATTTTTTGTAAAATTCAACATAATACCCATAGCATAATCTCTTGTGATATCTTTGTTGCAAGTTGAAGAGGTCATTTTTATACATAAGTTTTTATAAACACACTAGAATAATAGTTATTTTTATTAAATCAATTTAATTGTTATAAAAATAACAATTAAATTTACCTAACCTTACCTTATAACACTATACTCCGTAAATTAACTTATTCTTGCAATAATAATTGTAAATGTTTGATGTATTCTTTTATCATGTGTTTACTTTTATTTCCTTTTACATACTTGATAAAAGCAAGCATCTCTTTTACATCTTCCGTAGATTCTAAAGATGGCATCTCCTCTTCTTCTTGATGAGTAATTGGTTCTTTTATTTCTTCATTTACATCATCATTATTTTCCGATGAAGAACTTGATTCATCTGTGGGTGACCGTTGCATCACTGCATTATTTTCTTGTTTCTTTTCTTCAATAACAACTTCATTCTCAACTATATTTGAATCTTCTACTTCTTCGTCTTCCTCAATAACTTCATCTTCTGATTCTGTAACCCCATCTTCTTCTTCTTGTTCTTCTTTATACTTGGCATAAATATCTGTAAATTTATCTATTAATTTTTTATAACTCAAGTCATAAAGATGTTCAATCAATTTTTTTAGTTGTTTGTCTGGAAATTCGCCATTATGTTGATTCTTATTTTGTTGAATCCCTAAGCATTTATCAATGAAACTATCTTGGGATGATTCCGTAGTGTATTCTAGCGTCCATTTAAGTAAATTGTTCTTAATAAGTTCTTTGAATCCAGCTCTAGCATTGCTTCTTTTTCTATTATCAATTCTAATGTCAGATATATACAAACTGTTTCTAATTAACCCACAAGACTTTGCAGCAGACGAAAACCCTTCTTCTGTAGACGAAAAGAAGTCTGCATCATAACTGACTACTCTATCTACTGCATTGTGTTGATGTTTATTTTCATCTGTTTTATTGGCAATGTCGAATGGTGTTTTTTCATCAAAGATTTGCTTGTCTTTTCTAAGACCTATACGAAGTTCTAAGTCTACCTTATTAGTATTATTTTCAGAGAAAAAATTAATCTTTTTCAAATCATTATCGTTCAATGTCTTTGTAGACCATTTCTTTTCGAATTTCTTTTCAATATACTTATCATTTTTGTTCTCATCTTTAGTCTCTGCGATAAACCTGTAAGTATTATTTACTTCGTCGTAACAAATAGAAATATTATATTTGTCTTTTATGTAAAAATCTTTTCTTTGGCCTTTGAAATAATTATATTTACTTAACTTCTTTCTTTCTTTCTTCTCATCCGCCAATTCTATATCAATATTAGTCATGCCAAAAAAGATTCCAAGACGTTCGTTATTTGCGAGAGAAGGTTTTTCTTCAAATTGAAGTCGTATTACATCAAGCAAATCGTCGCTTGCTTTGAAAATAATAACAGTACCATTCTCATTTTTACTGAAATATTTAGTCAAAGATGTCTTTAATTCCTTTGTTTCAGTTGAATCATACTTGCACATATTAGTATATTTTTTTTCTTGTTTCATATCTCTAAAAGGAAATGTAATTTTTGCTCCTTTTCCTTTGTGCTTTGTGTAAATAATAACATTATTATATTCATTTCCTATCTTTGACAAATTAGCCATAGCGGCTTTTCCGCCTATACCAGAAACACCCATGCTGTTATCGTTCTTATGATTCTCTCTAAATATATCAAACATCTTAGATGCTCTAGATTTAGAAATACCTTTTCCATTATCTTTCATCGCAATATAATCATCATTTAAAATAAATGAAAATACTGTAGCACCGGCATCAATAGAATTTGCAATCAATTCCGCAAGACAGAAGTATTGAGTGAATCCTCCTCTAAACAAGTTATTAAGTAATCCAGCTTCGTTGATAGATCCGATACGAATAGATTCAGAGCTCATTTCTTTGTGCACTAAGTAAAAATAGTACAGAACGAAAATATTTATTAAATACAATTAGTTTATCATTTTATTTTTTTAAAAACATTACTTACCTTTTGTGCATTACCTTACGCCTACATCTTATTAAGAATAAAATTATGAATCATCGAGCATTTCTTTTCATATCGTTTGCTAAATTTTTTAATGTCTACTTTTTCTTCATGCTCTTTCTTGCCAATATTATATTTGACAATCAAAAACTTTTTATCAGCAAACAAATTCACCTTCAACTTCTTTGCACGTGACTTAACCTTAGCCGACAATAAGCCTTGTAACTTGTCGATATCCATTTTACCCTCAATATCTTTATCGTATACATCCCACTCAGAATAAAGCCAGTCAAGCGCCTTTTCTTCTTCTTTACTCATATCTAAATCATCGTCACTCTCTTCGTCGCTCTCATCATCATTATCATCGTCACTCTCGTCGTCACTCTCGTCGTCACTGTCATCATCGCTGTCATCGTCGCTTTCATCGTTATCATCATCGTATTTCTTTTCGAATATTTTTTTGTAATTTTTCTTCTCCTCTTGTTTTTGTTCTTCGATCTTAGGAGCTTTCATTTCTTCTTCTTTATTTTCTTTTTCAAAGGAGTCAGCAAGCATAATGTCAAGCATATCCCAAGCTTTTTTTCCAACAGCGTCGAACTGATTTCTAGATGTTATTTTGATTTTTCCATTTACAGCAATCTTGTTGAGCTGAGCACGAAAAGCAGAAATAACTTGATCGACGGAAAGCATATCAGAACTCATTTTTTAATTTATTATTTATAATCAAATAATAATAAGACAATACATATATTATAAAAATAACAAATAATCAATTTATAAATCAAGTTGTTTCTTGATTTATAAATATATAAAAATTAACTTACCATTAACTTACCAAAAAAATATTCTTACATCTTTCTGCTCACTTCTCCTCTTGACTTGTTCAAGCTCTTTTCTCTGACGGAAATACCCTTGGAAATAATATCTTCATAGTTATATTTATTATTCTTTTTCAATTTGTATTTAGCTATCTCTTTGGCAGTGAATATATCAGAAGGGATGTCCAACATTTTTTTATTATTCATATCATAAAACTTCTTGACAACTTTGTTGTCTTTTGTGAGTTCCATATCAAAGAGCATGATAGGCCCAGACAGGTAAAAGTCATAGCTGAAGGGAAGGCAATTGACCGAACTGCTTTTCTCTGATTTGTTTAATTGATTGGACAAGTAGCTTTTGAAATATTCATTGTCCGACATAATCTTGTAGCACTGAACTTTGATTGTTTCAGACATATCTTCGTAGTCTATGATATAGAGTATATATTCTTTGATGACTCCATTGCTCTTGAAGTGCTCTTTTGCATTGATGCCGAATCTGCTGTCTTTCATTATTTTGAAGTTTGTGCCTTGACAAGAAATACAAGTTCTTTGAAAATATAAATTCTTCGATTCACAGTTGTTGCATTTCTTGGACTGCACCAGACAGCAAACTTTTATTTCTCGTGCAAAGTCTCCTTCAATATTATCGTAAGCAACTCCGCCTTTACTTCCACTACCCTTACTATTTGGAAATATAATTGTAGTCAGAAATTCGCCGAAGTTTCCTACACCAGTGAAAGCCATAGAGGAATTCTTGTTCATTTTTATTTCCTTCTTAATCTTAATTCGTTGTTCTTCATTGAAGTCTTTGAGTTCAGATACTAAATTTTCATACACCTCGTCCACCGCCATCTTCTTTTCTTCTTTATCTATCTTCATACTTCCAAAATTAGAGATAAGGCTGTCCATATCTCCAGCTTCAGTCTTCTTCTTGAAACCAAAAAACTTTTTAATGTCACTCATCCTTAATGTTAAGGCCACAATACCATATTAAAAATAAAAATAAAAATCAATTTTATAATGGTGTCACTACACCCTTATAAAAAATAAACAAAAATACTTACCGTCTTTTGTAAAAGAAATTAGATCATATAAGACGCAATGATATTGTAGAGAAACACTTCGTCACAAGTGTTTGTTTCTTTCAATGCAGAAACATATTTTCTTCTCAATGGTGCCTTTAATTTTTCTACAGCTCTTCTACAAGTTCTCATAATTTTGTTATACTGCTCTTCAGTCATTTCAGTATTATATAAATACCATTTATACTCAATGTCATCACCTCTCCTAACACGACAGATAGCAGGGCCACCAATTCTGTGATATAAGCCATGGTAGCACCAAAAATTACTACCGTCCTTGTATTCCACCGCAGGACCATCTTTTCTGTGAAGTACTCCATTGTAATACCACCCATAATAACCTGCTGGTGTTTCAATAGCAGGACCATCTTCTCTGTGACACTTTCCATTTCTAAACCACTTTGTAGTTCCGTCAGGCATAATCACGGCAGGACCATCGAGACGATGAAGTTCATTGTAGTTAAGAAACCACTCTTTAGTGCCGTCAGGTTTTTTGAGCATATAAGAACGAGACATTTTGAAAGCGTTATTGTAAGACAAAATACTTATAAATAAATTATAAGTAAATCATTTTATTTACAAAAAAATATATACACATACTTACCACAAAATGTATCTAATTTATATTACATATTTTGCAACCTCATGCCACAAATATTTCTCATCAAACAAGTTCGTGGCTTTTAAGGCAGAAGAAAGACGGGTTCTATACTTGTTCTTGAGTGCATTTGCGAATCGCTTGATGATACTTAGTCGCCTGATATAGTCAGGCTTCTCAATCCAAATTCCGTATAAAAAATAATCTTCTCCAATAACATCTCCTTCATTGTCTCTTTGAATTACAGCAGGACCTCCGACACGATGAAGTTCTCCATCTTCATACCACTTTTCAAACACATTAACCTCTTCATTTCTTTCATTTCTTTTATAAGAAGCAGGACCTCCAATTCTATGAAGTTCTCCATTCTCAGCCCACAACTCTTCTAGAACAATACCATTCTCGTCTAACCTTAGCACAGCAGGACCTCCGACACGATGAAGTTCTCCATTCTCATACCAAGTTTCGCCAATAACAAGATCATTACGTCTTATAATTGAAGCTGGACCTCCTACACGATGATATATATCGTTTTTATACCAGGATTCGAAGATATGACCGTCATGATTATGCTGAATCCATGCAGGTCCATCCTCACGATGAAGTTGGCCTTCATCGTTGTACCATGTTGAGAGAGTTCCATTGGAAGTTATTGTCACGTTAGGTTCAGTCACGCTCATGTTGAAAGTAAGTAGAAAACTGCAAAAGAAATTGAAAGGAAAACTTGAAAAAAACTGTAATACTTGATTACAAGACACTTCTATCCTTTCTGCTCACCTAAAAAATCATTTTAATCTAAATGTCGTCCACCGACGACGTTTAGATTAAGAATATACACTCACAAACAAACACATTTATTCACACATACTTACCTTAGGCTAAAACATAGACTATTTACATATCATTAGTCTCCATCCACACATCAACAGTTCTCTGCTCCTTGCTGTTGAAGGCGACGCACTTGCCATCCACATATCTTCCTTGAGGGATCTTCTCTCTGTTCCACACCAAGTTATTAGCGCACACCAACAGACCATTCTTAGGCTTCTTGATCAAGTCTGCAATCTTGATAGGGCTAGAAAGCGCCTTGACCAATTCATCATCATCATCGTCATCGTCATCTTCATCGTCATTCATCTCAACCACCTTGGCAGCAGACTTCTTGGGCTTCTTCTCTTCCTCTTCATCCTCATCCTCATCATCACTCATCTCAGCCACCTTTGCCGCCGACTTCTTAGGCTTCTCTTCAGTCTTCTTTACTTTCTTGGGCTTCTCTTCCTCCTCTTCGTCATCAGACTCATTCTTAGGCTTCTTCTCTGCTTTCTTCTTGGGCTTCTTCTCTTCCTCATCATCATCAGACTTCTTAACTTTCTTCTTAGGCTTCTCTTCCTCCTCGTCATCAGACTTCTTAACTTTCTTCTTAGGCTTCTCGTCGTCGGACTTCTTGCTAGACTTCTTGTCACTCTTCTTGCTAGACTTCTTCTCCTTCTCGACGAGAGACTTGAGATGCTTAGAACAGTAGAACTTGCCTTCGTGGTTAGGCTCTTCAGACTTGACACCAGTGCCACAAGGTTCATCGGCACGATCACCCTTCTTCAAGATGAACTCGCAAGTGTGCTTAGGCTTAGACTTAGTAGAACCCTTCTTTGATCCCTTCTTGGATGATGCTTTGCGAGACGAAGAAGGATTCTTTTCTCTCTCCTCATTGATCTTTCCAGCCTTGACCTTGTATTCATCTTGTTCCTCCTTGCTAAGAGACTTCCACATCTTGCCAAGCATAGTGCTAACATCGGTGATCTTGGCCTCAGGATGGGCGGCACGCACTTCATCTCTCTTTTCATTAGAGAAGGCGATGTAGGCGCTGATGCCACGCTTAGGCTTGGACTCCTTGATCTTCTTGGAGTCGAGAAGCAAGTTCTTATCTTTGCACTTCTTCATCACTTCTTCTTTCTTGTCCTTGTCGTTGATGCCGAGAGTAGCCATAGTGATTTCGATTGTATTGAGAACCACATTGTTTAAAGTAGTTAATGCCAAATTTTCCTTGACGCTGCTGTTGAAAATGCTTGCCATATGACTATTGTTGATGAAGTCAAGGATCTCATCGTAGGCGTCAACACCGGCGAAAGATGAGTCAGAAGAAGATGAGGAAGACGAGGAAGACGACACAGAGGGAGCAGAGGCAGAAATGATATCCTTAATCTCAGACATAGTGACAGCTTCGAGAGATGCAAACAACTTTTCAGTTTCAATCTTATCCAATTCTTTAATCAGAACACTAGTCCAATCAGACAAATCATCAGAAATCAGTTTAGAACTCAACTCATTCTCCATGTCCTCGTCGTAAAAAGTGAGACGCATACGACCTTTAGTCAAGTGAACAGTGAAACGAGTTCTATCCACCTCTTCGTCATCAGGAAACTTCAACTTGAGGAGACCCATAGGCTTGACACAGTCGGACTTGAGTTTCAACACGACGCAGAATTTTTCTTCACGACGACCAACGAGGAATTCATCAGTTTTTCCATCAAAGATAGACACCAAGTTCTTGAACACGGAAACTTCAGAAGCAGTGAAAGACATTTTGTAGGCGATTTGTAGGCGGGTAGAAAACGTAGAAAACTTGTATAGAGTGAATACAACACGAAAAGACCAGAGAGAGAAAGCTTTGAAAATCGATTTGAAAACGACTTTGCAAAAATTTGAAAACCAGAAAACTTATACTTGATTGATCAAGCCACGATTAACCACTAACAAATGACTTTAAAAATCAGTTTAAAATTTGTCTTTGCAAAATTTTTCATTTTTTATAAATTCATTTTTATATCTAAAAATATTCCTTTTCCTATCCCAAATTCCCTTTCCCACATCCCAAATTCCCTTTCCCACATCCCAAAGTCCCTCTTCCCACATCCCAAAGTCCCTCTTCCCACATCCCAAATTCCCATTTCCCGCATCCCAAAATCCCCTTTCCCACATCCCAAAGTCCCATATCCCAAATTCCCTGTTCCCACATCCCAAATTCCCTCTTCCCATATCCCAAAATCCCATTTCCCATATCCCAAAGTCCCATTCCCGCATCCCAAATTCCCTCTTCCCATATCCCAAATTCCCCTTTCCCACATTCCAAAGTCCCAAATTCCCTCTTCCCAAAGTCCCTCTTCCCATATCCCAAATTCCCCTTTCCCATATCCCAAAGTACCATTTTCTCTCGCAATTTTAGCGAGGGGAGAGTAAACTGATTTTTAAGTATAAAATTAAAGTAGAAGTGTGGTATGTTTAGTATCAGAATAAGAATGAGCATTGATTATTTGGCTTTTGTTGAGAAGTACAAGCTTGTGCCCAAGAACTTGCGATTTAAGTTTTTGGATTTTCTCAGTCATTTCAGACACAGTGTTTCCCAAAATGATGAGTATGGGTTGGTTGACGATTTGATCACTGCATTGATGTCGTATGAGAGGACTTATCATGATTGTGAGAATTATTTGGAGTTAAGTTGGGCAATTTACGACGAGGTTTTCCCTGGTTCGCATATGGTGTACAACGATGTTGCTGAATCTATTATGAGACAGTTGAGATGGTATATGAAGCCAATTCGTGTGGAGGATGTTGTGCGTTTTCGTCATAAGATTGTGATGAAAGATATAGAAGAGAGAGTTGCGTATAGACCTGGAAATCCTGGCTATGAATCGGCGATGGCTAGTTTTATGTCATCATGTCAGAAGTATTCTATTGTTGTGTGAATGTGAGATGAGTGTGTATGTGTGTAGTCTAAACGTCGTCGGTGGACGACATTTAGATTTTTAAACTGATTTTAATATTTATGTATTAATACTATATTGTGTTCTGTGAACAAAATGCAGCTTACTAATCAAATTATCATGGAGTTCTTTGGCAATGATCAAGTCATCGAGGAGATGATTAGAAATGTGACGGAGTATGACGAAGAGAAAGAAAGTGACTATGATAGCGATGACGAGAGCGACTACGAGGAAGATGATAGTGAGGACGAAGAAGAGAGCGAAGAGGAGAGCGAAGATGAGAGTGACGTAGAAGATGAGGAAGAGGAGAGACATCAGAGATATCGTGCAGAGGCGCAAGCTATGGAGAATGAGTTGAATGATCTTCCTGAGTTAGTTTCTGATAGTGATTCTGTGTCGGATACTGATATATTGGATGACGTAGAAGATGAGTTGCCTGTAGATACGCCTGTGCTTAGAAGAGAGTCTGCAGTTGACTACTTGTTGTCGTTGAATCCGCCTGTGCTTAGGAGAGAGGTTACAAGTGATTATTTGACTCCTGACCGTATGCCTCGAGTGTCAACTCCAAATGCGCCTAGGGCAGAGAGAAGAGCTCTTCGTGATATCACCAATATCAGACCTCGTCGCTTGGCTTTCAATTGAACGTAAGTATGTGTATTTATATTTTTATATGTGTATAGTCTAAACGTCGTCGGTGGGCGACATTTAGATTTTTAAACTGATTTTTATTTATATAAATAAAGATAATAATGTGGCTTGAACTTTCAAGTATAAATATTTTTAATTTTCAAAATGGGTGTTTCTCAAAGCAAAGTGTCTTGTCTCTGGTTGCCTGCTCAAAGTGGTAAAACTCGCAAAATTCAAGAGCTGATTGAACTCTACAGAGATATGCGTATACTTGTTAGAAAGACTAATGGTAGAATCGTCAGTGACTGGGACGAAAATAAGATAAAAGAGATGGATGACGAGGATGATGACTCTATTATTGAAGAGACTATTGACGACAATTATTTTAATATTATTATTTGTTCTAACAACTCTATGCTTGCTTCACAAACACACGCCAGAATGAATAATGAAATGTTCTCTTCTTCTTTTATAATTCACGAAGATGATAAAAAGGAGGTGGTGCAGTCTAACGAAGAAGACTGTAATGTGTATGCTTGGATTAGTGCAAACAAGGAAAAGAGATCTGTTAGAGACATTGCCTATAGTATCAACAGAGATCAACTTAAAATGTTGGTATGCTGTTCTCATGCTACAAGAATGGAAGACTACCTTTATCCTTTAATTCGTATGTTGAACGAAGATTTTACTAGAAAACTTTTTAGAAAGAAAATTAACATTTGGATAGACGAAGCAGACTCTAGTATTAATCTCTGGTCAAAGTATGAAAAAATATTGGATATGGATGTGATAAATAAGGTTACTCTTGTAAGTGCAACTTTTAACAGCATCATAAATAAATACAAGAAAATTTCAGTTATTCCATTCAAAGACACGCATCCAGAGTGTTATGTTAAGTTACAAGACACAAACATGATTATCTCTGAAGATAAGAGATATGATGCTTTTGGATACATCAAGTATGTTATACGAAAAAATAAATTACTCGAAGAGTTGAAGCCTGGATACTGCCTGTTTGCACCTGGAGACATCACTGTAGAATCTCATATCAACATATGTACACACTTTTACGCTAATCATGGATGCGCTGTCGCCATTTTGAATGGAAAGCACAAGAAAATATTCGTGCCTGGAATGAATATTATAGATTTGACTGAAGAGATGAATACAAAAAATCCTGAAGAAGTTGGTAAAATTTTAGCAAGAAAATACAAGGAACACAAACTTGACAAATTTCCGTTTGTAATCACCGGTCAAATATGTCTAGGTAGAGGTATTACATTTCAGTCTGGTTCTTTTCTTTTCACTGCATCCATCATTCCTTACATTGCAAACAAGGCGAGTCTCTATCAGTGCGCTACAAGAGTTATAGGTAACATCAAACATCTTGTAAATGAAACCCATATCATGTACTGTTCTAAGAAGACCAGAAAGATTCTCTTGGAAATGGAAAGTTGTGCTGTAAATGTAGCAAAGATTTTATTTGAAAATAATCAAACAGAAGTTGACAAGTCTGTAATGAAGAGAGCGAGCAACATAGACGGAGAAGATGACGAGAAATATAAAGGTCTTAAGTCCTATGTGAAATGTGACCTGCTTGAATTCAAAGTAGATGGAAATGAAAAAAATGCATGGAAAGAAGTTGCATCTGTATATAAGGCACACAAGGGCAACGAACCAAGTTCAAAATCTCTTCCGAAGAAGAACGATGATGGGTTTTATGAGTGCTCAACAACTGGTAAATTGTCCGTACATGATTATAGCATAAAGAGCATAATTGAGGGTTGGAAATGGTACAGCAACTTTCAGCTAAAGGCAGACGGTTTCAAATATGCCAGAATATATGTGGGATATAACGACAAGACAGACAACTCGAAATACAGTATCTTTTTGAGACTAATGAGTATAAAGGAAAACAAGAATACTTCTAAAAAACTTGAGGAGTTTAGAAAGTAAAAAATATATTGTATTTTTTATATATGTATGTAGTCTAAACGTCGTCGGTGGGCGACATTTAGATTTTTAAACTGATTTTATTTATATAAAAGTAATAAATGATTGTGTATTCACTTATTGAAAGATGAGCGTAACAATTTTGAACAGTACTGACATGATGTTTCTTCTCAGCGATTACATGGACGACAAGACAGCTGTGAATCTCTTCAATTCTCAGAAGTGTTGGCGAAGTATGGTCGAGAGATACCCTCACAGATACAATAAGAAGAAGAAGGTCGTGTTGGCTCAGTTGGAGACTGAACTGGAAAAATGGAATGCTAATATCTGGTTGATGAGTTCGCAAAAGACTACTTTATTTGTTATATTTGATATGGGCAAATGGAACGAAAACTGCGTAGTGAAGATGGAAGACGGAAAAGTGTATATTGGTATAGATGAGTGCATGCTTGCTTGGTTTAAAGATGAAAGAGCTTACAAGACTGACCCTGCGTTGTTGCAAGCATTCCACAATTATTTCACTTGTTAGATGATGGAGTGTATTTAGGTAAGTATATTTTTTATGAATAGTCTAAACGTCGTCGGTGGGCGACATTTAGATTTTTAAACTGATTTTTATTTATTTATAATTAAATATTTTCGTGGCTTAACTTTTAAGTATTTGCAAAATGTCTTCTTTGTCTGACTTTCAGTATTTTATTACCAACTTGACCTACGCTTACACTTTAATAAGCGCAATGACTAGAGAAACGTACAACAGAAAAGTGCTGATGGACTCGTTGGAAGTAGTAATTAAAATGAATGATTATACTGAAGAACAGCGAAAGCTTGCTATGGCATTGTTTTACGAGATTCTGTCGACTAAAGCTGGGTCAATTTTTCTGGGATGTTATCGTAACTTTACACTCACTGCCGTCAACAAAGCAAAGGAATTCATAGAAGAGATACGCTCGAAGACCAGTGAAGTAGATGTTGAACTCAGAAAATCAATCGCAAAATTTATTCGTTCAAATGCAGGTATTTTCTTGGTTTTCGACATCGACTATTCCATTGATCTTGACGAAGATGAAGATGACGACAATGAATATGACGAAGAGAACGACTACTTGTTAGAGGAAACATTAAACGACGAACTTTTTGAATATATGAGAAACGAAAATAATTATGATCACAGTGAAGAAAGCCGAGTGAAAGTGTTGCGAAATATCTTAAGAAGAAAGATGGAATCGGATGAGTTTGTTATTGGAGATTGCTTTAAATGCGACCATGAACTAATCGAGCAGTATACCGGTATTAAAGTGAGGGATTATGAATACATTACATTAGGATGTGATATTCGTATTGAGTATGATGACAATATGGTCACTGTCACTATTTTTGACGGACTGGTTCCCTATGAACTTACACACGATATAGATCTTCCAGCACTCATAGAGGAATTGAAGAAAGAAATCAGGAAAGACACTTCACAGTGTTTGTATGACACAAAACTATTCTGTCGAGATATTGCCAATCACGTGTCTAGTTATGTTTCTTAAATAAATTTGTGTAAAGGTAAGTATTGTATTTATTAGTCTAAACGTCGTCGGTGGACGACATTTAGATTTTTTTTTATTATGTTATAAGTAATAAAAAATGGAAAATAAAGATCAAGAGTATTGTGAAGTTTCCACGGATGTAAATTCAATGTGCTGTATTGGTATAGATAAGTGGTTCGAAGATTGTCCACAAGCTTCAAAAAGTTTTCCTTCTCGTGTTACAAAAGAATATTTAAAGGAACAATGCGCACAGCAAAGTAGAGCACCAGAACTAGCTGCGTTGTGTCCTAATAAATATACTGTTCCAGATAAGACTAAAGATCATAGCGACTGTAAAGAAGTTTCAAAATCGATTGAGTCTATTATTTGTGCTGGAATTGATAAATTTATTGAGAATTGTCCATATCAAAGTTTTATAGATAATTTAGATCAAAATTATCTAGAACAAGCTAAAGCAACTAATACTGCAGTAGTAGATTGTTCCAAATATGGCGAGAAGTTTTTAAAGCCATCGTCGCCTCTATTTACCCTTAAAAATATTATTATTGTTTTGTTATTTTTATTTGTAACTTTTTTAATCTATAAACTGACCACAAAAAAGAAATAATTAAATCGATTTTTATATGCATATTTATTTTAAGTTTTGTTTCTGGTTATAGTTTACATAGATTTTCTCAAAATGTCTTCCGTGTCTATTCGTGATTATTCTGACTGTCTTAGAGATGAGGTTTTTGGAAAACCTGCTGTGTATCCTGTCTACAAGCGAAAGATCAAAAAGACTCTTTACGGGCGTGAAGTTGATATCACTGTGAGTTACACTACTACTAAAAATGGCTTCAGAATCATTAAGAAATACAACGACGAGATTGATTATCGTAAAGAAGTAACAACTCATATTCACGACGGCCATATCTACAAAGATGTATACAAGCATTACGGCGAAGATCGCTTCGAGTACAATTACAAAGACGGACAACTTCACCGCGAAGGTTTCCCTGCTGTAAGAGAGGTTAGATATGATGGAATTGAGCATATGTTCAGCTATTACAACAATGGTGTTCTTCACAACCTAGATGGTCCTGCTATCATCTTAGAAGATTCATTAGATAATACTTGTTACAAATCTTATTACATCTATGGCAAGCTCCACTCCAAGGCAGAATGGAGTCAGAAAGTATTTGATATTATAAGAAATGGAGTGAAGAAAGAAGATGTGTACTCTAGAGAACAACATCTTAAAGAACTTGTGAATGAGATTAATAACATTTTTGCTAAATGAAAAATAGGGGTTTAGGTAAGTATGTTTATATGTATTTTAATATTTAGTCTAAATGTCGTCACTAGACGACTCTTAGACTTTTAAAATGATTTTTACTTTAATACTTATTTATATAATTGTGGTCTTGTAATTTCAAGATAAAAAATGAGCGCTTGTGTATCTGATTTGCCTTCTATCGACGTGGTGATTCCTATTGACTTGAACGACTCCTTTGAAAAGGAAGAAAAATATGAAAACAAAGATTGTCTCATAATTGTTCTAGATGAAGATGATATCGAAGAGGAAGAAGAAATGAATGCTGCGAGAAATCTGGAACGTGAGAAGTATGCCTGTTACATTGACGAAGAAGATCCTGAAGTTCTTGCTATGTGGAGAGTTATTAAGAGTGCCGAAGTTGATGACTTCAGTTATTATGTTAGCTGGTATGTGAACATCTACCAGGGCACTCTAGAGCAACCTTACAAAGCATTAGACGACGAGGGAGACTATATGACTGCCTATTCTTACTACAACGCCCAAGCATTGGATATGGTAGAAATGAAACTTATTTTCGACGAGATGCAGCTGGACAACGTAAAGACAATGTTGACTCAGTTGATGTTCACATTCAACAAACCTCCTTCTCTGGCTGATCTGTCAGATATACTTAGATTGAAAGAGTCAGACATGCACATTGAAGGAAGTATGTATAATCCACGCACTATTTACAACCAGTTCGGAGAAGAATATTACGCATACAGTCCTTATAACTTATCAGAGAAGAGAATGACTGAGATTCGCCTAGTATTTGACAGAAGTTGCTTTGATAATGTCAAGAGAGGTCTGCGTGCTTGCAACTTCATAGTTATCTAAATTTTTTATATCAAGGTAAGTAATTGTTGTATATATGTTTTTTAATTTAACAGTCGTCTTGTTGATGACTTTTAAATTGATTTTATAAATTATATATTATTATATTATTGTCCTTCTTATTTTGAAGATTAAAAAGCTCTTAAAATGTCTATCGTTTACAACTACTTTGATTTTTCTTCTTGTGGTATGTCTAAGGCTCATATCAATATGAATGATTTGCTTAGATATTTGCCTAAAGATCAAAAGTGTAAAATAGTCACAAACATCAAATATCATTGTGGAGATAGCAGCAATGAATTTATCATCAATGTCATTAATGGAAAGATAACGAATGAAGGTATTATTGACAAGATTAATAATTATTTGGAAAAGAATAATTCAAGAAGTTACTTCTTTGAAGGTTTGGTCGCTCAAAAAAACGGGTTCTACTCTTTATACTGGGGCTCATAAATTAGTAAAATTATGGTAAGTATGTTGTTTATAATGTTTGTATTTCTTAGTCTAATTGTCGTCAATGACGACGCTTAGATTTTAAATTGATTTGTAATATTATTTATAGTAATATTTGTGTGGTATATTTACTTATACATTAACAAGAATGTCTTCTGTCGTTAAAACAAAAATTTTCAAGCAACTTGATGAAACAATTCATATGCTGAACGGCAAAAAGCATCGTGAAGATGGCCCTGCTTTCTATTCTCCTTTGGTAAAAGAGTGGTGGGTCAACGGTCAGTTGCATCGTGTTGATGGACCTGCTAGAATGATGAGCGGAGGTTCTATGATGTTTTACGAACATGGCAAACTTCATCGTAAAGAAGGACCTGCTGTCATACTTTCCAACGGTTGTCAAGAATGGTGGGTCAACGGTATTCGTCATAGAAAAGATGGTCCTGCTTATATTTACGGCGTGTGTCAAGAGTGGTGGGAGAATGGAAGATTGCATCGTGTAGATGGTCCTGCTCTTACAAACAGAGATAAACAAGAATGGTATGAAAATGGAAATTTGCACAGTCTTGATGGCCCTGCTGTAGTTTACAAGTTTATAAATAGAAGAGATTGGTATATTGATGGAAGAAGATATGAAAATGAAGAAGAACACAAGCAAGCTATTCTAGATTTGCGCTTGGAAATTTCAAATACCTTGTATAATGGTAGAAAGGTGTGTAGAGATGTTGCCAAATACATCAGTTGTTTTGTGTATTAAAAATATATATTTTAAGAAGGTAAGTGTTTTCTAGTCTAAATGTCAAATTATATTGACACTTAGACTTTATGATTTTTAACTAAAATGATTTTTATATTACTTTAATGATTATAATTTGTTCACTATATCCTCTTTAAAAAATGTCTTCTGTCTCTATTCAGCCTAACAAAATCTACAACGAAGATTGCGTTTCTTATCTCAAGAAACTCGATGATAAAACCATAAACACTATCGTATTAGATCCCCCTTATTTTAATGTTGTCAATGAAACTTGGGACAAGCAATGGAAGTCTCTTCAAGACTACTTGAACTGGATTGAATCCATCGTAATTGAACTAGAAAGAGTATCTAAATATTCTTGCAGCGTTTGGCTATTTGGATATGCCTACCAGTTAGGTTATCTCATTCCTATCTTTGAAAAATACGGGTTTACTTACAGACAACATATCACTATCTACAAAGGTCTAAAAAGTGTTGCTGGCAGAACTAGCAACAAACTAAAAATGTTTCCTACAGCTACAGAATACTTGATTTATTTTCATAAAGAAGCACGACCAATCTTGAGAGATTATTTACAATCCAAGAAAAAAGAGTTTGAAGTAAGCTCGAAAGAAATAAACGAATTCTTAGGAAAAGCAAGCAACGGCGGAGGTACTTGGTCTAGCATCGCCGGTTTAAAACAAAAAACATTACAATATCCTACAAAAGAAGACTGGGATAAGCTACAAGAACTATTTGGTAAGTTTGATATCAATTACGATGATTATGTGTTCAAGTTTAAATTAATAAATGGTTTAACTGATGTCTGGTCTGACATTGACTTTTACGACAAGACATATAAAAAGATTCACCCTACTCAAAAACCTTATAAACTTATTGAGAGAATTTTGAGTTGTTCAACTGAGCAAGGATTTAATGTTTTAGATCCTTTTATGGGTAGTGGTATGACTGCTATGGTTTGTGAAGATTTAAAATTAAACTATTATGGATGTGAAATAAGCGAAGAGTATATGTCTAAGAAATTAAGGTAATTAATAAATTGATTTTATAACTTATTTATAATATCAATTTCGTCTTATACATTTAAGAATCTGTTTGAAAAATGCAAGCCGCTCACTCTTACTTTAAACTCGTGCAATTTTACGAATCAAACCCCGATCACGAACTTTCTCAGGCTTTGTCAAACCTAACCAGCATCACGATCGGAGATGTTCAAATTGACTTCAAAATATCTCTTGGGTTTAACACTAGAGCTTGTCGTGTGTTTGAGAACGAGAAGGAAGTGGGAGTGTTTGAAATCATAGAAGATGAGATTTATTCAGCTCAAGAGAACAGAACCGATGCTATGGATACCATTCTAATCATCAAAGAAGAACCTTCCGAACAAAAATACGAAGATGATTCCGACTCGGAGAATGATGAAGAGTATTGTGAATACCGTAGAGAATATCTACAAGACGAAGGAAGAGTCGGACATTGGAGCGACGATGACGATGATGATGAATAAAATGTAATAAATCTGTGGTAAAAAAGGTAAGTGATATTAAATTGATTTTTTATATAACACAATTATTTATTAATTGTATTATATTATTTAAAAAATGAGCGATATTGAATGTGTAATTGAAACTCAAGGTTCTTGTGAAATTAAAAGTTGGTTTAAGAATGGTCAACGTCACAGAGACAATGGACCTGCTCTTATCTGTCCGTATGGTTCTCAACACTGGTATAAGAATGGATTAGAGCATAGAGAAGATGGACCTGCTGTAATTACAGAAGGATACGAAGAGTGGAAACAAAATGGAAAATTTCATAGAGTCGGAGGTCCTGCTTATAAGCATTACAGTAACTATGTGCACGAGTTTTGGTATGTTGATGGAAAATTACACAGAGACGATGGCCCTGCAGTTATTCAACAAAAATATAAGGCTTGGTATAAACACGGCGAATTACATAGAATAGATGGTCCTGCTATAGAATCAGCTACTATAAAATATTATTATTTATTTGATGATAGATACGAAGAAGGTAAGTTTAATAGATTGATAAATATTTTAAAAAAGTTTAATAATAATTTGAAGCGTAAGTATAGAAACAAAATTAACTTAGAAATTTATAATAACACTAAGATATGTAAGGATGTGTGCAAATTAATTGCTGAGTTTGTAATGTAAATAAATTGATTTATTTATTTTAAAATTATATGATCTTTGTGTTCATATAATTTTAGAATTATTATATAACAGAATGTCTTCCCGTAAGGTTTTAGCTGACAATACTATTCTTTATCTTAAAAATGGCGTGCTGCATAGAAAGTATGGCCCTGCAGTTATTCACAATGACGGCGTGAGCGAGTTTTGGTTTGAAGGAAGACGTCATAGATTACAAGGAAGCGCTATCATTGATTATCACAGTCCTGAAATCAAGATTAGAAATGGAAAAGTAGATCCCAGTTATTTTGAAGATGAAAATGAGCAGGATATGAGAAATATAATGTACAATACTAAACTTATAGATGTTATTGTTCCTATCTTGACTAGAACGTTCAATATTATTCAAAATACTCCGTTAAAAGATTTGGGCATCAATCACAGAGAACAGATAGATTCGACTGAAAAAGATACACTCAAAATATATTATAATTGTATGGCGCATTCTGCATTGGGACCTGCTGAAATTAAAAATAATGGAACACAAGTGTATTACATGTATGGTGTTAAGCATTGTGCATATGGACCTGCTATTGTCGATGTTCTTAAGAAAACTAAATATTGGTATATGTATGGTATTTTGCACAGAGAAGATGGACCTGCTTTTATTAGACCTGCTTATAACAGAATAAACAATACAGTCCACGAGTGGTACAGATATGGTGTTAGACACAGATTAGATGGTCCTTCTTTTATTGAGTATAATAAATATAACGAAATCATATATTATATTTGGTATAAAGATGGAAAAACACACCGATCTTATTTGGAAGGACAAGGCGATGGTCCTGCTATTCATATGGAAAAGGCATATTATGCGAATGAGTATTATGAAGGTTATGAGTTTTCTTCTTGGTATTTGAATGGAAAAAATGAAAGATGGAATGGCCCTGCTTTAGATGCTTTTGGAGAAAAGAAATGGTTTCTTAATGGAATAGAGATGGAAAAAGAAAAATTTGATAGAGTTATTAATACCGTAAAGAAGATAGCTAGAAAGTTTATGCGTCCTTTACGCCGCAATCTCTCTAACGAGATTTACAAGTTGAGTGCTGGTAATTCTGCTTATAGGATGGCTGTATCTAGGGATATTTCTAAATTAATTGCTGGGTATGTGATATAAATTAGGAGTAAAAAAATAGGTAAGTAAAATATAAATTAAAAAAGTATAAGTTAAAATTTTATAATTTATTTTTTATAAAATTTTTAGAAACCAAGTTTTATAAAGTGTCTATATATTTTTTAGAAAACACACACAAAACTCGGACTGGTTCCTAATTTACTCCGATGATTTCTCCTATTGTAGTTTATGATGTAAATAATACGATTTGCCTAAATTCTGGCATTTTTGCCTAAATTCTGGCATTTTTGCCAGAATTTTATTATTTAAAAGTATCTCAAGATATTATTATAAAAATGTCAGAATTAAATGAGTCAAATATATGTCATTTTTGCAATAAACATTTTGCTTCTAAAAGAAATAATATTAGACATCAAAATATATGTAAAATAAAAAATAATAGAGAACTTGAATCTATAGAAAGTCTTAAGAATGAGTTTAAGAAAAAAGAAGATGAGATTAAACAAAAAGACGAAGAAATAAAGAAAAAAGATGACCAACTTAGACAAAAAGACGAACATATTGAGTTTTTAAAATCTATAATAGAAACATATACGAATAAGCCGACAATTACATATAATAACAATAATAGCATAAACACTACTACAAATAATAATCTGACTATAAAGCAGATTGTTTCAAAATTGGATCCTATTGATTTTCAAGACATAAAAGAGTATATGGATAATTATAATAATAACTATATAGATGAAGGAGCAAAAGGATTTGCAAAGTTTTTGTGTGATTATCCATTCAAGGATAAGTTTGTAACTAGTGATTTTTCTAGAAATACGATTGCGTATAAGACCAGAGATTCAGAGTTTATAAGAGATCCTGAATCATCTTATCTTATAAACAGATCTATTAAAGAAAATAAAGATGAGATTATAGAAAAATCTGAAAATAGATTAGATAGTATAAATAAAAAAATAAAGACATTTTCAGAAGGAAATGAATTTGATGATTATATAGTTAAAAAATCTGATATTAAAAAACATATTAACATAGCAGAAAATATTTCAACTGAAAAACTAAGCGATAAAGAAGTATCTAATGTTTTTAGAAATAAAGGTATAGATATAAGACAAAAAAATACCGAGAGTAATTGCATAACATAAAAATGATTTATTATTATATTTATGTAATAATAGATACATCACGTTAAAGATGAGTAAGTTAAGATATTTAAAGGATATAAAAATGTTGGAGGAGTTTAAGTTACCTGCACCTGTGCTTCCTAAAGATTGTGTTTTATTAAAAGTGGATGAATTAGACAAGGAGCCAAAGATAATTAGAAAGAGAAGCAGCGAAATAAGAACTTTACATATTGAAGAAAAAGGTAAGTAAAAATTTTATTTTATTTATTATGTTATTTATTATTATAAAATAACATAATATGGGCTTAATTTCATCTTCTCAAAGAGAATCACTCAGTAGATCATTTAGAACGTTAACACAAGATGAATTAACGATGATGATTTATAACATATGCAAGAATATAATAGCCAAATGGTGTTATCCTACAAGATATCCTAATACAGTTTCTCGAAAAGAAATAATCGATTTTCTAGATATGACGGACTTTCATAGTAAAAAAGTAAAAATAAACTTTAGCGATATTAATAAATCATATGAAGTTCCTTATGATGTTTATTTAAGAGGTTTGTACAGATTTTCAGAAGATAGAGAAGATAGGATTGGGTCTAACATGGACAAGATATTATTTGAAAAAGTAATAGGAGAATTATATGGGGTCGACTCGTCTTGTATTAATCACTTGTATATTGATATATCTAGTAATACATTTAAATATCAAAATATTGTTACAAATTTAAGAGATCAAAATACAGAAGCATTTTCAAAAGCTATTCTTTCTTCTTATATTAGATGTCATTATGGAGCAATTTTAGTGAATAGTAATTATACACCTATGTATGGTCATAGAACTTTATTATATATTGAAAACAATAATAATAATCTGAACATATTTTATTATGATCCTCATGGTTATGGTGAGCATTCTTGGTCAACAAAATTGAATGTATACGATATCTTATTTCATATGTTTAATAGCGTTATTAGAAGATATGCACTAGAATTTAATATAACGAGTATAAATGTAAATAAGTATGAAACTATATGTTTACGTGGAATACAGTATCATAGTATGAAATATGATGTAGGAATGTGTCAAATATTTTCTTCACTTTGGCTTTACACTGTTGTTAAAATAATAGCAGAAGCTACTAAAAATGGAATAGCTTTACCCAGTACGGATAAATGGATATATTTAGTAGATGAATATTATATATCGCAATTTAATGATAAACAAAGGTATAATGTGATCTTAATATTCATTTCTAAATTATTTAACTATTATACTAGAACAAATCAAAATTATAGACAAGAATTATATGGTTATAGTAACTATTTACTTTCTACTAATCAAATATCTAATTATGAAGTTCAATATCCACAAAGATCAGTAGAAGATATGGAAGAAGAAAAAAAGTATTCAGATTTTTTAGATAAATTAGCAAAGAGAAAAGTTATAAAAGCAAGAAGAAAAAAATCAAAATCTAGGATAAATATAGATGAAGATGAAACAGAATCAGAAGGAGAAGACGAAGGTGAAGAAAAGAAAAGAGGATTTATTGCTAGATCTTTATTACCTAGTAGGATAAATATAGATGAAGATGAAACAGAATCAGAAGGGGAAGATGAAGGTGAAGAAAAGAAAAGAGGATTTATTGCTAGATCTTTATTACCTAGTACTTTGAAGAAAAGAAAACTTGATAAAGTTGAAAAAGTTGAAAAAAAACAAGAAGAAGAGGAGGAAGAAACATATGAACAATTTGAGAAAAAAGTAAAACTCCAACGACAAAAAGAACGTTTTACTAAATTTTTACCATTTGGTCCTAATAAACAACTATTCGAAGAATGTGAGAAAAATAGCGAATGCTTATCTGGATGTTGTCATAAAAATGATATAGATAAGAAAAATTATTGTAATGTTCCTTCTGTTTGTGCAGAAAAATAAAATGATTTATTTTGCAATTTATTTTATAAGCGATGTATAATTATAAAAAATGTCTTCTGTCGTTGAGTATAGTAACGCTAATGTCTGGTTTTCTGGAAATAATCTCCATCGAGAAGACGGTCCTGCTATTGAGTTCAAAGGTGGTAGAAAAGAATGGTGGCAAAATAATCACAGACACCGTTTAGATGGACCTGCAATTATTTATCCAAATGGCGAAAAAGAGTGGTGGGCAAATGGTAAAAGACATAGAGAAAATGGTCCTGCAGTTTACTATTATGATAAGTTGGAGTGGTGGGTGAATGGTAAAAGACATTGCGAAGATGGTCCTGCAGTTGAAGATATAAATGGAGATATGGAGTGGTGGTTAGATGGTAAGCCTCATCGTCTGGATGGTCCTGCAATTGAGTATAATGACGGGTATAAGGAATGGTGGATTGAAGGTAAGTTTATTAAGAGCAATGAGTAATTTTAAAAATTAATTTAAATATTTTATTTCTTAGTAATAAATACGAATAAGTTATAAAAAATGTCTAAACCAGTATTTATTACTATTCATTTTTTGAACAAAGATAACGAGTGTATTAATTGGGTTCATCCAACTGAAGATTTCCAAAAATCAAATGAGGTTTCTTGTAGAATTATTAGAGAATGCGCTGCGGATTATGATGATGTAGAAGATGTAGATTCTGCTATAATTTATGAGTTTAAACCAGAGTTATCGCTAACAAATTTGTTGAGTTCTTATACTGTGAAGAATCACGAAAAAGCAGATGTGACTTGTTCTATTGCTACCTTTACAGATAAGAAAAATCAAGATTATAAGTTTATTTTGTATAGATTCAACAAGAATCCAGATTCCAAGGAGATCGAGGTATTGCGGATTTTTGCCGATAAAGACGATGCCTTAAACTATGTTAGAAAACAACTTGGCGAAACTATGGAGTATAAGGAGTGCGATATTGACGATTGTAGTATTGAGATGGCATTGGAGCGAGTTAATGCTAGCAAAGAGAGATGGATTTATGTAGTAAGTAGAATTGAGAATTAAATTTATTTAAAATTTTGTTTTATAAATAGATTGAAATTTATAAAACAAATGTTTAGTGTTAATGATATTGAACTAAAAACTATTTCAAAGAATAATATTCAAAAAACTCATAGTTGGAAAGATAACAATAATGAATACTCTATAACTATTAAGGAAAAAGTAGACTCGTATTACTTGCAAGAATATAGAAAAAATAAGAACTATCATCGAGAAGGAGGGCCAGCGTATTTAGAAAAATTTGATGGTGGTTATAAGTCGATTTTAAAATGGTATGTTAATGGAAAGTTGCATAGGTTAGACGGACCAGCAATTATAGTTAATGATTATGACGACACGTTTATGATGGTAGAGATGTATTACATAAAAGGAAAAGCATATGAAAAGGAGGAATATTACGAAAAGTTGTTAAAGATTAAAGAGAAATATATGAATGTATTAATAAATAATAATATATTTTCAAAAAGCATTTGTAATCTTATAACGGACTATATTTTATAAATTAGTTTAAATTATATTATTTTTAAAATAATATAATAAATGTCTATATTTTACTTAGACACTTCTAAGCATATCATCAACGCATCTACTGATTTCAAAAATACTCATCTTAGTTTAATTACACCTTTTTATAATTGGTTAAACGCTCTTGGCTACAATTGGATTTACAGCACTGTTATTTATGATGACAAAAGATATTCTCAAGTTTGTATAAGCGATAAGGGAAGTGTATGTTGCATACATATTGATAATGTAGATGGAGATGGTATTTATTATCCGTTTGGCCTTAAAGATTATTCTAAATTTAATGATGATGTGAATAAAGCAGCGGAATTTAATTTTAAAAATAATCAGAATATGTTATCTTCAAAGTATGAAAAAATAGCAAATACGTATGTTTTATATGCCGATAAGGTAGTTCAAATCATAAATTACTTACCTTCTATCATTACTCCAGATTATATAAGAAATGTATTTACAATTTTAGAAGAGTATTTAGATGTGCACAACAAGTTAAAGTTTACTCGTGAGATATATTATAATCATAGGACGATTATGACTCAGTCTCAAACAAATCTTATAAAGTTGATTAAACAGAAAGACGAAGAGAAAAAAACTCTTTCTAAAATTATTAAAGAAACAGGAGATATAATTAACTCGAATTATATTTAATTATAGAAAACAGTTTTTTTCGTTATTATATGTGAGTTCTTTAACTTTCGAGTTAGGATATTTTATTACAAACTCTTCTACTTCATACTTAGAATAACATACTATAACTTCACTGATAGATTTATCATCAGGATAGATCAAATATAACCGATCTGGGTTATTCATACCATAACCAGGACCGTACTTATATTTGTATGTATAGTCAGCGCAATTAAGGCAAGGAAATCCAAAGTGTCTGCAGTTCTCGCAAGAGCTTAACGAGTTATGTTTATCAATTAAATAAGATCTTAATAACTGATAGTTACTCATTTTAGTAGTATATTATAATTTAAAATGTTTTTAAATTATAATATATAGATGTCTAAAACATTTTGTAAAATTTCACAAGAACTCGCATATTTATTATCCTTAGACTCTACAGAGTTATATCCCGTAAAGTACGTTCAAAATATGGTGCAAAAACATAGAGACAGAATAGCAAATGAACTAGATGATATTGAGTTTAATTTGATGATAAGTAATCATATGGAGATGTTTGTAATTAAAGAAAAATGGTGGAACTATCAGTAGCATTTTAATTTATTAAAATAATTCTCCATAAACTCTTTATGTTTTGTTAAAAAATCTTCTTTAACATAATAGTATATTTCTCTATCGTTGTTAACTCTTTCTATTTCTTGTTCAAATAAATTTAATAAGAGTGTCATAAAAATGCTCATATCTTTAGAAGATGCACTAACGGAATAATTTTCTTTTATTTCTGCTCCTAAATTCTGTAAATCAAATATACGCTGATTTAACATACGTTGTTTCACTTCTATTTTATTTTCATCATTTTCTATATCGTAAGAAGATGCTGAAAGTTGACACAAAACAATTGAATATAAGTTTATTAAAGTATAATATCTCATAAAGTGTGGTTCAAATAGTTTGAAAATATCTTTCGCTTCTTGGCAAGTATCAAATAAAGGTGGTAATTTGTTTTTTTCTCCTGTGCGTTTGTAGCCTCTTTTTTCTTCTATGAATGAAGGTCTCCTTTGTGAACTAGATGAAGAAGACCTCCTGCGTGTTGGAAGATCAGTAAGATCATTTACATAATTTGATCCGAAAAAATCGAATCCTAGTAACTCTAAAAAATCCATTTATATTAATTTCCTATTATAAATAAATATATTTTATTTATTTATAAAAATGCATGTCATTAATTTTGGTCAAGCTCAATTGATTAACTCTTGCTATTGTATTCCTATAAAAACAATAAAAATTAAAATAGATGATAAGTCATCCAGACATAAAAATTCAAAATATTATAATATCGTAGAATTTAATAAATATAATTACGATATTATAAGCAAAGAGAACTCCTTCGAAAAAATATTCAAACATTCTCCTTTTAATTATTATAATGGAAAATGCGAGTTAAAATACTCTTTTATAACATCTGAAGGAATAAAGTATGACAAACATAATAAGATCGTAGAAGTATGCGATAGAAAAAGACTCGTGCACTTAACTCATAATGACTCTCCCGTATGTTATGAACTTTTAAGAATAAACGATGATACCTTTGAATTTGCTTGGAATACAAAATTAATGAATATAGATGAAGCCAAAGAGCTTACAATTGCTTTTTTAGAAAATATATGAAAAATGATTTTTTAATTTATAAATAAACCAGGTTATCGTTATTCAGTATTAGAATATATTTAATTTATTTATAAAAATGATGTATGCTATCTTCAGAGAATTTAACCACGATGATAAGCAAGAACATTATTATTTTCTTCAATACACTGGAAATGAAGAAAAGTTAAATGCTCTTGCAACTATCATAGAAGAATCTAACTTCGATTCGTTAAGTGGTGATTATTCTGAATATGGTCTTGATTCTAAAAATTTGTTAAGTAAAAAAACAGTAGATGAGATGATTAAAACTAGATTTTTTTTCGATGATGATAGATTTGAAGTATGTAATGGTATTTTTGAGTTTTATGAAGAAGATTTTGAAGGTCTTGATTGTAATGAAAAAGCTTTAAAATTAGATGATTTGTACCATAATTATCAGATCATCCATTATTTTAACTAAAAGGTAATGTAGGTTTTTTATAATATTTTTTTTGTTATGTATTTATTATAAAAATACACAACAATGCCAGCTGCATCTAGAAAACAATGCAAAAGTCCTCGTGGATTCTCACAAATAGCTTCTTGTAAAGCACAAGGTCTGATCCCAAGAACATCAAGAAAACTTAAAGGAAAATATGTTAAAAGTCCCAAGTATAAGAAAAGATCATATACTCGCAGAAGATCTAGCAAAAAATGAATTACATTTTTACACGTTTCAATAAATAGATATTAGTGTATAATAACTCTAATAATTCATCCATAATTGCCCTTAGTTCATTATCTATATTTTTATAATAATTAGAGAGAATTACCTTGTCTATAATATTTTCTAAATGTAGTATGAGTTCTTTATCGCTAATATAATCAACATCTACTTTAGTCAATGAGATCTCTTGATTACCGTACTTTCCAATGTAGGTTTCTACAAATCTATCATTTATTCCTAGTAAATCTTGATGAAGTTTATCGGTAATTTTATGGAGGTCATAATTTTCAGTGTTCCAGTGAAGAATTTTAACTGTTAGTTGCAATCTGAAGAAAGAATTAACTACACTTTTAATATCCAACATTTTATTAATTGAAAAAGATAATCAATTAATAAATTGATTTATTTATAAATAAATTTTATACATAGTTAATTGAGTATTAAAATATGATATTTTCAAGACATATTGCAAAGTCTGTTAAAGACATTCAGAAAATTTCTAGAGAAATTCAAGGGTTATACGGTTATGAATACGAAATATCAACTAACATTAATAGCATTTCTCTAACCATAATCTTTAACAAAGATATTTCTAAACATTTAGTAGATATGGCATCCAATGATTTAAAACACAATATGAGTGTATATTATAAAAATTCTTGTTATTTTGCTAATGATAATAAACTAGTGTTATATTTAAAAAGTATAATTTAATATTTTTTATCTTTTTTATGAAATATAAGAGAAATATGAGTCTTGTTTACTTTATAAAAAACTGGGATAATTTAATATCAAAAGAAAGACTGTTCTATTTAAATTTTATAAACGATACGATTGTTTCAAAGTATGGAAATACAAGCAATAAGGAAGATCAGGATTTCATATTGTTATATAAAATTCTTGAGAGAAACTATGATGAACCTAGCTCAAAGTTACTGGATATACTTGACGCTTATAATATATCACCACTCATATATGAATACTTTGAAAACTTGGTAAAGGTAAAATAATTTTTATTAAATCGATATTTCACATTTACTATATATAAATAACTGACTATCATATAAAAATGAACAAGCAAGAGTTATCTATATTGAAAACAATTGAGAAGGAGATTTTGCCACATGTTGAAAATATAGAGCTGTCGAGATATCACGACGGAATATCTCTAAAGATCTATGTAACTTTTGGGAGTTTGGAAAAGATAATTGCCAGATATGCAAAAAATCAAACGATAGAACTTAAAAAACCTGCCCAGTTCGAAGAAATAAACAATTATCCTATAAAATATTACTACAAGAACAAAAAGTATTATCTACATTTGTTCAAGCCATATTTGAGCAAGTTTGTTTCTGCAGATATTAATTGTTTGGTAAAAGAGTTTAGGTCGATTGACAAGATGATATTTACTCTAGTTAAAAAGATAGAGGACGAGGAACTTTTTAAAGAATTAGATGTTAAAATAACAGGGTCGAACTTAAGATATATGATTGAACAAAAAGGTAAATAAATTAAAAAGTGATTTTTTTATTATTATATTATGTTTATTAGTAATATAATAATAAAATGGAAGCTACATTCATTTCCAACAAGTTTCCTTTGAATGAGTTAAAAGGTAAGTGTACATCTTTATTAGAAACGAATAGTATATTGGGGTTTGACTTGAACAGCTATCCTGTCAAAGATATTTTAAAATTAATATCAGAGTTAAACGATATGGCAGATACAATCATTTTTTATCCTTCTCAGAGCGAGTTTTCAATTTATGACTCGGATATAGAGCCTAAAGAAAACGATAAGAGATTGTATTTGTTAAATACCATTAAATTTATTTAATTTAAAAATGATTTTCTTATATAAAATAATAACATTTTCAAGTGATATACTTAAAAATGTCATCTGAAAAGAAATTATGCGATATTTGCTGTTCTAAAAAGATCAAGTTTATAAAATGCTTGTTCTGTTCTAAAGAAGCTTGCCATAAGTGCACAGAAACTTATGTAGTGAGTCAAAAAATGGTTCATTGCGTATTTTGTAAAGCTGGATGGAACTATGAGTTTTGCCAGAAGAATTTTTCAAAGGCATTTATAGATGGAAAATTTAAAACTCATCAAAAAGATATCTTGTTAGAGCGAGAAAAGAACTTTTTACCAGAAACACAAAAAGAGCTAGAGATTATAGAACATAATAAGAGAATCGACGAACTTATAAATAAGAGGAAAGAAGATGTTGAAAAAATAAACAAGCTGATTAGAAATCTAAAATCTCAGAAAAAATTTTACGATAAGAAAAGATCAGTTGAAGAGCAGAAAGTCCAAACAACCTATAAGTGCCAAAAAGAAAACTGCAGAGGATATTTCAACTCTAAATGGGAATGCGGAATATGTAAACTAAAAATATGTAAACACTGCAGAGAAGAAGTATCCAGAGATGATGAACATAAATGCGACCCTGAAATTATAAAAAATATTGAAGCTATTAAGAAAGAGTCGAAGGACTGTCCAAAATGCGGAACATCTATTTCTAAAGTCTCAGGTTGTGACCAGATGTGGTGTCCTGAATGTAAAACTGCGTTTAGTTGGAATACAAGACAGATTGAAAAAGGCCATATTCACAATCCTCATTATTGGGAGTATATTACAACTAGAGGTCAAGATTTAGATGCTGTGAGAAGAATGAATGGTGAAAATGTTCCAAATAGAGACTGCATTGAAATATACGATATTATTAATAGTAATATTATAAGTGAGAGCAGGACATATAGAGAATATTGTAGATTGTTTTTGCATTATCACGATATAGAACTAGTAAATTATAGATTACCTGAGTTGGAACAAAGAAATAAAGACTTGCGATTTAAGTATTTAAGAAATGAGATAAATGAAGAAACATTTTCAAAGATACTTTCTCAGCGTGAAAAGAAATATGAGTTTACTACTGAGATGTATAACATTCTAGTAGGGTATTACGATATGTCAAAGGATTTAATAATTGAGTTTTATTTAAAGTATTTAGATAATGTTGAAATATTTGAAACACAGGAATTCGAAAATATGTGCAATGAAATGATTGCTAGATCTGATTATATTTTAAAATGTATTGATGATTTGAACAAGAGATATACCTACAATGGAACGGTAAGTGCAGAGTTCTTTATCAAAAACATAAAAAAATTGTCTTCAGACGGTATCAAAAATAGACTTAGAGTGTAAGTAAGAATTTAAATATATTTCATATTAATAAATTTATTAATATGAAGGTTACATCATTTAAAAAATTTTTTTTAAAAGATTTTACAGAATCTATGAGAATGAAAAGACTTCAAAAGAAGTTTCTATTCCTCATATTCGTTTTGTGCATGATTAAATATTATCAAATGATTATAAATAGAGAGGTAAGTGTAAATGAAGTATTGCCTTTAATTTTGGCTTATAATAATAGAAGGCCTAATAGTAATTTAAATGTTGACTAACACATATTTTAAATGAAAAGTTCAAAGTCTTTTGTGATTACGAATCCTCTTGATAATAATAAATATCTAGTTCATTCTTGTTTAGAAGGACCAGAAGTCGGAGTTTACTATAGAGGAAATGGAGAAATAAAAGACGATTATAGTGTTACTACAATTACTTTACCAAACTATGTAGATAGATTATGTATGAAAGACTATTATACAGTTATAGTAACACCGACGTTTGACGAGACTGATTTTACTCCTCATAATTTGAATAATATTAAACTTATGGCTTCTAATGTTCACAATGGAAAGTTTAAAGTGTATGGTTTAAAATGTAACTTCAATTGGGTAGTATTTGGAAAAAGATTTTCATTAGACACTTCACCTAATAAAAATAGCGTTATAGTAAGAGGTAATGGCCCTTATACTTATTTGGAAACTAGTATAGAAAATACTTTATTCAGTGAAGGAGAATTTTGAATTATTTTAAATATCTAAAATATTGATTATATTTAAAATAATGTCTACAGTAAGACCTTCTAAAAGAGGAACTCAAAATCAAACATTTTTTACTCTTAAGACGACCCAGCTAATCACAAAGAATATTCGCTTCGCTTCTAAAAATAATGCTATCTCTATCAATGTAGGTTCTAACTCTACCGTAAATATAAACCAAGGAACTTTTGCAGTTGCTATTGGTTCTAATGCAGGATTATCAAATCAAGGCCAGTTATCTATTGCGATAGGCACCAATAGTGGTTGCAATAACCAAAAATCAGAATCTATAGCTATTGGAATAAATGCAGGTCAGAATACTCAAAATGAAAACTCAATCGCTATTGGCTACGATACTGCAAATATAGAACAACAAAAAGATTCTTGTGCTATCGGCTATCAAGCTGGTTATAATAACCAAGGTTCTAACTCAGTTGCGATCGGCTACCAATCTGGATATACAAATCAAGATGCTAACTCAGTCGCAATTGGTTATAGAGCTGGCTACACAGACCAGGGTTCTAACTCGGTTGCAATCGGTTACAATTCTGGTCTTTACGGACAGAGTAATAATTCCGTATCTGTAGGTTATAATTCTTGTTTTTGGTATCAACAGGATTATGCCGTTGCAGTAGGTCCAGATTCAGGACAATTTAATCAACAACCAGACACAGTTGCAGTAGGATTAAGAGCGGGAAATCAGCAACTCCAAAATGGTTCAGTTGCTATAGCTAATAACGCCACAGAAGTAGGAAACGGTGCCAATACTATAACTATTGGCGCAGCTGCAGGTAGATCTTCTCAAAATGTTAATTCAATTGCTATTGGATATATTGCAGCTGAATTTAACCAAGGTTCTAATTCGATCGCTATAGGAAATAGTGCTGCTCAATCTGGTCAAGGATCTAATGCAGTTGCAATCGGAAGATTTGCGGGTTATTGTAATCAAGCAAGAAATGCAATTGCTATAGGTTCAAATAGTGGTTATACAAATCAAAGGTCTAATGCAGTTGCAATTGGAGTATATGCTGGAACTACAAATCAACATGCAAACTCAATTATAATGCACAATTATTATACGGGTGCTCCTCTTAATTCTTTATCTAATAACTCTTGTTATATAAGTATTTTTAGAAGTACAGGTAGTGCATGTAATAACTTAGTTTATGATACTACAACAGGAGAGATATTGTATCAAACAGCAAAAACATTTGTTATACCTCATCCTTTATACGAAGATAAGAATTTAGTACACGCTTGTGTAGAAGGACCTGAAGCTGGTGTATATTACAGAGGAGTAGGTGAAATATCAGGAGGACACACTCTTATAGAACTTCCAGATTATGTAAATTCTATGTGTAAAGATTATACAGTTATATTAACTCCTATTTATAATGAAAATAATATAGAAAAGGATATTATATTGAGTACGAGTAAAGTAGAAGATGGTAAGTTTAATGTATACTCAAATGTAAATGATGAGTGTAAGTTTAATTGGGTTGTTTATGGAAAGAGACTGGATATAGATGTAGAACCAAATAAACAAGACTTTAGAATAAAAGGCAAAGGACCTTATACTTTTTTAGAAAATAATTAAACATTTATATATTTTATAATTATTAAAAAAATATATAAATGGCAACAGCTAGACCAGGAGTTAATAAAAGATCAATTCAAAACCAATCCTTCGTAAGAACATTGAACACGAATAACACAATTACCAATAACATTACATTTTCTTCTTCAAACAATTCTATTTCTATTAATGTAGGTATACCACCTATCACTAACACTTATCAAGGAACATATTCGGTTTCTATAGGCTGTAATGCTGGATATTGTAATCAGGGAGATTACTCGATTGCAATTGGAAAAAATAGCGGATATCTAAGTCAAGCTTCTAATTCCGTTGCAATTGGGTCCGGTTCTGGTTTCACTTCTCAGAAATCTCAGTCTATAGCTATAGGATACGAAGCAGGAGCTTGTAATCAATCTCAGGAAAACGTAGCAGTTGGATATCAAGCAGGAGCTTGTAATCAAGGAAGTCAAAATGTAGCAGTCGGTTATCAAGCTGGATTTTCTAATCAACAAGACGCAAATGTGGCAGTTGGGTACAAGAGTGGAAGCAACGATCAAGTAGGATTTTCAGTTGCGGTTGGTTACCAAGCTGGTCAGTCTTGTCAAGGATCTTTAGCAGTAGCAGTAGGTCATAATGCAGGGCAGTTAACTCAAGTAGGATTTTCAGTTGCAGTTGGTAAAGATGCAGGATTATGCAACCAAAAATTCGATTCAGTTTGTGTAGGTGCAAATGCAGGAAAATATACACAACCTCTTTTATATACTTCCATTGGTAGTAATGCTAATTATTCTAATCTAAGTTTTATGTCAAATTCTGTAGCGATAGGCACAAATGCTGGATATCAATACCAATCTATTTATGCAGTAGCTATTGGTTCTAATGCCGGTTATAATAGTCAATGGGGAGAATCTATAGCTATTGGAACCAATGCCGGATATACATATCAATTACCAGTAGCTCTTTCCATTGGCTATAAAGCTGGTGAGATAGCACAAAATTTAAATGCTATAGCAATTGGTCATCAAGCTGGTCAAACCAGTCAAGGCGCTAACTCTATAGCTATTGGTAAAGATGCTGGCGATGGTGCTCATTTTTTAGGTTCTAGTATCGTAATAAATGCAGATAACTCTGTCTTGGCTCCTCCTCAGTCTTACTCTGTGTGTATAAAACCTATTAGATCTACAGCTTTAACATGTAATAATTTAGTTTTCAACACAGCTACTAATGAGGTTTTGTATCAGACTGCAAAAACATTTGTTATTCCTCATCCTCTTAATAATGATAAATATCTAGTTCATGGCTGTGTAGAAGGACCTGAAGCTGGTGTATATTATAGAGGAGAGGCTGATATTTCGAATGGTTATTGCGAGGTTAAACTGCCAGAATATGTATCCAAAATTGCTAGTAATTATTCAATATTTTTGACACCAATTTATAATGGTATAGATCATCATATCTTATCTAAATCTATTGTAGAGAATGGTAAGTTTAAGGTATATTCTAACTTGTTAACTTATACTAAATTTAATTGGGTAGTTCACGCTACTATGAGTGAGATTAATGTTGAGATCAGTAAAGATAAGGAAATAAAAGGAGATGGACCTTATACTTATGTTTAAAAAATATATTAAAATTATATATTTCAATTTTAATATAAATAAAATGGCAACAACAAGACCTACTTTATCTAAATCAGGGTTTCAGAACCAAGATTTCATAAGCACTCTCATTGCAACTAACATAGTAACAAATAACATAACTTTCTCAACTTCTAATGATGGTATCGTAATTATCGCTGGAGAAAATACTGTATCTCCAAATAACCAAGGAGAAAATGCCATATGCATTGGCTCCAACGCTGGTATAGTAAATCAAGGTGCAGAAAGTGTAGCAATAGGAGCTAATAGCGGTTACAGAGATCAAGGAAGTAATACAGTCTCTATAGGTATTAGTAGTGGTTTCTCAGGGCAAGGAAACGATGCAGTATCAATAGGATATCAGGCTGGTTATTATAATCAAGGTAATCAAACAGTAGCAATAGGTCTACAATCTGGTCTTTCTAATCAGGGAAATCAATGTGCATCTATCGGTTACCAATCTGCTCTCTCAGGACAAAAAGACTATGCAACTGCTATAGGTTACAGAGCAGGCGCATCTAATCAAGACATAAGTGCAGTTGCTATAGGATATCAGGCTGGAGAAATTAGCCAAAATTACGGTGCTGTTGCTATAGGATACCAGGCTGGCAATTACAATCAAGGAAATGAGGCAGTTGCAATAGGTTATAAGGCAGCATATACAGCACAAGGTCAGGGAAGTGTTGCGATAGGAAGACAAGCAGCAGAGTATAATCAAGGTCAATCGTGTATAAGTGTAGGAAGTTATGCTGGACAATATAATCAAGGTTTATACTCAGTTGCCATAGGTAAAGAATCTGCTAACCAATATCAAGGTAGCAATTCAATTGCCATAGGTTATAGATCTGCATATTTAACACAAGGAAACGAAGCAATTGCGATAGGATATCAGGCAGGTTATTCTAACCAAGGAAATGAAGCGGTCGCAATAGGATACCAAGGTGGTTATTCTAATCAGAAAAAATCAGCAGTTGCGATTGGTTATGAAGCAGGATATAATAATCAAGGAACTAGAGCAGTTGCGATAGGATATCAAGCCGGATACTGTAATCAACATGAAAATAGCATTGTTATAAATGCAACAGACTTATCATTGAATTCTACAGCAGCTGGTGCTTGTTATATAAAGCCAATCGCATCTACAGGATCTGCTCTTAAAAACTTAGTTTATAATAGCAGCACAGGAGAGATATTATATCAGGATTCAAAAACATTTGTTATTCATCATCCTATTAATAATGATAAATATTTAGTTCACGCTTGTTTAGAGGGCCCAGAGACAGGAGTTTATTATCGTGGAAAATCTAAGATTACTAATGGTTATTGTGAAGTTAGTTTACCAGAATATGTGGAAAAAATATGTTTGTCAGATTCTTATACCGTTTATGTTACTCCTTATAATAACTCAGATATTTTAAAAGTTGGCGAAGTGAAGAATAATAAATTTACAGTTTATACAAAATCAGATAAAGAAATTGAATTCGACTGGTTAGTTTACGGCAATAGATCTAACATTAATGCGGAACCATATAAAAATGAAGTAGAAGTAAGAGGAGAAGGACCTTATAGATATCTTGTTAAAAAATAATTTTTTTAGAATTATAATTAAAATGATATTATTATTTTTAAAAAATAATAATACCGTCTACAATTATAGATTATCTTTTAATAATTAGTCATATTAAAATGTCTTTGATTGCATCTGGTGCTTATTCTAAAGTTTACTCTTCTGTCAATAATGATAATACTGTTATCAAAAAAGTAGTTCTTGTTAAAGAAGATGACGAATATGATGATCCTGAAATCGAATATACTACGATTAGAGAACTTGCGTTTCTTTCGTTGTTTAAGCATCCTAATATTGTTTCAAAAATAAGCCAAAAAATTCAAGGTGAATTACCTTGTTATGCTGATATTAAATTAAAACATGCTGGGATTGATCTTTATGACTTTGCGTCTACTCTTTCAAGAAAACAACGAGGAAAGCATATGACTACAATTGCTTTTCAATTGATTAAAGCGTTGTATTATCTTGAAATTAACAATGTTATTCACGGAGATATTAAGCCTAATAATATTATGATTGATCCCAAGACTTTAAAAGTCACTCTTATAGACTTTGGAGGATGTTTATTTGATGCTTCTGAGACCGAGTCGGTAATTTGGTGTTCTACTAAAGGCTTTAGACCTCCTGAACATTTGAAAGGATCTAGTCAACCTTATCTAGTAAACTCTAAAAATGATGTTTTCTCATTTGGTCTTAGTATGTTTGCATTTTATTTTGATAAAGCGCCAAAGTCTAGTTATGTCCCAAAGGATAGTTATGATATTTTAGCAGCATTTGATAAGAATATGGAGGATTTGTGCCACTTTGATTGTTTAGATATGATGAATATATTATTAATGTGTATTAGAATGAATAACGAAGCAAGACCTAAAGCTTCTGAACTTTATAAATTAAAATATTTTAGAGATCTTAGAAATCAAGATGATTTTTGTTACACGAGTGTAACTGTTGAAATTCCTCCTCAAAATGAGACTTATGCTATTAACGAAGGGTTTAAAACTCATATGACCAGTATTTTAAAGTCATTTTGTAGCGAAATGAAGTTTCAAAATTTTTATGTTCATTCTTATATGTTACTTGAAAAGATTTTATCTTTTGTTGATTTGACAGAAGTGGATGATGCTTGGCTTGATTATTTGCCTATATTTGTGACTCATATAAGTTATTTGATGTTTGATAATTCTAAGAAATCCAGAGAAGAAATATTTTATGAATATGAAGATTATAATATCCATTTTATAGATATTGTAACCAGAGTATTACCTATTCTTGATTTTAATGTGTTTATGAGAATTTAAATTTTTTATAATTGAATTTGCTGGTCTGTTGTAAACTTTTTTATATCAATTTCATTATTTTTTATCATCGTTAGTTGCACAAAGTCCATATCTAAATCTCTAGGCGTTATAAAACTAAGAGCATATGGACTTGTATTTAGAGCAATCATTCTGTTAAATATTAGTTGTAATTCGTAGTTTTTATTTTTCGTTATTCCGATGATATCATAGTTTCTAACTTCAGAATTTTTTTCTATAATAATATAGTACTTATTATCGTGTAAAAATACAGGCACTAGTAATTTATTATTTTTGAGTTCAATTGGTCTCATTAGTTTCATAAGATGAGAGTCTACAAATTGTTCAAGGTCAGAGGTGAGTATGATTTTAATAGTTTTATAAAATGAAAAAACTTGCAGTATTGGCGTGTTCCATTTTCTTTTAATATATTCATTTTGGACGTTATTATATAAGTTCCAAAATTTAGTCCATTTGCTTTCAGGGTTTTTTTCTGCATTTTTTATGTAATCTCTTGTTAAAAAGGTAGCAAGAGTCAAAGAAAATGCACAGACAACTTCAAATATCATTTATTAATAAATTAATTTTTATTAATAAAATAACACTTTAAAATATTTATTTATTACTTTTAATACTTTTTATAATGTGGTTTAACTCTACTTCTTTCCATTCTTCTTTTTTATTTCCTTCATAGGCCTTTGCATATTTTAAACTAATCAATAACTCTGACAGCATTACACCTTTATTTAATTGCAAGTCTCCTACAACTCGTCCGCCATATTTGTCCCATTTCTTTAAGACACACTTAAAGTAGTTATGTTCTATAAGTGTTTTAACATATATAGAAACACGCTCCGCTGCTTGTTTTTCTTTTTCGTTTTTTGAGTGTAGTTCCGGGGTATCTGAACCAGAAAGTCTTAATTTTAGAGTAAGGGGTTCATCGTTATATAAGAAAGTAATATGATAAGTATCTCCATCAACTACTTCATTTACATATACGTCATAAGATTTGAAAGGAAATGGATATTTCTTTTTTTCCAAGACTCTAAGTCTTAGTTTGTCTGGAACAATGCACTTTATACAAGATAAACACTTGAACATTTTAGTTTAATTAATTAGTTTATCATTTAATATTAAATTAAAATTTAAAACAAAAACAACACTTCTTAACAGACTCTTCAACCTTCTTATTTACAGCAATTAATCCTTTCGTAGCGGCTACTATAGTTTCTATAACACCTGGAACAACTATCTTAATTATACTTTTTAATGCAACCTTTGCATCGGCATTGAGCTTATTTGTATCATCTACTAGTCTTGTAAGAACTTCAATCACTACAGCCTTCTTTTCAAACCCAGACAAGTTCTTTTGCTGTTCGACTAGAGTCATAATTCTAACAACATAGTCTATCATATTGTTTTCATCTAGAGAATATTGGTCAAAACTAGTTTTAAGTTTTGTTACAAGAGACATAATGAGTTTAGTAGTTTCATTTACCTCATTTTGACATATGTCAGATAATTCTAAGTTAATCGAGTTAGTGGAGTTAACTGAGTTAGAGGATTTACTATTTTCATTGTTAATAGGCGCAACCAAAGACATTTTTTTATAATTTCATAAAGATTATTTAAATTGATTTTTTATATTTATTTTAATTAATATTACAACTAAAAATGAAGTTCGTAATTTTCAGAGAAAACAACAAAAAAGAAAATGAATCCTTTATTTTCTTTTTGCAATATGACAATAACGAAGAGATGATACATAAATTAGAAGAAATAATTAATTCCACCGACTTTAGTTATATGGATGGCGACTACTCAAGCTTTGAAATAAACACATCTAATAAACTAAGCGAACAAACTGTAAACGAGTTAACTAGTATAGAAATTGGTTCTTTTTATTCTATGTTCACTGCATGCAGAGGTAAGTTCAATTTTAATCACGCTGATTTTGAAGTTTTAACAGATACAGAAAAAGCTTCTAAATTAGATGAGTTATTCTATGCTTGTCGAATTGTAAACTTTTTTAAACAAGATATGACAGAAACTAATGAAGTTGTAAAATTAGATTTTAAACGTATACTTGAATCTTGGGATAATAACGAAAGTACTAATGATATTTACCATTTAATTTTATCTTGGATAAATAATTACGAGCATACTTTTTGCAAAGAGTTAAAAGAGATAACATCTGAAATCAAATACAGAATGGTTGTAAATGAAGAAACAAATGATATCGTAGAAGATTTTGTTTATGGTAAGTATTCTCAAAAATTACGATCTAGATTAATAAATTGATTTTTATAAATTTATATAATAACAATATTCTAAAAATGAACAACATACGAAAAATATTCGAAAATTACGGTGTAGAAAACATTGATCTTGACGACTACACTAATTTTGTAAAAGACATTTCTTTTCAAAAAGACATACATTGTTTAGACCTAATACAAGAAGAACATAAGTTTTTAAAAAATCATTCCGAGAAAATAAGATTTAGAATAGAAAATGAAGGGGAAAATATATCATACATTATAGAATCTAACAAACATACTGAAGTATATAACAAACTCAGTGATATAAAAAATAAAAAAGTTATATATCTTTTTATAATATTAAAAAAATATTTGAATACATATGTGTTAAATACTGGAGATTTTGTTGTTCCAAAAAAAACAAATCTCAGACATTATAACATATCAAACGGTCTAAGTAAAAATGAAGAATGGTTACAAATTGAAGGTGTACCTTGTAAAGTTATAAGTATTACAGAGGATATGGTAGAACTAAATTCTTTTACATCGTCTAGTGATAGAACATTTAATGTAAGTAAAACAGATTTATATAATACTTTTTATAAGTGTGAAGTAGATGACAATTATATTTTAGATCTTTATAAGTATCCTGATAATAAAATATATAAAAAAGAATTTGATATAAAAGACGATGTAAAAAAACTAGAAAATCAAATAAAGAAATTTTTAAATATAACAGATGATGATATATTAAAAACAATAATAAAAGATAAATTACTTCAGATAATCTCATCTCAAGGAAGTGATCATTGTATAAATATTTCAACCTATAAAAAATATATAAACAATGAACTTAATTTATCCAATAATAAACGAATTGGAGATCCTGTTTTTAATAGAAATAAAAGATGGTGTCCACCTCTGAGAGATATGAGTTATGAAGAATATGAAAAAACAAATAGTTTTCCTGCTCCTTTTGGTATTAGAGATAAAGACTTTTGTATGCCTTCTGGATTATTAGATTCGTTGAAGGAACTGATTGTGCAAATATTTAATTTCAAAAATATCAAGCTAATTGATAAGGTAAGTGATCTATTTACTATTGAAAGAAGAGAAGATCATAAATGTAGATGGTGTGGAGTGGTAATAGATGCTAAATTATATTCATCTGTATATAAGAGTCAGAAGAATTACATAGAGATTTGCCATAGAGATCCTAATGGAAGATTTACAAAAGATAATATATATTGGGGACACGGCGAATGTAATAGAAGGCAAGGAGGTTATAGTGAAGAAGATATAATAAAAGATGCAATGACTTTAATATTGAATAACCCAGAATATAAGAAATATATTTCTAATTTTTAATAAAATGATTTTAATATAACATTTTTATAGAATATAATTATATAAAAATGTCAGTTGAACTTCAAAAATCTATAAAAAAGAAAATATTACTCAATAATAATTTTCTAGATGACATAAACCAAATTTTACATAATGAAGGCGTAGAACAAAGTAAACGTTATATTATTATTAAAAATTTACTCTTGAAAAAATTCAGTAACGATACTCTTTCTGTAGATATAGATATTAATTCTAATGTTCTTAAAAAAATAGAACCTATATTATCAGATATTTTTTTATCAAAGCAAGAGTTATTCCAAAAATTCTTCATGTTTTATGGAGATAAATTTTTGAAAAAGTCTTTGGACCAGTTCTACACACCTGCTAATATTGGTTCGTTCATATGCTCTTGTTTGGTAAAAAATAAAAAGATAATAGACCCGGCAGGAGGAACAGGAGATTTAGTAATTTCATATGAAGGAAAGTCTATAAATGTTTGGGATAAGAGCAAAGAGGCAATAGATATGGCAAAAATAAATTTTGAAATTCAAAATAAAAAGGCATCTTTTAATGTAAATGACAGTCTACTTGATTACGATACAAATAATGAATTTTACGATTATGTTATATTAAATCCTCCTTTTGGAACAAAAACCATAACAGATGATAAAGATATACTCGAAAATTATTCTCTAGGAAAAAATAAATCAAAACAAGAACTAGGAATACTTTTTATCGAGCGTTCTTTAATGTTACTCAAAAATAAAGGAATCCTCTTCGTAGTCGTTCCAAATGGTTATTTAGGAAATTCTAACTCATCTTATGTAAATCTAAGAAAAATGATAGTAGAAGAAAACAGATTGATTGCTATTATTAAACTCCCTGATAATACATTCTCTAGAAGTGGAACAGGAGTTAGCACTTCTATTTTGGTAATACAAAAATGCAACAAGATACAAACTGAAAACTATAATATATTCATAGAAAATATTACCGAAATAGGATATGAACTAAATAAAAAGAATACTCCTCTCAAGTTCTTAAAAGATGACGAAGGAAATTACATAGTTAACGATAATCAAGAACCCGTAATTAACTCTGATTTGAATACGGTATTTTTAAAACTATCAAAATTTGCAAAAGATAATAATATAGACAACCTAGTTCAATCAGATAACAACATAAAATATGAACAAATAGAAAAAGATAATTTAGCAGATACTTATATACTAGATATAAATAGATACTTAAACATATATAAAAATACAATAACTACATTATCAAGCGGAGATTGCTGCAAAATTAGAGACTTGACAATTATTAAACCTAATATTTCCTTTAATAGAAAGAAGGCAGAGACAACTACATACAAATACTTAGATATTTCTGAAGTAAATACGCCATTATATAACGGAAAAAAACTAAAACTTAATGACCTTCCGCAAAGAGCAAAATATATTCTAAAGAAACATGACATTATAGTATCTAAATTAAAAGGAAATATTACTTTTTGCGTTATAACAGAAGAAGAGAATAATGTAGTTTCTTCAAATGGATTTTGCGTGATCAGACCAAAAGACTACAATAGTTTAATCATAATCTTTGCTAATCTTTTTACGAAAGAATTTAAAATACAACACCAGAGCTTGGTAACAGGTAGTATAATGGAATCATTGGATGACAATGATATTTATGATATCATCATAAACAAAGAGGTAAATTATCAGAAATACGAGACTATAATTAATAGTCTAACTATACTCAATAAAGAACTATTATCTTGTAAAGAGTAAGTTTTATAAATTGATTTATCATATCATTCATTCTTTATTTTTATAAAAAATGAGTGTCCGCACTAGATGTATTCACAGAGTTCTTAATCACAAGAACCAATTACACTGCGATAATTCACCTGCTCTCATTACTAACTATAGAACAGAATGGTGGAATAATGGAAAATTACACAGAGTAGGAGGCCCAGCTATATCTGGATGGAATGGATATAATTACGAAGATTGTTATTATTTAAGAGGTAAAGCATATGATAAACGATCATACAATAAAATTATGTTTATAGTAAAACGTTTTGTAAATATCATAAAACGTAAATATCATAATAAGATAACTATGGAAATATATAATATAGGTATTTGTCTAGATGCTTCGAGATTGATCGCTAACTATGTTATCTTAGTTTAAGTGTGTAACATATAATATATGTAAATGCGACTATTAATAATGTGGTATAGTATATCCATACTTCTTTTGGTAAATAATCACCGATAAAAAAACCTATCATTGCTACTATCTGATCTCCAATACAATTATGGAGAGAATTATTGTCTAAATATTCGTCTTTAATATTTTGGGATTTTTTATAATCTTTTACTTCTCTTAATCCGTGTATAATAAACCACAATATAGCCGATGTGATTGTATTAAAATTAGTTATATGTTTGAATGCTTGACCAGCAAATACACCTGATAATAAGTGCAGAATAGAACAAGGAGTGATAAATCCTGGCTGTGTTGTACTATCGTAAGTTGAGACTATATTCATTTTATTAATTAAGGTAAAGATTAATAAAATGATTTTTTACACTTTACTTTTTCTAAAAGTTGTGTTATCTAAGTATCTTATCAATATGTCTTCTGCTTTAGTTGAAACCTGTGATATTTGCTGCAGCGAGAAAGCTTACTTCGTCAAGTGTAATTACTGTAGCGATAAAGCTTGTAGATCTTGCTATGAAACTTACATCTTGAGCGAAACTCAAGATAAGTGTATGTTTTGTTCAAAGACATGGAATATAGAGTTTATACAAAACAATTTCAAATCTAGTTTTGTAAATAATAAATATAAGGTTCATAAGCAAACGATTATTTTTGATAGAGAAAAAGCCCTATTGCCACAGACTCAACTAGAGATTGAAGAAGATAAAAAAAAGGAGAAGATTATGGAGCAAATTGATATTTTGAAAAAACAACAACAAGAAATTAAAAGAAAAATTAATCTGCTTCTTGGTTCTCTTGAAAATAAAGAAGAAGTAAAGAAGGAGGAAAAGAAAGAAGTGAACATTATTCCTTGCTCTAAGAATACGTGTAGAGGATTTTTAAATGATAAGTTTTTCTGTGGTATATGCGACACGAAGCATTGTAAGAAGTGTAGAATTGAAATTTGCGATGACGATGAACATAAGTGTAATCCAGATACGTTAGAGACGATTAAGATGTTAGAAAAGGAAACTAAGCCTTGTCCAAAATGCTATACTCGTATCTCTAAAATTTCAGGTTGTGATCAGATGTGGTGTACTCAGTGTCATACAGCTTTTAGTTGGAATACAGGAAAAGTAGAGAATGGTGTTATTCATAATCCTCATTACTGGCAGTATCTTAATACACAAGGAAGAGACTTGGAAGTTTTGAATAATATGCAAGGAGGAAGACCGATGCAGATTGAGTGTATGACGATTCAAGATATAGCTAGACACGTTAAAAATGCTATATTAAGAGAGATGTGTAGAAAGATTCTTCATGTTACCGAGTATGAGATGCCAAAGTATAGGACAGTATCTTATTTGGAAAGAAACAAAGATATCAGAAAGCAGTATTTGCTTGGACATATAGACGATACGAAGTTTAAGAGGACACTTCATATGAGAGAAAAGAAGGAGATGTTTAAGACTGAGATTATGCAAATTTTAGATATGTTCTCTAATGTATGTAGAGATGTTATGTCTAAGTTTTACACTGAGTATGTTTCTGAGCGATCTAGCAAAAAACAAGAGAGTTTAATTAAAAATGTGTTCAAGGAGATAATAAAGGTTGTAGAGTATAGTAATGGTGAAGTAAAGAAAGTATCGGATAGGTATGAGTATGTAGTTCCTAGGTTAGTAGATTTGTATATGAATGATATTTTGGCAGAATGTCGTGCATATAAATAATTTGTAAAGGTAGTAGGTAAGTTTTTTTTAAAAATATTTAAAATATTTATATTTATAACAAATATAAATATTATAGATGAGTAGAAATACAAGAAATACAAGAAATAGAGATGACATTTATAATAAAAAGATAAAGATAAATAAAAAGATAAATAAATACAAAGATAATATAATCAAAACTAAAGATGTAACAGTTTTGAAAAAGATAAATGATGATATAGTAAATGACAATATTCTAAAAAGAAATGATAAAAGTGACTTGGTAAATTTAATAGGAGATAAATTTAATAAACTTATTTCTGATTATGAACTAAATAAGAATCCATTAAATGGAATAAATAAGATTAGCGCAAAAGGTATTAATAATTATATCAAGTTAAATTTTAGTAAAAAAAAATATTATTTTGATTTATTCGAAGATTTATATAAGCACGTTGTCAGTATATATGGAGAAGATAATAATACTATAATATATATGCTTTTGATGTTAGATAGTGTACACGATTTTATTGGAGAAAGAACTACACTGGAAAAAGATGTTAAATCTCTCATGATACAAACAATATTTCAAATAAGAGATAGCGACTACTTATTTAATAAATTAAATAAACTTAAAGCAGGAGACTTTGAGAATGATTTATTATTATGGCTATTGTATATAAAATATAATGATATACCAAAACTAGTTCAAAATACATTATTTGGAGATGTTATAAGTATAGCAGAACAAACAAAAAAAGATAATATGTCTTCTCTGTTTACTATTGATGCTTTTGATAAATCTTTTGATGCTTATAGAACAACATTATTTTATCTTAATAGACCTAGAATACAACCTTCAGAATTGTCTAGTCAAATTGAACAATATAAGGATATACATATATTTAGAATACAAGTTATAGAGTTATATAATAATTTACTAAAAATTCTTAAAAATAAAGATAAAAAACTAGATAAAAAAAAATGGCAACAAGCAATACATGCAATAAGAAATTACATACTAAGTTTCAACTTTGAAAATTTAAAAGATAGATTGTTTAAATTATCTAATACAAGAACTGATCTAGAAAATAATATGCAATTATTTTTTAGTAATTTTCAAGATAATTACCAAGGAAAAAATAAGATTATTTATTACTATAATATTACTGAGATAAGAAGTAATTTGAAACAAATAATAACTCTTTTGAAAATAATAGATGAATCAAGTGAAGAAATAATACTAGTAAATGGATTATTAAATCGAGTTAATAATATGAATCAGCCTCTAATGGTTAATATAAAAAATTTTTACGACAAGCCTATAGATAAATTTGATAATACTACAGAAAATGATGGTGAAGTTGAAATAACTGATGCATTAAAACAAACAGAAAAAAATATTATAAATGGAATAATTAATCACTCAAGAAATTATATAGAATTTGTAGCAATACCTCCTCAATTATTCGATGCAAATGAAAGCACTGGTGGAGAAAACATGACTATATTAGGTATAAAAAATCAAATAAATATGATACGACAACAAACTCCTATGTTTGAATTCGAATTATTACAAGATCAATGCACTTTAACATACGATTTGACTAATAATTGTACATTTACTATAACTAATGATAATTATCCTATAAAAATTATTGAAATAAGACAAAATTTTATTATTTCCCAATTTGGACTTCCATGGGTTAAATTATTAAATAAATATGCTTATAACGTTCAGGAAAAAAAAATAATATGCGGTTCCTGCCCAGGAGTAACGGATCTGTTTGAGCTGTATAAATTTTTTCAAAGTCAAGATCAAAGTCAAGATCAAAGTCAAGCTCTATATGCTTTGAAAAATATTTTTCAAATTAAACGTGCAGGAGATTATTCACAAATAAAATTTTGCCAAGAGTTTAATATCAAAAAAATATTATTTCTTTCAAACGATCGTATGTCATCTTCATTTTGTTTAATGATGGGAGTTCCATTTGTAGCTCCTGTATATTCTGGAGTTATGGGAAGTAAGACTTTTAGTGTATATTACAATCCATCTTCAGATAATTCAATGTTGTATGAAATAAATAGAGAAGAGTTTAGTGATTATGATATTGAAAAATTACTAATTAAATTACAAATATTACAAAAAGAGTGTAACCAACTTTCAGATATTTGTGATAACTCAGATATACGTGAAGCAATAGATAGACTAAATACGATAAAAAAAGATACGAATATATATGATAAATATAATATATTATTAACATCTCAAGAAATTTATGATAAAAATAAATACAAAGTAAAAAAAGAAGGAGAATTACTTGCAGCAGCAGGATTACTTTTTTCGATTGGTGGTAATCCTGCTGCGATTGCAAATAGAATAATTCATCCTCTATTATTTTTTAATGATCAACAAATAATGATACATAATCAACTATATAGGTCTATTGAAAAATTATATTATTATATTCTATCACTTGATTTCAAACAAATAGAAAATAGAGATAAAGTCATTGAAAATTATGTATTTTTATACAATTCTATTCAAAAAGATATAGTAACGTTTTTTAATGCTCAATCAACATTAGATGGTACATCTACTTTACAAAAAATACCAAGTTTACCAAAAACACAAAGTCTGTCATCGAGTTCTTCTAATATTCCTATTAGAACATTTACAGAAATTTCAAAAAATATGTTACTTGCAGCAGGACAATCCCCTGAAAAAATAAATTCTCCACCACCAGAACAACAATCACAATATCCACCATTTTATAAAAAAAATATTGTAGGAGATGGTTTATGTTTATTTAGAAGTATTTTATATTCTATTAGTCAATTATCTCTAAAATGTAAAATCATTATACTACATAAAATAAATTCTAAGTTAAACCCAACATATCGACTAAAATTAACTGATCTTAAATACAATTTAAATAATCAAGATAATCCGAATGTCATTATAACTTGTAGAAAATTAGCTATTATAATATATCAGGAACTTATTGAAAACATAAATACTGATGGAAATAACTTTTATAATCAAAAGGTAAATACAACGCCTTATCTTAACGCTTCTAACCAATTTATATTTCAGCCATATAATGACGCTTTAACATCAGATGACTATACTAACATTAATTACAAAAATAAAATAATTAGAGATCATTTGACAGCCATGAAAGATAAGTATTCTGAACCTGATGGTTATGAATCAATACCCGAAGCATATTGGCCTGGGCAATTGGAAATATTAGCATTATCTAATATATTGGATATTATTATAGAGTATCAATATAATAATATATCCCGACAACAAAACTTAAAAATTACTTTATATGTATTGTATAATGGTTATAATCATTATCACGGAGTAGATGTAATGAAATTACCAGATAACTACGATAAGAGATGGTACGATGAAAATAAGAGTGTATGTGATACAATCAATGAAGGAATAGGAATGGACGTAGAAACTGTTAATAAATTTGATTCCAATACTGATACTAGAGTGAAATATGTTTATCATAATTTTGATAAAGATATCTCATTGCAAAAATATAAAAATTATGATACCGTAATGTTTTATAATGAAAAAGGTTATTTATTAGTTCAAGACTTCAACCCTGATGCAGTCATTAAAATAAAATCATTGACAAAAGCAAAAGAACACACCTATCCAGATGGCACCAAAATAACTTTTAAACTTAACTAATCTCTTAACGTCCTCACAAATTCCATATCTTCTTTCGCCTTTCTTGAAGTCTTAGGATGACTTCTTTTATTATATACAGATATCACATTAAGTTTTTTAATAGTAGATGATGTACCATATTCCTTTACTGCTTTTCTTAAAGATCTTCGTCTACTATCTCTAGAACCTGATACTGTATAACCGTGTTTTGTGAGACTGCCTACCCTCAAATTTTTAAAAACTTTCTTTCCTTTACCTCTAGAACCTTTTACTCGTGATCCACTCTTACGAGAATAGGATTTAGGACAACTTCTTCCCATTTTATTAAAAATATAAGATTAAAAAATGTTTTTAATAAATCCTCAACAATCTTTCCTCATCATATGGCTCTATTCCTAATTTCCAATTAACCCACTTTTCATTATCATCTTTAACTAGAAACCCTAACTTGTAATATAAATTACGAGGAGGTAACGAGTCTGTTGCATCATCTAATATGATATAAGCATATCCGAGTTCTATACATACCTCTATAAGTTTATTAATAAGTTTAGTGGCTATACCTTTTCCTTGAAATGAAGAACTAGTTTCTATTGATCTTAGATTGACTCCATATTTACTAGAATGTATATCTTCTCTTTTTATTAAACTGGCTTCAAGTTTAGAAGCTAGTTGATTTCTTACAATGTAAGATATGACTAAATATTTATACTTTTTATCAGAAACAATATTAACTTCTATACTCATATTTATTATATAAATAAATATAATAAATACCTTTTTAATTATTTTTATGTTCAAACAAGAGAGTTCCATATTCCCAAAATTCTTTATCTCCATTATTATATTCTACAGCCGCATCATCTTCTCGATGTCTTGAGCCTTTATACCACCACTCTTTATGTCCATTTGCATATGATACTGCAGGGCCATTTTTTCTATGCCTAACTCCGTTGACCCACCATTCTTCTCCTCCATCGTCAAATAGAATAGCAGGACCATTTTTTCTGTGTCTAACCCCATCTAACCACCATTCTTTAGTTCCGTTAGGATGCACAACTGCAGGCAAACTTAAGGAGTGTTTTGTTTTTCCATCGTTGTCCTTAAAAGCGTATTTTATTCCTCTTATAATGGTGTAAAACATTTTTGATGTAGGTATGATAAAATAATATACAAAAATAATATAAAGTCATTTTATTCATAATCATCATTTTCAGGTTCTATTTGCTGAAGGCATTTTATAATTTCCCATAGATGTAAGCGCAATTTATCTTCAACTTTTAAGCTTTCCATTTTTTTAGTGAGATGTTTAATAGCAACATTTTTTTTTCTTTCATTTTTGCAATTTTTAATTATATCTGATAATATATAATCCATAGAAGAACTCATTTTATATTATATTATAAATATATAATAGTTATATATTTAAAAAAGATAATAAATTAGTAAGTCATATAGTTAGATATCATTGAAGCAACTGCAGGTTTTATATTTGCATCAATTATGTGTTGTCTTATTTCTTGTTTATATTCTTGAACTTTTTGTATATATTCTTCCTTAGAGTATTGATTATTTTTGTACCACCATTCGTATCTCTTAACATAGCCTGTTGTAACAAATGTTTCTAATTCGTCGTTTGTCATATCTGGAATATCTATAATGTTACATACAGCAGGTCCGTCTACTCGATGTACTTTTCCAAAATTGAGCCATTGGTAATAGTTAGATCCTCTTACTTTATTAAAATGTCTTATTGCTGGTCCGTTATGACGGTGTAGTTCTCCGTTAACCCACCATTCTTCTAGTTTATTTGAAATTACAGCAGGAGCATTAGTGCGATGAAGTTTTCCAGATACCCACCACTCATAGTTAAAAGATGTTTTTGTAAGATGTTTTACAGCAGGACCTTCTATTCGATGTATAAATCCATTGTTCCACCATTCTTTTCTTCCATTACTATATATCAGTGCGGGTTTAAATTTTCTATGTAGTTTGCCATTGGGTAATAACCATCTGACAGTATTGTCAGGACTTATATGTTTGGTAGGAGTAAATATATCAGTTTTCATTTAAATAATTATTTTGATTTAATTAATCTTTATATATTTAAAACAGATATGTGTTTTCTAATCAAATTAATTAATAGAAGAAGAAAAAACAAGGTCTATCCTATGAAAGTAGATAGAGTAGATACACTATGCACAAGATAACTAATAAAATGATATTTTCAAGTTTTTCTATATTGTAAAATGTCTTAATTTTAAAAATGATTAAATTGAGTTTGGACGTTAAGCAGAGTGTTGTGTTTTCTGTAATTATCGTAAAAAATATTAATTTGCTTATAGATTTAGCATCTAATTACGATATAAACATAAGCACATTAATTCTTGCTTGTATTTATTTATTTTACGAGACTTTATTTTGTGTTTATATGATGACAGTTAAGCTTCAGACTGTCAATTTTGAGTTTTTTAGTTTAGTTGGAATAGTGATAAATGTGGTAATATTTGGTATTCAATATTTTTTAAATTTTGAATTAAAATATTTTAAAATGACTTTTATTAATCTTGTGGTTCATATAATATTTTACTTGTTATTTATAACTAGAAAAACTAAATTATATAGAGTTACGAAAGAAGACATTGAAAGATATGGAGAAGATTGTGTTATTTGTTTAGAAGAGATGTGTATAAAGACATCATCTAATTTGCAAAAATTAAAATGTAATCACGTGTTTCATAAGCATTGTATTACAAAATATGTTGGGTATAATAATCATTTAGAAGAGGTGAGGTGTCCTACTTGTAGATGTTAGGTAAGTTTTTTTTAATAATTACATAAAAATATTATGTAATTATTTTTATGTTAACTTTATAAATAAATAAATAATGTCTTACACTGTAATAGAAGATATAGTTGAGAACCCATTAACTAGTAAATATAAAAATCAACAAGCTAATAATCCTAATATGTGGTCTAATGGCCCTAAGCAAAGTATGAGACCTGATTTTACTAATAATCCTCAATATGATCCTAATTATAATAGATATGCAGAGACATCACCAATGCCTATGGAATATGGTGCTGAAATGGTTCAAGATAAACAAGTCTTAGAAAATAATAAAAAAAGATCGAGTATTGCTCAGGTGATGTCTTCATCTGAGAATGTTCCTGTTCCTTTACCTAAGACTACATCAGAAACTCAGCCTGTTACTAATGAAAAAATTAAGCAAATGTTGGAAGTTATGGATCTTAATATGAGGGAAACCTCAAGGTTCTTTTATGGAAGAATAAAAAATATAGAAACTAAATTAGTTATGATAGATCAAATCATTAAAGGTATTGGAATTATTTTAATTTTGTTATTGATATTTATGATGATTAAAAAATAAGTTTAAGATATTGGTTTCAATCTAGAATATTTATATCTCGTATCTAAATTAACTTCAAATAATCCTTTGTTCTCATATCCTGGAATAGTAATTTTTTCTCCATTTTTTAAAAAAGTTGTGTTTGTAGATAAGAACATTTCAACATCATTTCCATTTGTTCTATCTAGAACCTTGTATTCATATAAATCTCTTTCTGGTGCAATATCTCTTCTAAATAAGGTCATTACTGTATCATCACTTTTATCAACTGAAGCTAATGTTCCAACTCTAACAAACTCAGTAGTTATGTCTTGATAAGGATGATCTGTATCTCTTAGAGTTAATGCACCGTACATACTTGGTCTTACATTAAATGTTCTGTCTATCGTTTCTCCTCTGGTATAAGATATAGGGTAAACTTCTCTAATATTTGTAGAAGGAAGTTGTTGATAGTATATATCATTTGTATTATTTATATTATTTGTGGTTGGTGGTCTATTTGCAGATTTAGTTGTGTAATTGAACGCAGAACCGTAATCTTGTTTTACATAATCTGGCATCTCTTTCAAGATGGCTCTAAAAGGAAAGCTAATTGGTTCTTGGTCATTTTGTCTATTTAACAACTTTATTGAGAACATAATTAAAAGAAGTAAGACTATTGTAATTAATAAACTATATAACACGATTTGATTGGATGTTAACATGTTTTTTTATTTTATAATAAATATTTTTATAAATTGATCATAAAAAGTTAAATTAGAATAAATTGATTTATTGTTATTAGTATTAATAAGTTTATGTCCTACTAAAAAATGAGTTTAGCAGCATTTCAAAGTAGAAAGTTTAAAAAACAAGTTTGGATTATTCGCCACGAAGAAAATGAACCTAATGTTCGTTTTGGTCTTTGTTGTATCAATAACTATCTTAGAGATAAAGATATATTTTGTTCAAGAACAACTCCAAGAAGGACATTTACTGTAGAAAAAGCAAAGAAGTTAGCATCTAAAAATCTAGATGATGTATTAAAAATAATGACTTGGAATAACGAGTTTGGAATACATCACTATAGGCTTAGCTCAGATATGTTTCCTCATATTAACGATAAGCAGACTGAGCCATATAGTTTAGATGAGTTTAAACCTCGTCTAAAAGAAATTGGTAAGTATGCTAGATATAGTAATCAAAGAATAACAATGCATCCTGGACAGTATAATCAGATAGGGACAAAGTCAAAGTCTGTTTTCGATGCTACAGTGGACGATCTGACATATCATGCTAATATATTAGATTATATGGAGTTGGATAATAATTCTATTATATGTATACACGGAGGAGGAGTTTATAACGACAAGGAAAATACGATAAGAAGATGGGTAGAGCAGTTTGATGATTTGCCTAGAAATGTAAAGAATAGAATAGCTATTGAGAATTGTGAGTTAAGTTATAATATAGAAGATTGTTTATATATTTCTGATATGTGTAAGATACCAGTTATATTCGATGTGCACCATTTTAATTGTTATAATCAAAAGTATAATTTAGATTGGAAAGGTGAGGATTATATACCTTATGTTATTGACAGTTGGTTTGATAGAAGAATGGTAGCTCATATTAGCGATCAGAGAGAGGATGCTAGATTAGGAGCTCATCACGACTATGTAGAAAGTATACCTGATTTTTTTATGAATATTCCAGATTTATACGGAGTAGGTGTAGATATTGAGATAGAAGCAAAAGCTAAGGAAGAGGCAATTTTTAGATTGTATCGTAAGTATAGTCAGCACTTAGGTAAAAAAATAGATTATAGAGTGTTGCCTTCGATGGTGGATAAGTATTTTAGTTTAATAAAATGATTTATTTGTGTAATTATTTTTTAATTAATGACTTTTAATTAAAAAATGAGCAGTCATATCTCCAAAATATTCGAAAACTCCGATTCCGATTCTGAGGTTGAAGAAGAATTAGAAGAATACGACGACATTGAATCTTTCGATAATGTAGACTACGAAGAAGAGGAAGAAGATTTTAGCGAAGAGTCTGATAGCGATGAGGAATCCAGTGAAGATGAAAAAGATGTTAAGAGCAATAAGAGATGTTCAAAGAAACAGATAAATAGAGAAAATGCAGTGAAGTTATTTGTGATGTTGTTTAAAAAGCATAGCATAGCTCCAAAAAATAGAGATGAAAAGGCAAAAGAACTAGAAATAATGATATACAAATATTACGGCAATGCATTTGAAAAATATAATGAGATGGTTAGAACTATAAGTTATAATTGTAGTTCTCTGGTTTTTAATGAACTGAAAAATTTGATAACACAAGATTATTTTAAGAGTGCTATGTTCGATAAGAGTAGAACTATAGATGAAAAAAAATTAAATAATATTAGTTGTCGTATGGAGCCTATGAGTGGAATACACAAATGTAAGTGTGGATGTGATAAGGTTTATTCGTATGAGTTGCAGACGAGGTCTGCAGATGAAGGAATGTCTGTGTTTTTACAATGTTATGAATGCGGTAAGAAGTGGAGACTTTAATATATTTATTTTAAAGAATTATTTTATTATTTGTATTATATTTATAATACAAATAAAAATTTAAAGATGCTTAGATTTAGCGAAACCAAAATACTATTGATGAAGATGTTTAAGGAAAACTTGGTTGACTTTATTAAGGAGTTGACTATCCAGTTTCCTTATGAACCAGACCTTCACGTTATTAAGGTGTTTTTTGAGGAAGTATGCAGTGTAGAAGATATTATAGAGTACTTTTGTGGAAACTTGTTAGTTCCTGACATAAAGAAGATGATAGAAACGAAGAATGATTTGTTCTTTTTGAAGAATGATAATTTATTTACAGGTATTAAGAATCAGAAAAAGGTATTTCATTTTAAGAAGTTGTGGGGAGAATCAAATAAACATCAACAAGAAATGATTTGGCAGTGGATACAAAAGATTACAAAATTAGCTGATCTGTACACTAAAACAGATTAGAAGAAATAAGTTACAGATCCCTTAGAAGCAGCGCCTGCTTGGTAAGATTGATACAACTTGTAACCATACAATACGAACACTACAATAGAAATTATGAGCAAGATCATGCTGGTATTCTTAATATTCTTTTTATTTTTCTCTGCTTCCTGATCTCCGGTAGCAGGTTTAATCTTGTTAGCACTTGCCAAGATAATAGAGCTCATAATCAAAAGAGCAAGTGCACCAACGAATACAGTAATATCAACAACGTTATCTAATAAAGGCATTTTTTATTATTAGTAAAAGAAATTATTTTTTTTTTATAATTTCTTTTAAAAAAATATTTAACAACTTCACAAGATCTTTAGGTAGAATTTCTAAATCAAATTCTATATTCTGTTCTTGACCACTTGAACTTATTACTTTTCCATTATAGGGTATATTTAAAGGAGAAGACTTTTCATTATTTATCATGTATATTTTTATGATAAGATAAACAGTTTCCTTGTCATTATGATCTAATTTATTTAATTTTTTTGCAAGTAAGTTATTTGTATATAATTTTTGTTCATACGTCTTGGCTATATGAACAAGCTGATCATAAATAGGAAAATTAATTGTTGTCATTATTAATTTATTATTTATTTTATTAATAATAAATTATTAAATCATATTTTAACACTTCAATTTCAACTTCTTTGTAAACAAAGAAGCAACCAATCCTAAAGCTGATACAGCTACGAGACTGTAAACAATCTTAGAAAAAGCAGTATCCTTTCCAGCTACAAGCTCCACCAAGTTATATCCATAAGCAGTAGTACCCCAGTTAAGAGCGCCAACTATGGTCAAAGTCAAACACAAAGCAATCAAAACAGTCATAACGTCCCAAGTTTTCTTTCCAGTATTAGTAGTAGGTTCAGCCATTTTATTTTATTTTCTATGACATAAAGATATTTTTTTTAAAAAATATTTTTTTTTAAATATTTAAGTATTATAAAAAATGGTAAAACCTTGTAAAAGTAATGAAAAAAGAATAAAGAGTTACACACGAGTTGGAGGAGTTAAGGTAAAAAGTCATTGTAGACTTAGTAGAAAATGCAGCAGAGGAAAAAAATATAGAAAGTCCTATGTAAGAAAAAGTGGAACTAAAGTAAGAGGTCATTGTGTATCTTCTCGTAGATCTTCTCGTAGATCTTCTCGTAGATCTTCTCGTAGAAGTTCTAGTTCTCCTTCTTTTTCTAGACAGGAACAACCCTATTTTAAAAGTTATGGTCCTAAAGTTGGTGGAAATAGAAATATGGGGATTGGAGGTAGTGAATATCAAAAGCAAGAATATGAGTATAAAAATATGCCAGGACTCGGGTCATCTAAAAAACCAAATTATGAAGAAAAATACGAAGAGAAATATGAAGAGGAAGAAGAAGCCGAGCCTTCTAGTTTTGATATGATGCAAAAAGAGGCTTGTATGAAGTTATTTACAAAATATAATTTATGGAGTAATGATTTGGCAACATTTAAAAAGAATTTTAGACAATGGTCTTTGAGAAACCATCCCGATAAAAATCCAGAGATGGCTGATGTTTATGGTGAAATAGCTGGATGTTATAAAGATATTTTGAAATCTGTTTGGAATGTTTCTTTTTAAAAAAAATAAAATGATTTTTGTGTTATAATGATTATAATAATTTGTATTATAATAATATAAAATGAAGTGTTTAGTTTGTGAAAAGAAACCTAATCATTGTGTTACTCTATATTTTGAAAATAAAATAGGTATTGTATGTGCAAAATGTTGGGAGCAGGAAAAGATTAGTGTTTGCGATAATATATACTCATTACACGAGTTTGATGTTCTCACAACTAATAATATACATAGGGTTAAATATTGTGATAAATGTTATAGTCATATGAAGGTAAGTCAGTTAAAAAATAGTGAGAATTATAAAAAACTAATAATTCCCAGTTCTTTCATTGAAAAGTATATTTAATTAATTTAAATGAATGTATAATCGATATACATTCATTTTTAAATGCAAGATATTAACTTTGAGAAGATTACAGATTTAACTAATATCATAGAGACAAGAGATACTATAAGAGCTCTTTTTCATAAAATCAAGGAAAATGTATCTGTTAAAAAGAACAAGGAAAAACTAAAATATCTACGAAGTCAATTAAACTTTATAAAAGTATTTTCATCTGATAGTGTGCAAGGAACTGCTGGAATAATTACTTTAAAAGGTCTTGATAATGTTCCTATTGTATTTAAAATATCTAATGGAGTAGATTATGCTATAGAGCATGAATCGCAAGTTTTAGAAGACTTGAAAGATATTGAGTTATTCTGTCCTCATTTTATGAGTAAATATGAATCAATGGAGTTGCCTATTTCTTCTTTATTTTTTAAGGATCCTGATCCTGAAAAAGGATTTATGGAAGAAAATAGCGATTATTTTGTAACTTCTGTTTTATTCACCGAATATATTTCCAGATATAGTTATTATCATTATTTAATGACCGGTAATAAACCCATCATTAATAGTCTTATAATGCAAATTCTTTGTGCGTTGCACGTATCTCAAACTCATTCAAAACTTACACATTATGACCTCCATCTAGATAATATACTTATAAGAAATTGTGACGAAAATACGATTCATATATATGATTTAGATGATAAAAATAGCATTTTAGTGCCTACTTACGGAAATGTTCCAGTTTTAATAGATATGGGTTCATCTTATTCAAAGAGTACTGATAAGTTAGTTACATCAATTGAACATTACCATCACGGTCTTCAGTCTTGTATATTTGATAAGTTTAATGACTTGCATCATCTTCTTTTATCTACGTTATCTTGCTTGACAGAGGAAGAAACAGAAGAAGATAATTATTATAATAATGTGTATTACAAGTTGATGTGTTTATTTTCTCCTATTCCTTTATGGAGAAATAAGGGATGGAAAATATTAGACTACGATTTGGTGGATGCATTGATGTATTATTTATTAGAAAACTGCGAATTTGTAAGTAATAAGGATAAGAGATATGCGTTTAAGGATTATTTTGAAGATGTTATTGAAAGTATAAATGCGGTAGTATCTTTACCTTTTTCAGAATATACAAAAGAAGAGATAGATTTAAAACTTCCTAAACTATGGGATTCTTTGTTTGATCATATTTATAAAATTATTAATTTTACATCTATTACTAATGAATCAGAATGTATCTATATTATTAAGGAGATTGCCAGTGCATACTTAAATTTTAAGCATAATGATATTCCTATGAACAGATGTATAGAGTTGACTAAAAATAAATTGAGTATTGTTTTGGATAGTGATGAGATGAAGATGTTAAATATAAGAGAGATGATATCTATATTTTCAGAAATAGCACCTTATTTGGGAGGATTTTATAATATATTTTTGAATAAGAATATGGGTGTTGTAAATAATGCCTATAAAATATTGGAAGATACATACAATATAAAGGGAGTAGAGAGTGTGATTAATTATTTGAGGAAACAAATTCCTTGCAATTTAGATCTAGTTGCAGATAGAGAATATATAGTTTATCATTTCGATTCTGTGAGAAAGGTGCATAAAAAGAAGAATATAATTTTTTCTGAAAAGGAGTGTGAAATTTATAATAGTCTTACTAATAATGATAAAAGTAAATATTTTAAGGCAAAGATGATTTAACTGAAATTGATTAATTTTTTTATTTTTAAAAAATTAATCTAAAAAAAAGTTATTTTTTTTTATCTTTCATACATAATAAAAAAATGTCCATACTCAACAATTTTAATAACTCGTTGACTAAGTCATTCGTAGATCTCGCCACCTATGACCAACATGAGGTTGGTATGTATGGTGGAAATGATGCCATCACCTACTTTGTCCGCAAGGTAGTAAAGGCTACTTGGTTCGCTAAGGGTATTACCCAACTCCAAGCTTCTGGTTCTCCTACCACCTTGTCTTGGAATCAAGAACAAGAAATTAACTTCACCATCTCCCGTGCTGGTGATTACTTGCTTAACTGTTGGTTGCGTATTGTTGTTCCTTCTGTCTCCCTTAACTCCTCTGTTGCTGGCACCAAGTCTCTCCGTTGGACCCGTAACTTGGCCCATAACTTGTTGAAGGATATTCAAGTCACCTTTAACGACTTGAACATGGATGTCAAGAAGGATAACTACTACCTTGACTTCTGGACTGCCTTTACCGTCCCTGCTTCCAAGCGTGTTGGTTACGACAATATGATTGGTAATGTAGATGAGTTGATCAACCCTTGTGACTCTTCCCTCGCTGTTGGTCCTGCTCCTAACGTAACTTTCATTCCTTCTTACATCTTGAACTTGCCTCTTCCTCTTCCTTTCACTCGTGATACTGGTATTGCCTTGCCCACTGCTGCCTTGCCTTATAACGAGATGAAGATTGAGCTTCAAATCCGTCCCATCACTGATCTCTTGATCGTTGATGCTCCTACTGATCTCACTGGTACCTTCAACGGTGGTTCTTCTGGAGGTAACTCTTATGGTGTTTCTTACCCTGCTTCTTCTTCTGATGTTGCTGACTTGAACACTAAGACCTTGAACATTATTTGCTTCGGTGAGTATGCCTTGGTTTCTAACCAAGAACGTGTACGTATGGGTTCTTGTCCTCGTGATATCCTCATTGAACAATCCCAAGAAGTCACTGGTGGTCGTTTCACTGCTAGCTCCGTGCAAACTCCTAACGAGCAAGATATTCGTTTCTCTTATCCTGTCAAGGCTCTTATGTTCGGTATCCGTAACACTTCCGTTGCTTCTGAGTGGTCTAACTACACTTGTGCTTCTCCTCTTGTCAACCTCTCTGGTGGTATCGTATCTGGTATTACCTTCGATACTTACCGTTATGCCGTTGATCCCATCAACTATGTCCAATTGAAGTATGAGAACGATATTCGTTTTGAATTGCCCGCTGACTACTTCTCTCTCGTATCTCCTTACTATGCTGCCACTTCTATCCCTGAGACTACTGGTTATCACTTGTGGTCTTATACTCTCGATTTGGCCTCCGTTGATCCTAAGGGTTCTACCAACTACGGTAAGTTGACCAACGCCACCATCGTTGTTTATCCCTCCGATGCCGCTGTTGCTGCTGTCAACCCCACTGCCGTAATTGCCCCTCCTGGCTCTGGTGGATTCAGATACACCGTCGCCGGTGGTGTCCCTCAAGCTCAAACCTTCGGATCTGCTATCGTTGCTGTTAACCACAACTTCGTAAGAGTTACTGGAGGTGCTTTGGGCTTTCCCGTTTTATAAATTCGAACCTAAAATTTTCAAAAATGATTTCATATTTTACATTTTTTATAGATGTAAAATATACTACAACTTAATACAAAATGTCTACTAAAATTCATACTAGAATTAATGATGCTTGCACTAAATATAATTTAGAATTAATTTCAGATATAGAAGAATTAAAAGTATTACTAAATTATATGACTTATAAATGTCCTTGTAAAAATGAGCATACTAAAACAATTAAAGAATTTTTGAGAAAACCTTTGAAACAATGCTGTTCCGATAGAATAAAACTAGAAGAATTTAAAAATATGCCTAACGAAAAAGTAGAAGAAGGTATACGTTGGAGAAAGTATGAAGATTGCTGGATATCTGAGGAAGGAAAAGGTTTAAATTTATGGGGTAAAGAATTAACTAGAGATGATAAAGGAAGATTTTTTATAAATAAAAAACACGAATATGTATCTAGAATAATGGCAAGAATATTTAAAATTGAAAATTATGAAAAACTTATCGACCAAACTGTTATAGTTAGTTTTATAGATAAAAATAAGAAGAATTTTAATTTAAACAATTTAAAAGTAATTTCAAAAAGTGAAATAAATATTTCAAATGGTCAAAGATCTAGACAAAGTGACGATTTTAAAGAAACAATGAATAAATCTTTTGAAGATTATGAAAATAAACCTTATAAAACCATATCAGATTTGCCAGAGCATATTATTTTTGAAGATGGAAGTATTTATAATACAAATAAAAACTTTGGAGCAAATAGATTTATAGTTGGTAGTAAGTCATCTGAAGGATATAAACAAATTAATACACCAGATAAATCTTATAAAATTCATCGTATAGTATGTATGGCTTATAAACCAATTGAAGGAAAGAATAAATATGACGATTATAAAGATTTGCAGATAAACCACATAGACGGAAATAAACTTAATAACAGTGTTGAAAATCTAGAGTGGGTTACTCAAAGTGAGAATATGAACCACGCTTATAAGGAGAACTTAAATAAGAAGAAGAGGATTGTGATTCAGTATGAAAATAAAGAAGGAGAGTTAGGAAGTTTTATAAGAGAGTATGATTCATTGGCGGAGGCATCTAGAATGACAAGTATGCCAGAGTTTCAGATTAGAGAGATATGTAAAGGTAAGTGTAAAAAATTAAAGGATAAGCCTTTTTTATGGAGGTATAAGAATGAGGAAGAGACAGAGGAGTATTCTAAAAAGTTTAGTAGAAAGTAAGTTATTTTTTATAAATATATTTTAGTAATTATACAAGTAATTTAGTTACTTATATAATTTAATTATGGATGAAAGTAATAAGCAAATGATAAAGTTAGTTCTAGACGATGGAAGTGTAAGTTGGTATTATGTGGAGTATGGAGATATGTATAATGTTATGTTTAAATATTATGATGAGGGTAGTAATAATTTTTTAAAAAAGTGGTATAGAAATTATCATATTCATAGAGAAGGAGATTTACCAGCTATAGAGCATTATTATTTTAAGGAGTGGTGGAAGAATGGACTAAGGCATAGAGATGGTGATTTGCCTGCAGTGGAGTTTAATAATAAAGAGCATAAGGAGTGGTGGTATAAAGGAATGTTACATAGAGATTTTGGACCAGCGAAAATTTGTAGTTATAATTTTTTGAACTATTACAAAGAGGTATGGTATTATTACGGAGAGATACATTGTTTAAGAGGTCCTGCAATAGTGTCTAAACTTTGTAATAGAGTTAGTGAATATTATTATATAGATGGTAAAAAATATATGAGAGATAAGTATAATAAGATAATAAAGTCGATTAGAAGATTTGTAGAAATGATAAATTATAGGAGAAGGATAAGATTTTACAATAAGATAAATAAAGCTGGAATGAATGAAATAGTATTGAAAAAAATATGTTTCTATTCTATATAAAAATAAAATGGAAAAAATAAATCATCGAAACGAATTTTTTATTATTTTAACAGTTATTATAATAGCAGAAATAATAACTTGGTATTCATTAAAGAAGAGATACTTAGAAAGAGATAATTTTTACTTGTTTGTTTATTATGGGATGTTTTTAACGATAGCTACATTATTGTTACTAACTGCAAAATATGAGAGTATAGCAATTACAAATATAATGTGGAATATAGCATCTACTATATTGGTATTGATGTTGGGTTATTTTATTTTCAAAGAACATATAACTAGATATCAATATATAGGTATATGTTTAGGGTTATTATCAATAGTATTTTTGACAATAAATAAATAGATTATCTTTCGGATATTTTATAAGTGTAGAATTTGTTTTCTTTTGAATATTTTTTCCATATATCTTCAGGGAGGTCTTGTTTGGATACAGATTCTCTTTTTTGAGAGGTTGCTTTTATAATAAAGTCATCGGTGTAAAGAGTTAGAGATTCGTTTTCTTTCATATAGTCTATTACTTTTTGTTTTGCTCTTTCCATTTTTTTTTCATATTCGGAAATTAGAGATTTGTATTTGTGCCATTCTTCTACGTATCGTTTGATTTTATCTTTATCTGTTTCTGACATTTTTAATAATGACAAAGTTAGGTTATTAAATTATTTTTTTATTTTTTGTTTGCATATACGTCTACATATTTGATGTAACATTTATTTTTGTTGCATACGATATTATAAGGAACACCACCGGCATATTCAGGAACGACTAGTTCTTCTTTAATGTGAGGTTTGATAAACTCTTTCTTTTCATCAATACGCTTAATGGCATTTGTTAAAAAGTTAATCATATCTGCCATAACCATTTCTCCATCGTATCTGAGGAAGGGTTTACCTCTAAAGTAAAGAACGAAGTATGGGACATATTCTAGAGGTGTACACGATTGGGCAGACTTGGATATGATAGTAGGAAAGTCGTTAATGTTAATTGCTCCAAATTTGATTTCAGGAGGGAATCTTCTTACGAGGTTAGTAAAGACGTCCATACCTTCGTGACAGTTCTCGCATTTTGTGGAGAAAAAGAAGACGAAAAAAATACCTTCTTTGTATTTGGAGTTGCACAAAAGAATTTTTCCGCTTTGTCCTTTAGCAAGGTAAAAGTCTTTATCTTCGCAGTAGAGAATGTTATTCATTTTAATATACGTTTAATTTTTTTCTTTAAAAAGAAACAAGATTATATTTTTTATTGTTGTATTAATATAAATAATGAGTACTAGCCAAAAAAAATACGATACTGATAAAGTAGTTCTTATAGGAAACTTTTACACCTATACTGGTCCTTACGAAGAGCAAATAAAAGCAACTAAGATTTTGTCTCCTTACTTGGATGTTACGTTTACTAGAGATGGTAAGTTATTTAATTCGATTGCAGCTTATTTGTATTATTTTAGACTTATGTATGGAGATTTGAAAGAAAAAATACTTACTCAACCTACTAGTGGAGTTTATAAATTTTATAAAAGACATAAGTTTAAGACTGAAAAACTAATGAAGAATTTGGGAGAGAAAATAGGGATTGGAAATTATGATAGTCCTAATACTTATATTATATCAAAGACTAAGGACTCTCTTAATAATATTTATGATGTATTTATAAAAAATAAAGAGTTGAAGAATGCATTATTGGAAACTGAAAATTTGGAGATAGTGTTTGTCGATGATGACCCTATATTGGGAGATGGATTGACAGGAAGAGGACTAAATCTTTATGGTCAAAAGTTACAAGAGATTAGAAGATATCTTAGAAATACTACTTTGAAAGATTCTTTGATTGAAGATAAGTTTGAAAAAATGTTGGAACTAAAGTTGGAGTTTAATGATTCAGAGGAATTTGAAGAATTTATTAATGAAAATAAGTCATTTAGTATAATTGAGAAGTGGGCTTTTAAGATGATGTTGATGTATTCAAATGCTATTGCCAAGTTTTTTGAGTATCTTTCAGTGAGTAGACCTGATTTTCTAGAAGTGATAAAAGAAGGATCTATGCAATTGTCAAAGTCAGAAAATGAACTTATACTAGATGGAGTATATCAGTCTTTATCGACAAAGTTTTCTCAAATAGGAGGAGTATATAATAGCAAGAAGAAACAATGGATATTTCCTAAAACTTATAGATTAGCAGGTTATAGTAAGAATCAGGATACGGAGCAGGAAATAACTAAAATTATTTTTAATTATAATCTTATAGGAATAAAGCCTATAATAAATAATAAAATTGTATCTTATGTAATTAATGAAATATTTAATTGTTCATTTGGAGGTCAGTATGATAATGTAAGATTTCCATCTCTTACTGATAATTTTATAGATACAATGAGATTTATGATTAAGTCTTTTATAACGAATGAAGGATTTAAAAGAAGTATTGATATTACATCTCAAGCTATTAGCATATTTTGGTTACATATATGTAAGTTGTGTGAACATATTTACGAATATTCTGATCAATTCGAGGGGAGTGAAAAGTTAAAAATAAATTCAAGTTTGTTTAATGCAAAGCAAAGTGTAGATCAGATGAAGAAAGAATATGTAAATCATAATATGAATACAGAGACGGAGAATTGTGCATTACAAGCTGTGCTTTATAATATAGTTGCATTAACAGACTGGCCAGCTATAAACATAGTTGGGACTAAAGAGTTGAATACTTGTGTAGATATATTGTGTTATAATTTGGATGACTTGAAAGAGTTTGAATCTATGAATACCAAAGAGGTTGAAAATGTCATCAAGGCATTTACAAATAAAGATCTTATTATTGATATTACTGTAGCTAGAAAGATATTGGGATTTGTTCATAAATTGAGTGAAAATGCAAGTGATAGTCTTGTTTTAAATAGAATAATGTTTTTTTCAAATATAATATAGAAATGAAAAATAAAGAAAAGAAAAAATAATTATTTCTTTAAATATATTTTTTTTTATCTTTAGTAATAATTAAAAAAATGTCATCACTAAGAGAAGAATTAGAGAAGAAAAATCAGGTTACGGACCGATTCTTTTTGTTGCTTACTAGAGATCTCTCTCCCAAAGAGAGAAAGGAGTTGTCACACCACTTTTCCAAGATTGTTGAGTTTACTGACTTGTATTCTGAGAAGACCCATATTAATGAACTTCCCGATTTTGAGTTGCTTTTGTTGGATTTGAGACACAAGAACGATCACTCTTTCTTGGAGTTGATTGTCGACGAACTCAAGTCTTTCCCCCACATTCACGTTGTCGTTTTGAAGAAGAAGTATTGTTTTGAGTGGCAAGCACTTTTGGATGTCCTTGACCACACTGTAGTTAACGAAGTACCCCTTGACGTTTCTACTCACGAAGCCTTTGTTCGTCACTTGAAGAAGAAGAAGCTTAAGAAGGTAGATTCCAGATTTAAAATTTTTCTCAAGAAGACTTTACCATTCCTTGTTTGCAGTTAATAAAATACGAAAACTATTTGTCTGGCTTAATAGAGGTAAAAGAATGTTTATAATTTGCATTGCCGCAGGTGCTTAAAATATTTTTATTATTAATAAATTAAATTTATTTATTAATAATAATAAAATGACTAAACTAGTTTTATTTTTATCTGGAGTCTTTGTCGGCGTATACATTGATCAATACTATACCTTACCCAAATTGAACATACTTCTTTCCAAGTTCAAAAACGAAATAAAAAAATATGAAAAACCCTCTTAATCTTCATCCTCATCATTTATAACACTAGCTATATATTTTGATATTTTAAGTATTGTAATCTTACTTAATCCAACCAACTTGGCAAACACATCTGGATCAATTGCCTTGTTTATATTGATCAAATAATAAAAAACAAGACCAGCACTTATACTCTTCGGATTGCTTCCATTTATCTTTGATATATCTTTCTTTTCAAGAATACTGTAAATTCTTTTAATATTATTTTCGTGACTCTCATCTGCATTAAACTTACTTAAAATAAGAGGAATAAAATAATAAGACGATATGTAAAGCGACGATCTAGAGTCGTGGTTCATTTTAAAATAAGTCAATGCTCTAGATGCTTCACGTCTCTCTAGTTTAAACATTTCTCTTAGTTCCTCTGAAGTCTTACTGTTTCCTGAAGCTATATATGAGTTAAATATACACGCAAAAATAATAGCAAGTCTAGAACGACCACGTTTAATGGTATTCTTTGTAACTTGATTATATAAAAAATTTGCCTTCAACTTTATATCCATAGGAATATCATACTTGCTCAGTTCTTGTACAATTCCTTTTTCTACTTCTTTTCTGTATTGAACTCTAGAAGGATCAGAAGAATATTTCGTATCGCCACTTCCGTAGTATCTCCACTCCTGCTCTTCTGAAATTACAGAACTAATAATAAGCCCACAATCCATACAAGTTTCTTGGAAATTATCCATAAGAACAATGTTTTCGTGAATACAGACGTTCGTATTTACATTATTATCTACTATCTGAGACTTTCTTGCAATAAGATACTGCAAAATTTCTTCTTCATTGTATATGTCAGTCATTTTTAAGTGATATAGTCATAAGCGCATTATGACTTTTATATAAAAATCAGTTTTTTATAAATTTATATATCTATAAAAAACTATTTAACTTACCTAAATAAGAGCATCTTTATTTTGTGTCTTCATATTGTTCCATACCTTTAACATTTGAAACAAAGTCTTTGTATCACACTCACAAATCTTCTTAGCTACGACATTAAATGTAGTAATATTCTTCTTCTTGTCTTGCAAGTGCCAAGCGTGAATAGACTTTAAAACTGCGTGATAAACAGGATCAGTATACGCAAATTGTTTTTCTACATATCTATGATAATAAATTTCGTGAAGATAAACTGCCAAATTGAAAATATCATTATCCGTGCTTGCAAAATCACCTAACTTGTTATTAAATAAATTAATAAAATCAGACAACATCTCCTTATTATCAATAAACTTAAGTTGGATATATCTATACACCAAGTTAGAGTTATTACCTCTAAGCAAACTTTTAGTCTTATATGTATCATTCATAACTTTGAACAATTCAAACTTGTCTTGTCTAAATGCAATAAGACCTTGAGAATCTGTATAATCTACATTGCTAACATGATCGATAATATCTTGAGATGATGAAATTTCAATCTTTTCAGGATGCTCAATCTTCACAACACTAAACTTATCATATTCAAAATCAGTATCATAGTTATACGTATTAGTTTCTCTATCAAAACTACCAACATAATAAATCTTATTATTTTTAGAAGATACGATCTTATTATCATCATTGGAAGTCATCAGAAATGTATAATGTTTTGAAGTATCAAGAGAATCCAAAAACAAATCAAACACTTCATCTTTATTTAACTTACTATCAGTATTAGACAACAAGAACAATCTATTAATCTCTCCCTTAAATAACTCTCCGTATGATTTATCAGAACCCCAATAAGACTCAAATGCATCGAGCTTCTTATGAGTGCACACAAGTCTTTTCATAATTCCATCTTGTTCGGCGTGAACAATTCGAATAATTGTTCCTTCGTATGACTTGTAAAAGTTCCAAGTGCCTTCTGAAATGAGTTTTTCAATCTCGCAGATGTTATTAACACTATATTCCTCGGTATAAGGAAAAGTGTTTGCTACAATTTCATTGTCGGTATTTTTGAAAATCATACCTCTGCAAGTGAGTTCAACTCCTCTAATATCTTCTCTTTGCTTGTCATTAGTAGAATCAATAATAAAATAATTAGTATAATCAAGTTTGTTGGAATACATCTTAAGAATAATATAAAATACAAGTGGTATTATTGTTATACTTAAAATGTTATTGTTTTAAATCAGTTTTAATGCAAAATTTCTTTTGTATTTTTTAAGGAATACAAAAGAACAAAAAATAAATATACATACAAATACATACAAGTTTACTTCTTACTTACCTTCTTTTTCTTTTCTTCTTTTCCAGGAACTACCGATGTCTTTTTAGAAGACTTTTCTACATCTTCTACTTCTTCTTGGACATCATTACCTTTGATGAGTGCATCAATATCATCTTCTACATTCTCAGGCTCAACATCAGCTTCTTTAGATTCTGAGATGATGTTTGAGGATGACTTTGGCTTGAACATCAAGAGACGCTTAGGCCCACTCTCAACTTCCTTAACAAGGGCTTCATATACTTTAGCTTGAATACCGATCTTTGTACCAATAAAGATACTTTCAATCTTTACAGCAGCGGTGATCATACACTTCTTACCTACATATTGGATAGGGTCAACTTCAACGGGGTTGCCATCTTCATCGACTTCATCCTCTTTGTAAAATCTAGTATTAATTTTAGACTCTACAAATTTTCCATTCTTTTCTCTAGCCTTGGTCCAGAGCAACTTGGGATAGAATGTACCGCCCTTCTCTTTCATAGGTCTACCGTTCTCCTTCTTCCAGTAGATCAAGTCTACTTTACGAAGGTCGCTTTCAATGATCTTGTCATCATCATACTTACCCATAAGGGCTTGTACATCGTCCTTTAACAATTGTTTCTTGCACTGAGAAACAAGATCGCAAAGAACTTCTACTACTTTTTGTTGTTTAGGAGTAGGACCATTCATATCATAAAGCGAAATAGGCAAGATATAACCATTGAGAGTGTTAGTTGTCTTATCTTGATTCTCGCTCACACCAAAGCAATAACAAGTATCAAATTCAAGAATAAGGTTGCCCTCGGTCTTGTCTTTGTTCTTGTAACCAAGATTGATACGGTAGTTAGTACCAGGCTGATTAGGGATACTTTCAGCAGCAGGATCGTCAAAGATGACGTTAGCAGGGTTAAACTCAAAAGGATCTACGAGTTGAGTATTAGCTTGACGAGCAGAGAGATTAACTTTCTTAGAAACTACTTTGGAAGACATTTTAGAGTTGATTGTTTTTGATAAGATACTTGATCTGATTGTTAATTTATAAACATTTATTTTATTAAATCAGTTTTATAAAAATTTAGAATTTATTGAGTTTCCCACAACATCTTAATATCATTCATATTAATTGGTATATTGTTCTCGGTTACAAAATCACGAAGTTTATTTATGTCTATATCCATATTCCACTTCAAGTTAGAAAATACATTTTCTTCTGTAGGATACTGTGTTTTAAAAATTTCTCTGCATCGTAAGTAGTTTAAGTTTAAATCCTTATACCCATTGCTCAGTATACCTTCAATATTTTTATACATACTTAATAACTTTATTGCCTTTGTGGGTCCTACTCCTTCTATTCCTCCCCCATTGCTATTATAATCACACTGACAAATAATACATAAATCTCTTACTTGATCCTTTGTCATGCTCAATAAAGAACATAACTCATTTACGTCAAATACGGTACAAGATCCACTTTGGTTCATATCAATTATAAAATAGTCTATTCCATAAGCTATGCAGTCTGAATCTAAACTTATTATACAATCGCTAGAACCTTTATTCTGTAAATAACATCCAAGAGTCTCGGCCTCTTCTTGAGCTTGCATATAAGGAATTCTAAATAAGTCAAATAAGTTTTTTATAATATCAATATCTTTTTTAACTAGAAATCCACTTTTTTTTCTAGAATTTTCTATATAATTATGAATCTCTGTCACATCAATTCTAGGACTTTTTTGATTAAATAACTTGTTTTTCATCAATATCTTATTCATCTTCTTTGAAATCAAAGAACTATTTACTTCTCTAAGTAACTCACTAATTTTTCCAGTATCTAAATACTCATTTAAATCCTCTTCTAAATCTATCAACTTGTTTTCCGATTGTTCTTTTCTCTCTCTTCTCTGCTCTCTCTCCTCTTTTTTCTCTACTGGTGGTTTACCGTCAAATATAGGAACGACGGTAACATTGAATTTTTTAAATGTCATAAAATGCTTCATCATACTTGCAATCCATCTATTATCATCTTTTCCGAAAGTGTGAATATATCTGTAAAAGAATGAAAAGATGTCGATGGATAATTTCTTGCCTTGAAATTTAGAAATATGCACATTTTGAAATACGCTTGGAAACCTTTTCTTTATAAACGATAGAAAACCTTTTTTAATACCCATTTTATTACTTATAACTTATATTGGGAGTTAATTGTTATTTTAAGTTTTTATTTATTTAAACTTTAGAATTAATTAAAAAATAATTATTTTCTTTCTCTTCTTATAAAAAAATGGCAGCACCAATAGGTTCAGTTAGAAATCTTGCAATCGGAGGTCTCGTAGACCCAACTTCAATGGCACAAGCAGGGCCAGCTTTAGCACGTGATTATAATACTCAAGCTAGTAGATATGTTAATGTAATGGGTCGAGAAGAACCTTTTGATATGACACAAGGTCGTTTGTCCGGAGCAGTTCGTTTGACTCCTACAGTTATTAGTGGTGGAATTGTTCCTTTATTAAATGCTGATTTTCAAATGGCTAGAGACTCAACCCATCTTTCAAATTATGTTAATATGGGTGTAAATGGTCCTATTAATGGAATGGAAGTTCAGGACGCTCTTACTTTGAGCGGAACTAAAGCTTTTAACTCTACTAGAGACTCTATATTTACAGTAGAGCCCGAAAATGCTACCGGTTATATGGATCAAATCGATCCTATTACTAAGTGTGCACCTGGAGAGCAAATTATGCTTTTGAGAAGTGGACAACCTGTAAATCAAAGACAAATTAGAGAAGTATATCAACCTTATAACACATTGGCAGCTCAAGCACAACTTGTTGGTGTTTCTGCTGGTTCCGCAGCTGATCAACAAACTTTTGCTCAAGCTTATAGCAATCCCCAAACCCGTATGATGATGCAATCAGTTCCTCTTAATCAACCTCCTACTAATTATCCCTCAGCTATGTCTGGAGCTAGTTTTGCAAGAACTTATTCTCAAATTCCTTAAAAAAACTTTTATAAATTTAAATATTCATTCTTGATTTGATTATATTATTTTTAATGGATATAATCAAATCTATTCAAGATCTTGAAACAAATTTTAAAAATACAAACACATTCGACTTTGAAGATTACAAGATAAAAGGTAGACTATTAAGCCAACTATCTACAACAGATCAAATTATAGTAGTTTCTTTTATTCTACAACATTTATTTGAAAATAACAACTTTACATTTTATTTATTTATTCTTCAGTCTTATATAGACAATTTGAAAATAATAGATTCGTATAATACCAATATGATAAGTAAAACTTTATTGTCTTCGGTTATAAATATTGAAGGTTATAATATAGTAAATATATTAAAATTATTAGAGAGTATTTATCCTCTAGATTATAGTGTAATTTGTGATGATAATACCTATCTATCTTTATTGAGTAACTATATTATTAAACTTTATAATGAAAAAGACAATGATAATAACAGAAACTATATAGACATAATTACTTATATACTCAAAAGAGGAAATTATTATAATGAGAATGATTCTATAAATGTCTATATATATTTGAGTTATCTTGAAAAAAAATATCCAGAAATAGGAGATATCATTAATTTGAAAGATATGATAGATGAGAAGCATATATTAAATGCAATTAAAATTATACAAAAATCTAGTAAAGAAGATGATGTATTAGACATAATACAAAAATATTGCAATGAAAATAATATAGATATGGAAATATTATTAAATTCAAAAGATAAATACAACAAGACTTTGCTGACATTTTGTAAAAACTATAATACATTTGAAAGATTGTATAATAGTAATTTAATACACTCAAAGAATTTATATAAAAATTGTGCGTTAATGATTCATAATGGTGTATATGTATCAAGTCCTATGTATTATATAATATTATTCAAGTTAAAAACTCTTGAAGATAAGATAAAATTTATTGATAGATTAGGTATAGTCGAAGATAACTATAATAATAAAGATATTGTAGATAATCACAATCAAGAAATTAAGAAACTCATAAAATATAATTTTCCTACGATATACAATAATATATGGAATTATATTTTATAATAATTTTTTATTTCATTTAATTAAATGAAATAAAAATAATACTTATTTATATATACTTTTTCAGTTACTTACTTGGAAGCAGTCTTTCTCTTGGAAGCAGTAGCGGCAGGAGCAGGAGTGGCAGCAGCAGGAGCAGGAGCAGGTGTAGTAGCAGCAGCAGGGGCGGGAGTAGCAGCAGCATCAGTAGGGGCTTGACGGAAGTGGTGTTGCATATACTTTTGAAGTCTAAAGTAAGTCATAGGAATAGGGTTTCCTTGCTCGTCCTTGGGAGGAGAAGCGGGGTTATACTTCAAGAGCTTTTGGAGGGAGCTATCAACTCTGAACTCACGCTTGTCGCTAGGGTTTTGGAGGTTGTTGGTCTTAATATACTCGCAAACAAACTTGGTAATAGTAGGACGAGGATAAGCACCGTTCTTATCAAGACCAGTGAACTTAGCCATCTCTTCGGAGATCATAATAGGCTTCATAAATCCAGAAGTGGAGGAAACACGACGAGTGGAGGTCTTCATCTTAAGAACCTTCTTGGCATCAGACTCAATGATACGAAGAGCCTTGTGAACTCTGCGAACAAATCTGTTACCGAATACGTGCTTGTCCTTGTTCTCCTTTTGCTTAGCAAGTTCAGACTCGATTTGAGTGTTGAGTTCTTGGATAGAAGAAATCAAAGTTTCCTTGCTAACTACACGGCGAGTTCTAGTCTTTCTCTCACCATCTTCAGCTTGATCTTCAGCCTCAGTATCAACCTCCTCGTGGACTTCCTCGTGGACCTCCTCGACGGGCTCTTGGGTTTTCTTAGTAGAACGCTTAGAATCTCTCTTAGTGGAAGACATCTTTTTTATATTAAAAGGGCTTATCTTTAAACCATTTTAATAAATATAAATATTTTAGATATAATACAAAGATGACGAATAAAAAAAATAATTTAACTTGACATATTAAATCTTCTTACCTTTTTTATAAACATATTACTCTTCTGCATCTTCATATTCTTCTAAATCTTCTTCCTGTTCGTCATAGTGTTCGTTAAATTCTTCTTCTAAATCACAGACATTATCAGCAGGAAGTTTAATAGCACTATTTTGTTCGAGATTAAGATTAAATGGGAGTTTAAATTTTAAGTTGTTGTCTTTGCACCACTCTATTTCTATTTTACTTAGATCTCTAATAGAACCATTATTATTCTGAAATCCAATAATTTCTTTTGAGTTGATGTCATATACGAGACTATTAGGAGTTTCGAAATTACCAAATTTATTTCTATTTATTTCCAAGGTAGGTTTAGTTTTTATTAATTTATTAATTACTTTGATTGTTTCTACTTTCTTATTTACTACTTTATCTTTTTTCTTATCATCAGTTTTCTTGCAGTGTCTAGAACAAAAATTAGAATCTTGCTTACAGGGCAACGAACATTTTACATCTTTCTTAGATCCTCTTTGATAAACATACGAGCACAGTTTAGACTCTTCCTTTTCTGATGTCTTAGAAGATGGAATGTTATGTTCATTTTTCATTTTTTGAATGCTCTTATTGAGACAACTTAGAATGAGTTTATGTCCTACATCGAATTCTTTAGAAAGAATTTCAATGAGAGTGCGAATATGAGAACTAGTTACTTCCATTTTTAGAATAGTTTGATAGTTTATAATTATCAAATTATAAATTATCAATTTAATAAAAAAATATTTTTATTCCTCTATAAATATATCGCTTATATCATCCTTACCTAAATAAAACTTGATGCATTTAAGTTCATAATCGGAAAGTTCGTGTTCTTTTATACCGTTATAAGTTACATCTCTATATAACTTTTCTCCATAATCTTTTAGTTCTCTTAGTTCTACATATTGGTCAGGGTTGTTATAATCAAATCTCATAATTTCTTCTCCCTTCTTTTGAGCCAACAAGTACTTTTCTGGATTTTGTCTCTTATACTCTGCGATTAATGTATCCATTTGTTGCCAGTAAGCTTCATTCATAAGTTGAGTAGTGGTTTTTTTCTCTTCAACCGTTTCCATTTTTTAATTTATTGTAAATATATAAGTTTAAACAAATTATAAGAAATCCACATTCTTTTCCATAATAAGAGGAAGATTATTTTCATCTGTATTAAATATTCTACTCTTTACTTGCGTCGACTTAAAGAATGATGAAACGCCACCTGTTTTTGGTTTTTCTTTAGGAACATCTTTCTTTATCTTACTAACTTTATTAACCTTTTCGGTGCTATTCTTAAATACACTTGTGCTAGGTTTTTCTTCCTGGATTATCTTGTCTGTCGGCTTATTGACCTCTTCTTTTTTATAAATCTTTCTAATAATACCTCCTATCTTCTTAACTTCATATTTACCAGATCCAAAAACTTTAGAATTATTTTCAGAACTATCTTCTTCCTTTCTTTTTAATGAAGATATCTTGCTTACACTTCCAATCTTGCTTGCATAAGAAGACTTGCCACTAATATTGCTCAAATTAGAATGATCATCTTTTATTACTTTCACATTTATTTCTTCTTTAATTTCAACAGTTTCTTCATCTTTACTATCTCCTTTAAGAATATCTACACTAGTAACTAAGTTGACAATACCAGTTCCTGCTTTGCACATCTTTCCAACCATCAACTGTGATGACACGTTGTTAAGATAGTCATTCTCTCCGATAACTGCAGCATTCTTAATATGCTTAAGGGGCTCTTCAAACGTAATCTTGGCAAGAGTCTTAACTTGAGTGCCATTAACTCCGTGTCTGTTTGCACCTCTCACATTTCCAAAATGAGTCATCATATTTACGAGTTGAATAATATGACGTTTAGATACATTCACAATTTTTAAAAACTCATCAATGAGAAAAGCGCGCACAGCTTCAATACCGAGCACTTGGTAAATTTCCCACATATTAGAAGTTACTGTTTTTGTATGATCAGTAAAAGGATGATTTAATACATCTCTAAAGTTAGATCCTTTTGTTTCTATTTTCCACTCCTTTTTTGAACCGAAAGACTGGTCATAGTAACACGCTTCAATACCTTTGATTCCACATATATACAAATTACTAATAGAAGGAATTACAATATCTCGCACATAATAATAGTCTTTATTCTCAGATGTGATGAGTCCTTCGATTCCTTCTTCATCTATATCCTTTTTAGAAGACTTCTTTTTTAGACCAATGATCTCATTAGGAGACAATACATCTTTAGTATCTACATAAACGAGAATTATACCTTCTTCTTCGCTTGAAGTAATAACGTATAAGTTTTCATTTCTCTTTTCAATTAAAGTTGCAATTTCACTAATTTTCTTTTTTCTATTAAACAATTCTACAGTATTTACTTTTATTAAGACACACCATTTGCACTTTTTATATTCTGTGGTAACCATAAAATCATAATAATCGTGCCAGTCTTGCCAGCTAAATTCATTGTCAATATACTCTTTCTGTTCAGATAAATTGGCAGTTTCAATTATTCTCATTTCTTCTGTAATATCTGTCAGTAATTTATACTCGTAATTAGTCATACAAATTTCTCTAATATTTTTGATATCGGTTGTGTCCGTATCTTTCAAATAAAGATAAATACCAGATGTTTCACCATCATCCTTATAGGCGTTTAATAGAGCCTGGAATCTAGGAACACCTGTTGTCATTGTGCTCTTGGTGATACCTGAAGAGTGAAATGAGTTTAGTGCAAGTTGGGTAGTAGGTTCACCGATAGAAGTAGCGGCAAGAACACCCACCATTTCACCAGCGGAAATTTGAGTTTTCATGTAGTAGTCTTCGATGTTCTTTTTGAGTTGAGGAATTTGAGTAGGATAAATTGAAACTTTTTTGAGTTGTTTGGTCATTATGTTTTTAACATTTTGTTTGTTACAAGAGTCAATCTCTTCAGGAATTCTAGGATTTACAGTGACACAAGAGAGGATGTCTTGGATTTCAGCGTCGGTAAGTTGTCTAGTCATTTTTGAAAAAATGAGTAAGATTTATGAAGTAGAACAATCATCAATAATTAAAATAATAAAAAATCAATTTATTTTAATAAATATCTTTTATCCATTATAAAAATGGGTATTAAACTTATATACATATCTTCAAATCAGCGCTATGATTATAATACCACTACATCTAGCGATTTTTCTGTGCCTTGTGCCGATTCTCTTTATGGTGGATACCGACTAAAAGCTATCAGCATTCCTAATACTATCTATACAATCGATCAAAACGTAAATGATGTATTTGTTGTCGAAATAGGTGGTTTTGCGTATACTATAGATATGCCTTCTAATTATATCAGTGATGGAACTACTCTTGCGACACAATTACAAACCGCTATAGTAGCAGCTACAGGTGTAGCTACATTTACAGTTACTTATAGCGACTTAACATCTAAACTTACTTTTAATTCTGGTGCAGGTAACTTTACACTTAATTTTGCAACAGTTCCTGTAAATCCTAGTCCTCCTCCTGCTCTCCCAACACCTACTACACCTAACTTGAGACCAATTAATAACATTTTGGGATTTGGCTTTTCTTCCTATACTTCAACTGCAAGTGTTTTATCTAGTGTTAATATCGTTAACTTGACAAGAACTCCAGTGATATTTATAGTTATAGAGCAAGCAAATAACTATTTGCAGTCATTAAGAACAGGAAATAGATATACATTTATGATTCCTAATAACGTAAACAGTCTTTATTTCATTGATAGTTTCTTCGATCAAACTGCCATCTTCAATCAGTTTGCTAAAGAACTAAAGATAAGTTTGAGAGATGAAAATAATAGAATTATAGATATTCAAAATATCGATTGGTATATGGTTCTCGAGTCAATTTGTTAAAAATATTTTTTATAATAATAATTAACTTTATCAATTATTATAAAAAATGAATTATTTTATAGTAGGTGGATTATCTGTGTTAGCAACTTCCTTATTATCTTCTTATTTTACTAACAAGAGTGTAAAATCAGAGTGGTATAAATGTATCTCGCCTGATATCACACCTCCTAGTTATGTGTTTCCTATAGTATGGAGTATACTTTATATTTTAATAGCCATATCTTTTTCAATCGCAATAAAGAATGATGATAAAAAGTCTATTTACTTATTTTCAAGTAACTTAGTATTGAATATTTTGTGGTGCTATTTCTATTTTTACAAGAAGAATATAAAACTTGCATTTGCAATCATTCTTATTTTGATAATAAACACTCTAAGTATTATTGTAGTTATGAAGAGTAACATAAAGTATGTATTAATTTTATATTTTAAGTGGTTGTGTTTTGCTGCATTATTAAATTATAAGTCTATAGAAAAAATTGACAAATGTAAATTAAAAGTATAATTATTTAATAATAAAAAATGTTCAAAGTTGCTCTTGTTCACCCTAACGCTAAATCTCCAGAACGCAAGTCAACTAGTGCAGCTGGATTAGACTTGTATTCTTGCGAAACTGCTACTATTCCTCCTAGATCAAGAAAACTTGTTTCAACTGGTATTAAAGTTCAAATTCCCAACGACTGCTATGCTAGAGTAGCACCTCGTTCAGGACTATCTGTAATTGGCATTGATGTAGGTGCAGGAGTTGTAGATGCAGATTATAAAGGAATTATTAAAGTTCTTATGATCAATAACAAAGATGAAAGTTATAATGTTGACACAGGAGATCGTATTGCACAACTAGTTTTTGAAAGAATTTATAATGATACATTTGTAGTAGTAGAAGAGTCAGAATTAGATTCTTCTGAAAGAGGAGAAGGAGGATTTGGAAGCACTGGTAAGTAATTTTTTTATTAATATTATATTATAATATTAATAATTAATAAATGGATGAATCTTCATCTAATAAAGCATATGTTCCTGATTTTATAGTATTTGTTCCTGATTACGATGAAGAAAAACATTGCTCCGACGAGGAAGATATTGAACTACGCGAATTTAGTAAATCTGAAGAAAAAGAAGAATTGATAACAAGAGAAATGTCAACTTCCACATTTCAACATAGTGATAATTTTAGTAATATTTATAATAGTTATAGTCACTATTCCGAAAATAAATACAATGAAGAAAATTATTATAATAACGAAATAAATAAAAAACTTTTACTTTCCATCGACAATAAACTAGAAAGAATGCTCTTACGTGTTAAAGAAGCAATCAACGAAAATACAAACTGCCTTGATTGTTTTTGTCGCTGCTTATCGTGCTCTGCATTTGTAATGTCCATTATTAACTTTTTTAAATGAAACTCCAAGAAGCACCTTTATTGTTATTATCAAATGGTCCTCCAATTGCTAACACTGCTCCATTATAGTTACAAGCAATCGAAAATCCTTGTTGAGGAAAACCTATATCATTAGAACCTCTAAATGGTTCTAATACTCTTATCCAAGTAGTAGGAAACTGTTCTGATTGTCTGTATATCCAAATCTGACCTTCATTTGAATCGTCTGTAGCAGAAGAAACATAAATAGTTTTACAGTCTCCAGATGTAGATATTTTATATCCAAATCCGCTTTCTCCTGTATCTGGAGTTAATGTATTTGTGTATAATAACTGATTTTCTGTACCTAAAGTGTAAATATTAACTATACCTTGAGTATTATTTTGATTAGGAGAAGATATAACTAAATACTGGAAAGAACCTTGCTGTGAACATTTAATATTAAAATCCACATTTGAAATACTAAGTCCTGTTGATATAGTTGTAGTAATATAAGGATAAGTTCCATTAAGAGCCCATTGTCCTGAACTAGAATTATAATTATATATATAAGTTCTGCAAGTAATTCCACCCACCGATGATATTCTACTTGTTATAAATATTTTACTAGCATCTCCAAGCATATCTATATCATCTCCAAAATAACTTGTTCCAACTGGATTAGTTATCGTCTGAACTAGGTTCCAAGAACCAGTATTTCTATAAATTAAGACTTTTCCACTATTGGTATTTGAAAGAGGTGCTCCAATTGCTAATATAGTTCCGTCATTATTTAGTTTTACATATTGACCTAAATAATCTCCAAAAAATCCAGAAGGCGCAATCAAAGTAGAATAACTAATAACACCATTTGTATTTGTATAAATTAATACTGCTCCTGCTGTTCCATCATATCCAGGAGCACTCACAGCAATTACATTTCCATTCCCACTTATGGACACTGAAAATCCTATCATATTTCCTGCAAATGGAATCTGGCTAGTTGTGTAAATAAGAGTAGCTACATTATTTTGAATTCTGTATACAGAAGAATAACCTGCCATGGAATTGTAAGTTGGAGCTCCGATAACAGCATATCTTCCTTGTCTATCTGTATCTAAAGTCCATCCAAATTGCCCAGATAAATCTGGAGTTATTTTACTTCCTTGTAAGTTGGCAACAGTAAAAGATTTAGAATTGCTACGTTTAGAAGATAATAATATAGAACCGCTAATATTAGACGATGGAGGAAAATAAGGAGGCTGATATGGAGGATTATTTTTTAATTGAATATTATTTTTTTTAGGGTAAGGGGGCTTTATTATTCTAAAAGACATTTTATTATTAATATATAACAAATAATAAAAATTAATATATTTTTTATTATTCATAAAATGGAAGAAACTTTATCTCAACTTTTAATAAAACACAGACCTATACTCTACTTACACACAGAAGAAAATTATTTCCCTTCTACAATTGACTTTATTTTGCAAAATAGTTTCCTTCAAAAAAAAGACAAGACCAAACTACTAAATAAACCATTAACTAGCTCTATTTTATACGATTCTTATAAAGATCAAGCAGGTAAAGACACCGAAATTGTTTTAGATCCATCATCTTTGAAAATAGGACAAAAAGATTCATTAAACTCTGTCCCAATTTATGGTTTAGTCAAAACTATAGATAATAAAACTCACCTATTTTATAACTTTATATACCCTTATAACGGAGAAAAGAATGTAGCAAGCCTAAGAAATGTTGGAGCACATTACGGTGATATCGAACATATTACCGTAGTTCTAAATCAAGATAATACCGTATCTGAGTTATTTTATGCTGCTCACGGTTCAGAAGAAGGAAGATGGCTAAAACCTAACGAAGTAACTTTCGAAGGAGACAGACCAATTGTTTATGTTGCTAAATATTCACATGCAAGTTACCCAAAAGAAGGCGTTGTATTTAGATTTTTTGGTTTCGGAAACGATTATACAAATAAAGGAACTAAATGGGATCCTAATGTAATAAGATTATATGAAGATACAGACACTACAAATTTTAATAAAGACACTATGGGATGGATGTATTATGGCGGAGATATAGGTTATGATGGCGTAGACTCTCTTGGAAACAGAGAGTATATAAAACAAGGAGATAGTAGAAACAATAAACCATTTCCAATCATTTCTTATGCTAGATTTAGATTCAAACAAATTTTATTTTTTACAATAATTATAGGATTATTACTAATGTACTCTATATTAGCATTTAGTCAAAAATTAGTAAATCCTTATCTATTCTTATCTTTATTTATAGTAATACTTTATTTTGTTGTAAGATATGCAGGATATAAACTAGAAAAAATTTAATAAATTTTTAGTTTTCTCATTTTTTTTGCAACTGAAGGAGAATAAGATACTTTTTTTCCTCTTCTAGAACCCTTAAGCTTATTCTCAAGCTTCTTTTCTTTTGAAGTTAAACTTCTTCTAACTTTTTCAGGTAAATATCTACCTCTCTTGCTTCTACCTAACTTAGGAGATATATAATCCCATTTTTCTCTACTCCATTTTGTTAATGAATTACAAGCACTTTTTTTTCCAATATATCCTCCTCCTCTAGACTTATATAACTGAACACTAATCTGACTTTTTCTAGCAGACCATTTATTAGCAGGGCCACCTTTACTTGATCTTAAAACTTCTTTTTTTACTTTTTCCCAAAGAACAGGATTTGTACGCTTTGCTGTTTTAGAACATTCCCTAGATTTTGCCATTCTTTATATTATTGTAATTATAAATTTTTTTAAAAATAAAATTTCTTACTAAAAAAATAATTTAAAATAATATTTTTAAAAAAAAAATATCTTTACAACTAATAAAAAAAACAAATGAGTGGTAACTTTAAAATTCGTTATACTATGCCCCTAGGTTCCGGCCCTGCTATTGCTAGCAAGCTTGAAAGCTATTTCCAATCCGGTGCTGACTCCAGATTGGACCTTTCTCTTGGTGGAGTTCAACCCTTGGCTAACTACAATTTCCAACGTGCCTTGCACAAGACTGGTGTATATACTTTTGATGTTTCTAACGGTCCTGCATCATCTCTCCCTGCCCAAGGTTGTGTTATTGATTTGAGCGGTGGTTATCTCCGTGCCAGAAGAGTAGATGCTAGTGGTAATCTTGGTACTACCAACTACTATATTGATATTAGCACCACTGTTCTCAATGGCGCTAGACTTTTCTAAATGATATAAACATTAAACATATTTTTCTAAACTTTTTTATTATATTTATAATTAAAATAAATATAATATGACAGATCCCATTTCTCATAGAACAAACTCTTTAACGAATCTAATTTTACTAAATCGTATCAAATCTATTAGCTCCGAAAATAATCCCACTCAATTCGTAGATATACTAAAACTAAATGACCAACAACAATCCTCGTGCTCTAACTGCACCTGCTTAAAAGGCGATAAGGGCGATAAAGGCGATAAGGGCGATAAGGGCGATAAAGGCGATAAGGGCGAGAAGGGTGATAAAGGCGATAAAGGCGATTCCTGTAATTGTTCTTGCTCTAACATAATTACTGATAATAATGGTATACAATTTCAAAAAGGTGATAAGGGCGATCAAGGTGATAAAGGAGACCAAGGTGAGAAGGGTGATAAAGGAGACCAAGGTGAGAAGGGTGATAAAGGAGACCAAGGTGAGAAGGGTGATAAAGGAGACCAAGGTGAGAAGGGTGATAAAGGAGACCAAGGTGAAAAAGGTGAGAAAGGTGAAAAGGGCGATCAAGGTGAGAAGGGTGAGAAAGGAGAACAAGGTGAAAAAGGAGAGAAGGGAGAACAAGGTGAGAAGGGAGACCAAGGAGAGAGAGGTGATAAAGGAGAGAAGGGAGAACAAGGTGAGAAAGGAGAACAAGGTGAGAAAGGAGAACAAGGTGAAAAAGGAGAGAAGGGAGACCAAGGAGAGAAGGGAGAACAAGGTGAGAGAGGTGATAAAGGTGAAAAGGGTGATTCTTGTAATTGTTCTTGCTCTAACATAATTACTGATAGTAATGGTATACAAGTTCAAAAAGGAGATCAAGGTGATAAAGGTGACCAGGGAGACAAAGGTGAGAAAGGAGACCAAGGTGAGAAGGGTGAGAAAGGAGACCAGGGTGAAAAAGGTGATAAAGGTGACCAGGGTGAAAAAGGTGATAAAGGTGACCAGGGAGACAAAGGTGAGAAAGGAGACCAAGGTGAGAAGGGTGAGAAAGGAGACCAGGGTGAAAAAGGAGATAAAGGAGACCAAGGTGAAAAAGGAGATAAAGGAGACCAAGGTGAGAAGGGTGAGAAAGGAGACCAGGGTGAGAAGGGTGAGAAAGGAGACCAGGGTGAGAAGGGTGAGAAAGGAGACCAGGGTGAAAAAGGAGATAAAGGAGACCAAGGTGAGAAAGGAGATAAAGGAGACCAAGGTGAGAAGGGTGAGAAAGGAGAACAAGGTGAGAAAGGAGATAAAGGAGACCAAGGAGAGAAGGGTGAGAAGGGTGAGAAGGGTGAGAAAGGAGAACAAGGTGAGAAAGGAGATAAAGGAGACCAAGGAGAGAAGGGTGAGAAAGGAGATAAAGGAGACCAAGGAGAGAAGGGTGAGAAAGGAGAGAGAGGCGAAAAGGGAGAAAAGGGTGATGTAAATGAGAAGGCATTATCTTCTGTATCTCATAATATAATTCCTTATGGAAGTGTCGATATTGGTTCTGAGATAAAACCTTTTAATAATTTCTTTTGTAAAAAAATGCATGCTTATGAATTAGTATGTGATGAAATAAAGTCAGAATTGAATATTATAGATAATATTATTGTATTGAATAAGGGAAATACTAAAGATAATCCTGCAGGGTTTTTGGTAGAAGATAATGTATCTTTTACCAATAGTTCCTATCACGGTATGGTTCACGATCATCAGAATAAACGTTTTTATATGGTTCATAATTTACCTTCTCAGGATGTTACTTCTAGTCATTTTATTAATAATAAATATGATTTGGAAGTTAATACTTTATATTCAGATGCTTTGAAGAGTGGAAATGATGATAATATAAATGCTAAAGATAGTATTAAATTTGATGATAACAAAGGTGTAATATTGGGTAATAATAGTATATTATCTTCTAATCAGCAGATAACTAATTTGATAATGCCAAAGGGAGGTAATTTTTCAGTGTCTGTATGTGATGATATAAAAGTTAATAATGATAGTATAAATAATGCTTGTCATAAGTTATTGCAGGTTAACACGAATGGTGTATTTTCTGAAAAGAATTTGTATGTAGATGGAAGTATACATTGTAGAGATGATATTTCTATAGTGGAGGATGATAGAATGAAGATGAATCATACACAAAAGGTTATATTACAGGAAGATTATGATAGTATTTGGAGTATTTTAGATAATATAACTGTTCAGAAGTCAAAGACGGATGAGGATAATGATTTGTATAGTTTTTCAGGACAAGAAATATGTGAGCATTATCCTGCTGGAACTAGAAAGATAACGTCTTATATTCCAAATATAAATCAGGAAGGTATATTGACTCATTTGAAGGGAACTTATTATATAATTCAGTTAAAAGATGAGGTAGAGGCTGAACCGGAGCAGGAGTTGAAGTTGATAACAGCTAGTAGAAATATATTTTGCAAGGTTGTAACAAGTGAGGATAATTTGATAAAGGTAGATATACCATTGCCTTTGGTGAGTGAGACAAAAGTATTGGTATATGGTAAGAAGACTAAGGATTTATGTTGTGTGTATAAGGATAGGATGGTGCCTTTATTATTTGCAACTATAAAGAATATGAATGATCGTATTAAAAAGTTGGAGGCAAGTTTGCAAACAAAAAATTAATTAAAAAAATATAAGATTAATTATAAATAAATAATGTCTAAAGTATTAAAAAAGTTGAGTGGAGATTGTTTGGATAGATTCTTGGAAAGATTAAATAATATAGATCACGTCAAGAGGAGAAATATGACTTATGTGCAGCATTTTATTATAGCTAGTCTGATGGGAGCTGAAATGATAAGAGGAGGAGTATTATTGTTGGTGCATTCTATATTTCCTAATTACTTTCAGAGTTCAGGGTCAGATACGATAAGAAATTTGCATAAGAAATTATAAAAAATATTTATATATATTTTATCTTTATATGAAAGGTAAAATATGAGAGTTACAACTCGTGGTCTTTTAATTGGAACTACTATAGTAGTATTATTATCTATTATAATATTATTTGTAATTATTAGAATAGAGAAATATGATGTGAATTGGACAGAGAATAGACGTAATAATGTTTCGTTAGGTAAGTATCCTCCTTGTTATGAGATATGTGGTTCAACTAGAAATATATACGATGAAATAGAGACGGTTGGAAAGTTGGACGAGTATAAAAAGTTGCTGGATGTTTATTCTGTAGTGTTATGTCAAGTAAAACATATAAATAGTAATAATGTGAGAACTATGATGATGGATAGAATAACAGAGTTGATAAAACTTGGTGGAGATACGGATGAGAGTAAGTCGAGTAGTATTTTGGAAATGTATCCTACTCCTTGTGACAGAAGTAGATTTTTTATGACTTTAGCTACGAGTTTGATAGAGAGGGAAATTAGAAATATAGAAAGTGATGGTAGTTTTACAGAGGAACAAAAGAATAGAATAAATAAGTTTAATAGATCTTTTTATAATAATAATTATAGTGTAATAGCACGTGCAAGAATGGGTAGAAATTAACAACCCAGAGAACCAGGTAATGACATAAACCAATTTCCGGCTGGAACTAAGAAATCATCATATATTTTATTTCCAGCATCTTTAAATTCATCAGCTATTCCGTCAAAAAATTGTTCAGCATATTTTGGTATATCTTCTGTCCAAAAATCTACAAAATCACCTTGAAACCAATCTTTGATATCAAAGGCTGCATTTTGGAACCAATCTCGTGTTTTTTCCCATCCTTTCTCAAATGCTTCTTGGATGTGTGGTCCTATATAATTGATAAGTTCTTTCCAACTTTCTACAAAACCAGGAAATCCACAACCTCCATCTTTCTTTGCTACGTGAACACAAATTATATCTGCAATTGCCATAGGAACGTTAATTGCGTCAATAGCGCAATCGGCATTTCCTGATTTTGAACATCTTATAAAATCTTCTCCTAATATCCATTCGCCAATTTTTTGTCCAGTAGATACTGTGCAGTCATTACCATCAAAATCCATTCCTTTATCATCGCAATATTCTTCTGATAATAGACAAGTGGATCTAGATAGCATATCACAATATTCATCGTTACAATCGAGATTTCCTCTTTGAAAAGGAAATTTGACATTACTTGGATATTTTGCTTTTGCTTCTGTACTATTGTATAAATCATCGCAAAATTTTTCTTCTGCTGCGTTAAGAGTTTGTATACATTTTTTTTTGTCATTATCCCAATATATTTTAAACACTTTATTATTTTCTATTTCTTCTGGTGTATAATAATTGGGATTAGATCTTTCTCTCCTATAATTATCACATTGAGTTTCATCGGCAATATTACACCAACATCTTAGACTGTCGCACTCAAAGTCATATCCTCTTTTTACACAAGAATATTTCATAGCATTTAAAGAAGCGAGAGTATTGCTCTTACTTAATTTTATTAATTGTGGTATAGTTACATTATTTAAACTTGCTAAACATTTTCTCGCTTTTTCTATTTGAGTAGGCGATGCAGAAGATTGTAATTTTGGTTTGTCTATATCTGTATCGTTATTATTTTTTAATAAAAAATATAAGAAAATGATGGTAAGAATTATTATAAAGAAAACCAAAATAGTTATCATTTAATCTTTTTATAAATAAAAAAGATTAAATCTTTTTTTATAAATAAAATGAGTAGAGAAGATTGTTATAAAATAAATACAAATAATTTTGCAAAATTAAAAATGAATAATCAAAATGAAGATAGAGTAACTTTGCATTGCAGGATAAACCAAAATGGAAATTGTGCTTTTTTTCCTACGATTTCAGAATGTGCATCTTTTAATGGAAGTGAAAAACTATTAGATTGCTCTTATAATATGCACAATAATCAAAGTGACTGTAGTACTATATATAATAGCAAATGTGTTTTGGTAAAAGATAAATACTATAAAGTTTATGGAATTGAAGATGCATTATTTATGAGCTGTAAAAAAGAAATACCCTCTTGTATTATGTATAAACGTGATACTTCTTATTGCGACTTATTTACAAGTAATTATCCTCCTGAATGTAAAAAATATATAAATGATATTGCTACAACTTGTAGCAAATATAGTGTTCCTTCTTGTAAGCTATACGATACATTATCTTCTTGTATGAACGATATTGATCCTACCGGAACTATAGATTGTTTAGCTTCAGATATTGGAGATGATAATAGTTGGTGTAATATTTCTAATCAAAAATTTCTTTCGCCTGAAACATTATCTCCTATAAGTGATGAAGAATGTATAAAAATTTTAGAGAAAAACCTTACAAAAGAGGAAGAAGAAGAAATGGATGAAAATTTAAAAAAACTAAAACAAGCATCTGAAATTTCTTTAATGATTTTAGAAGGTATTAGAGATGAGTTACCAGGTATGATTGCTGTTATGGTTGGAGAAGAACTTGCAGAAAGATTTGCCAAAAGAATAGCTGCCAAAGTTGCAGCGAAACAAGCTGCAAATACTGCTATAAAAGCTAGTGTTAGAATGACATTTGCAAGAATTGGTAGTGCTGCATTATCAAAACTGTTGGCTGTTTATGCAGTATTTACAACAATGGAAGCTATTACATCTATTGCAAGAGCGGCAGGAAGTGCTCCTCTAAAAGTATATGTAGAAAAAAGTATGATAGATGATGCATGGAATGATCTTTACGATAAACTAAACAATGAAATGAATAATACATCTGCAGTAAATTGTATAAGAACATATTTTTCAAAAAAAATGAAACAGTTAGGAATTTATATAACTAAAGAACAAATTAATGAGCTGCTAAAAAATTTGATGTCTATTTATAAAGTTATTAGTAAAATTCAGATTCTAGATAGTGATAATCTTTTTTCATATCATCCATGTAAAAATATAATAGATTTGAGTGATAATATAACTGATGTTTCTGGATCTCCATGTTGGTGCAACATAGATCAGTTTAAAATTATACCAGAGTATTCACAATATATAAACGATTTAAGTGGAAGAACTCTTGAACTTGGAATACCAACTGTTTCCGCAGATTATTATTACAGAGAAGGATTCAATATGTATATGAATGCTCCATTTGGTATACCTTCACTTGGTATGAATTCGGATGATGGAGATATTAATTTTCCAGCATATATAAGTGAAGATTGCGACGATCCTAGATTCTATGTTGACTGTATAAAAGGAAATGCGTATAAGTGTAAAAAATGTAAAAAAATGGTAAGAAAAGTTTCCTCCATAATAGACGATGGCGGTAATCCATTTGAAAGTACTAGTTGTCAACCTGGTACATTTATCGAATGTTTAGAACAAGATATAAAAGGAGAATGCAAAAGATGTATTCCAATACCAGGATTAATTACCGCACTTAATCCTTCTAATGAAACAACAAATAATATAAATAAAACTGTAATAAAAATAAGTTTGTATACAATAATATTATTTTGTATAATTTTATTATATTTTTTATTATTTAGAAAAAAATGAAAAGAGCTATATTAAGATCTCTTAATTCTTCAACTACAAAAAAAGTTTCAGATTCAGTAAAAGATGCTCTCGCAAAAAGTCTTAGACAGGGTTCTGATAAGATCGCTAATTTTTTTAGTATGAAAATATCAAATGTCTTAAGAACAAGACTAATAGAAGTAATAAGAGATAAAAATGCTTTTAGAAATGCAATCATCGAATCTAAATATTCTGATGAAATACTAGAAAGCGATGCTTTATCCGATGATTTGGTAGGAAAAGTATGGGATGACATTGCAAGGAAGGATCCAGATTTAGCTAAATTAATGATACTAATAGAAAATGACAATTTAAAAAATTCTTTAAAAAAAATTATCAAAGATAAATTTGATATAAATTATAAATCATCTATAAGTGAAGTTACAGATGAAGCATTCAATATAACGAATGATTTACTAAGAAAACCAGAAGGAGTAGATATAATCAAAGACTATATACGTAATCTTCCAGAAGCTCCAGATGCTCCAAATAACACATTAAATGATTTACATTCATATATAAAAAACAGCCCTCTTGAAATAGATGATTTCCCTAAAAGTATAGAGAAAGTAGGAACTTTCGGATCGAAATTCAGAAGAATAGCTCAAATTAGTGTTTTAGGGTTAATAGGAGGAGGATTACTTGCAGTAGGCGGTATTCAAGCTGCACAAGCAATAGTAGATAAACTAGTAGATAGAGAATCATTTGCAGGAAATGTAATAAAAGTTGAAAAAGAATCATCTACATCTAGCTTAATCATTACCTACTCACCTCCATTAGACTGGACGTGTAAAGATATAGTTAAAATAGAGTCAATAGAAGGTATATCACCTTCTATTAATGGTCAAACATTCTACCCAGATCCTATACCTAGCAATGACCCAAACATAGGAAAATTGAGACTATCTCCTATATATAATTTTAATCAAATAACAGTTCCTTCAGGAAATACAGAAGGTCTAATAAAATGTCTTTACGGAACAGAAAGACTATTGAGTGCTTATGTCGTAGAAACACCACCAGACAATAAGTGCACCGTAAATGGAAGAACTTATTATAACTGTGCACTAACTGGATGCTCAGTTGAAGGAGACTCAGATTGTATATTAAGAAATGAAATTATGTATTCCAATAACCAATGTAATAATAACAACAAAAAAAGATATTTTATGGATATTAGCTCCATAGAATTAGGAAACGGTAACGATTGCCTTCAAATAGCCAAATCATTAAACGGTTATAACTGGTTACCAGACCCTACTAACTCTAACAGAATATTCACAGATTTAGACTGTTCCAACTGTAACATTGGAAGCATCACTGTTGGAAACTGTAATAATGGCACTATCAAATATAACTTATCTACTTCGTCCATACCAATAGACGGAACTTCCTGTCTTAATCAAGCTACTAACAGTCATAGCAGTTACGACTGGTCAATTGAAAGTAGCAACAGATTAGTCTCCTTAAAAGACTGCAGTTCCAACTGTCAATTGAAACCTACTAAATATTCTGATTCCAACTGTGTTGGCGGTAAGAAAAGAGAATACTTTGATATTAGCTCATATCAAACTAACGATGGTTTAGATTGCACTACAGTAGCAAATCAAAGAGACAGTAGGATATGGTCATTAGACCCGGTTAATAATCGTGTTTATACTGAACAAGATTGTAATGACTGTATATTAAGAAATAATTTTATGACTTCTAACGGAGAATGTTCTTCTACTATTAATAACAAAAAAAGATATTTCATAGATATTAGTAAAACACCTCTAGATGGTCTCAGTTGTATTGAAGTAGCTAAACTAGGAAATAACTATACCTGGTCTTTAGACTCTGCTAATAATCGGGTTTACACTGATATAAACTGTGCTAATTGTGATGTATCCAATGCAATTACTATAGGTCAATGTGCAAATGGTTCTCAGATATATACTTTATCTACTTCTACTTCGGATGATGGAACTTTATGTGTAAATAAAGCAAGATCGGCTTTTCCAGATTATGATTGGTCTGTTAATAATAACCAACTAGTATCAGTAAAAGATTGTAGTTCTGACTGTTCTTTAGGTAATATATCACCTCCTAGTAGATGTGATGGAGGTAAGATATCTTACACTAGAAATATCTTATCCTATCCAGTTAATAACGGGGACAGTTGTATAAATGTAGCTAGTAAAGATAATCCTACTTTACAATGGTCATTGGATTTAATCAATAAACGTGTTTATAGTGATATAGATTGCAGTGTTAATTGCGTATTAAGAAATGACTTTATGTATTCTAATAACCAATGTACTAATAATAAAAAATCATATTTTATGGATATTAGCTCTATTCAAATAGGAAGTGGTCTTGATTGTATGCAAGTTGCTAATTTATTAAACGGTTATAACTGGCAACAAGACCCTACTAACTCTAAAAGAATAATTACAGATTTAGAATGCTCTAACTGTAACATTGGAAGCATTACTGTTGGAAACTGTAATAATGGCACTATCAAATATAACTTATCTACTTCATCCATACCAATAGACGGAACTTCCTGTCTTAATCAAGCTACTAACAGTTATAGCAGTTACGACTGGTCAATTGAAAATAATACCCTAGTCTCCTTAAAAGACTGTAGCTCCAATTGTCAATTAAAATCTACTAAATATTCTGATTCCAACTGTGTTGGCGGTAAGAAAAGAGAATACTTTGATATTAGCTCTTATCAGACCAATGATGGTTTAGATTGTACTACAGTAGCAAATCAAAGAGACAGTAGGATATGGTCTTTAGACCCCATTAATAACCGGGTTTACACAGAACAAGATTGTAATGACTGTATATTAAGAAATAATTTTATGACTTCTAATGAGCAGTGTTCTTCTACTATTAATAACAAAAAAAGATATTTCATAGATATTAGTAAAACACCCCTAGATGGTCTTAGTTGTACTGAAGTAGCTAAACTAGGAAATAACTATGACTGGGTTTTAGACTCTGCTAATAATCGTGTTTATACAGATATAAACTGTGCTAATTGTGATGTATCCAATGCAATCACTATAGGTCAATGTGCAAATGGATCTCAGACATATACTTTATCCAGTTCTACTTCAGATGATGGTACTTCCTGTGTAAATAAAGCAAGATCGGCTTTTCCAGATTATGATTGGTCTTTTGATAATAACCAATTAGTATCAGTAAAAGATTGTAGTTCTGACTGTTCTTTAGGTGATATATCACCTCCCAGTAGCTGCGATGATGGTAAGATGTCTTATACTAGAAATATTTTATCCTATCCAGTTAATAATGGCGAGAGTTGCGTTGCAGTAGCCAATAAATTATCTCCTAATTTACAATGGTCTTTGGATTTAATCAATAAAAGAGTTATAACAGAAACGAATTGTAATGACTGTATATTGTCAAATATTTCCGAGTCTAGTTGCAATAATGGAAATGTTAGATATTCTACTAGAGTAATTAGAGATCCTCAAGGCAGTGGGAAAAGTTGTTCTGAAGTAGCACTGCAGTTATTTTCTTCATATGGCGTAACATCAGCTAATGAATTAAGAACTTATACGCAAGATGGTTCTAACTATATTTATATTGATAGAACATGTCAAGATTGTAGATTGAAAAATGACTTTATGTATTCTAACTCACAATGTAATAATAATAAAAAATCATATTTTATGGATATTAGTTCTATATCTATTAGAAATGGGAAAACGTGTTTAGAAGTTGCTAATTCATTAAACGGTTATAACTGGTCTATTGACTCTAATAACTCTAACAGATTAGTCACAGATTTAGAATGCAACAACTGTAATCTTGGAAGCATCACTGTTGGAAACTGTGATAATGGTACTATCAAATATAATTTATCTAGTTCTGTTCCAGTAGATGGTACTTCTTGTCTTAATCAGGCTTCTTCAACTCATAGCAGTTACGACTGGTCTATTGAAAATAATACCCTAGTCTCCTTAAAAGACTGCAGTTCTAACTGTCAATTAAAACCTACTAAATATTCTGATCCCAACTGCACTAATAATAAAAAGAGAGAATATGTTGATATTAGTTCTTATCAATCTAATACCGGATTAGATTGTACTACAGTTGCAAATCAAATAGACGGTAGAATATGGTCGTTAGACCCTGTTAATAATCGGGTTTACACTGAAAAAGATTGCGCCAACTGTTCTATAGGCCCTATTACATTTAATGACTGCATTGATGGTAAAAGAAGATATACTGCTCCTATAACCCAATTTCCAAATGACGGTACTAGTTGTGAGTCATTACTATCTCAATCTAGATTTACTAATATTAGTAATAACTGGCAAATTCAAGGCAATCAAGTTTTTACTGATGTGGACTGTAGTGTAAACTGTGTATTAAGAAATAATTTTATGACTTCCAACGAAGAATGTAATAACAATAAAAAAAGATATTTCATAGATATAAGTTCATATGAAATAGGCAGTGGAACTAATTGCACTGATATTGCAAAACTAACTAATAACTATGAATGGTCTTTAGACTTTACTAACAAGCGGGTTTACACAGATCTAAACTGTGCTAATTGCGATATATCTAATACCATCACCATAGGTCAATGTGCAAATGGTTCTCAGATATATACTTTATCTAGCTCTAGCTCAGATGATGGTACTTCCTGTGTAAATAAAGCAAGAACAACTTTCCCAGATCACGATTGGTCTTTTGATAATAACCAACTAGTATCTGTAAAAGATTGTAGTTCTGATTGTTCTTTAGGTAATATATCACCTCCTAGTAGCTGTGTTGGAGGTAAGATATCTTATACTAGAGATGTGTTATCCTATCCAGTTAATAATGGCGAGAGCTGTGTTGCAGTAGCTAGTAAAGATAATCCTAATTTACAATGGTCATTGGATTTAATTAATAAACGTGTTTATAGTGATGTAGACTGCAGTGTCAACTGTGTGTTTAAAAATGACTTTATGTATTCTAATAACCAATGTACTAATAATAAAAAATCATATTTTATGGATATTAGCTCTATTCAAATAGGAAGTGGTCTTAATTGTATACAAGTTGCTAATTCATTAAATGGTTATAACTGGATTAATAGTATAAATAATCCTAACAGAATATTTACAACATTAGACTGCTCTAACTGTAATCTTGGAAACATCACTGTTGGAAAATGTGAGAATGGTGCTATTAAATATAATTTATCTAGTTCATCTTCTCCTGACGATGGAACTTCTTGTCTTAATCAAGCTACTACCACTTATAATACTTACGACTGGTCAATTGAAAGTGATAACAGATTAGTCTCCTTAAAAGATTGTAGTTCTAACTGTCAATTAAAATCTACTAAATATTCTGATATAAACTGTGTTGACGGTAAGAAGAGAGAATACTTTGATATTCTCTCTTATCAGACCAATGATGGATTAGATTGTACTACAGTAGCAAATCAAAGAGACGGTAAACTATGGTCTTTAGATATTACTAATAACCGTGTTTACACAGAAGTTGATTGTAGTATTAACTGTATTCTAAAAAATAATTTTATGACTTCCAACGAAGAATGTAATAATAATAAAAAAAGATATTTTATAGATATCAGTTCATATGAAATAGGAAGTGGAACTAATTGCACTAATATAGCAAAAATAAATAATAACTATGACTGGTTTTTAGATTCTACTAACAAGCGGGTTTACACAGATCTAAACTGCTCTAATTGTGATATATCTAACACAATTACCATAGGCCAGTGTACAAATGGTTCTCAGACATATACTTTATCTAGTTCTTCATCAGAGGACGGTATTTCGTGTGTGAATAGGGCAAGAACATCTTTCTCAGATTACGATTGGTCTTTTAACAACAATAACCAACTAGTATCTGTAAAAGATTGTAGTTCTGATTGTTCTTTAGGTAGCATATCATCTTCTAGTAGCTGCGATAATGGTAAGATATATTACACTAGAAATATTTTATCCTATCCAGTTAATAATGGAGATAGCTGTATAGAAGTAGCTAGTAAAGATAATCCTAATTTACAATGGTCATTGGATTTAATAAATAAACGTGTTTATAGTGATGTTGATTGTAGTGTTAACTGTTTGTTAAAAAATAATTTTATGTATTCTCTAGATGACTGTAGTATTAATAATAAAAAAAGATATTTTATAGATATAAGTTCTACTGAAATAGGAGCTGGAACTAAGTGCATTGATGTTGCAAAAAGAGGAAATAATTATAACTGGAGTTTAGATGAGTTTAATAATAAACGTCTTATGACTATATTAGATTGTTCTAATTGTACTCTATCTACTGATATAGTCACTATTGGTAATTGTTATGATAATGGCTCTATACAGTATAGCTTATCTGTTAACCAAACTTCTAATGATGGTATTTCTTGTATAAATAAAATAGATAACAGTATTTTAAATACATATGGAAGTGATTGGAGTTTTAATACAACTGGTAATAAGTTAATTACACAAAAATCATGTGATATTGACTGTGTACTTAAAGATAATATTATCACAGGTAATTGCGAAAACGATAAAAGAAATTTGTACGTCGATATAAGTTCTTATGAAATAGGAAATGGTAGTAATTGTATTTCAAAAGCTAATGAGAAATATGGCGAGTATCAATGGTCTTTAGATGTAACTAATAAAAGGTTATACTCCGAGGTAGATTGTAGAGATTGTGTATTATCTCAATTAACCAGTACTACTTGTAATAATGGAAAAGTAACACATAAAGCTAATATTATTTTAGAAAGCAATGGCGGATTGTCTTGTTTGGAAGTAGCACGTAATAGATTTGGAAGTGAATACGGTTATGATAATTGGCAGATAGGAAGTAATATAGACGGTAGTAGATATGTTTATAAAGAGAATGATTGTGTAGATTGTAAATTGAGTGAGTTTTCATACTTTGGGTCTTGTGTAAATAATAATAACACATTAAATTATAGAATAGTTACTAATGCAAATAAGTTTGGAAAAAGTTGTATAGAAGAAGCTAATACTTTATTTTCACAATCTTTTCCAATTGGTAGATATACAAATCCTTTTATAGTTGACAATACTAGAAATGTAGTTTATAAAGATATAAGTTGTAATGATTGTGAGTTATCAGATATAACTATAGGACCATGTGAGAATAATAGTCAAAGATATACTATTAATATTAGTAAAAATGAGTCAGGAGGAGGAAAAATATGTTTTTCAGTTGCAAATGAAAGATTTTCATCTCAATATGGTTTTTGGAATATGGGTAATTATGATTATATAAATAATATACTTTATAAGGATGTGTCTTGTACAGTACCTATAGTAAATTGTGAATTATCAGATGAGGTTATATCAGAGTGTATAGATAATGTAAAAACTCATGGAGCAGATATTAAAAATTACGATAGCGTAACAGATAAGAATAGTTGTTTGCAGGTAGCTAACATCAGATACGGAGGAGATTGGACATTAGACCAGATAAATAAGAGAGTGGTAAAAACTGAAGCTTGTACTAGCCCAGTTGTAAATTGCGAGTTAGGAGATGTGGTTATATCAGAGTGTATAGATGGTGAAAAAATATATAGTTATCCTATAAATAATTATGATGAAATTACAGATAAAGAAAGTTGTTTATTAGTAGCTAACAGTATATCTCAAGAAGATTGGATATTAGATAGTAGAAATAAGAGAGTATATAGAATAGAAGCTTGTACTACACCTATAGTAAATTGTGAGTTAGGAGATGAGGTTATATCAGAGTGCATAGATAATGTGAAAACTCATAGAGCAAATATTAAAAATTACGATAGCGTAACAGATAAGAATAGTTGTGAGGAATTAGCTAATAGTATATATGGAGGAGATTGGGAGTTAGACCAGATAAATAACAGAGTAGTAAAAACTGAAGCTTGTACTACACCTATAGTAAATTGTGAGTTAGGAGATGTGGTTATATCAGAGTGCATAAATGATATAAAAACTTATAGCGCCGATATTAAAAATTATGACGAAGTAACAGATAAGAATAGTTGTTTGCAAGTAGCTAGTAGTATATATAGTGGAAATTGGATGTTAGATAATGATAATAAGAGAGTAGTAAAAACTGAAGCTTGTGAACTGTCTAGTGATTGTGAAATAGAAAATACAATTGAAGAATCTGCATGTGTTAATGGAAAGTTAAGATATAAAACAAAAATAAATAAGAGGGAGAGAGGATTAGGATTAAGTTGTATTGATGTGGCTAAAAGAATATTTGGAAATAAATATGGAGAAGATGGATGGACAATTGAAAATGATGTTGTCTATAAAGAAATAGAATGTAAAAAAAGTGATATACAAGTGTCTATATTAGATAAGATTACTAATTTATTTAAAAAAAATAGTTTTTTATTTTTAACAATTTTTATATTTATATCATTTATAATATATTATGTCGGATATAGCAAAAAGATTAGCTAAATTAGCATTAAGAACTAATATAAGAAGTTCAATTGACAATGCCCTAAAAAGATGGAACAATCCGTTTAGTGATATTTTTAGCATTAAGTTAACAGATAATTTAGAAGATTTACTAAATAAAAATACATTTGGTAAAACATCTTATCAAAATGTAAGAAATATAGTTGATGAAAATTTTAAATCTTCATTAAAAAAGATTAGAGAAAATCCAGACGACTTTAATGAGCTTTCAAAAGAGCTTTCAGATAATTTTTATGGAAGGCTTGATCCAGATGACCAAAGCGCTTTAAGTAATTACTCTGCTCGAAATAATATTAGTATTTCAGAATTAATTAAAACAGAACTGAATTCTTTTATGGACGAATCACTAGATTCTTTAACAGAAATTTACGACAATCAAAAAGAACTATTTGAAGATATAAAAAAACTAAATACAGACGAAGGTATAGTTGTGCTAAAACAAGATGATATAAATCCTATAATTAGAATAAGTGATGATATAAAAGTAGAGGAAGTTAAAACAAAGTTTAATGAGATAGATAATGATTGGAAAGAAGAAAAATATGAAGGCGATATTAATTTTGAAGAAAATTATCAAGAAGAAATACAAAGTAAAATAGATGATCCAACCACAATAGATTTTGACGATTTTATAAAAGGAACTATTGCTGATCTGAATATAAATAAAATTGATAGAAAAGGATTAACATATGAAGAACTAATGATATTAAATCAGCAAGATGCCATTAAGTTATGGCAAAAATACGGATGGGTTAAAGTTGCAATTGGATCATCTATTTTATTAGGAGGTATCATACTAGCTAGTTTATTATCATCTCTTGATAAACCAGAAGATGAATTAGAAAAATATTATATAAGAGACATTATAATGTGTTCAAATGATTACATAAAAATAAAATTGTATAAGAGTATTTCATTATGTAAAAATGGTTTAATAAACTTAGTTATAGATTCAGATATATTTTCTCCATCAATAAATAATTCATATGAATTTTCAGATATTATATACATAGATACTAATACTATACTTATACGAAAACCTAGTAATATATCATTTACTAAACCGAATAAATCAATATATGGTTATTTGACTATAACTAATTCATTGCAAGATAATTTAGAATGTATAAATGGAAATAAAGAGTTTGATAGTGACACGTGTTCTATAGTTCCTAATATAAACTGCGTTTTAAGAAATAATTTTATGACTTCTAATGAGCAGTGTTCTTCTACTGTTAATAATAAAAAAAGATATTTTATAGACATATCTTTTAATAGTTCTGGTTCCGGAACTAAATGCGAGGATATTGCAAAACTAGAAAATAACTATACTTGGTATTTAGACTCTGCTAATAATCGTGTTTACACTGATATAAACTGTTCTAATTGCGATATATCTAATACCATCACCATAGGTCAATGTGCAAATGGGTCTCAGACATATACTTTATCTAGTTCTACGTCGGACGATGGTACTTCCTGTGTAAATAAAGCAAGAACAACTTTCCCAGATCACGATTGGTCTTTTGATAATAACCAACTAGTATCTGTAAAAGATTGTAGTTCTGATTGTTCTTTAGGTGATATATCGCCTCCCAGTATCTGCTCTGGAGGTAAGATGTCTTATACTAGAAATATAGTATCCTATCCAGTTAATAACGGAGAGAGTTGTGTTTCAGTAGCGAATAAATTATCTCCTAGTTTACAATGGTCTTTAGAACCACTAAATAAAAGAGTTAAAACAGAAACGAATTGTAACGACTGTATATTATCAAATATTTCCGAGTCTAATTGTGATAATGGAAATGTCAGATATTTGGCTAAAGTATTAAGAGAAGCTGAAGGTAACGGTAAAAGTTGCAATGAAGTAGCACTGCAATTATTTTCTCCATATGGCGTAACATCAACTAATGAATTGAGAACTTATACTCAAGATGGTTATAACTATATTTATATTGATAGAACGTGTCAAGATTGTAGATTAAGTGGTATAAATGTCTCATCTTGTATAAATGGAGTATCTAAACATAGTATGACTATTGAAGCTCCGCAAGTTAGAAATGGAAAAAGCTGTTTAGAAGTTGCAAATAGTATTTCTCCAAATAAAATATGGATCCAGGAAAATAATCAAGTTTATGCCGATGTAGATTGTAGTGTTAATTGTATATTAAGAAATGATTTTATGTATTCTGATACTCAATGCAATAATAATAATAAAATATATTTTATGGATGTTAGTTCAAGAGAAATAGGAAGTGGTATAAATTGTTTTGAAATAGCAAACTCGTTAAACGGTTATAGTTGGTACAATGATATAAATCCAAATAAAATATACACTGATTTAGATTGCGCTAATTGTAGTTTATCTAATAATATTACAATTGGACAATGTTCTAATGGTTCTAAAACATATACATTATCCACCAATACTGTTCCAAATGATGGTACTTCCTGTATTAATAGAGCAAGTTCTACTTACAGTAATTATGATTGGTCAATATCTAATAATAATGTAATATCTGTTAAGGACTGTAGTTCGAATTGTAATTTAGATATATTGCGAAATGAAAATTGTATAGATAATAAAAAAAAATATTATTTTAATATTAAATCATATCAAACTAACGATGGTTTAGATTGCACTACAGTTGCAAATCAAATAGACGGTAGAATATGGTCGTTAGACCCTGTTAATAATCGGGTTTACACTGAACAAGATTGTGCCAACTGTTCTATAGGCCCTATAACATTTAATGACTGCATTGATGGTAAAAGAAGATATACTGCTCCTATAACCCAATTTCCAAATGATGGTAGTAGTTGCGAGTCATTACTATCTCAATCTAGATTTACTAATATTAGTTCTAACTGGCAAATTCAAGGAAACCAAGTTTTTACTGATGTAGATTGTAGTGTTAACTGCGTGTTAAGAAATAATTTTATGACTTCTAATGAGCAGTGTTCTTCTACTGTTAACAATAAAAAAAGATATTTTATAGATGTTAGTTCATATGAAATAGGCAGTGGAACTAAATGTGAGGATATAGCTAAACTAGAAAATAACTACAACTGGGTATTGGATAAAAACAATAACAGGGTTTACACTGATATAAACTGCTCTAATTGTGATGTATCTAACACTATAACCATAGGTCAATGTGTAAATGGATCTGAGACATATACTTTATCTACTTCTGAGTCAGACGATGGAACTTCCTGTATAAATAGAGCAAGAACAATTTTTCCAGATTATGATTGGTCTTTTAATAACAGTAACCAATTAGTATCTATAAAAGACTGTAGTTCTAATTGTTCTTTAGGTAGCATATCATCTTCTAGTAGCTGCACTGATGGTAAGATATCTTATACTAGAAATATAGTATCCTATCCAGTTAATAATGGAGATAGCTGTATAGAAGTAGCTAATAGACAAAATCCTAGTTTACAGTGGTCTTTAGACATATTTAATAATCGTGTTTATAGTGATTTAGACTGCAGTGTTAATTGTGTATTAAGAAATGACTTTATGTACTCTAATAACCAATGTACTAATAATAAAAAAAGCTATTTTATGGATATTAGTTCTATTCAAATAGGAAATGGCCTAGATTGTAGACAAGTTGCTAATTCATTAAACGGTTATAACTGGTCGATTGACTCTAATAACTCCAACAGATTAGTTACAGATTTAGAATGCAACAACTGTAATCTTGGAAGTATAACTGTTGGAAACTGTAATAATGGTTCTGTTAAATATAATTTATCTACTTCCTCCATACCAGTAGATGGTACTTTCTGTCTTAATCAAGCTTCTACAACCCATAATACTTACGACTGGTCGATTGAAAATAATAATACCCTAGTATCATTAAAAGACTGCAGTTCTAACTGCCAATTAAAACCTACTAAATATTCTGATACAAACTGTACTAATGGTAAGAAGAGAGAATACTTTGATATTAACTCTTATCAAACTAATAATGGTTTAGATTGTACTACAGTAGCAAATCAAATAGACGGTAGAATATGGTCGTTAGACTCTGTTAATAACCGGGTTTATACTGAAAAAGATTGTGCCGACTGTTCTGTCGGACCTATTACATTTAATGACTGCATTGATGGTAAAAGAAGATATACTGCTCCTATAACCCAATTTCCAAATGATGGTACTAGTTGTGATGCATTACTATCTCAATCTAGATTTACTAACATTAGTAATAACTGGCAAGTTCAAGGAAACCAAGTTTTTACTGATGTGGACTGTAGTGTAAATTGTGTGTTAAGAAATAATTTTATGACTTCCAACGAAGAATGTAATAATAATAAAAAAAGATATTTCATAGATATAAGTTCATATGAAATAGGCAGTGGAACTAAATGTGAGGATATAGCTAAACTAGAAAATAACTATAACTGGTTAGTGGATTTTACTAACAAGCGTGTTTACACTGATATAAACTGTGCTAATTGTGATATATCCAATGCCGTCACTATAGGTCAATGTGCAAATGGATCTCAGACATATACTTTATCTACTTCTGAGTCAGACGATGGAACTTCCTGTATAAATAGAGCAAGAGAAGCTTTTCCAGATTACGATTGGTCTTCTAATAATAACCAATTAGTATCTATAAAAGACTGTAGTTCTAATTGTTCTTTAGGTAGCATATCATCTTCTAGTATCTGCGATAATGGTAAGATGTCTTATAGTAGAAATATAGTATCCTATCCAATTAATAACGGCGAGAGTTGTGTTGAAGTAGCTAATAAAGAAAATCCTAATTTACAATGGTCTTTAGATCCACTAAATAAAAGAGTTATAACAGAAACGAATTGTAACGACTGTATATTATCGAATATTTCCGAGTCTAGTTGTAATGATGGAAATGTTAGATATTCTACTAGAGTAATTAGAGAAGCTGAAGGTAATGGTAAAAGTTGCAATGAAGTAGCATTGCAGTTATTTTCTCCATATGGTGTAACCTCAGTTAACGAATTAAAAACTTATACACAAGATGGATCTAACTATATTTATATTGATAGAAATTGTGGAGATTGTAAATTAAGAAATGACTTTATGTATTCTAACTCACAATGTAATAATAACAAAAAATCATATTTTATGGATATTAGTTCTATAGCAATTAGAAATGGAAAAACGTGTTTAGAAGTTGCTAATTCATTAAATGGTTATAACTGGTCTATTGACTCTAATAACTCCAACAGATTAGTTACAGATTTAGAATGCAACAACTGTAATCTTGGAAGTATCACTGTTGGAAACTGTGATAATGGTACTATCAAATATACTTTATCTAGTTCTATACCAGTAGATGGTACTTCCTGTCTTAATCAATCTTCTTCAACCCATAACACTTATGACTGGTCTATTGAAACTAATAATACCCTAGTCTCCTTAAAAGACTGCAGCTCTAACTGCCAATTAAAACCTATTAAATATTCTGATACAAACTGTATTGATGGTAAGAAGAGAGAATACTTTGATATTAACTCTTACCAAACTAATAATGGTTTAGATTGTACTACAGTAGCAAATCAAATAGACGGTAGAATATGGTCGTTAGATCCTGTTAATAATCGTGTTTATACTGAACAAGATTGCGCCAACTGTTCTATCGGTCCTATCACATTTAATAACTGTATTGATGGTAAAAGAAGATATACTGCTCCTATAACCCAATTTCCAAATGATGGTACTAGTTGCGAGTCATTATTATCTCAATCTAGATTTACTAACATTAGTAATAACTGGCAAGTTCAAGGAAATCAAGTTTTTACTGATGTGGACTGTAGTGTAAACTGTGTGTTAAAAAATAATTTTATGACTTCTAATGAGCAGTGTTCTTCTACTGTTAATAATAAAAAAAGATATTTTATAGATATCAGTTCATATGAAATAGGCAGTGGAACTAACTGTACTAATATTGCAAAAATAAATAATAACTATGACTGGTTTTTAGATTCTACTAACAATAGAGTTTACACTGATCTAAATTGTGCTAATTGTGATATATCTAATACTATAACCATAGGTCAGTGTACAAATGGATCTCAGACATATACTTTATCTAGTTCTTCGTCAGATGACGGTATTTCCTGTATAAATAGAGCAAAAATAACTTTCTCAGATTATGATTGGTCTTCTAATAATAATAACCAACTAGTATCTGTAAAAGATTGTAGTTCGAATTGTTCTTTAGGTAGCATATCATCTTCTAGTAACTGCGATGATGGTAAGATGTCTTATACTAGAAATATAGTATCCTATCCAGTTAATAATGGAGATAGCTGTATAGAAGTAGCTAATAGACAAAATCCTACTTTACAATGGTCGTTAGACACATTTAATAATCGTGTTTATAGTGATGTAGATTGCAGTGTTAATTGTGTATTAAAAAATAATTTTATGACTTCTAATGAGCAGTGTTCTTCTACTGTTAATAATAAAAAAAGATATTTTATAGATATAAGTTCATATGAAATAGGCAGTGGAACTAAGTGCATTGATGTTGCAAAAACAGGAAATAATTATAGTTGGAGTTTAGATCAGAATAATAATCGTGTTTATACAGACTTAAGTTGTTCTAATTGTTCTGTATCTACTGATATAGTCACTATTGGTAATTGTTCTAACAATGGCTCTATACAGTATAGCTTATCTGTTAACCAAAGTTCTAATGATGGTATTTCTTGCGTAAATAAAATAGATAATAGTATTTTAAATACATATGGAAGTGACTGGAGCTTTAATACGACTGGAGATAAGTTAATTACACAAAAATCATGTGATATTGACTGTGTACTCAAAGATAATATTATCACTGGTAACTGTTCAGATGATAAAAGAAATTTGTACGTCGATATAAGTTCTTATGAAATAGGAAATGGTAGTAATTGTATTTCAAAAGCTAATGAGAAATATGGCGAGTATCAATGGTCTTTAGATATAAATAATAAAAGGTTATACTCAGAAGCAGACTGTAGAGATTGTGTATTATCTCAATTAACCAGTACTACTTGTAATAATGGAAAAGTAACACATAAAGCTAATATTATTTTAGAAAGTAACGATGGATTGTCTTGTTTGGAGGTAGCAAGAAATAGATTTGGAAGTGAATACGGTTATGATAATTGGCAAATAGGAAGTAATATAGATGGTAGTAGATATGTTTATAAAGAGAATGATTGTGTAGATTGTAAATTAACTGGTATTAGTTTTGGGTCTTGTGTAAATAATAATAACACATTAAATTATGGAATAATTACTAATGCAAATAAGTTTGGTAAAAGTTGTATAGAAGAAGCTAATAGTTTGCTTGCAGAATCTTATCCGATGGGTACGTTTCCAAATCCTTTTATAGTTGATAATACTAGAAATGTAGTTTATAAAGATATAAGTTGTAATGATTGTGAGTTATCAGATATAACTATAGGACCATGTGAGAATAATAACCAAAGATAT